CAATTAAAAATAAAGTTTGCGGTGATGTATTAGGTTCCAAAAAGTCAACTAAAAGCGTTGCTAGTGTATCTTCAAAGTCTGTTGTTACATCTGTATCATCTAAGCCAGATGCTAAAACAGCTGCCAAACCAGTCAGCAAGTCTGTAACTAAGCCAGTTGCTAAAGCAGCTGCCAAACCAGTCAGCAAACCAGTCAGCAAACCAGTCAGCAAACCAGTCAGCAAACCAGTCAGCAAACCAGTCAGCAAACCAGTCAGCAAACCAGTCAGCAAACCAGTCAGCAAACCAGTTGCTAAACCGGTTGCTAAACCTAAGACAAACACTAAGCCTGTGGTTGCAGTTACACCCAAGGTTGTTGTTAAACCTCTTTCTAATACAAAGTCAACACAAGCAGATGACCAACCTACCACACCGGCAGATGACCAACCCACCACACCGGCAGATGACCAACCCACCACCACACCAACCGATGACCAACCAACACAAGCTGATGACCAACCTACCACCACACCAGTCGATGACCAACCTACCACACAAGCTGATGACCAACCCACCACCACACCAGTCGATGACCAACCAGAAATTGTAGTAAGTCCATCTACTTCTACATCTACTTCTCCATCGGTATCTTTACCTTCTCCATCTACATCTCCTTCTCCATCTAGTTATCCTTCTACTTCTACCACTTCTCCTTCTGTTTCAGCTTCTGCGGCAATTATTGCATCACTAGTGAAAACAAGAGAAGCGTGCAAGCCTGAAGTGTTTCCTCCTACTTCACATGAAACTATTAAGTCTCAAGTCGAAGAGTTGTCAAAAGATACTCAAAAGAAAATGGATGAATTGTTTACTAAGTTCAATACTATGGTAAGTGAAATGTCAACTAAACAAAAAGAAATGCTTGAAGCTGACAAGAAAGTATTGAATAGCACTCAAAAAAAAGGTGATGAAGTATATGATAAATACAAAAAAGAATTCACTGCAACATCAAGTCTTCAAGATAAGATGGATGCATTAAACAGAACTCTTATTAGTCATTTGAAAACAATTCGCATTGAGTCTGACTACCTTGCTCGTCTTAAAATATTCAAGCCCAAATTTTTGAAGTCTCTTGATAAAGTAAAGTCACATGTTAGTGACATCAACAATAATGTTCACGACACGATTGTAAATGGCGATGACAAGAGTGGACTCCTTAATTTGTTAAAAGAAGTGCAGTCATCGACTGAAAAATCATCTGCACTTTTGGCCAAAGCATTTATGGACCACTATGACAAATACAATACACAACTTCAAAAAGAAAATGAAACTTACTACAAGGATGAACAAACACTGAGTGGTATTAAAAATGAATACGGAATTCAGAAAACAAAACGCGATAGGTCTTTGGCTGAATATAATGATATTGTTAAAATCATTAAACAACTTAAAGAAACTCACTCCATTTCAGAAAATGATGAGAAACTATTTAGCGAAGTTATTCAAAAAGTTAAACAAGTATTTAAAAGAGAACAAAAAACGTTTGTTAAACTTTCAACCCCTAATACACAATGTGCCGCTGACGTATTGAAGGCGCATATCGCTGGAAATAGAGTATAGGTGTAAGATTACTACAAAATATAACTACTTTTTATATTATTTGTTTAGTATCAAAACAAATAATATTATTTATCTACGAATATTTCTTTTCCAATATTTTTTACTATTTTTCGTTCGTAGTTACTATATGTTTCAATCGGTTCACAAATAGAACGCACCATCGTTAAATACTGAATCTGTTTTTGTTCTGTTTCCATCCAATCCGGATTATCGATTGCCCATTGTTGTAATGCTGACCGCTCTTTGTTTGCTACTTGTATAATTGTATTTTTAAACCTATCATGGTTATTATCTTTATGCCACTTATCCTCATCTTTAATATACATAACATCGCGTTTTATATCGGTGCAGTGTATAGGACGCTTATATATATCCAATTCTTTTAATCTTTTAATCATAATATCGGTTACACCGCGTGTTATGCCATTATTTTTAGAAAATAATAAATCGTCTAGTGTTATTTTAAGTGAGTCAATAAATTCAGACATATTTAACGCGTCTTTGCACTTCTCATTCAAAAATATATTCAAATTAAACTGATTATTATTATTTGTGATATTATTTGTAATGTTATTATTGTTATTATTTGTTATTTGTTGTGGCATCATTAACTGATTTTCTGATAAGGATTTTATCATTTTCATCATCTCTTCGTTATCTTTTAACAACTTAATAAACATTTCTTTGGTTATAGTTACTTTTCCGTTACAGCATATATCATCATCATTAAAAAACGTGTTACTACTATCAGCTACTATATTAGTATCATTTTTGTTACTTATCATATCCTTATCATCTTCCAAGTTAGTATTATCATTTTCTTCTTTTGTTTTTATACTAGGTGAATTAACTTCAAAACATATTCTCTTATGCCGTGAAAAACTTGATTTATGATTATATTTGTTACCACATATGCAGTAAAAAAATATTGTTTCATCGTTTGGAGTTTTTTTGTTAGCATCTGTTAGCGTTTTGTGTTTATTGGTCTCAATGTGTCTTTTATATTCATTATTTTTACAGCATTTAAAGTCACAGCTCTCGCATATAAAAAGTGGAGTTTTTTTAGAGTTTTTTTGGTTAGCCATTTTATATATATATGCTAACAAAAAAACTCCTAAATCCTTTTCGCAAATATTGTAAAAAATGTCCAAAAAATTATCGTCACAAATTTTTCAACTTAAAAAAGCAAATGTGACCATTATGGTCTGAATGATATTTTCAACATTTTTTTCAAATCTAAACCTGAAAAATGAAAATCGGACATTTATAAATGTCCATTTTTCAAAATCCCAAAAAACTTTTGAAAAAACATTACATCATTCACTTTTTAAGCGTCCGCCTTCGGCGGGTTGCGACCTCCGTCGCCACTGCATAATGCTCTTGTTTTTATTTAAGGGTGCGTGTGTGCGCAGACCATTATGCTGTAGTTTTGTATCCTCGCAAAAATATTTCAAAAAGGGTCCAAAAAATTGTAAAGCCATTTTTTTAAAATCTTATTTTGATACTTTGAGGGATGTTTTCTATTTTTGAATTTTTGTATTTTTGTTGGTTTTCTATTTTTTAATAAATAGTATTAAAAACAAATATAAAAATATAATATACGTATACTATATAATTATAAACATGACTTTGGATTTTAGTTCAGAAGCTCCCGAACAAAAGAATTTCATTAAGAAAGCCGGAAAGAGGATTGAAAATGTCGGCAAGAAAGTTCTCCCTGTTGCCCAGCAAGTTCTCCCTGTTGCCTCCGTATTTGTGCCTGCTCTTCGTCCCATTACTGCAGTTGTGGAAGCCATTCCTAGCCGCCGTTAAATTTGACATGTGACACAACATATTTTTATAAATTAGTTGCAAAATTTATAAAAATAAATCGACAATAGTCTAAGTCTAAGTCTAATTCTAAATCCAGTAACTATATTAAGCAAATTTATCTTCTATTTTTTTGAAGAATTCTTTGCCATAGATTAAGTTGCCTGTTGGTTTATATTCGTTAACAGATTTGAACTCCTTTTTTGGTGCACCTACACCTCCACTTCCGTCTCCTTGTGACTTGTTATTTATTTTACGTGTAAGTCCCATATTAAATGGGTCAAGAGTATTATTGCTTAGGGGTGTATTTGTAATAATCGGTTGCTGAACTACGTTACCATATTCATCATATTCTTGTATACGATTTCCATGTTCATCGATGGTAATTCCTGTTTTCTTTTTGAATTCTGTGCGAACATAAGATGGAATATAATGCTTCCAAGAAACAAAAATAAGATTGGGGTGCGTATAGCGAACAACAAATCCGTTGTTTGTAAGTTCTTCTAAAAGATATGAAATACATGAAACTCGGTCATAACTAGATACCCCTAACATAACTTCGGGTATAACATACCAACAAAATTGTGTGTCTACTTTTTGGCGGGATGTTATTTTAATTTTTTCATGAATTCGGTTTAAGATTCGATTAAATACAGATAATTTGGATAAGTCATACGTTTTCTTTTTTTCGTATAAATCTTCTAAGTTTATTTTTCGGATAGTATCGCTGTCTTCTTTATTACGAAATAATTCATCCATGGTTTTATTCTTATTAATTCAATTGTAGAAAAAAATATAATGAGTTATATTTATTAATGAGTTATATTTATTAATTTTATATATTCATAGTTTTTAGTATTCTATAAAAATATTGTAAATCTTACCTAAAACTAAAGTATGACAATACAACATTTAGTAATAGGAGGTGGAGGACCTTTCGGATTTACTGCTTTTGGTGTATTAAAATATTTGCATGATGTAAAATTTTGGAATATAAAGAATGTTAAAACAATACATGCAACATCAATAGGAGCGCTTGTTGGAGCTTTTTTGTTACTAGGTTATGATTATAACTACATATATGACTACTATGTAAAACGTCCATGGGAAAAAATATTTAAAAATATTGGTGTAAACAACATATTTAACATATACACCGATAAAGGAGCAATAGAGATATATCCTTTGTATGTTCAGTGTTTAACTATGGTATTAGAAGCGAAAGGTTTAACATCTAAAGTAACACTCCAAGAGTTTTATGAATACTCTGGTGTAGAGTTGAATATAGTCGTAAGCGAAGTAAATGAATTTAAATACGAAGTATTATCGTATAAGACATATCCCGAATTAGAGCTAATCAGAGCATTAACCATGTCTGCATCTTTACCTTTTATTTTTACTCCTAACTTTTTAGATAATAAATGTTTTATTGATGGAGGTATTTTTTCAAACTATCCTGTGAATATTTGTTTAAATGAAACAAAATGTGAAAAAAACGAAATACTTGGTGTTAGAAAAAAAGAATGTTACACTTATCCAAACTTAACAAGCGACTCTAGTTTTATGGAGTATACATTTGTGTTATTAAAAAAAATATTAGACAATACAGATGACCATGATAAAGTAGAAACTATACCATATGATATTGAAGTTGATATGGGTATATTTAATAACTACGATGAATGGTTTGATGTATTTAATATAAGTGAAAAAAGAAAAGTATTAATCCATAAAGGAATTGACATTGCAAAAGAAATGCATTCTTCTTTTTTAGGATTGTCATCGCCACGTATTGAAGATACATCAACTCTGGACATAGAAATAGAGTCTGGGGAACCAGAAGAAACAACAGAACTATACGAAGACAGAGACTGGTGAGAAACGAGAGAAATGAGAGAAATAAATCAAAATCATAAAATAATTGGGATATTTATTATTTTGGTAACTAAAATAATAAATACAAATTATACTCTTGTATATGTATTACTATACGCTATTCAAAAATTCTAGTAATGTAGCTTTCGTGGGTTTTGATTTAAACTCAATAATTTCTGAACCTTTATCCAGTTTAATAGTTGGATAACCAGATACTTCGTATTTGTCCGCAAGTGCTGATTCTTTGTCGCAGTCAACATCTACAAAATTTACACGTTTTCCATTAAATTCTTTATCCTTATTTTCTTCAACAAATGCAGTCCATTCTGGTTTAGCAGAGATACAATGAGGGCACCATGAGGTTCCAAAAAAGTATAATGTTACCATATTATCTTTATTTGGATTTTCTCTTCTCATATTCATACCATTGGCATAGCCTTCATACAGCGAGCGGTCGGACTGCTTGAGAACATATTTTTTGTAAATATAATAAGCAGAACCGATTAAAAGAGCCGCAAAAAGTATAATTAGAATATTTCGCGTAATACTTGGAAGATTTTTGAAAAACGATTTAAGAGAAAAATCTGAGCCTGCCATACTATCTAACTAAATACGTATATATAATTATATATAATAAAAATAAATATGTTTTCGGAATAATACGAATATATGCAAGTATGCGTATTATTATACTAAATAACTATTCAAAAATATATAAATATATTATTTTACTTACTATATCTAGAGTCATAGTCACAACAAAAACAATAAACTACAACTACAACCAAACTAAATATGCTACTTCGAACAAGAGATGGGAAAATAATTGATATAAAAATAAACAACTTCGTTACAGACAATGAATACTATCAAGTCTTATACAATATTTCTTAATAGTCTTTGACAGAATGAGAGAAACGAGAGAAACGAGAGAAACGAGAGAAAATAACAAAATGAAATTAAAACAAAATCGTATACAAAACATACATGATGATAAAAACAAGAGAGATTTCAAATAATGTAAACAAGAAAAAGAAAATCTTTAGTTTAGATAATGCGGGATTCGTAAAAATACCTGTAGTATCAAATAATGTTTTAATATATTTATAGTTTACTGCAAACAGGTAAAAATAAATACCGACTATAGTTACTTTGAATATTAGTGACAATATTTTATTATTTTTAATACCAGTTCCATATGTTATAATAATAAGAATGAATGCACCTACAATAAGATATATAAATTTATTTACAACATCAAAAAGTTTATGAACAAATGATGCAATATTTGTCATGGTATATTATTATATTATTATAGTATATTATTATAGTATATTATTATAGTATATTATTATAGTATATTATTATAGTATATTATTTAATGACAAACAAATTAAATAAAAATACCACGAAAAAAATAAAAAATAGTATGACTAACACTAAGAAAAATAAAAAAAAGAAATATACATTTACGCGTAAAGAATATATGAGTGGTGACGGAATGATGACATCTATATGGGGTCCAGCAATGTGGCATTCATTACATACAATAAGTTTTGACTACCCAGTCAACCCTACAAGTGAAGAAAAAAAACATTATAAAGAATTTATTCAAAATTTAAAATACGTTTTGCCATGTAAATATTGCAGGATTAACCTAACAAATAATTTAAAAATACATCCAATTCGCGATTGTGATATGAAAAATCGTGAGACATTTTCGCGATATGTATATAACTTACATGAGGTTATAAATAAAATGTTGGGGAAAAGGTCCGGACTTTCCTACTGCGATGTGCGTGAAAGATATGAACACTTTCGGTCAAGATGCACGCAAAGCGAATCAAAAAAACTATTTAAATTTAATAAAACGCGTAAAAATAAAGGTAAAAATAATAAAGAAAAAGGATGCACTGCTCCTTTATATGGCAAGAATGCCAAGTGTGTTATTAAAATTATTCCAGAAGAAGAAAAAGAGCCATCATTTTCGGTTGATAATCGGTGTGTAAAAGTTAGGGGTTAGAGGTTAGAGGTTAGAGGTTAGAGGTTAGGAGTTAGAGTTACAGCTGGCTATGAAAAGATTTAGCACCAAGTATTTTTGTATAATAAAATTGATTTATTTTATTATGTAAAAATCATACACAAACAACACCATATTTAGTTTACGTATTAGAAATATATTTCAGAGACTCAGCACGTTCAAAATGACAAGTGACTATGAAAACCTCATCCGCAAAAATGAAAGAATCGTATATGTAGGACAAGTCAAATACAAACAACCACGCATTGAAAATACACCCGAAAACAAATGGAAAGGAAAGTGGGATATTCACTACACATGCAGCAAAGAAATTCAAAAACAAGAAAATGGGAGAATATATTTGATTTTAGCTGATGACACAATATACAAAATAGGTTCATCTGCAGGAAAAGGAGGAATCAAAGCAACATTTTCGTGTTATATTGGTGGGCTAGGTGGATCACCATCCATACGAACAATGGGGATTCATGCTTTGATACAAGAGTTACTGGATGCAGGCAAGGAAGTCAAGATTTATGTTTTGTTCAATGACCCGATAAAAGTAATTGCATACGGGCTGTCTTCATCAAATGAAGTAGTGACATACCCGGACGTGAAAGTAATGGAAGACGCATGTCGCATGGATTATAAAAAAATATATGGCAAATATCCGCGGTGGAACTTCCAAGAAAATGGTGAAGAATGGCCAGAACATATTAAAACACTTTATACTCAACAGGTAAATCAGCGCAAAAAAAAAGAAAGTGTTAGTGGTGCAGCAGGTGAAGCAGACGCACCAGAAGAAGCGGACGCTCCTGAAGGTGTTGCGGAAACATGGTTATAATTTTACTCGGCGCTTAAACTTTCACGCGGCCAACAAATAATAATGATTTCATGTGATTCTTTAATATTATCTTCTTTTTCTGCATTTTTTCTATTTTTTCCTATCCGCGTTTCACCTTGGCCATATGTATACTGCCACTCCGGAAACTCAAACTTGTATTCCTTATACCATTCACGAATCGTTGTGCAGTCATTGTAGGTAATCAGAAATCCGCCTTTATGTTGTTTCAACAAGTCGCACATTTTTTTATGGTCGAACTGGTTGTGGTGAATTGGAAAGTTACAATTTGGATACATGCCCTTAAACATTTTACTATCACCTTCCAAGTAATACGGCGGGTCAAGGAATATAAAATCGTCCGCGTGTCTGGTAATCACTGCCTCAAAATCGGAACACTCGACGCGCAAGTTGCGCAAACTTGTTTGCTCCAGTTTTGCAAGACGTCTGTCAAATTTTGCCTTGTTGATTTCATTCGAACTTGGCCACCCCAAAAACATCGGTCCATATGAAAGTGTCATGTTGTAATAGTAGTAGACCGCCTGCATTAGGGCGCTGCTTTCAATGCACGCAGTATCTTCCGGTTTCAATTCAACAACTTTTTGTGTTTTGTAGTTTAAGTCAGCAGGTTTAATTTTATCCCAGTAGTGCAATAACACATGACGATTATATGTGAACTCTTCTTGGGTGATACTAAACTTGCGTAACTCGCGTATAAATTCTGCTTTTGTGGCATCGTTGGTTATCGTGTTCCAAAAGTTTGTAAGCATTCCGAATATGTCGTAACCAATCACTTCTATACCAAGTTCCTGCGAAGCACACAACTCAAATGAGCCACCGCCGAAGAAAGGTGACACAATTCTTTTTGTTTTTAGTTTTGGCAGATTGGAAAGAATAAAACCAACTGCTTTTGACTTGCCACCGGCGTATCGCAAAGGAGACAAACAAACGCGTTTGAATGACCCATCTTTATTTTTAAGTTTTTTTAAATAGTCATATAGATATTTTTCTGACTTCTCATACTCTTGCATTGTATTTGTAGTTAAAATAGTATGTGATGTTTGGATGTTTGGATGTTTCTATGTATATAGGTATTCACATATTATTTTAAAATCAATTTTTTATATTGTTTATTCAGTGAGGCGTTAGTTAGATAGTTAGACTATTGAGTTACAACTTGGCCATCCAAGGAATCGGCAAATTTTGATTCAAACCAGTAGTATTGTAATTTGGAACTTTTACACAATCAAATTGTGGCTCTGGGCATCGTGCACAAGGCGGGCATGGAGGACATTTCGACTTACTATTACACTTTTTGTCACAATCTATTTTTGGATGAGCTGGACATGCGGGACAGATAGGTGTAAGTGCTTGTGACTTCAAAATATACAAATCTTCTTGCCCATTGGGTATTTGGTCACGTGTTACGCCATTATTATTGTCATCATTGTTATCATTGTTATCATCATCGTCATCATTATTGTTAAAGTTAGAAAATAATGAACCATTTACTGCACCATTAGATACAGAACTAAATATGTCATTGCGTCTTCGAGGGTTGTTGTCATCATTGTTATTATAGTCATCATATTTTTTATTCTTCTTGAATGATGTTGAAATCATATAAGTAGAAGAGTCATTTTTATCACCACCATTTAAGTCATCTTTATATGAGTAACTACCTTTTCTGTATGAGTTGCGGTCATCATACTTACCATTATACCTTCTGTCATCTTTTTTGTTAAATTTATCATCATTGTCGTCTAATCCTTGCGACCAATCTGTCGCAGAAATATTTTCATCATTTAAATCACTATAATACTTACCATAGTTATCATAGGTGCTGCTAGTATATCCTTCTTTGGTCGATGAAGAACAAATACCTAAACATGAACACAACACTAGTGCAATAAGTAATATAAGAAATATGTGTAACTTTGTTATTTTCATAGTATATATAATTAAGAATATAATTAATTATATATATATCTGGAAAAAAAGATAGTGAATTCATATTATATATATGCTAAAATGTTATTTTAGTTTTTATGTGTAGTTTAGTTTTTATTTATTGTTTACTATTATCCAAAATTAGGTTAATTATCTCCCTTCATCGTGATAATAATAATTCTGATAAACATTCTGATCATCATTTGATTCTCTTATTTTTTTTTTGTCACCATTTGACATTTTAGAATACATACCTTCTCTAGTATTCTGACATACACCCAAAACAGGGCATATAATAAGTGCAAGAGCGAGTATTATAATTAAATGAAGTTTTGTTAGTTTCATTTTATTATATTTGTATATTTTATTTTGTTTTGTTTTATTTTATTTTATTTTATTTTTGTAAAATTAAATTGATATTAAAATTAATTGTGTTAATATCAGTATAAACAAAACGCAATACCAATGTCTGGCAAACCTGTAAAAACTCATGTTGAAAAGAAACCCAAACATGTGCTTAAATCATCTCATTTTACGAGTGTAAGAGAAGGAGAAAAAGAAGATGACTACGCAACACCATTTATTGAAATCGGCGTAGATGAAGCGGGGCGTGGACCTATGTTCGGACGCGTTTATGTCGGCGCAGTTGTTTTACCTAAAGATGTGAAATTATTCGATTTCTCTAAAATGAAAGACAGCAAAAAATTTACTTCAGAAGCTAAAATAAAGGAGGCAGCAGAGTATATCAAAACTCACGCAATTGCATGGAGTGTGGTGTATGCCGAACATGATGAAATTGACCGCGTGAATATACGTCGCGCTACAATTGACTGCATGCATCGTGCAATACGTCAAATCATTTGCGAGAAACTGAAGACAACCGGTGACAAAGCGTATTTACTCATCGATGGAAATGATTTCATACCTATGATGGAGTTCATAAATGGTGAATCATATATGCAAATACCGCATATTTGCGTCGAAAGTGGTGATAATACATATGCTGCAATTGCTGCGGCTTCTATTCTTGCAAAGGTTGCACGTGATGAATATATTGGTGAAATGTGTAAAGAACACCCCGAGCTTTGCGAAAAATACGACTTGGCGAACAACAAGGGATACGGGACAAAGAAACACATGGATGGGATTCGCGAACACGGAATAACACAATGGCACAGGAGAAGCTTCGGAGTGTGTAAGGACTATTAGATTTTTGAAATATTCATATACATGCAATATTTATATACATGCAATATAGTATATTAGTAAATTGAAATAGAAATAACATACTATATGATATATATCAGCGACTCTATACAAAATAGAAAAAGCAAATAAAAGTCAAACAAACGACAAACAAACAACAAACAACAAACAACAAACAAAACAAACAACAAACAAACAAAATGAAAGTTCTTGTATTCGACACTGAAACATCTGGCTTGCCCAAAGAGCGCAATCCATCTATTTATGATACGGACAAATGGCCGCATGTGATGCAAATCAGTTATATTATCTACAACACGGAGACAGGACAAATCGACGAAAAATACGACACATATATCAAAATGAATACGTGGGTGATAGTCGACCCAGTTTCGGAAGGAATACATGGAATTACGCGCGAAATTATGGATACAAAAGGTGTGCCAATTCAGGAAGCACTTGTGCGCGTGCGCGATGCACTTGGTAAAGTGGATATTTGCGTGGGGCACAATGTGTCATTTGATAAGAGGTTTCTCATCGTGGAAGGTATCCGCAATAATATTCGCATGAATTTTCCGGTGGATTATTGCACGATGAAAAACGGCAAAGAAATGTGCAAAATCGACTTCACATTTTCGAATGGCGAGAAAGGATTCAAGTTTCCTAAACTGATGGAGCTATATGAACACCTGTTTCCGGGGATTCCAGCACCGCAGAATTTACACAACTCTTTTGCAGATACGATTATTACACTGAAGTGCTACTGCAAGATGGCACATGATGTGAATTTGTCACTGGACTCGCGGGAATTCCGCGTGCTTTATCGGGAGAATTGTTGCTAGAGTTATCGATAGAATTGTAGGCGTTGGGGTTAACGCTTTCGAGTATATTTTTTATCGAATTTATGATGTGCTCTTTTATTCTTTTTAATCGTTTTAGCCTTGGTCCGATGCTTAAGCTTGGATTTGGATTGTGTTTTAGCTTTTACTTTGTGATTGGATTTGTGATTGGTTTTATTTTTGGTTGAAGTTGAACCACCGGTCCCGAATAGTCTTTGCCATAAAGATTTATTTGTTGGGGGTTCATACGTTCCTTTATTAATTTGCTTGTTTATTACTTTTCGGCTTTGAACAAAATCTCGCGCAAGCTGGTCTACAGGTATTTGTTTATCAGGAGGTATATTTAATTCGTGTCTTATTAATGCTATGGTATAAAGTAGGGGATTATCCTTTTTAAATTTTTCTATAGCTTCTTTTGCAGTAGGTATGCTATATGGATTAGAAGTTTTTCTTTTTCCATCAATAGTTTCTAAGTTACCCTGTGCGATACTTATTAAATTACTTTCAACCTCGTTAGGAGTTAATTTGAATGCATCATTAGATTTTTTTTCAATTTCAGCTGCAGCCTCCGCTAAATCTTTGGCAAACTCTTCTTCTGCACGTTGTCTAGCTGCAATTTCTTCTGGCGTTTCTGGTTCAACTGGTAATGGTTCCACTACTTGCTGCACCTCTGATTGTGATGAGTTTATTAAATCTTTTTTTTCATTTGAAAAAGTAACATCAGCTTCGCACACAAGAGGTAAATTCTCTGATGTTATACTATCCATAATACCTTTTCTATTCGCGCTCATACCCCACCATCTTACACCAAGTTTCTTTTCAGCTTTACCATCATCATTGCATTGCCATTTGACTAATTCTTGAAAATTTGGTTCAGTGTTAAACTTTTCTATTAAATTTTTAACACCAGGTAATTGTAATATTGCTGGTTTTTTTTGTGGCTGTATATAAGGCCATATTTCCGACAAGCCGTAAAAAGCACGAGCAATACGTTTATTATGTTCTCTTGAATTTTCGCCTTTCTTAAATACATCGCGAGGGTCGCAACATCTATTTAATTGTTGTAACAGGTCATTATCAAAATTAATTCGAGTTGTAGGATTGTTTTTTTTTAAATTTCTAGCTTGGCTAATTAAACTAACAACAAATTCTTTACATTCATCTTTTATACCTATTAAATCACTTTTTTTTAAAGTTCTAGGGTCAAATTCTTGTAAAATCTCATTAGTAGCAACTAGTTGTGTTTTTTCTTGAACTGGTTGTGTTTTTTCCCATAGTTCTCTTTTTCCTTGATATTTCTCATCATATTTTTTTTCAACTTTTGTTTTTAATTCTTCACATAGTTCTAGCATCTTTACTTTTAAGTTATATGTATTCATTTTTTCTAACATTGTTTTTTCTGGTTGTTCTTGTGGCTGTTGAACTCTTGTAGAATGTAAACTTCTAATGAATTCTAGTGTTTCATTGTTTTTATCTATAATTTTTTTTTTTATTTCTTTTATTTTGATTGATAAATTTTTTGTCATATCTTGAGAGTGTGTATTTGTTTCAGGAATACGCATTTGATTTTTAACATCCCACGTTTCTATTCTTAGTATAGTTTTATCAATTAGTAAAAAAAACTCACTAGTATTTTTATCTATTAACAAAACTTGTTCACTTGACTTTTCTTGTAAATATTTATCATAAAAATTAATTATATCTTGTAAAAGGTTATTAAAAAAACGAATAACAAATTCTTTCATGTATAAAATCATAAGGTCAGTTCCTTGAATACTAGTAATAAACCCAGTTTTTATTTTACCTTGTATTTTTACACTATAACAAGCATACACCAGCATATGTAAAAAAATATTCATTAAAATAGTATCACTAAAATTTTTAAGAAAAAAGTTACTATTTCTTTTACATTCACTATTATCATCAAACGCATTATTGTTTTCTTGAACTATTTCTTTAATTTTTTCTTTAAGAGTTATGTTATCTGAAATAAAAGGACAAGTAGTTTTAAAAATAGAGTCTTCATTACCAGAGTCAATATATTGTTCAAGACTTATTTTTTGAAGTAAACTTTCAATATTTTTTCTAACATCAGTAGGAGTTGACAGCCCACCGGATATTTGTTGATTTGTGCATACTAAAGTTGTTTCAGGAGATGATAAGTAAGTATCTATAAAACTTAAAAAATCTAATAATGATGTTTCAGATTGAACGGATGATTCTTCATCTTGTTCTAAAGATGATTGTGATTGTAATCGTGCAGGTAAATTAGCCTTTGGTATAGGTAATAAAGAGTCATAAAAATGTGGAGGAGGAGGAAGTATAGCATTATATTTTCTTAATTCTTGAAACATTTTAGTGGTTTGTTCACTTTGAACATCATGTTCATATAAACTTTTTTCTTTTATTAACATACTAATAATTTTTTGAAGGTTAGTTTCATCTGTAGATGTCAAACTAAAATTTTCCGTAATAACTTTACTTTCACTTTCACCAGTAACTTGAAATGAAGTCATTGCTAAAAAATAACTACAACATTCTTCTAATGATAAACCATATAATTTATATAAATTTTTTATAAAAGTTTCAAAATCTATATCAGGATAATTTAACTTATCATTACTTACATAAAATGTAGCTGTTGTATCATTACTACCTAATTCTGTATTATAAAAACGCATAAAAACATTATAACTTGGGTTTACTAAATTAAATATTATATTTTTTTCATTTAATTTTTGTTTAAAATCTAAAACTTCTGAATTTTTAATAATCCATTCTTTCATAATTTTGAGCATTTCATATAATAATTTTGTTCTTTTAAATCTAGCTAGTTTTAAAATTTCGCACATGTTACTATTTTCTTTTGTTTTATTTTTACTACCTTCTGTTGCATAATTAGAACATATTTCGGGAAATATATTTAACAAATTATTACTAACATTACTACTTTGTTGTTGTATGAGTTTTTGTTCTTCTTCATCAGTAAAGTTAACATTAACATTTTGAGTTTGACTTGCTTGGTTCACTAAGTTTTCTTGATGTTTATTTATTTGTTCTAACCCTGACTGATATTGCTCATTTGCTTCTTGTGCTGCTTGTTGTCTTGCTGCTTCTTGTGCTGCTTGTTGTCTTGCTGTTTCTTGTGCTGCTAGTCTTTCTGCTTCTTGTGCTGCTTGTTGTCTTGCTGTTTCTTGTTCTTCTTGTGCGTGTCCTACCGGTGGTAGTGCTAGTGTTTTTTGTTCTTCTTGTGCTTCTCCTACCGGTGGTAGTGCTGGTTCTGGTGCAAAACTATCATCATCTACGGAAGACCGCAAACTATTAGGAGAAGGAGGAGGAGCACCAACACCTGTTTCATCTTGTGACACATTTTGCGGTATATCTTCTGATACATTTATATTATATTGGATTGAACAATTATTTTTATCTTCTTCTGCGCGGTCTGTTAAAATAGGATTATTACCTTGATTTTTAATACTTTGTATATTGGTTTTTAATTCTTGACATTGTTCAGGTGTTACTTCTTGATTTCTAAGAAGTCTTCTTGCAAAAAAACCACGAGTGCTAGAAACTTTTACATTTTGCCCTTGCCCACCCCTTAAAACCCTCTTCTTGGTTTTTCTTTGTATCTTGCTACGTTTTTCATTATTTTTGTGTTTATTATTATCTTTAGTTTTTCCTTTAGGTTTTTTACTTTTTCTAAATTTCTGTTTTACACTCATTACTTACTATATGTAATGTATATATGTATACAAACATAATATTATAATAGTTATTATTACAATATTATGTATAATAGGTGTTGTGTTTCGTGTGTTGTAAGTTGTTACCTCCTGCGAGATGTATACTTCTTATGCTTGCGTGTTCGTTTTTGCATATTACGCTGGCGTTTATTTGGCTTGGACTTGGACTTGGACTTACGCCCGCGACGAGTCTTATACACGGGTTTGCGCCGGGATTTGGAACCGCCGCGAATAGATATACCTCTGTTTGATTTAATCGGTGAAAGAATACTTACATTCTCTGGTATATGTGTAACAAAAATTTCTGCTTCTAATATTACCTTACACAAATCAACACATTCTTTTACCTTTTCATCACAAGTAGGATTTTCATCTGATTTATATAGAAAAAAAATTGTTTTTAAAAATTGTAGTTTTTTTATATTGTTTTTATATGATGATGATGAACCATCAAGACTATATTTTGTATATGTCATATCAAATTGTCTAAAAACTTGTTCTAATAACTCTTCACAATTTTTACCATCTTCTGTTTCAAACCAATATGGTGTATTTGCATCTGATGATTTAGTATCAGATTTAGATAGTTTTTTTAGTTCAATTTTTAAATCTTCTAATTGTTGTAATTTACTAGTGTCTTGAACTAAACTAGAACGAAATGCATTAATATCATCATTTTTCAAATAATCAGACATGTTAATACTAAGTACACCAAAATCTTTTTGTTCTTTATATTTTTCATATAGTTTATCGCCGATTAATAGTGAAGGTTGTTCTTCTGGTGCTGCTGGTATTTCTTCTGGTGCTGCTGGTATTTCTTCTGGTGCTGCTGGTATTTCTTCTGGTGCTGCTGGTGGTGCTGCTGGTGGTGCTTCAACTGAACCATCATCACTTTGGTTACGATTAAGTTCTGGGTTCACACTTTCTTGTATTTCGCCTGTATCTGCAGCATTAGAAAATTGTTCTTCCGTTCCTGCTAGCGCGCCTTTTACTTGTTCAGATTGGGTTGTTGGAGAGATTCTTTTTGGTAAATAGTCACCTTCGTTTTCTTTTGTAGTAGTATTAAAAAACTCACTAAAATCCTCATCTTCTACTGACATTTTTGTACCATCACTACCTATACCATCCCATACTAAAAATATAACTTCAACTTTATCATCAAAGTCGGTAAATAGTTCTTGCGCTTGATAGTATGCTAATAACACAGAAGAAGCAATCATTTCTCTTGGATTTTTAAATGCACCTCCACCCAATGGCGTAAGAAATAGTTTTACTTTTGTTTGACTTTGTTGTCGTTTTATGCTTTTATGATAAGCACTAACCATTGAACCAAAATATTGAGCTACAAGGTCAAATCCAGCTACACAATATTGAAGCATTGATTTTTCAGGATTTATTAGCGGACTATAGTTCAAAGGAACCGCCGATGCATATACAAGTGATACTTTTGTGGTTGCTTCCGAATTAAATTCTGTATATTTTCCAGGTGGTTTTAATCCGCTTACAGGAACACCCATAGATTCTAAAACTTTTAACATTGTTGAAAATGAATCAAAAATATCAGTAGCAGTTTTGGGTGGGTTTTGACTATCTGTTAAATCAAGTTTTTCATTACTTTTTAAGTTTGCAGGAACTTCAAGGTATCCATTATTTAGAGTTAGCGATGTTATACCAAGAGTATCTAAATTATATATTACACCATCAACTGCATTAATAACTAAAAAGTCTGAAGTAAAATCATTACCATCAGGTAGGTTTCTTGCAGCATGATCCAGTACAAATTTTGCTACCACAGGGTGACCCGAAAGTTGTCCTAGGGGGCCCGCAGTAGGGTCAGATTTATAGTCACCAAGCGTTATTTTTTTTGCTTGTGCTGGAAACTTATATTCAGCACCATTATGTTGTGAAGCTATAACAAATATTGCACCATCATTTGCCGGGTCTTGAATTTGTGAACCAACATTTCCTACAATAAAAATTATTCTACATTGTGGAGTTTTTCCAAAACTACGTAGTTTTGATGAAGTTACGAATTTAGATTTTTGTTCTATTCCGCCATCAGTTCTATCATTAGGTCCAAATTTTTGTTTTACATTTTTTAGACACTCTATATAATCGCTAAAATATGATTTTCTTACATCGTTACTACGATAAAATGAATCAAAACTAAAAGGAGTTTTTTGTCCTGCTATTTCTAACAAAAATGAAACTGGTAACTGAGTAAAAGTTCCAACGAGTGTTTGTTTTTGTTTTCCACCAATCGGTGGTTCAGTAGTCGCAGCAGGGCTATATATACTATATTCAAAATGCGAAGTTGGTTTTAATTCTCTCATAAAAGGTGTTCTTACTGCTATACAACCTGTGAGAGTAAGACCAACATACACAGGTTCACCTTCATTATCCTTTCGGTATGTATTTGTATCTAATTTTGTATCAAATGGCTCTTGTTTAGGTTGTTGACTTTCTTCAAATATTTCTTTTTTCAGAAGTAAACTAAAATTTTTCACAGGGTCTTTAATTTTTTTTGATTTACAAATATCATAATCTTTAAGACCATTAGGTGTTATTTTAGGAGTTGCATCTGTTTGAAATGCACTTTGCAAATTTTTACTTTTTTCTATTTCACTAAACCAGGCTTGACATATTTTTGTATCTAATAAATGTTTTCTAGCAAAGTCTGGAATACTCTTACCAACTATACCATGTAGCCCTTGTTCGTCTATAACTGCTGTAGTATCTATCGCTCCCCCCCGTAATCCTCGTTTTTTAGTGTTTACCCTTTTTTTATGCAATACATTTTTTTTAGTATGTCTAAATGTACCTTTACCTTGTTTTTTACTCATTATAGGTATATATTTTAAGTATATATTTTAAGTATATATTTTAAGTATATATTTTAAGTATATATTTTAAGTATATATTTTAAGTATATATTTTAAGTGTATATTTTAAGTATATATTTTAAGTATATATTTAAAATAAAAAATAGTAAAGTTTACCTACGGCGCGTATAAGTATTCTTCTTATGCTTGCGAACACGTGAATGACGTCTGCGCCGATGAGTCTTACTTGTAGTCTTGGATTTGGACTTGGACTTGCGAGTGCGCCCACGACGAGTTTTACGCGCAGGTTTGCGTCGCGATTTGGAACCGCCTCTTTGGGTACTAAAAAAATTTAATAAACATGCAGTTAACAAGTATATCTTTGAACAATTTTTATTATTCGAACATAAAAAAGCAGCAAAGTTAAATACTAAGTAACTTAACTTACGAAATACATCACCTTCAGGTGTTATTAATAATATTTTTAGAACTTCTTTTCGTAGTTCTTCATTATTTTTTAGTTCTGTAAGAACAAAATCATAATCCCACAATTTTTCTATATTTTTAACTTCATAATTACCTTCTTCAAAATTTTTTAATACTTTTTGCTGATAGTCCAATATTTCCTGAGGCAATGGGCCTGTCTTATTATTAAATTTATTAAATAATTCATCACCCAACATTTCAGGTAATTTTTCTGAATTTGATGCTGACACTGCTGATACCGGTGTCGTTGGTGCTACAGGTTTTGACTCTTGATTTGGTGTTAAGTTTTCTACTACAGGTGACGTCAATGATGTTTTTGAGGCTTCTTGTTCCAGCTGTTCTGTTGAAGCTATAGGTAGTACTTCTGGATTTGCTGTTAAGTTTTCTGCTAAGGGTGGTGTGAATGATGTTCGTGAGGCTTCTGGTGTTGATTCTAACATTGAAGCTGTTGTTGTATCAGGTGGTAATATTGGTGGAATCACATGAGGATAGTTACGTAAATCTTTACTTAAGTTTGTTTCAAGTGTTTCTTGTTGGAATTGTGGTATCGGCATTTCTGATGCTTGCGCCGGTGTTAGTGCTTTAGTATCAAGACCAAAAATATTTTTAGCTACAGGATCATCTGAACCAGAAATTGACTTATTACCGGAACATATAGTAGAACTTTTTTCTAATCCACTTTTACCAAATAAACTTTTTGAAAACTGAAATGTTAACTGATATTCAATAGTAGGTGTAGGATAATGTAACATCTGTATAGCTAAAAGTATAGCCATAAATACTTTTTCAGATAAACAATGAACGGAATTATAATCAGTAGACGTTAACTTATCTATTATATCATGTAATGTTGCCAAGATTGTTATAAAACCTTTTCCTTTAAAGAGTTTAACTTCCATACGTTCAATAAATTTTTTTACATTATCATTAACATCAATTAATTTTGTATTATTATCACCTCCAATACCACTAATGTTTGTAAAATTTGTTTTCATAAATTCTAAAAATTTACTTTTTTTTTCATTTTTTTCTTCAATAGTACTACTATTACTAGGTAAAGTCATTTTATTATTACCTTCTGTATCAGTTGTTTTTTCCTCACCAAATATAGCATTCATAGTTTGTGTTGGGAATATTTTGAATACAGCATCGTTATATAAACCGACAAATTTTTTTTGAGTTAACACATCCATCTTTACTTCTTATTCTTTACTTCTTACCCCTCTATAAACTATACAAATATAAAAATCCCAATATAAAAAACCTATGAAGAGCACATTTCCTAAATATTTTACTAAACATCTACATTAACATTTACCTCCGGCTCGTATACTTCTTATGTTTGCGAACACGTGAATGACGTCTGCGGCGATGAGTCTTACTTGTAGTCTTGGACTTGGCTTTGCGATTGCGCCCACGACGAGTTTTACGCGCGCGGCGCCGCCGGGATTTGGAACCGCCTGCAGTTAGTGCGGTGTCACTTGCTGAACTATAAGTGGTAACTTTTACAGGTATGGTGGCATCGATAAGACTTTGATTTTTTATACGTGTTGATTCATCTGGCTTGTTATAACTTTCACATACTTGTTTACTTTTATGAAAACTAGAAAGCATATCAGTTGGTATAATAGTTTCAACCGATGCTTGTGATAATGGCTTTTTACTAAGTATTATTGTTTGACACATTAATGCAAAGTCTTTCATTAAGTTTATAAATTTTGTTAAAGCTAAACAATATGGTGAAAGAGGTTTTATGTTTCTAAGTGATGCTGGCACAATGGGCATAAACTTATAATCATGCAGTGTTATTTGTATATTATTAGTTTCAGGAATACGTGTTATATCAAGTCCTCTACCATATTCGTCATCAATATTTATACCATTTACAAAATTCAATAATTCATAATAAAAATTATCTGTATTAAAATTGAAATTAATATGTTTTTCTATAAGTAAGACAATAATTTTATCTATATCACTAGGTACTTCTACACCTACTAGTTCGAGTGTAAATATTGCACATTTTTTAAGTTTATCTTTTATTTTTTCAATTTTTTGTTGTTCATCCATCTTTACTTCTTATTCTTTACTTCTTACCCCTCTATAAACTATACAAATATAAAAATCTCAATATAAAAATCCTATGAAGAGCACATTTCACAAATATCATTCTCATTGTTATTACTACCAATTCCTTCATTTCCATTTCCATTCCCAATCATTTCCCCCTCCGGTTCAATCGTGAATTGTTGTGCCTGGTGTTTCGGTTTTCTACGCAAATAGTAAATCCCCGTCTTCAATCCTCGCATCCACGAATAAAAATGCATCGATGTCAGTGTATTGTAATTCGGCTCTTCTAACCATAGATTCAAACTCTGGCTTTGGCAAATAAACGCCCCTCTTTCAGCCGCCATATCTATCAAATGTTTCATTGGCATTTCCCACACGATTTTATATTTATTTTTAATATGTTCCGCCCTCCCGGCAGGAAATAATGTTTCCGACAATTGTTGAATACTTCCACGATTTGCAATAATATTATTTTTGACGCGTTCATTCCAGATTCCTAAATCGATAAACTCTCTCATCAAATATTTATTCACCATAATAAACTCGCCTGCTAGTGTCCGCCGCATATAAATATTACTCGTTATCGGTTCAAAACATTCATTGTTCCCCAAAATTTGTGATGTGCTTGCGGTAGGCATAGGTGACAAAAGAAGAGAATTGCGCAGTCCATACCGCACAACTTGTTTGCGCAAATGGTCCCAATCATATCGCCCCGGCGTAGGCTGCACATTCCACATATCAAATTGGAATATTCCTTCGGATGCCGGTGAACCGATAAATGATGAATACGCACCCAGTAAATCCGGATGTTTAAATAACTTGTCATACTCTTGGCAAGTTAGCGTATATCTAGTATCCACACATATATCCACTGCATCCCCCGTATCATGCGTTATTGTCGTAACGATAGTCGGATTCGCCGCATAATAAATTGCACGTTCTTTTGCCATCTCATTTGACTCCATAAGCGCGGCATGATAAATCGTCTCAAAAATGAGTTTATTAATTGCACGTGCCTCATCGCTTTGAAACGGCAAGTCAAGTGCGAAAAAAACATCCGCCAATCCTTGCACTCCGATTCCGATGGGACGATGGCGCAGGTTACTAACACGTGTTTTTTCTGTCGGGTAGTAATTAATATCGATAACACGATTCAAATTGCGCGTAATAACTCGAACAACATCATGCAAATGAGAGTAGTCGAAAAATGGTTTCGTGGACTCAGCATCTACACTACCACTACCACTACCCCGCACAAATTTATTTAAAGCAATGCTTGCAAGATTGCAAACTGCGGTCTCGTTTTTATCCGAGTATTCAATGATTTCCGAACACAAATTGGAGCTTTTAATCGTGCCAAGATTTTTCTGGTTACTTTTCGAATTTGCGGCATCTTTATAGCACAAATAAGGTGTGCCTGTTTCCATTTGACTATCAAGTATTTTAAACCATAGTTCGCGCGACTTGATTTTACGCTTTTGGCGACCCTGAGCTTCATATTTCTCATAAAGCATCTTGAATTCGGCACCATATACATCCGCCAACCCGGGACATTCATCGGGGCAAAAAAGGCACCAGTCTTCATTCGTTTTTATCTTTTCCATAAGAAGGTCAGGCACCCAAAGTGCATAGAAAAGGTCACGTGCTTTTTGTTCTTCGTCGCCTTGGTTCTTCTTCAGTTCAAGGAACTCGACAATATCGGCGTGCCATGGTTCAAGGTAAATGGCAAAACTTCCGTTGCGGCGTCCGCCTTGGTCGATGTAGCGCGCCGTATTATTAAACACACGCAACATCGGCACGATTCCCGTTGATGACCCATTTGTGCCGCGAATAAGGCTTCCAGATGCGCGAATATTGTGAATATGTAGACCAATACCACCTGCCCATTTTGAAATATTAGCGCATTCTTTTAGTGTATTGAAAATGCCATCCAATGAATCGTCTTCCATCGCAATCAAGTAACAAGAACTAAGCTGCGGACGGGGTGTTCCAGCATTAAAAAGCGTCGGTGTAGCATGTGTGAAGTATTTTTCTGACATGAGAATAAATGTTTCGCAAGCCTTTTTCAAATCGGCGCCGTGTATTCCTATCGATACACGCATCCACATATACTGCGGACGCTCTTGAGTAACGCCATTGATTTTCATAAGATAGGCACGCTCTAGTGTTTTAAAACCGAAGTAGTCGAATAAAAAATCGTTGTTTGTGTGGTTTGCGACGAATTTTTCGAGGAAGTCGGCATTTTTTTCGATGACACTCCATACAGACTGGGAAATAAGAGGGATATGTTTATTTTCATTGTCGCGGAATTCATATAGTCGTCGCATAACGCCAGTGAATGATGGGTCAGTATTTTTGTGGTGGTTGGAAATAATAATATAAGATGCAAGTGTAGCGTAATCGGGATGTTGTGATGACTGAGTGGCACATTGCTCGGCAGTAAGTTCGTCAATTTTTGTAGTCGGGATGCCGTCGTATAGTTGGTCAATAATTTTCATAACAAGTGCGGAGAAATTTATAGTAACATTTGCTTGTTGTCCAATTTTTTTTACACGTGTTAGGATTTTATCAAACTGGATTTCTTGGAATGAGCCATCACGCTTTTTTACACGCATTTCATGTTCGGTGGATGTTAGCGCTGGTGTGGGTGAAATCACGGGAGATTTATTTTGAACTGACATGATATCACAACAAATATCTATATCTAACTAAATGTATATATAAGTTTTGTTTAATACGTTTTAATATATTTATGCCATAATAAAATATATTTATGACATAATAAAATATATTTATGACATAATAAAATATATTTTATGCCATAATAAAATATATTTTATGCCATAATAAAATATATTTTATTATATATAGTGTTATTTAACAACAATGAAAAATTTACCAAAGAATATAAATACGATATTAATTATTTTCGTTATAGTAGTTGGAGTATGTTTTTTTGGAGTATGTAAATTTGTATCAAAAGAAGCATTTCAATCTACTAGTATGGTTAATGATAAATTGCTACGACCTGGCAAGTATCCAAATAAACAAGAAAACCCATTATTAGTTGGTTATTATAATATAAAAGACAACACAAATGTTACAAAAAATAATAATTATAACATATGGAAAGAATATCCAGTATATGAAAACTCATATAAACAGGAAACAAATAATAAAAAATATTGGAGCACACCGGATAACGGATTATGTTCACCGGCCGAATTCTGTGGAACACCTTATAGTACAACAAATATAAAAGTAGATAAAGTCAGTCCCGGATTCCCTCTTGGTGCACCCGTTACACGGATTAACTGGTGGGCCAGTAGTAACCAGTAAGCAATAGTCAATAACTATACTATAAATTCAACTCCAAATCGGATATCATTATTAAGCAACCATTGTTTGGCTTTTGTATTTTTTCTATCGTTTTTGTTTTTGATGGTGTTAGTAAGTCAGAGACTGATGGCAAAGAGGCCGACGCAGGAGATGCACGTTTTTTAGGCGCTCTATGTTCATATCCCGACTCTCTTTCTTTCACTATAATATTCCATACTTTTTCTATTTGAGGTATCGCGTTTTGAAACCATGCGTCATTTCGTAAAACAAGCACGCAACTATATTGATGCAAATACCAGTATATATTTTTAATCCATACTAAATCCGTATTTTTATCAATAATTTCTTCACACCATTTATCGTATTCTTTTCGTGTCAAATATAGCGGCGCGTAGTGGTATACAGGCGTGCCACCATCTTTTATAAAATATGAGAACACACCCTTTAGCGTTCTTGCAGCAGTGAGATGAAACTCGTTATCAAAGTCCGATGCCGCATCTTTCAGAAACTCTTCTTCATCTGCATACTCTTTAAACCGCGTTTCGAGAAAGTCGCATTCCGTGCATTTGCATACTTGCATTTGGAGCTGCATTTGAATCCAATACTCTTCTAATGGCACGCCGTCGATTTCACGATTCACAATATTTTTGATTTCGAGCATTCGACCATAGAGTGGCGACGATGGGTCAATATTGATTCCATCTGGTGATGCACCTAAGAAAGGATAGTCGGAATGAGGAATACAACCAAATTCCCCAACTTTTGTATTATTTCTAGACTCATATATCATGCGCGATATTTCTTCATATTTTTGACCCCAGTGTAGTGGAGAGTTGACGTTTACATACTGCGACTTTACCTGTGCAAGTGCCGGTGCAGGTGCAGGTGCAGGTGCAGACGCAGGGACAATCGTTTCATTGGTTACGTCACTATCATCTGAAGACAACGCTTCGGTTGTAACCGCAGTTGCCCCTGCCCCTGCCCCTGCCGCACTACATTTCTCATAGACAAGCTGGTTGACCATCGATTCACTTTTGAATACTTTCCACGCAGAACTTGCAGTAATCATTTCGTTTCTTCGTTTATACCACTCCGGAGTGCGCTGCGGATGTTGAGGCACAGAGCGAAGATAGTCAATATTTTCTTCGACGTATTTCACGTTTGATACATCACGTTTTTCTCGAATAAATGACGTCGAATAGGAACGATAAGGAACTATATTTGTAAAGTAATCTTCCATGCAACTTTCTACTATAGATTCTAGTTCTATTTCCATATCATATGTTATCATAAATAAGTCAACGCCGCACATATCACTAAAAGCCAGTTCTAAAAATTCGTATACTCCTAGTTCGACTTTTTTGTGAAAATGGGGGTCACTAAATAATGAAATATTAGGTGTGACAATATAGTCGATATAGTCGAAAATGGCGTCATAAAGTGCTGTAACTTCTTCTTGTGTAAACCCTGGTTCTTCTTCCTCTTCTTCAGTGTCAGTGCTTGTATCAGCATTGGCATTGGCACTAACATTATCATCAATACCAGTATTCACTTCGGGATTGTTTAGGTCTAGGTCTAGCATCTTTAAATAGTGTGTTTGTGGAATGTCGAGTTGCAAGAAGTCACGCAGTGGTATACCATTGATATACAGCTCATCTGTCTGTATACCAATCTCAGTCATTTTATGGGTATTAATATATTTGTTATATACTATTATAGAAATACATTTAAATAGTATCAATTTTATATTATGCCAATCTCATAGTGTCTCATAGTGTCTCATAGTGTCTCATAGTGTCTCATAGTGTCTCATAGTGTCTCATAGTATGCTATCCTATCTTATCCTATCTTATCCTATAATATCTACGCGTGTTACTTATTCGTAACAACCAACGTAACACCTTCATCATCGCTATTATGATTTGAGTTATTCCTTGAGTGTGTTGCACTATTTGAACGCGATGTATTTTTACTTGTGCGCTGGTGATGGTCTCGCGTTTTATTTGCAGGAGCACGTTTGGCACCGACTGCGCGCATCGTTGTTTGACGTTTTTCTGTTCGCTTTAATGTAAACTTTCGCTGTGTCTGGTTAAATAAAAGACACGGAATCGACTTGATAAGACCTGTTGATTTATCATAAACAACATCTTTTGTTTTTGATAATTTTTTCTGGTTTAAACTTGTTGTTAAAAACTCAAGAAGAGCTTTGGTGTCTTTTGCAGTCAAGTTATTGTCGGCTGCATACTTGTCAATAAAAATACGAATCTTTTGCATCTTGCTTGTTTTATCTAATTTGCACCATTGTTCTCCAACATGTTGCTGTTTTTCTTTTTCGAGAAAGTCATTTACATTTGTCATGTTTACGTCACTTGACTCTCTTGGACTTAAATTATTATGAATATTTCTATTATTTGGCAAAATCATAGACTTATATTTTATTTGGTTCAACTCATGTAAGTCTTTATCCTTTGATTTTTCATGTTTATGTTTATCTTCTTTATGTTTATCTTCTTTGCTCATTTTTAAATATTTTAATTCTTTGGAAAACTTTTAAAATTTTTGAAACTTTACTATATATTATATAAATAGTAAAGTTTAACTTGTTTTATTAGTTATATTAGTAAATCTATTTTAACATACTATATATATTGCAGTATAGTATTCTAGTATAAGACAAAATGAAATCAATTTCTATATCGGGTAAAAGAAATACAGATAAAATGAAATCAATTGATAACCCAGATATCGTGTTGGAAAGAAATGTTGTTAAAAAATGGCCACAGGAAATTATAGAACTATATGAAAAGCATGGTGAGCAAATGAATATATTGAACAAACTATATATGGATGTAAAACCATTACCAAATGGTGATATTTTTACAAAAGAAATACAGAGAAAAATAGAAGGGTATCGACGACAAGATATTGAAAAAGAAATATATGATAAAGATAAATTTATAGATATGGAAGAAGTGTTATCAAAGCTAACTGCATGTAGAATAAAATGTCACTATTGTGATGTGAATTGTTATATTGTATATAATGAAGTATTGTCCAAAACACAATGGACAATTGACAGAATTGACAATGACTATGGACACAACAAAGGAAATATAGTGATTGCATGTTTAAACTGCAACCTCCGGCGTGGAACTATGGATAGCGAACGTTATAAAATGGGGAAACAATTAAAATGTATTAGAAAAATGGAATCATAACCTTGTTCATAATTATAAAAACACATAACTATAAAACACACAATTATAAAAATAATGAAAAAAAGAATTTAAAATGAACTTACAAATAGAATTAAATAGAAAACTATAATTTCAAACACAACAATAATGTCAAACACAAATATATATACTGATGGAAATAATCCACAATCAAATTCTATTTACACCACCCAAAATAATCTTTTGCTCAACAATCTTTTAAAATTTTACGCACAAGGTGACAATATGGACTATATGCTGCGAATTATAAATGGAGAGTCTAAAATTTCACTTCGAATTATTGACTGGTTTGCTACTAACTATGCCAAAAAATATTATACGCTTTATTCGATTCATAATACGGGAAGGCGGTTTAAAGTCTATGTAGACTACAAGTTAAAACTAAAAGCATATTCAAAGAAAAGATTCGACCCTTTTTGTAGGTGGGATAGAATCAATGTTCCTTACAAAGGCGACAAATATATTCAGACAACGATTGGACAACTTAATTTTTTCAAATGGGCACTTGAAAACGACGTGATTCGTTATATTGAAGAGAACTACGCCAATATTGAAAAAGATATGAATAATCGTAACAGCAATGCAAAGAAAAACTCAATGTGTTCATCAATTGCATCTGAAATGTCAATGGCATCTACAACATCTTTATCTTCTGATGGTGATGGTGATGGAAATGAAAATGGGGAGGCACATAACGTTGATGGTTCTACGTCACAAGTGTTGTCATCGTCAACCGAAATAAATAACAAAACAAGAAAAAAACGCGAGGAGTTATCAATATCTGCTACAAAAAGTATTAAAAAGGAGAAAGTTGAAATAGTTGTTAATTTTAATTAACTGGTTTGATATTGGATATTGGATATTGGATATTGTAAATAAAAACGCAAATAAAATATATAAAGATGTCTTTATATTTTAGTATAAAAACATATTTAATTTAAACTATATAACATCTAATAAAATAATATATGGGAAATAATACATCAATAAGAAAAGTAAATTGTGAAGATATGCAAAAAGCTTGTAAAAATACGAACCAGTATATTATAATTAACACATTAGAACCCAATATGCAATCTTGTCTTATTGCAAATACAATAAAGATAGAAAATGAAGAGGCAGTTATGAACTCTATGATTAAAGAGTCAAACCGAAAACATGTTATAATTTACGGGCGAAACTGCAATGATGAAAAAATGTATAAAAAATATGAACAGCTTATTAAACTAGGGTTCATAAATGTATATGTATATGTAGGTGGTATGTTTGAGTGGCTCTTGTTGCAAGATATATATGGAAGCGATTTATTTCCAACAACAAGCAAAGAGTTAGACATACTAAAATATAAATCTCCACAGGTTTTTGATGTGAAGTATATTGGGAATGGGTGAGGTGCTCTACCTTACAATGAATGAATAAAATCATCAATCTTTTTAAGTGTTTCTTCTTTGTATTCGGGATTTTTTTTGAAGTCTGTGTTAGCGTCGATATAAAGTTTTGGAATATTTTCTCGTTCAATCCATTCTTCGTGATACCGATGACACTCTTCCAAGTATTCAATTGGAATATTTTCGCCTTCTCTGGCGCGAATATTTACGCGTGACAGGCATGTCTCTGGAGACGCCCTTATGTAAACGATTGCAGAAATTGGCACATCTTTGGCAAACTCATCGTGCCACTTGTTATAAATAGTGTATTCATCGTGTGCAATATCTCCCTTATCATAAAGCATTTTTGAAAACACATTTCTATCTGTTCCGACGCATCTTTCTGTAATAATATATTTATACCCCTTTTTTGCAACATCACGTAAAAGTGCAAGGCGAGATATATACGCCAACATTTGAAGCCGAAATGCGTATTGTTTTTGATCTTTGTAAAAGTTTGCAAGAATTGGTGTGCCGTTGACATCGACTACAGATACCCACTCATGCACAGGTTCTTGAACGAAAATAATGTCTTCTGTTCCTTTGTTTTTAAAATATTGTTTGAGGTCGTCTACATTTGTTGACTTTCCTGAACCAATATTCCCATCAATACTTACAATAATAGGGTGTGGGTATGGATGTGGTGCATATGGTATATATGTAGAAGCAGATGCAGATGCAGATGCGGATGCGGATGCGGATGCAGAAGACATTATTTATGTGTATGGGGTTGTTCTTTATTATATAATTATATTATAAATATATAGTTCAATTTTATTTTAAGTCTAATTATGAACCTATCTTATCTTATATTATATTTAAAATAAGTTTAAATATAAAAATATATACTAAATAACCCTACGTAGATACTTATACGAATATTGTTTACAACTAGCAACCGCAAATTAAATTATTAAAAATGTCTCAAGAGTTAGCAAAAGGATCTGAAACACATATTGACTTGCATCAAAAAAAGTTGTCAAAAGCTGAGTGGGATTACACGGAGATACCTGAGTCACGCGAAGAAATAGAAGTTTTGAATATGATTAAAGCAGGTTTCAACAACGTAAATATACGTTTTAATCCATCAAAGTCAATTATTGGTGTTTTAAAAACGTCTATAAACGAAGAAATTATGGTTTTTCTTTTTAATAAATATTTTAAAAAACGCGTCGAAGAAATATGCGAAGAAGCAGAGTATACCGACTTTGATTGCGAAAAAGTAATTGGAAAAAATAAAAACTTGAAACTCAAAAAAATAGATGAAATGCGTATTACAAATAATAATTTTGCAACAGATAACGATAAAATTTACGAATTTGTATTGCTTGAAATTATTGACAACTTGTTGAGTTTTTATAATGATAAACAAGCGAACTGGTATTACTACTATTATACACTTAAACTAATGATGAAAAATGAAATTGAAAATATGAATAAATACGTTGTTCTTTTTGTAAATAGTGTGTTGGACAAATATGAAAATGACTTTAAAATAAAAACATTTATACGTCATGCAGCTTTATTTGTTGAAAAAAATGAATATCTTTTCAAGTATCAAGACATTAGTTTGTATGAACATCAAAAGAAGATATTTACAGAAAGTAAAATTGTTGCTCCAAAACTTATTTTGTATATTGCGCCGACGGGCACAGGTAAAACGCTAACACCAATTGGTCTAACTGAGCCGTTTACTAGTTCGATTGGTGGTGGCGGAAACACCATCATAAAACAAAATCGTGTAATCTTTGTATGTGCTGCACGTCACGTTGGTCTGGCCCTTGCAAAATCAGCAATTAGTGCGATGAAGAAAATTGCATTTGCATTTGGGTGTAGTAGTGTAAGTGATATTCGTCTGCATTATTATTCTGCCAAAGAAGCAACACGTGACAAAAATGGTCGAATTCGCAAGGTTGATAATAGTGTCGGTGATGATGTAGAAATTATGATTAGTGACATCAAGTCATATATTCATGCGATGCTTTATATGAAGGCGTTTAATCATGTAAATAATATTATTGTATACTTTGATGAACCAACCATTTCACTTGACTATGATGAACATGAATTTCATGCTCTTATCAAACGCAACTGGGTCGAAAATCAAATACCAAATATTGTATTATCATCTGCAACACTTCCGCGCGAAAGTGAAATAAAAGATACGATTTTAGACTTTAAAAATCGATTTCCTGGTGGGTATGTTACATCTATTATTAGTCATGACTGCACAAAGTCAATTCCGATTATCAATAAAGAAAACTATGTTGAACTACCACATTTTTTATTTGAGAAATATGAAGATGTAGTTACATCCGCTGAACACTGCATGAATTACAAAACATTACTGCGATATTTTGACTTGGGACAAGTTGTCAAATTCATAATGTATGTCAATGAACGTGGCTACTATACAAATCCTACACGTCTTGCAATAGACCGATACTTTGACGATATTACGAATATTAACATGACAAATATTAAACTATATTACTTGACACTTTTGAAGAATATTAAACCAGAAACATGGGATGAAATATATGCAAAAATGAAGGAGGAACGTAAAAAAATATATGAGTCGAATATTTATTTTACAACTTCGGATGCATATACACTGACAGATGGTCCGACGATTTTTCTTACTAGCGATGTTGAAAAAATAGCAAAATTTGCAATACAGAATTCAAAAATACCTGCACAAGTTGTAGACGACCTTATGCGCGACATTGAGCATAACAATGTGCTATCTGATAAAATAGATGTGCTTGAGAAAGAAATACAAGACATTGAAGAAGAAAAAGAGAAAACACGTAGTAGCGATGATAATAAAGGCAAAAGTGGTGGTGGAGGCGGCGGTAGCGGAACAATCGTAGACACACGTGAGATACGCGAGAAACAACAAATGATTGATGTTATTAGAACTGGTGTTCGGCGTATTGCGCTGAACGATATTTTTGTGCCAAATAAATTAGCACACTTGCGGCGTTGGACTGGACGTGAAGAATATAAAAATGAATTTTCTGCAAACTTGGATGAACACGTTGTTGAAAATATTATGCTGCTTCAAATGGATACACATTGGAAAATATTACTGCTTATGGGTATTGGTGTCATTACAAATCATACAAATGTTAAGTATAATGAAATCATGAAAGAGTTGGCACAGAATCAAAAATTATATCTGATTATTGCGTCGTCTGACTATATCTATGGAACGAATTATCAGTTTTGCCATGGTTATATTAGCAAGGACCTAAATGACATGACGCAAGAAAAGACGATTCAAGCGATGGGACGTGTTGGGCGAAATAAGTTGCAGTTGTCGTATACGATTCGATTTAGAGATGATGAACTCATTAAGAAAATATTTATGCCTTGTTTGAATAAACCGGAGGTTGTAAATATGAACCGACTTTTTAACTCGGCATAAAAATCCAATGGGTATGCGAATACAAATTGTGTAAAATTTATAATATTATTTTATTTATAATATTATAAACATTTAGAAATGACGTCTATGGTTACTGATGTAATATATAATGAACGAGGTGTTTTATCAGGTAGTGACTCAAATTCTATTGTAAAATTCAAGTGCGACGGATGCAGTGAAGTATGCAAACACCTTACATGTCTTGCAAGTTCTTCGGTTAAAAAATATTTGTGTGACGGGTGTCTCAAGAAATACTAACTATAAAATCATACAGCATATTTTGATTTGTGTCCCAATATTCTGTCTTTACTTTTGTGCCTTTATCCATAAATGTATGTGATGTAAATCCGGTTATTATTTTACTCCACATGCTTTTTACTTGGTGGGTTTGTCCATGTGCATGCTTGTGCCATTTTTTAAACGTCGGCGAAGTCTTGTGCAACTTTACACCTCCATTTTTCCATCCAATAATTACCATTCCACCTGCTCCCGTCGTCATATACTTTGCTTGTCCGTCGATTGAATAATGTTCTAAATTATGGTTGTGTCCGTTTAAATATAAATGAACCTGGTTACTACTCAGTAAATCCTGAAAATCTTCCACATCAATTTCATCTGCTTTATGATGTCCTAATACAAACACCCATTCGGTATTATTACTATTACGGGCATTAATACTAGACAATGTCGCATTAAACCAATCTAACTGGGTTTTGCAATCTTGTTGAATAATATTTTGATGAAACATGCATTCTCCTTGCATCGGTGCACAGGTTGGATATTGTATACTACATGGGTCCCACTTTGTGCGGTCATTTCCTCTATAGTCAGCAACACACGGATTCGTATCCAGGACAATAATATTAAGAATTACAGATTCGTTACTCGCGTCATCAAGAACAACCCTTTTGTGATAATACCGCGCATCCATTACCCAATTTGGTATCGTTTCATTGAGCGCTAGTTGTGCGTCAGGATTAAAACCATAGTCATGATTACCCAAAGTATTATACCAAGGCACGCCAATATTCCCAAACAAGTCCACATAATCTGTGCTGACTTGTGGGTCACTCGTATTATGAATCCCACAATAGTAGAAATTATCGCCCGTATTTAATACAAGTTTTGGTTTATATTCTGATGCGTATATTTTCATCGCGTCAGCAGTATTTTCGGCGTTTTTAAGATGATAACCGCCAAGTGCGGCAGACCCCCAATCACCTACAGAAAGAATCCGAATATCTCGGGGGGTATACGCATACTTTGGTGCAATATCTATCGGCAATGCAGCAACGCATGCGCAAAAAAGAAAAGGAATTAAAACAGGAATTCGGTTATATTTATTCATTTATCTAAAGAAAGAAAAAGTATTTTGGGCTAGATTGGGGAAGTTATATATCTTATAATTATTTCTCTAAATAACTATAAAATATTGTTTATAGATTATACTAGTCTACTTCACTTCATATGAAAACTCTAAAGAATCCCAAAAGTAACTATCCTCTAGTAGTCCTTTATGATATATATCTTTGCGCATTTTTTCAGGTGTGAAATTATTTTCTTCTATGTTTTTCATTTTTAGTTTAAATATACCAACATTGTAATAGTAAATATTATTTTTATATTCAATACGCACATCTACAATATCGTCATCAACATGTAATTCTTTTCTAAGGGTGCTATCATGCAAATTTTTTATATTAAATTTATAACGAAAATGTTGTGTATCCTCGTTACTATTAAATATATCTTCGTATATATCTTCATAGTAATGAAATGATTTTTTGTTTATAGGTGGTCGCATAATGTAATCAAGAAATGTATATTTGGTTTTGTCGATTTGTCTCACATATTTTCCATCTCGCAGTTTATATCGTTTCATAACATTTACAAGTATATGATGTTGTAAATCAAATGGTAATTTTGTTAATATTTCCATTGAACTAAATATAAATAAATATAAATAATAATAACTATTATTTATATTTTAAGTTGGTTTTCTGTAACTATAAATTCAAGTGCGCAGATTACACTTTTAAAAAAAAACCTCCGCGAAGTCGGAGGACCAAATGAAGCGTTGATTCTTTTTGTATATTGTAGTCTGCAAGTGTCCTACCATCTTCAAGCTGTTTTCCAGCGAAAATTAAGCGTTGCTGGTCTGGAGGGATCATCCTCCCCTTATGATTTCTCATAAAGATTAGACTGTATCTTAAGCCATCATTGAAGTTGATTAGACTTCTCAGGCCCATACCCGTGCGGTCGTTGAGGGAATACCATGTCCTAATCATAACGGATTTAGGTATTTTACCCGCGGATTGCCCAATCTCAAGAGTTATTACGATATACGAGGTCATTACCCTGTATATTATTAAAGGTTTCCCAGTAATAAGACGTATCTTGAGCTCTAAGGGGTTTCCCGTCATTATAAGGTATGTTGCATTTGTTCATCACAAACACTAGCCACTGAACTTCTACTTTTAAAAAGTAGTTTGGGTTTCAAATGTTTACCTACAACCAGAGCCAAAATAGTTGCAGCATGTGACTTTTATAGGCATCTAAAGTTTACCTTCTCTATCTTGAATCTTTGCTTTTACTGCTTCAATCGTGTCACTCATTTCTACATCAAGGGTTATTGTTTTACCCGTAAGAGTCTTAATAAAAATTTGCTGTGAGCTCATATTAGTCGTGTTGCGTTTACTAGTTCCTAGTTCTTTATTCCTGTATTCTATATTCTATACAGATATTATTTTTAAGTATGTTCTAAAATGATATAACAAAAGCTATTAAAATATTGCATGAACTTCAATTTTCCGCAGCATTAGCGTGTGCCTCTGCCTCCGCTGCTGCTTTTTCTTCCATTTCTTTTCTCTTTTTTTCTTCTAAATCGTCGATTATTTTATTTGCCGCAGCCAGTTTATCAAAAATCGTAATTTTGCATGACTTGCTTGACGTCCATCCTTTTTTTAAATCAGGATGTTTTTCTATTTTAAAATATTCTCGCTCTCGGGAATGTTGTCTGTCAATCCATTCGCGATAGTATACTACGTATTTCTTCATCATATGATGCTCTAATCCTTTAGGTAAAGATTGTGCACTATGTTTTCTATTTCTTTTTTTCATTTTGTTTGGTTTTTCTTTTTCTCCCGTTTCTCCCGTTTCTCCCGTTTCTCCCGTTTCTCCCGTTTTTGCATTCTCCTGGGAAGGCGATACAATACTATGCAAAGGTGTGACTTTGGTTGATAAAATAGTTGTGGTCGTTGTCGTGGTTGTAGATTCAGATTCCATCTTATGATATTCTAATAAAATAACCAATAAATATTAACCAATAAATTCAGTAATCAGTTATATATTTTTTATATTTCTAAAGTAAGTTAAACATTTCTATTTTCATACGTATGAATTTCAATCCAGCAAATAAATATTACATTGAAAGTGTAATATGCATCATTATTATATCTGTCACTTTATGTTTTTGTGTCGGTTATTGTATTGCTAGGCGATATAATGTTTAGAAAATTGATTTAAATAAACATCTATATATTAGATAAGCAACAAACACAACAAACTTAACGAACTCAATACATCGTCTTTGTATAACAACAATGGCCGGAAAGAGCAAATCAGGTTCTAAAAGCAAATCAGGAGCTAAGGGTGGTTCTGCATTGAAGACTGCGATGTCTGCGCAAAATAACCCAGCAGCGCGTATTCGAATTCCGCAAACGATTGGACTTCCTGGACAAATCGCCAACAATGCAGGTGGATACTCGTTCCCTCTGCCTCTCGAACAAGAATGGATGCGTTATTTGATTATCGGGAGCAAATCGGACAATGGAAGTTACTATCAATGTGGTGGCGCGATTGCAACCACGATTTCGAAGTGTATTATGGCAGCAGTTTCATCGCCAGCTACATGCGCGCATTTGATTCGCGACATTGTTGACGTTTCCGTCAACGCACGTGCACCCAAACAAGAAATGACGATGATGTCGCTCGCAGCTGCAATTGTATTTCCTCCCGACAACACATGCAAAGCACAGGCACTGGCAGCAATCAATCAGGTATGTCGTATTCCAACTCACTTATTCATGCTTGTGCAGTATATTCGCGACCTTTCGCAAGACAAGAAAACACCAGGTAAGGGATTTGGCAAGGGCGTGCGTCATGCACTTACGGAATATTACACCTCGCGCAACGGACTGGAACTGGCGGTCCTGGTGACAAAATATAAAAATCGTGAAGGATGGACACACGAGGATTTGATTTCACTGCTCCACATCAATCCTGCAGAAATGAAAGATGATGGAGGGCGACTTGTGCTTGAATGGATTATGAAGAAGGACAAACCTGAGCGCCTGATTAGGGCGAATCCGGCAAAAGGAATTGTGGAGACAATACTGCCTGCAAAAATGGAGAGGACTGAATTTCTGAAACGACTTGCAGCGATTCCGACACCAGTATTGCCAGTTGCTCCGGTAGCGACTGCAACTCCCAAAATGGCGTCTGTTCCTGCACTTGCACCTGCACCCACGGCAAAAGTTGCGGTCATGTTTGAAGTTGTCCATCCGGATAGTCCAATGTCGGGAGCATTGAAGTTGATGGTTTATGACAACGAACCACTTCAAAATGTCAGGCAAACACTAAATGACATTGGAATTGGGGCGACTTTCGTATTTCGCTACAATGGCTCTATTGTTTCTTCGACCAAAACTTTGCGAGACATCTCATACGACACAACGAAGAAAATCTACCTGTGTGCAGGAGTTGAACCCGTTGTGGAGCCTGTTGCAGCACCAACACCAACACCGACACCAGCTGCGGCATCCGCAACAGAATCAGAGCCCGAATCAAAAAAACCATTCGAAGACCCTCTCGTGGCGACAGCGCGGTTTCTGAAAGCATTGCTTGAGCTGGCAAAGACAGGAGAAAAGAAAGATACAGCGACTGCTATTGCGCTGATGGAACAGAATAAGAAAATCCAGCGTGAACATTTGCCAACGGAGCTTCTGAATACACCGCAAATCTGGAACTCGCTTTTGAACGGAATGGGAATGACTGCATTGATTCGCAATCTGGGAAAATTGACACAAATCGGAGTTACATCAACGAGGTCCCAGGATATCATTCGAATGCTCACTGACCCCAAAGCAGTCAAGGATTCCAAGGTTCACCCACTTCAAGTTTTGGTCGGAATGAAGACGTATTCGCAAGGAAAGGGTGACCTTGGTTCACTGACATGGACGCCGAATTCTTACATAACGGCCGCGCTTTCAACAACATTCCGCCAGGCGTTTGGAAACATCACGCCGACTGGGAAACGATTCATGTTTGGACTGGACGTATCTGGAAGCATGTCAATGTCTATGTGCGCAGGCGCAAAAAATATCACACCACGCGAAGGTTCAGTTGCAATGGCAATGATGACACTACATGCCGAGGGCGCAGAAAATGTTCACATCTATGGGTTCAGCAATGTATTTTACAACTTCAATGGAAAGGTTCGCCCTGATATGACAATCCAGGATGCAATTAAGGCAACAGATGTGCCTTTTGGAGCGACGGATTGCGCTTTGCCGATGACCCAGGCGCTTAAAATGTATCAACAAAGTGGAATTGTATTTGATGTGTTTTGCGTGTATACCGACAATGAAACGTATGCACCCAATATTCATCCCCAAGTGGCGCTGGAGAATTATCGCAAAGCAACTGGCGTGGATGCGAAACTAATCGTCGTTGGAATGGTGGCAAATCAGTTGACGATTGCGGACCCGAAGGACAAGAATACACTGAACTTGGCGGGCTTTGATACGGCTACTCCTGAACTCATCAGCATGTTTATCAGGGGACAGATTTGAAAACATTGCATACCGATACCGAGAGGCTTGGAAATTAAATACTTAATACATGTTGAATATCACATCGACCTAATATTTTTATAATAGATTTTATGTGGTTATTTAAAAACGGATTTACAAGTCGCATAACAACAAGTATATGCCAGGTAGGATTAATAATGATAATGCTTTCAAGACTACTACTAAATTTACTCGAAATTAACTTGGCTAATTCTATACCAACATTAATTTCGAGTAAATGTTTTGTGTTAAATTTACTGCAGTCGAATACCCATATCCATTTGTTGGTATTTTCAGATAACACGCCATCATAATGTTCTGTAATACCGACAACATCGTTATACTTTGTCGCTTTGGCAGGACACGTGTAATAGTAGGTAATATTATTTATTGTTCCTATATTTTTTAACGAGTGACTTGATGGATCAGCCTCGCATATTTTACATGTATATGGCATTAAAATATATTTATATTTATTTATATATAATATATAATATGGATTTGTATAAATATGTTAAATATTTTATTTTAGGTGGTTCAGTCACATTATTTGTTAACTATTTATCAGAGAAATTTAAACATGGACCTGCATTAACTGCTTATTTATATTGTGCTCCAGATATCTACTTAGTTATTATGTATGTTATATACAAAAGTCGTGGATTGAAAGGATATTATACATTTATTGTTCATAGTTTAATTAACTATATAGCAAACTTACTAGTGATTTTAATTTTAGTAGTTTTAATAAACTACACAGGTCTAAGTATATATCAAAACTTTTTATTAGTATCAGTATTATTTATAATTTACTCCATATATTATTTTTTGTATGTTTATAAGTTAGAGTTTACACCACATCAGGGAAGATAAAATACTATAAATACTATAAATACTATAAATACTATAAATACTATAAATACTATAAATACTATAAAATATTAATATAAAATGGCAACAAATTATATTATATACAATTTATATAATATAACTTTTTAGTTATAACTTTTTAGTTATAAGTTACTTGAAGTATAAATGAAAAATATAACTTTAAAATACTACAAAGGAAAAAAGAGTAAATGTTTTAATCGAACAAAAAGAAATAGTAAACAAAATATGATAGTAGATTCGCATTTACATATGCGTCCATTTGGAGGTCCACCAATTGAATTTAAAAAGATGATAAATATTTTAAATAAAAATGGAATATTATTTGCAAATTTTGAAGGTATAGGTCAAAAACTACCAGCAATGAATTCATGCAAATACTATAAAGATTGTCCAGGAGTAAAAGTAAAATCATCTATAACAAATGACATTATGAATGCGCAGTTAGTATTGGATAATAACTTACATAAAACAGGAGTAAATGGTATAAAAGTAAATTTATCAATGACATTTCCTGATTTGTCAAAACCAGAAGAAGTAGTCGATGGAATACACTTTTTAGATAAAGAATACCCTGGTTTATTTAAATGGATGGGAGAAATAAATGTAGTAAAACAGGCATTGTTTGAAAATGGTTATAAACCTGTTTTGTTTAGTCACATTTCAAAATGGGCTCCCTTTATGGATATTTTACGAAAAAGAAGTATTCCATTATCACTACATTTAGATTTAGGAAATAACCAAGATAATTTTAAATACTTACCATTAATTGAACAGATACTAAAATCATATCCTAAAAATAAAATTATATTTTCACATTTGTGTTTATGTAAGGAGTTAACAAATATCAACCCTGAAGAACACACAAATGTGTTAGATAAGTTACTAAGTAAGTATAAAAATGTATACTTTGATATTAGTTGGCATATTTTACACCACCAAAAATTTAAACATATCAATCAGAGACAATTTTATATTGACTTGATGAATAAACATCCTACACGATTTTTAACAGGAACTGACTTTGTATCATCAATAACTAAAAATGAAAAAACATATAAAAGAGAGTTAAAATTTACAAGTAGTATACTAAAATACTTGAATAACTATGCTTACCAACGTATTGCATTGGGGCAAAATTATTTAGACATGATTCACTCTACGTATAAAGCTCCGAAAATATGTTAAACCTATATATTAAACCTATATAAAAAGAATGTTATCATATTATGTAACAAACATACTACATAATATAATAAAATGGCAGCGTGTGAACATGCGGTAGCCAATGCTACAACTACAATCACTTACACAGATGTTGTTAGAAAGTTCAAAGAAATGAAAACCATGTATTATTCAGATAGGGGGTGTATGATTTCTACACTTAATGATAATTTTTCAAAACAATTTCTGAAAAAACACCCAAATCTCAAGTGGCGTGAAAAATACAATAAGTATGCTGAAGCTAATGTGTTAACTTCGACAATACGTATAAATATATTTGGAAAATCGTTTAAAGTATACTTGCATCGTCCTATAAAAGAAATTCATCGATGGGAATATGAGTATTTTTTTGATTTTGGTGGACATAATGCAGGGTTTTCTCGTGATAGAATTATTATGACGTTTGCAGAAACTTTTGATAAAGAACTTGATTTTGAATACTTATTAATGACAGGATTTTTGACAAGTGCAGGTGGAGAGACAAACGCTAGTGTTAGCGTTATTGATAAAAAATATGTAAAAGATGTATTAAAGTTACTAGTAGTTGGTGGGTATGTAAAACAATGGAATGCATTCAATCATTTTAAAAAATGGTTCAAAGAACATGGTTTTGACTATGATGTGGATACAAATAACTCAGAAACAATGACATCATTTATTTTTGATGATTACGAGCACCAGCACCAGGAGGAGCAAGAGTATGAAACTATTAAATCATGAATGAAGGGTCACCTGTAATTTCACGAAGAACATGGTTTGTATATGCTCGCGTCACTGCATCTGCTTCATAGTAGTTCCAATATATGTCTTGAAGTCCTAACTCTGTTCTTTTTTTATTACCTGAAACAACAACATTTGTAAAGTGTGTGATTGTGCATTGAAACTCATATCGCGGGTAGTCATTTTTGACAAATGTGCCTTTGCAGTTTAGGTGTGCGTATTCAGGACGTTTTTCACGAATCAGGTATGTTTTTCCGGGGACGAGGTCAATCGGGTCGACAAGTTGAAGAGGGCGCATCAGGGCGTGTGCTATAAATTTTATATGATTTTTATATGATTTTTATATGATTTTTATATGATTTAATTTAAATCATATAAAACGTTTCAATTTTATGTTGCTTTTACACTATAAAATTGAAACCAAAAATCTATTTTATTTTTAATGTAATAGTTACTAATGAATTAAGATAATGTCTATCTGGGTATTTCTGTATAGCGTTCTTGTGAAAGCAAATGTAGCTCCTGCGATTATTGCAACTATTATAGTTATATTGGGATTGGCGTATATGCTATTTCTACAGAGTTTACTTATGCAGGCTAATTTAGATATTTATTTAAATGTATTATTACTAGGATGTTATGCCATGGTTGAACGTTTTTTAAAAGCTCTAAATGAACTTGTGGTTTCTTATTTCATTATGATGCCATTCAAACTTAGTGCAGAAAAGTTATTGGTTGAAACATTTATAATGACTTCTCCGTCATCGTTGCTACTTATGAAAGAGAACGCTTATGCATTGAAGAGCGCAGCGCTCAGTGCATTAGAGGCGCTTGTTAAAAACGGATTGGGTATCATAACCCCATTTGTTCTTTTAATTTCACGAAGTGCTGCTCTAAGTGCAAAGCTGTATAGCATGCAACTTTTTATAGTGACTTCATGTTTATCATCCGTGTTTTTGGCAGGTTTGGCAGCATTGTTATATGACCATTGCAAAAAAGAAATGTTGTCAAAAATGGAAACTGAAGTTGCAGAACAGGGGCGTTCATTCATGACATCTTTAGCAACTCTTGTAGTCAATGGTCTCGGAGAAACTTTGCCAGTCTGGATGGTGAGTCTTAAAAAAAAAGAGTCTATACCAAATACACGTCACGATGTTCTTATGGCGGTCATATATGGTTGTCTAGAGATTGCAATAACTGGTATTCCTGTGTCACTAGTATGGTTACTTAAAGGGGATGACAACTTCTTGCCACTTTATGTTATCATACAACCAATGTTTTGGAACGCATGGTATCTCTTCTGTAATACAAAGTCTCTAATAGTCAGCACTGCTCCTTGGAGTCAGTATGAGAATTTCATGAATAGCATAAATTCACCTTTAACTGACATGATGAAACCTTGTTCTCCAAAGGAGATGATGCCAATTTTTGAAACAGACGTTGACGAAGTTGAATTATATGGTCCTTCAGGATGTGGTAAGACAACGCTAATGAGAAAAATGATTGCTGAAATATGTAGTAAGTATATACTTGGATATATTCTTTATATAGAGCAGTTTGCTTGTTTGCCATTTGAGCAACAAATAAATGACTACTATGCGTCTTCATTCCCAGAAGGGAAAATTCCAAAAAATTTTGAACAAGAGCTACTATATCGTGCCATTCAGTTAGGAATTTCCAACGTGATAAATATTAACACCCTAAAAAAATCATTTTCAAAACCTTCAGGAGGTGAAAAAAAACGTATTATATTTTTGAAGTATGTCCTTCCAGTATTAATGGGTGAATCGAAAGTGATGATTGCATTTCTAGATGAAGTTTCTGCAGGATTAGATGTAGATTCATTCACAAAGGTTCGTGCAATCATCGAAGAAATAAAAAGTAAAGGTGTTAAGGTAGTCTCCATCGATCATCATGAACATGCTGGTAGTAACATATTGAAAGTGCAAGTGTTTAAACGAGTGCACCAAATTCCTTGTAAGCTTAAGCCAAAAGTTCTATCATTTTGGCAAAAGATGATTGTTAAATTCTTTCCTGAAAATTATTATAAAAAGGAAGAAGAAGTGGACCTAGAACAGGGTGAGGAACAGGAACAAGTCGAAATTGAAGTTTGGGCACCTGAGCTTGAAATGAAACGACCATACTGAAACAACTATCAACTTATTAACCAGTTATTAACTAGTTTATTTTATAAACAAATCAAATACGACTCAAAAACATTCAAAACATTATTTAATAACTAATAAACAATAATCAGTTATTAAAATAGTAGTAAACATACAACACAATATATTGTGACGATAATTTTTCTAGTTTATAGAAATTAAATATATATTTTATATTTTTCTATAATTTTATTTCTAAATTTTTCTATTTCTAAATTAATATCATAATCAGTCGGTAAAATCATTTTTAAATTTAATCTATTACCATTATCTTTTTTATCAAACACTAAATGAGATTTATTTCTAAAATTTTGTATTGAAACATAATCAGGTAATATAACATTATCATTTATTGGATATATATCTTTTTCTAAATCAGAAACTACTTTATTTGCACTTTGTAACTTATTAATTAAAGATATTTTTGATGATTTACTTGAAATCCAAGGTTTATCAAGTTTTGGATGTTTTTCAACTTTAAAGAATTCTCTTTCTTTTGTATGCTCTTTATCTAACCATTCACGATAATAAACCACATATTTTTTCATCATATCTTGGTTTAATCCATCTGGTAATAACTTTGCATTATGTTTTCTTTCTTTCTTTGTTCCATCTTTAATTCCTTTTGAGTTTGCTTGTTGTTCTTCTCTTGTAGCAATTCTTAAATTTTCACAAGTATTATTTAATGTGTTTTGGTCTAAATGGTCAACGCTGATATTTTTTGTTCCTTTACCATTACCAAAACAACCTGTAATAATTTGGTGAATATATAAATCATTGCTTCCCATAATATATCCATTTTGAAGTTTAAACCAACTTATTTTTTTATTTAATAGTTTTTCATTATCTAAAATTTTTTGATAACTTTCTGAACATAATTTACAAATAGTATCTTTTTCACAATACATTAATATATATTCTTTATCATTTTCTCTTATTTTCCATAATGGATTTTTCATAATACCTGCATCATGACCTAATTTTAAATAATGACCTGGAATATATTCAATAACATTATATTTATCTATAATATTTTTATGATAATGGTGATAAATTTCAACATTGTTACGTCTTAAATCATATTTATTGTTATTTTTAAAATTATAACAAACTATTTCTGGATTATAATTAAATATAAAATCTAAATAATTAAAACGTTTATAGTTACTGGTATATGATGGATAATCTTCATTAATATAATCATTAAATATAAAATTCTTATTAAAATTTATAATCTTGTCTTTATCATTATTGTCAATAAAATATACTCTATCTCCATAAGTAATAGTTCCACAATTAAGTTGTTCATCGGTTCCATATACAGGTTTCATTTTTGATGATATATTAATATTATCTTCTTCAAAATATGAATCAATTTTATTAAAATTCATATTATGATACTATTTATAATATTGTCTTTAAGTATTTTGGGTATTATTAATAAAAATAAATATATATATTGAAAAATAACCCAAACCACTCAATTTGAGTAAGCCAAACCACCCATACCAGACATGATACGGAGAACGTTGTAGTTGGTGGCATAGACACGAACCTTGGCGGTCTTGGTGCCTTCTACTGTAGCATTGGACAAGACGAGCTGAAGGGTAGCGTTGTCAATGCGAGAGAAGTTGCAACTGCCGCTTGGCTGGTGCTCTTCGGGTCTCAGCGCGAAGGAATAAACGTTGATACCAGTGTCAGGAGTCTTAGTGTGGTGCTGGTAAGGCTGGACAAGGTCGAAGTAAGTGCCTTCACGCTCAGAGAAACGATCCTGGCCGTTAAGCTGGAGCTTAGCGGTGACAACAGGGTTCTGACCCCAGCAGTGCAAGTCAAGAGAAGTCTCAGTGAGGACGAAAGTGCCGGCATCAGAAACACCAGAGTTGTCGAAGTGGTAAGGATAGTTAGTGTTGGGGCTGTAACCAGGAGCAAAGTTGGGCTGAGAGTAGTCATAACCACCAGCGCTTGGGCCATTGGGGTGACCACCCTGGTTCCACCAGTAAGGAGAAGACACATCAATAGCACCAGCCTCGGCGAACAAACCAGAAGCATCAATGAATGAAGTGCTGGTCTCAGCAATAGCATCGTGACCACCGAAGGCGTGGATGGCATTGGGAAGAGCATCAACAGCATCAGTGTAGTTGAAGGGCTGAGCACCAAGGAGCCTGTAAAGGAGCTGACCGCACTCAAGGGAAGAGCAGTAGTCAACGTTCTGATCGGGCTGAACAATCCAGATAAGCTCCTTAACGGGGTGGTTAAAGTTGAGCTTGATTTTGTTGGAAGAAGAGCCGACGGACTCATCACCAGTGAACTGGAGCTGCTCAATAAGATACTCGTGGGGGTTCTGGGCCATACGTCTGCGCTCATCAGTGTCCAAGAAGACGTAGTCGACGTAGAGAGAGGCAGCAACGAGGGACTGGTTGTAAGCAGTGTTGACACGGCCACCATGGGTAAGACCAGTGGAAGAGTTGAGAGTCTGGGAGCCACCGCAGCTGAGAGAACCAACAGCCCACAAGCACTCATCGATGGGGCGGATATCCAGGTTAATCTTGACCTCGTGATACTGAAGAGCAATCAGAGGAAGAGCAAGACCGGGGTTGCGGCAATACCAGAACTGGAAGGGGACATAGAGAGTAGTCTCAGGGAGAGCATTGCGGGGAGCGCAAACCTGACGAGGAGCGTTAGCCTGGCAAGGACCATCAATGGGGTTAAAAGAGGGGTCAGTGATAAAGGTGAGCTCGGTGGTGTTTCCGACCATAGCATAGTAACCCTTCTTCTGGTCAAGAGGGAGAGTAAGGTTGTTCCAGATGTGCATCCAGTCACCATACTGGCGGTCAATGCGCTGACCACCGATTTCAACCTCAACCTGGGAAATAATCTGCTCACCGGGGAAATCAAGCCAACGGGCATAAACACCATCCTGGGTAGTGCCCTTCATGGACTGGTTGATTTCAGGGAGAGTAACCTGAAGGTAGGTGCGGTAAGCCAAATCACCATTACGAGAGATGGTGCAAGTCACACGGCGACCGAAATCGGCCTGTCCGTTAAAAGTTTGCTCGATGGACTCCATAGCAAAGTTAGTGTGACGTTTGTAAGACACCTTCCAGAAAGTAATCTGGGGGTTGCCCGTAAGATAAACATCTTGGGCGCCGTAAGCGACGAGTTGCATAAGACCTCCTGCCATTTTTTGATTATTATAATATTGCTAAAGAAAAAAAATTTATAAAAAAACTTAATTGTTTTTTATAAATAAATTATAATTTATAATTAATTGTTACATAGATTTTACATACTTTACATACTTTACATACTTTACATACTTTACACACTAAACACTAACGCTAACACATTATACCTCGCCTAAATATTGCTACATATTTACACGCTGATTTGTATTTGTATTTATTTTCAAAAAGTTGATTAAGTAATCGTCAGAATATATTTCATCTCGGTTTCTATGTTTTTTCCTAAATATAAAGTTATCATTATTTTTTCGAATCGTCCAACCATTTTCTAAAGTATTCATTACAAAATGCATTACATATATTTTATTTTTAAGTTCACTATTAATATCCATTTTTTGATTCTCAATCATATGCCTTAATGCCTTAATTCCATCTTCTAAAGGAATGATATCTTTTTTAGTTTTTTGGGGATGGGTTTTATTTGTTTCTTTTGTTTCTCTCGTTTCTCTCGTTTCTCTCGTTTCTCTCATTCCATCATTCTCTATATGCTCAACCTCATTTGTCACTGATGTGTATAACTTCTCAACAATACGTCGATTCAAATAGTCTTCTGTAATAATTTCCTTGCTAGATGTTTCTAAATTTTTTAGAAAAAATATATTTTTTCTTTTTTTTATTGCCCAATGATTTTCTAAATATTTCATAATAAAATTCATTTTATAATACACTTCTCGTTTTATCTGCATATTGTCTAAAATATGTAAGTCTACCTTTGTAGTAATATCATAGTCTATTTTAGTATTTTGGTTTGTATTTTGGTTTGTAACTTTATCAACATGTTTATTATCATTTAAATTTGAGGGAATTATCATATTTATTATCAAGTAACAATAACGAGTTATTATTATGAGTTATTTTTTATTTGAAAAGATAACACATAATAACCATAGTATTGGCTATATATGGAAAATACAATATTCCAAATTATTATATATTGCAAAATAAAATATTAAAAAAATTATGAATATAACATTATAATACACTTATAATATATAGAAATATATCCTATAATATACTCTGGTTCAAATTTAGTTTAATTTACTTTGGTTTAATTTATTTCACAAACTATGCCTTCATTCAAGCACAAGACAAACAAAAAACTATTTGTTGATAGTAAGAAAATCATGACTCTTGATGGTGTTCATCGTGAGTTGCAAATGGAATTTAACATGATTGAAACCGAAAAACTACCCGCTCTATATAAGGAAAAAAATGATATATTAGCTAAACTTAAAAACTATAAGGATACTGGTATTATTAATATTACAAAACAAATTGAGTTAAATGACCGCTTATATGATATAAAAAAAGAAATCTCCGAAAATAAGCGAAAAATAAGGGACTACTACCTAAATAATAGTAGTTATATTTTTGACTATTTTGAGAATAAGAAGGAAATAACAAATGGTACAAATAAAACCAAAAAACTGAATTCTTTTTTCAAACTGGACAATTCTGTGAACGAAAATGAGTTGAAACGTGTGAATGAGAACAACGTGCAAAAGTTTTTCACAAATTTGGACCAGCGTTTTTTCAATGTGAATGACTATATTATTGCCACGGATATATGCGTCTCGTGCAATCGTGGCGAAATGATTCCGGTCGAACATGAAGGAATTATGGTTTGCAATGTTTGCGCGAAACAGGTGACCTATTTGATTGAAAATGAGAAGCCGTCGTATAAGGAACCACCCAAAGAGGCGTGTTTTTATGCCTATAAACGCATCAATCATTTTAAGGAAATCCTTGCACAATTCCAGGCGAAAGAAACGACGCAAATCCCGGAAGAAGTATTGGATAATATTAAGCTGCAACTTAAGAAGGAACGAATTCCGCTTTCAAAATTTACAAACACGAAAGCAAAAGAGGTGCTTAAGAAGCTGGACTACAATAAGTATTATGAGCATATTCCATTTATTAAAGACAAACTTGGTATTAAGCCGCCGATTATGACACCTGAATTAGAAGAGACATTGTGCAATCTTTTTATGGAGATTCAAGGACCTTATGCGAAATGCTGCCCGCATGATAGGGTGAACTTTTTGAATTATTACTATACAGTATACAAACTATGCGAGCTGTTGGAAAAGAAAGAATTTTTATCCTATTTTCCTATGTTGAAAGATAAAGAAAAGAGGATAGAACAAGATTATATTTGGAAGAAAATATGCGAAGAGTTGAATTGGGAGTTTATTCCTACTCAGTGAGAGGTTCTGGTTTTGTTCATCCGTTATAGGGGGTGTTTATAGTTATAGATTTTTGTTAAGAGTACGCAGACAATCTGCTATTTCTGCAAATGTTTCAATATTACTTTCAAAATTAAAATTATATTTTCTCAAACCACTATCTTCTTCAATATTATCCCATGTTATTGGGTTTTCAAAATCTTTTAAAATTATTGGGAATACTCCTTCAAACGTAAAAGAAGGCGGTCTGCTACTACCAGTTACTCTTTCTAATACTATTTGCACCCAATTATTGCTGATATATACTTTTAGTGCAAACTTTTCTGTTCCATCAGTAATGGAAAATGTATCTTTTTTTTTAAAGGTAAGATCAAATTGATGCTCCATATATTTATCATTATTATTGGCGGTAACAATAAAATCACCCGTTATACCCTGACCTTGCAGTCGTTCAGAGTTTTGTGTGGTGAAAGTTTTATTAAATGCATCACAATTAAACTTATTATCCTTCCCCCCCCTATGAAACCTTTTACCGCGTTTGTTACCATACTTACGACTACACGCGCCTCCCTTGTGGGTTTTTCCATATCTTTTCTTATAACTACTTTTTTTGTTTTTCTTAATCTTAAATCTTCGGCGAGAAATGGATGAACGGCTACGCCGTCCTACTTTCCGCGACACTTTCATTTTTATTTTATATTATTTTTATTACTCTATACAATATGGTAATAAAAAAATGTATAATAGTCATTATTATTATGCATATATTCTATGTTCTTCTACATAACAATCACCATTTTTTTCATGAGTATCACAGGTAATTTGTCTATATACATCACCAAATTCGTTTAGAGCTACATTTAGGTTAGTAAAATACTTATTATCAAGAGGCGTCAAAATTTCCTCTTTACCTAATAGTAAAACTATATTTGGTGCCAAAAGTCTTAACCTAGTCAAATTCGCATATATATATTCACTATCAGTAGTAAACATACTATCTAAAAAATTTTGAACGTCTTGAACATCTTGAACTTGTGTATTTTCTGTATTTTCTGTATTTACTTGGCCGGTAATAGTACATTTTATGGTGCCATTATCATTAGTTAATCTATTTGTACAAAGTTCTAATAGTCTTTGAAGCTTCGTATATACTTCTTTTAACTTTTCTCTAACACATTTTTGAATTTTTTTAAAAGTGTCATCATTCATATTAAAAGAAAAATCATATATTTCACCAGGTTTTTCTAACCTTACTAATTGTTTTAATGCTTCTTTATCTGTAAAATCCCCCAAATTTGTAATAGAAAAACTAACACTTTTATTATCATCTCTTGAATTTGAACTTCTTTTAAGTAATACTTCAAATACTGGTGGGGGATTTCCTTGTATTGCTGCTTGAGATACTGGACTATTATATACACGTAAAGTTATTGTAAATTGTCCACTAACAGGTTTAAACGTAAGTGACGCTTTTTTTATAAAAGAAAGAGTTACACCTTGTACGACTGCTTGAGAAACTCCTAATTTAATACTTTTACTTAATTTACTTTTACTTAATTCTGAATCTGTATCTAGAGTCCACGTAGTAGGACATTTAAACTCACCCTCTCCTCCCCTATGAAACCTTTTACCGCGTTTATGTGTGCGTGCGCATTTGTAAAAACGACCTCGTTTTCCTCCTTTGTGGGTTTTTCCATACCTTTTCTTGTAACTACTTTTATTTTTGTTACTTTTCTTACTCCTTAATCTTCGACGAGAAATGGAAGAATGACTACGCCGGCCTACTTTCCACGACACTTTCATTTTTATTGTTTTTATTACTCTATACAATATGGTAATAAAAATATTTTAGTAGTGGATGTATTTTGGTGTTGAGTTAGTTGGGTGGTAGAGATAGGGATATTTTATTAATTACGTTCAATGGTAGGAGTTTTTTTTAGACTTTTGTAACATTTTGAAGCATTTCCACTATCGTTCTCAGTAAGAGTCTTGCATCCTTGAAAAAGGCTTTCATAGTTAGCTTCATCTGATAGCGTAGATACTAAATCTGAATATTCATCACTGACTGGATTGTCAGCTTGTTTTTCCATTCTAAATTGAAACGCTTCAACATTATCTTGTAAAATATTAAGTACTTCAAACACGTTATTAAAGTGTTCATAATCTTTGTCTTTATCATATAAACCACTCTCATTAGTAGTAAGTGCAGCATTAGAACTTTCATCGGGTCTAGTAAAGTCTTGATATATATAAAAAGCTCTATATCGTCTTTTCATGTAATCAAGCTGTGTTTCAAGTATTTTTTTTAGATAAAAATCTACATTAGCTTTTCTTTTTTCTTTTTCATCTTCATTAATTGGAAGATCATCTATTTGTTTTTTTAATTCTGCAGCCTTAGATTCTTGTTCTGCTTTAAATTGACTATAACTTCTTACTTTACTATTTGTATCATTTGGATGTGCTTCTATATTTTCTCCTAGTTGTCTAATTACATTATCTACTTCAAATTCTCTATTTTGAATTTTTTCTCTTTCTATTTGAATATCAGATGGTTTACTTTGACTTTTAAGTTCTGCAAGATAGTCTTCTTTAAACACACTTCTTTGTGCATCATCTGCTAGGTTTTCGGGCAAAAAATCGTTATTACTATCAATATATGAAATTAATTTTTCTAGTGTTAGTCCTTCAGTATTAGTTAAGTCTATTAATGAATCACTATTAGGACTATTTTTTATTTTAGTAAATACTTCCCATACTTTATTAGGTGCAATACGTAAACTTTGTGGTGAAATGCTAGTGCCAGTACCAATTCCATTATTTCTTAAATCTTCAATTGGTTTTACAAGATTGACCATATCGGTAGTAATAGTAAGACTATCAGGACTACTTAATATACTTAATAAACTATTACATTTTGTAACAGAATCATAAATTTTTTTTAATATTGACGTGTCACCTGTTTTTATTAAATCTTGTAGTTTTTTAAGTGGCGACTCTTTTTCACTATATGGTTGCCCATAAGCATTTTTTACATAAAATAGACCATAGTTACTTAATAATGATAATAATTCTACAAGTTTTTTTGTTTTATTTGTATCAATATTTCCATATTCATCAACATATACAAAAAATAAAAATGAAAAGAATGGTGGTTTTGGGGTTACTAATAGAGCACCCCAATCATTAAAACCACTATTATAACTATCCACATTTTTTGGAACAACATTTAGAATTTGTTTTTCAACTGAACTAAGTATTACAATTTTACAATGTTCTAATAAATCTTTAACTTCTGTGTAATAAGCTTTTAACTCTTCTTTTTGTTTTTTCAATTGAGTTTTTATACATTGTTCTATTTCTTTAAAAAAATCATCATTTTTAGTATCAGAAAAGTCATATGTTTCATTTGAAACACCATATCTTTGTGTTTGTTTTTGTTTTTGTTTTGTTGGTTCAGTAAAATAACTCAAATCAGAAATATTGAAAGAAACATTTTTACCATCTTTACCTTTAGTTGTTCTTTCAAAAGTTACTACAAATTGTCTAGGAGTTGAACTTTGTGGGGTTGACGTTGACATATCTTTAATAAATTGTGTACCTGTTTTAACACTTAATTTAATATTAAATTGTTGAGTAGGGCCACCTTGAACTAGTTCTCCATTCTTTTTAACAAAAAGTGTTTGATTTTGTATAGTTAATTCATAATTACCATTAGTTTCGGTAAAATTACTACAATTAATTTGCTCCCCACCCTTATGAAACCTTTTTACACGCTTATGTGTGGACGCGCGCACGCGCTTCTCACCCCGACCTCGTTTTCCTCCCTTTTGGGTTTTTGCATACTTTTTCTTATAACTACTTTTATTTTTACTATTTTTCTTACTCCTAAATCTTCGGCGAGAAACGGAAGAAGTATATTTGCGGCTACACCGCCCTACTTTTTTTGTAACTTTCATGACTATATTTTATATTATTTTTATTACTCTATACAATATTGTAATAAAAATATTTTAGTAGTGGTTGGTTAGTGAATAGCACTGGGTAGGTTGAGTTTAAGTATCAGTCGTTGTCGTCGGAACTAGGGGGGGGTATCGGTACCGGCAACGACAGGTTTACTTTCTGCTTCACTTGTTTGACTTAGACTATCTATTTCTTGTTTAAGTTTTTCTTTTTTTTCTTTATCTAATGTATCTGAAATTTCATTTAATTCACCTGATATATTTTTAATTTTACATTTATCGGCAAATTGTTGTAAACTAGATTTTAAGTTAGGAAAAGGATAAGTTTGCGCAACACCATTAGCTAAATTTGATATAAAATTTCTTGTTTGTTTAGTTAAATTTTTCATTTCATCTAAATAATTGGATATTTCCCATTCCTGTATCATAGTAACACCATTTTTTGTATTTTGTGTAATAGTCAAATTAATTTTAATTTTTTTAATACATATAAATTGGGCAATCAACAATAATAATAATAATTCATCTATTTGAGACTTATAATGTATTTTTTCACTCTCAGTAAACGAAGTATTGTTATCTATGAGTTGTTTTTGTTGTTTTACAAATTCTATTAACTCACGTTTAAAACTACCAAAATTTAGTTTTTGATTTATTTGACTTTCTGCAGCATAAAAAGGTAATGTTTCAAAATTATCTCCTAATTGTCTAATTTCTTCTACAGCTTTTGGTATATCTTCATTTTGGGCCTTTACTTTTTGCTCTTTTTCAGTAAGAGGAGGAGGAGCTACAGGAGGAGCTACAGGAGAAGCTACATCTACAGGAGTATTAGCGCTTGCAGAAATATTAACACGAGCTACACCTGCTGCCTTTTGAGTATATTCCGGATTAAGAATAATATCCGCTATTGCTGCAAAAATAGGTATATTTGCAGGATCACTAAAATCATAAATAATAACATTATTTTGGGTATTATCTTTAAAATATTTCATTGTTTTAAGAAAACTTGCACTTTTTAATTTTTCTTCAAGAATTTGTTGGTTAGTAGGATTTTTAAGTTGACTACCTTTCATTGGGTTTTCTCCCGAGAGAGAAAATTGTATCGTTGGGTCATCTTCTCTTTCTAATGCGAAAGCATACTTTACTGGGGTATTGGGATTCTTTTTATTAAACTTAAAAGTTAAAGTGGAATAAAATCGTTGAGGTTGTGTAGGAAAAAATCCACCAGTTATTTTTTTAACCTTAAATACAATGACACAATTAGTATCATAAGGTCCTAGTAAAACATCTACTTCTTTATCATCATCATGATCATGATCTTTTTTATACGTACCAAGTTTAAATCCATCTATTATTCCATTTGCATCAGTAATGACTCGTCTTTGTGCTTGTCTTTGTGCAGCAGCTGTAATATTTCTACCCAATGCACTACCAGGATCATTGAATGGATCAACCCCACCCCTATGAAACCTTTTACCGCGTTTGTGACCATACTTACGAGTACGCGCGCCTCCTTTTTTTTGTTTCATGGACCAGCATCCTTCTCTGTGAGTTTTTCCATACCTTTTTTTGTAAATGCTTTTATTTTTGTTACTTTTCTTACTCCTTAATCTTCGGCGAGAAACGGAAGAAGTATATTTGCGGCTACACCGCCCTACTTTCCGCGACACTTTCATTTTTATTTTATATTATTTTTATTACTCTATACAATATGATAATAAAAATATTTTAGTAGTTAATTATTATTCATCGGTATTATCATCACTTTTTAAGTAAATACTACACTCATTCCAATGACATATATAACTTTTTTTATTTATTTTTTTATATGATTCTATTTGCTCATTTTTATATTCAGAGTATCCTAACGATATAATAAATCTATCGCGATATACTAATACTGAACCATCATAATAATGACTAATATCAATATTTAAATTTGGATTGACGCCTTTTATTTTTAAATCTTGAATAAGTTCACTCAACATTCCTGGTCCTGTAGGATACAATGCACAAAATCCATAGTATTTTCTTTGCACATTTTTAACTACCTTATAAATTGCTTCTAATAAAAATGGATTATTTTTTTTGCAAACCATAAGTGCATTATATATCGGACTTGGTGTATTAAAATAAATAACTTCTTCTCTATCTAAAACATAATGTTCTGACTCACATAGTTCAATCAATTTAAAACCATTTATGCAAGATAGTTTAATATCCATATATATCCCGCCATTTTTGTATAAAATAGAATAACGCCATAAGTCCGCTTTATATGCTCCTGGTATAAGCGTATCGTATGCTTTTAATATATCTGATGAAAAATAAACCAATTATAATAACAGAAATATGGGATGATGATAAAAGAAAAAGTGAAAATATGTTTTCATCAAGACAAGATATAATAAATATAATAACTAGTTTAGGGTATACGTTGTATAAAAATATTGAGGATGATTACGTTTTTTTACCTAATAAAATTTTAGAAAATACACCTAAAAAGTCTGTAAAAAATAATTTTCTTATGTCATTTTCATAAGGATAATATTATGAAGTATATGTATTCATATTCATATAGTATTTTTATACTATATAAATTATTTAATTATTTATTATTGGTTATGCTGCATCATACGCGTTTAAACGCGGAGAGGAGTGGGGAAGCCAACAAGGTTAGCACCAATACCGAAGCCAGCACCGGTTCTAGCAGAGACTGCCAAGCTGGGAACGTAGACGTCCAAAATAGCAAAAGTGGCAGCAGCAACCAGAGAAATCAATGCAATTTCATCCAATTTGAGAGAACGAGAAGGAATAGAGTAAGCAACGATAGCCACGCAAAGACCTTCGATTATATACTTAATAAAACGCTTAAAAAGCTCACCAAAGTCAAGTGTTCCGTACATATTATAAATATAATGTAGAAAAAAATATTATTATTTTAGTATATTTATTTTACTATATTTATTTTAGTATATTTTTTTACAATATTTATTTTAGTATATTTTTTTACTATATGAAATTGAATATTGCTAAATATAATATGTTATTTACAAATTTGTTTGTAGAGTAAATTATTTAAATAATAGTTGTGTAAAATAACTTAAAATAATAAAATACTTATATATATAATATTATTAACAAATGTCATTCGATAATAAACTACCCCAAGGCGTTACTCCTAAATATTTACCAGATGGAAAAGAAAATCCTAAATATGTCGATTTATTAGAAGAAGATAAACCGATTGCGGGGCAAAAATTTGTATGTCTTTCATTTGTATCTCCGGAAAAGATTATTAAACAGAAGGAAGAGTTTTTGTATGAGGAGTTTATCAAACAATGGGACTTTAAAAAGTCGATGGAGAAGTTTACACAATTTCTAAACTTTATTGCATTTAAGTATCCTTCTCTTTCATTTGATAAACTTATGGCGGATTTTAACGACTTTACTAAGGAGGAAGGTGACTCTCTTAAGCTTGCCGCTTCAATTAGCGACGACTACAAGACGTTCATTGATAACAATGAGGAGCAGCTTGACCAGAAGTTTGGCGAGTTGCATCAGTTTCAGACCTCAACACGTGGTATAAAAGTTCGCGGCGTTTTTGCTACTCAAGGGGAAGCAGAGCTCCGCTGCAAATTGTTGCGCGAAGTTGACCCTAACCATGATATCTACGTGGGACAAGTTGGTATGTGGGTTCCATTTCATCCAGATGCTTATAAGACTGGGCGCGTTGAGTATATGGAGGAGACGCTAAATCAGCTTATGGCGGATAAGAAGAAGAATGAGGATATGGCCAAGCATGACTTTGAGAAACGTGTCAAGGAGGCGAAACAGAAGGCAATTGAAGAGAATATGAAGAAGGCGGAGGAGTCAGGAAACAAACTTACACAAACGATTAACGCAGAGGGAGAGTTGGTTGGTGTTGCAAATATTGGAAACTTTGATGGCTTGAATGAGGATGCAACAATTGATGACATTAAGAAGAACATGTTTGATGCGGAAAATGTTGTTCTTGACAAGAATGGTGACCATGGTTTGTCAAAATTGACCCACTACAGCGAGTAACTATTTTAATTATGTCGGGACTAGATTATTAAATATAAATAATATATATGTATTTGTATTTAACAAAGTATTGGGATAAAGGATTAGGGAAGTAAAAAATGAAAAAATATACAAGAAAACGTGCACGTATTCAATATAGAAAACGAAAAACGCGTAGTCGGCGTGGCGGTGCTTCTAAACGTCCGAAAACTCCGGCACCAGCACCAACGCCAAGTGCAAGACAAAGCTCAAGGACATCGGGTAGAACATCAAGGACACCATCGGGTAGAATATCGGGTAGAACATCAACTGCTAAATCTACACCAAGTAAAGGTGTAGTCGTTTTGCAATCTCGTGGTTATAGTCGCGTTAACGCATCTTCACGTGCAGGAATATCAAAAGATGATGCGCAAGCCTTACAAGCTGCAAGAATAATATCTAACTTCCCACGAGATATGGATAAATTTTTACAAATGGTTGTCAACAACTATGAGTTATTAAACTATGAAGGTGTGAAATTTGCTTTGCGACAAAAAATTAGTATAAATGAAGACCCTGCGGTAGGGCGGTTATCTACAAATGGTATTATATTTATCAGTTATATTTGTGGAAAATTGGTTTGTTTGTTAAATGAGCTATCAACTTTGTCAAGGTCAGGTGCAGATGTTGGTAAAAAAACTAGTTTACTATACAGAATAAAACAAATAGAAAAGGTTATTTGTTTATTAGATGGGGTAGGATGTTCATGGGGTATTCGACCTTATAACCAAACTGAAATGGATATTATTGCCGAGTATTATCTAAAAATCAAAGATGCTACTGGTTTACAAGAATACCATCGCCAACTTAATGAATTTATTGATAAGTATTTCCCTGTTTTAAAAAAATACACCGACCCCTCACATGTAGTTTCATCTTCAATGTGTAGGCGCCTTATTACTAAAGATATAATGCATATCTTGCCTACTATAAAAGAACTACAACAAAAAGGAGAAGTGGAGGAAGTTGACTAATATGCAAATATAAATACTATGCAAATATAAATATTTACAGAGTTTAATATATAAATATTTATATACATATACTAATCAAAACTCATCATTAAAATGTCTGTTTCGGTTGTTTCAGTTGATAGAATAAATGCGCCTCTTAACTTTAGAACATCAGATACACTTATTACGACAAAAGTTCCACACTATCCTACAAAAGTAGACACTGGTATGCTTATTATTCCGGGATGGACACGTCCAAATGCAAATGGTGTTCATCCAAATATAAATTCTGCGGATTTTAATGGTCCTGATTTCAAGGCACGTCCATTAAAACACTGGCGACGTCAGTTGCGTGTATACAACAACAACGGAAAGGGTCCATCAAATAATTCGCGAACTGCTACTATAGCCACATTAGATACACCAGGCACAGGTGTTTATCACTATCAACCTGATTGTGCATGTGTAGGCAACGAAGGTGGGAATTCATATATTATTGCAAACAATAAATTTAGTTATGAAACACAAGGAGATAAATATTCAACGCCACTGAACGACGTTACAATTGAAAACAAAGGTTCTAATACTATCCCATATAATGCAACCGAAGCTGAAGTAAATGACCCTACAAATCCAGCATATAAAGTGATAACAGGTTTATATAACACAAAGTGTATGAATTGTTCACCGCAGTCAAATGTGATACGTAGGTCGGTCGTATACAACAGCCAGGCATACTATGAAACAACACGTGCGAAGTTGGAAGCAAGGTGCCAAAAATATGAGCAAAATATCTCGACAAATCCGGCGAATGGTGTAACGTATTTTAGCGCATCAGGTCAACCACTTTGGCCAAATAATACGCCAACTGGTCCGCAAGTTGTTGCACCTGTTGATTTTGGTGCAATTACTTACAAAGGTGACTACTTCAACATATATAACTATGTGAATGCTGCAACATCGCTTGGACCGGTATCTCAAGTAAATACGCCCTTATTTACGCCTAAAATAAGATGCAGACTCTCGCATGTAACTGCTGGTTTTTTTGTAAACTTTCCATCAGTCGCATCCTTAGTGCGTGCAATAGTTTATGACTCTACAAATAATATTATATGTATTAGCCAAAATACTCAAAATACAACTATAAATATATATTCTCCTGCAATACCATCTTTTGGACAAGCAAGTTTAGCATTTTACTTTCCTCAAAATGTCTACATAAATACAACTAAATCATATTATATAAAATTTGACACACTAAATACGACAAATTTTTATTATATTGTTGATAATACAATACCTGGTTCTCCAATTACTGGAACACTTGTTGCAGAGCCGCTATACTGCGACTCGCAAACTATTTATAAACCAAATAATGTAACATTTGCAAAACAGGGAGCAGTTCCGGGTTCAGTTCGCACAAAACAGCTAGCGACAAATTCTGTCCTTTTAAATGGCAGTGTTTTTTATAGTGCTGCTGGTGCATACGCTGCAAATAATGGTCTATACCAAGGCACAAATATATCCGGCAATTACTATGTAAAGACAACCCCTGTTGTCCAAAGTTGTGCGGTTAGGGATACCACGAATGATGGGAATAAACGAACAGGAAAAAAGACGAAATGTTTTTGAGGTATTACTATGGAATAACAATGGAATATTTTGTTCGTAAATATAATATAAATATAATCCTATATTTATAATATAAGTAACTCATAACTATGACGGATAATAATACTCCCGAACAACCAACACCCACACCCACACCCCTACTCCCTTTTCAAAAAACAAAAGAACAACGAAGTGCAGATGTAAAACCAGTTATTCAGAAACTAAATGAGCTTGAGTTAAATATGTCATATGAACCAATTCGTAAGATGTATAAAGTAATAAATGAATACATAAAAGAAGGGGAGTCTCGTAAGATAAATATTGCATTTCCAGAAGTAAAAAGACGAATCAAGGGATTTTTATCGGATGATACTCGCAAAGAAACATGGATGAAATTGGAAGTCGATGACTAACTTATGCTATTCGGAGCGGAGAATCTATTTGTCCGGGGAGTATAACGAAATTTCATTAATTCGTTTATCTATGAATATTTCTTTGCCAACATTTTTAACTATTTTGCGCTCATAGTTGTGATAGTTTTCAATCGGTTCACATATTGAACGCACCATAGTTAAGTATTCAATTTGTTTTTGTTCTGTTTCCATCCAGTCTGGGTTATCATTTGCCCATTGTTGTAAAGCAGTTCGCTCTTTGTCTGCAATTTTTACGATTGTATTTTTTATTTTATCATGGTTATCATCTTTGTGCCACTTGTCTTCATCTTTGATATACATGGTGTCGCGTTTAACATCTGTGCAATGAATTGGACGCTTATACACATCCAATTCTTTGAGACCTTTTATCATAACGTCTGTTATACCTTTTGAAATTCCATTCTTCTTTGAAAAAAGTAAGTCATCTAGGGTTATTTTTAATGAGTCAATAAAGTCGGATATGTTAATAGCATCTTTGCATTTCTCATTTAGAAAAACATTAAGATTGAAGTTATTTGTTGTGTTATTATTTGTTATGTTTGTATTATTCGTATTATTCGTATTATTCGTTATATTACCTACTTTGGGTATAATTGTTATTATTTGCTCTTGTTGTTTTTTTATTTGCTCTTGTTGTTCTTTTATTATTTTCATCATTTCTTTATTATCATTTATCAGTTCAATAAACATATGTTTTGTTATAATATTTTTACTATCAGAACATAAAATATCATCATTGTCTAAGTCTTTACTATTTTTCTCATCGGCGTTGCTATAGTTCTTATCACTATTCGTGTCATTTTCTTTACATTCTTCTTTGGAAGACTTATAAACAATACATGTTCGCTTATGCTTTGCTAGCCCAGGTCTATACTTATAACTATTACCACAAATGCAGTCAAATGTTTCATTATCTGTAGTCGGCATTTTTTGGTTACTCTCAGTTACTCTTTTATGTTTGATGGTGTCAAGGTGTTTTTTATAATTAGATTCTTTACAGCATGTAAAGTCACAACTTTCGCACTTAAAAAAGTGGCATTTTTCGGCATTTTTTTGGTTATCCATTTTCATATATATAGAGTAACATAAAAAATGCCTAAATCCTTTTCATAACTATTTTAAAAATGTCCAAAAAATTATCGTCACAAATTTTTCAAGTTAAAAAAGCAAATGTGAGCATTATGGTCTGAGTGAGATTTTCAATGTTTTTTTCAAATCTAAACCTGGAAAATCAAAATTGGACATTTATAAATGTCCATTTTTCAAAATCCCAAAAAACTTTTGAAAAAACATTACATCATTCATTTTCAATCCGTCACTATCCATTTCGCCGAAAATGTATAAAATAATAGTATGAATAGTATAACTAGAACACGATATTCTCGTCTATCCATTTTTTAATCTTTATATTTGTAGGCTCTAGTATTTTGTTAAGCCCGTCGATAAGTGTTTGATAAGCAATATCGTTTTGCTCCATAAGTATGAGAGTATTGTATATAATATAGTATATTTCTTGCGTGTAAATGTCGGTGATTCTTATAAAAACATCGTCGATTTTTTTGGTACTAATTCCGTCAACTGATTTGTTACTAGTAGTATTACTTGTATTTTTTTGCAAACTTGTATCTGGTTCATGCGATTCTTCATTATCATCGTCTCGCAAAATTTGCTGCAGCCTTACCTTTTTTTTATTTGATTTATCTTTTTGTGTATCTTGTGAAGCGTGAGAAGCATGAGAAGCGGGAGAAATAATTAAATTATCCATCTCATGATTATAAATGTCGGGACGTTGACTTTGTTTTGTTATATCTGAATCATTTTCAAGAATATTTTTATACATTTGGAGTGTATGTAAAATATGTATTTTTTCAGTTTGTCCATAAGTTCGAATCAAGTTACCTATTCCATTTTTTGCAAGTTCAATTAGTAATTCATATAATTTTTTATTTACTATTTTTGCAGATACCGATGCAAGTTGCTCGGAGTCTTTCACTGCAATGTTTGCAACATCATTGCTACTATTTAAACTATTTGTATTTGAACACAAAAAATAATAAAATTTTTTAAACCGATAAAAAATATTGAATAAATAAAATAAGTCTTCTTGAGTATCGTTGTTATACCATCGAACGATTGGTTGTGAATAATTAGGGGGTTGTATATATAATATATTATTATGGATTGTCAGTTTTGTTCCAATCGGTGTAAAAGATAAATAAGCAATTTGTAGTATAGCTTGAAGGGGTTCAAGAATTGTTTCAAATCTTTCTTTCTTTTTTTTTGTTTTTATTGTTTTGTATAAGACATTTAGTGTTGCTTGCATTTTTTTTATTTGTTGTTTGTTATTTATTGTATGTATAGTATCCTATTATAATTTTAATATATTTTTATCGTATAACACAAAAATATATTAAATAAGTAGATATTAAATAAGTAAATGTCAACAAAAAAAGAAGTAAATGGTATAATACTTATTTTATCATGTCAAAAACATAAAGATACCAGACTAAAAGAGATAAACTTAAGTAAAACCTCTTATGAAAATTGGGAAGTTGTGCACGTAATTGGTGATTTTTTTTTAGATGCAAACTACAAGTATGAAAACAATGAAACCACGCATGGTAAAAATTATTTATACATAAGATGCGAAGACTCGTATTTACACTTGCTTAAAAAACTAGCTTTATCGATAAAAGCTGTATATGAAATTTTTGATATTAAACAAGGTGTTTTGCGATGTGGTGATGATTTATATTTTAATGAACAAAATTTGGTTAGATTTTTAAATGCAAGAAAATATGACTATTATGGTCAGTCAAGAAAGTCACAAAGTTATAAATGTGTAAATAAAAATATTTTACAAAAAAGAGGTATAGATTATTTTATGACAAGATATTATGAAAAACATCCTGAAGATTTTTTAAATCCTCATCATAACTTAAAAGGTATAGACGTATCAAAGTATTGTATTCGCCCAAAAATATATGGAGCTGCTGGTGTTTTTTTCTTTTTATCAAATAAATCATGCGCAACACTTGTAAGTCACATGGAAAAAATAAATTTTAATATATTGCATCATGACCGATTTACAAATTCATACCCATATGTTATTGAAGATTGTGGCGTAGCATTTATAATGTATGTCAATGACATAGTATATATTGACAATCAGTATTTTATTTATAAAGGTAACGAATATCAAACAAATATTGATGACTTTTTAAAATCGAATACTATTGTTATGCATACAAATAAGTATAAGTAACTTTATATTTTATATTTTATACAGATTTCTCTCGTTTCTCTCGTTTCTCATCTTTTTAGACTCATCTAATCCATTTTATGACTAATGGCAACATGGTCGGTTTCTGCAGTTTTTGAAACACTTGTAATAATATTGTCTATAATACTTGATACTATAATATTATTACTTTCTTCATTATCATTTTGTTCATTAGGTATGATAACAATACTATTTACTATGGTGTTAGTATTTGTTTGGTTTGTTTGGTTTGTTATATTTGCGGAACTTATTTCACACTTTCTATTACTATTATTTTTATGTGTATGGTTTTTATTTTTTAAAAAGGTGTTTCTTTTGAACGAGTTATTGTTTGAGCCGGTATTTGTATTTGTATTTACACCATTTTCATCATATATACCTGATAAAAATATATTATTTGATGAAACTAATTTTATACATGGTATGTCATATTTTTCACACCATGAAATAGATTTTTGTATGTTTGTTTTTTTAAGTGAGTCTATTTTATCATGATTATTTCTACTACCTATTATATTGAGTGTTGTAATAATATTCTCTAGTTGTTTTTGTCCCATTATGATGTTAATTTCTTCAATCTTGTTCAAAAAATAGTAGTCATGTTCAAAGTCTAATAAAGAAGTAATGTTATTATATTGCATAAGTTTTTCAAACTGACTCATAAAACTAGATATAAACATTTGAGACTCATCTTCAGTCAATAAAAAATTTTTACACACAATATATTTTTCAGAGTTTGCTAACCTACTTGTAAATGGTTTTGTAATATATACTTCAGAGTATACTCGCGTTAAAATATATAAAATATCAATCGTAAACTTTGAAAAAATATCAAATATTTTAAGCACAAAATGTCCACCCATTTTTTGCATACTAATTGCATATACTACTTCGGATATAATCAACTTACCTACTAGTTCTTCTTGTTTATTAAAGTCATTTGAAACATCAATCCCACCATCTGCAGTAATGATTTGCATTGAATGTTTAAACTTATCAACACAATAAATATAGTTATTTTTGTGTAACAAATTTCCTGTTCCATCTTCACCTGTTATAATTGTGACATTTTTGTTTGCTTCTAAAAACTGATGACTCTTTCTCCACCCAGGACACCCTGGGTCACTATTTATAAGTGTCATACCATAGTATTTGTCATTCACATTTTTGCGTAAAAAAGCAGTTGCTTCTATGAATCCTCCTGGTCCCTCTGCAAGATGAAATGTTTGTATGTTTTCTCTTGTGTCACCAAGTTTAAACATTTTCCATAGCTCTATCATTTTATAAAAAGAACGAGATAATGGTTTTAATTTACTAACAGAAAGTTTACTACCTGGTATAATCGTATGAATAAACTCATATGGATTTGTATATTTTTTAATTGTGTCCCATGCTTCTGCGGACAACTCAATCTGTTCTTTAAATCGTGATAAAAAGTCAAATAAAGAATTAGATATGTATGTAGTGTTCAAAGTAGTTATTTGTTTTTGTTTCTCTTCTTTTTCCTCTTTCTCCTCTTTCTCCTCTTTCTCTTCTTTATCTTCTTTCTCCTCTTTCTCTTCTTTCTCTTCTTTCTCTTCTTTATCGTTGTCATTTGATAGAAAAAGTATTCTTTTATAGTTTTTTTTATCCAATATACATGATAAATTATAGTATGACATTTATATACCTTAAGAATTGGTTACTGGTTACTAGTTATTGATTATTGAATATTTTGTTTTAGTTAATATATTTTAAAAATATAGTTATATGATAATAAAAATAATGTTTAGATGGTTTAACCTATAAACATTATTTATTTATATTATTCTTTTGAAATAGTATACTCTAAGTATTATTCCTCTGCTTTTTCGCTTGCACTTGCGCTTCCACTCGCACCTGTGCTTGCGTTTCCTATACTTAACTTTCCAAGTTTTGAAAGCGACGCCTTTGTTCCTGCTTTTGATTTTCCTACTATAGATGCCGCAGATGCCGCCGTTGTTCCTAAGGTTACTGGTTCAAGAACAGACTTTTTCTTAACTACTAACTTTCCTGACGCAGATGTTGACACAGGTGTTCCTTCAGGCTTTTTTGAGCTTTTTGGACTTTTTGGGCTTTTTGGGCTTTTTGGGCTTTTTGATTTTGTAGAACCAAATAATTTTGAAATAGTAGCATCTTTCTTTTTGCCTGAAACACCGGGTCCTGCCTCTTCCAAGTCTAGCACTTCAGCATCTTCTACTGCCACACCAAGTTTTTCCAAGTCTGCTACTTTCGATGCACGATAAGATAAAGCAACTTTCCCTTTTGATGATAATGATGACGATGACGCTGCCTCGCCAGTAACTTGGGATGCCAGTTTTTGAATATTTGCAGAGTCAACCATGTTCATCTTTTCTTGAAATACATGTATACCGGTTACGCTACGAAACACATCTTCAACATCTACATTTGCAACCTTCTTAAACACAAAGTATCGGTTATAAAATGATATCTGTTTCTCAATTGGTGTCATATATAATGCAGAACCATATCTATTTTTCTGTCGTGCATCTTGTTCAACTTCTTGTTCCATCCTCGTAAACAATTCCGAAAACATTCCCGTACCATTTGGTAGTCCTAGTGCTACTGCATCCTCGCGTTTTAATAGTTGAAATCCGTAGTATTCCATAAGTTGTGTAAAGTAAGTGAAGTTTACTAGATATTCCTTTACTATTTTGTTTATAGAATCTTGGTATACATCGATAGCATATCCGACACAACTGATATCATTATCAAATGTAGTTTTTGAGTAGTCTTTGGTCACTTCCCAAACTTTTGTATCTCTTATGCGAAGTGTAATCGAATTTCCTTTTTCAACTCCTCTAAGCGCATTAAACATAACGTTGCCATCATAGCATGTGCCAATAAAATAGCCGTCTACTTGTGTGCACTCACTCAGGTTTTTAATAAAGTTATTCAGTTTCTCAATCGTTTCGAAGAAGTAATGGAGTGCAAACTGACACGATGATATGTTAAACCCATTTGCTGCTTTGCCGTATTGTCGGTATACTCCTTTTCCGAGTAGTCCTTCATCTTTGGGTCCTTCATTGAATAAAGCATGCACAATTTGTTTGCCTTTTTCGTTAAACATGGCTTGTCCTGATTTAATATTCACACTGCTGTTTCCATTTACAAATAATGCATATGGCATAGAGTGAAACTTTTTGCGATAGTTTAAGAAACGAGCACATGCACCATCCAGGCGGTTTTCAATATTGTCTTTCGATAAATCAATACCAAATACAAATGCCAACTTTGCATCAATCCATTTTGGGAAGTCGCCAGCTTTTCCGACTGCGTAGTCAATAAGTGTATTCCCCTTTACAGCAGTTTTGGTAATTAGCATTCGCTTGACAAAGAGGTTATGAAAGTCGCGCATTGGTCTTGTATAGTTCTCTCCATTACCGCTGTTTCGGTTGTAATAAATATCGTCATCAGCTAGCTCATCGGGAATATTTTCACCAGTTGTTATCATTTCTTCGCTAATCGGATTATGAATTGAATACCAGTTATTATTTGCAACATGGTATGCGTTACCATAGTTCTTTATTCCCTTGCGATATTCTGATGTCTTATCGTAGCGAACACGTTGAGGAACCCATTGCCAGTGTTTAGGGCGACTTAAGTCATAACTGAATTCCACAATGGTTTCATCTTCAAATATTTCATTTTCGGCAGTAAACATTTGCGCCACGCCATTTTCATCTTCGCGCAAGGGAATGTTGCAAATGTGTGTATCTGGGTCGTAAGGGTTAGTAGGATAAAATGGGAGGGGTTTGTATCCTTCTTCAAGGTCAACATCACTGGCAGATGGAATTTTATCTTCAATAATAGCAGCACATGGATTCAAATACCCGTGTTTGCGTTCATCATAACCGACACGCAATATAATCGTCTTATATTGTTGTAGTTGGTCGCTGCGCATAGTGTCAATTCCGCCTTCAAATATGTTGCCAACAAAGTCAGTCATTGTAGTTTGATTTTTCTTTGTGGTAATAAGAAAGTCAATCGTATTTTGGTTCATGGGTTTCCACTTGAAAGACAAGTCCCACGTTACTTTATGCATAGGTCCAGCAATGCCGATTTTATTACTAGCTACTCCCGTATTTGTTGGTGTAAAGATGAGTCCATCGGTATTATAGTCGTATACACCAGCTTTTTGTCCGGCAATAATATTTTTGCAACACATGAATATATTTTTTTCGCCAGATACGATTTCAAATTTTTTGACACTTATCTTAATAGGAACAATTTCACCCTGGACTACTGCACGAACATTAAAAGCCTGGATTGCTTGTTTTAGTAATTCAAGACGTGACGCTCCTGGATTTTTTGTTTTTGTTATTGTTACTTCGGCTTCTTGGCCGACTTCGCCTGCGCCTTCGCCTTCTTGCCTTGCACGACTTTTGCGTGACGCAGATACAGATGCGGCTTCAAACTCGGCTTCTGCTTTCCCTATTTCACTCATCCGTGATTGTTGTCGTCTTTTAAATTCTTCTTCGGCGTCGACATCTTCTGGGTCATACATAAGAGACTCACGTGCGCGCATAATATTTTGTTCTTCGATAGATATATTTATAAATGCATTGGTGCGAACATCGCGTCCACCCATAAAATAGATATCAAATGCGGCAAACAAGTTAATATACTCGCCATTTTTGTTATGTAAAATATGTTCGCCATCAATAAGTGTATTTTGTAGTTTTTCTTCCTGGCAAATTGCGCCAGTAAATTCAAAATCCATATTTGTATTTACAAGGTATATGCGTCCACTCAGAGCAACATATAACATTTTTCGCATTCCGTCTGCCTTGTCTGTTACGCTATAGTTTGTGCGAATGTTAGGAATCGTGCAGTCTGGATTGATAGGAGCAATATTTAATACTTGCAGTGTATATGATGAAGGTCCGATAAAGTGGTGTGGAATAAGTTTAATATTCTCGTCTGTTTGTGCAGGTCCTTCCAAATCTTTATCTTTACGTCGTGACTTTTTCTCTAACTCGGATGGATACAACATATAGTAGTATTGTTTTGCAACCAATCCCAGTTCGTGGTAAGAAACCGGGAAGTTGGTTCCTTGCATTCCTGCTAAAACTAACTTAATACCTGTTCTCAAAATATCGGCAACAACAATCCCATTTTGCAGTCGTGTCCCCGGACCAACAGCTTTATTATCTACTTCAATTTCTATTTCATATTTAGGGTCACATGCAGTTACTTGTGCGGATTTAAAAGTGTATTCTGGTATCATAAATCCGTCTCTTCGGTGAGACTCTTTGACAATTGAGATATCGACATGAAAGGGAAAGTTTTCGTGAACAAGTGTTGTCCGATTCAAGTAGCGAAATATCTTCTTGTTATTTTGCCAGTTTGAAAGAATAGACTGCGCAAGTCCGGATGCAGGAGGGATGATACGCTCCTTTTGATAGGAGATGCGAAAATTGAAGTCGTCAATGCTTACAGGGCGAATATACTCGGAGCCTTCCATAGCTGCAGATTTTTTGACAAAGCGGTAGTTGAGGTCTTCTAGGGAGTCTGTTCTGCAGTATTTCTGAATGTCGCTGATTCCATATATTTCTGCACGCACATCGGATAGTTTGGTTTTGCCTGTATTTTCATCTGTAAACTCGGATTGAATTTTCAAACTATACTCTTGTGACATACTTATTTTAAAGCCGGATGAAATAAGTTTTTTAATTACATTATCAAAATCATTTTTGGTAATCTGTTTTATATTTTTTGTGCCGAATTTTATCTCAAGTTCTGGTATTCCATCGTCGCGTTGCAAAACGTTGTCTAAATATTTCTGAGTAATAATATTAAACATATCTTTTTGTTGTTGCGTTATAGATGTAGAGCCCTGTCCTGGTCCTGGCTTAGTCCTAGAACTTTGACTTTGACTTTGACTTTGACTTTGACTTTGTTTTGTAACAGGTTCAGGCAAAGGTTCAACGCGTGAACTTTGTGACTTGGATTTTTGTTTTGATGAGGATGATGCACTAGTTGTAGAGCGTGACATATTTATACTATATCTGTTCAGTAAATATGTTCTGGTATATATAATTCTACATATTATTTTATATCATATTCAATTTTATATTATAATTATTTCATAATAATAATTATAATATAGTATTCACAATATTCCCATCAATTAAATACACTTTTCCATAATTTCAGTATACAATTCACTTTTTGTTTTTGATTTTACTTTTACTTTCTTGTTTTCTCCTATATCGGTATTCATATGAACATCTAAAATATTCATTTTTGCTGCAATATGCATCAAATCAGGTAATGAATAAGATGTAATTGGACGCAATGGTTTATTTACATTGTCTAGATTATCTAACTCTAAACATGTTTTTTTAATATTATTCATATATTCTTGTCCCATTTTATGTATGTCTATTCCGTGTGAATCATTATCTGTATCTGCATCTATATCAGCACCAACACCAACACCAACAGACACTGAGTAATAATTTGTTTCAGGATTAAATTTTATAATATATATTTTTGCATTAGTATCTGTATTTGCATTTGCAAACATTTCATAATACGTATTTTTATAAACGTAAAAAATATTAACACTATAAAATAATGATAGTGCATATAGTATTTTGGGTGAAATGCCCGACCCAGACCCCATAAGACCTGATTCAATCATATTTTTTGACATTTTGTGTTCTTTTAGTATTTGTTTATTTTCTCCCTTTTTGATTCGTTCAATTGTTTTCACTTTAAACTCTTGTTCAGCAGTAAAATAATTTTTCTCGTATTCATATTTTCCAACACCATGAACAATAATATAAAAACACCATAGCATTGAATCTTTTTGTTGTGGAGTATAAAATGAAAGTTTTGGAGATTCACATGAAGTATCAGTTGCAGTTGCAGTTTCAGTTTCAGTTGCATTTCCACTATCTACACTAACGTCACTTACAATTCTATTCTCTTTTTTTGCATTTGTTTTATTTGTCTTATTGGCGTGTCTGCATGCACCTCCGCCCGTAACCAAATTTACACTTTGTATATTATTTAAAAAGTCTTGTGATAACATAATTTGCTTCAGTGCTCTTATTTTATCCTCCATTTCTAGAATTGCTTTTGCATATACATTATATTGTTCCGACATAGTTACAAAGTGTGTTTTAACTACTGCATTCAACGACTCAGCTACGGATTTGGATTTATTCATTTTATCCTTGATACTGATATTGCTATTATTGTTGTATTGTATTTGTTATAACTATATGACCATATACCTTTATTATGGTTTGATAATAATATTGTAACTATGGTAACAAATATCTATGAATAATATTCTATGCATAATATTTATAAATTCCACCTATAATCCATGCAGCATTAATAATAACTGACTGATGTTGCTTTGATGTCAGGCAAACAATAAACAATCCAGATGCACCTAAAGTGTTTAATATAAAATCAGTTGTTTTGTCTAAAGGGCTAACATATGGAATTAAAACTAAAATACTTCCAATCCAACCAACTCCTTCTGATATATACTTTATACTATTACTAATTTTATTATTGCTTTCAACATTGCTTTCAACATTGCTTTCAACATTGCTTTCAATACCTATAGTAGTTGCATCTTCATGTTTTTCCATTTAAAATTATACTATATGTATAAACATTTAATTTTTTATTACATGCTACGAAAAAAATGATGATGCAATCTTTTGTTTTTCTTCTTCAACTTCATTAAGTTGGTCTTCTTGTTTACTTACATAGTTCAAATACTTATATACTTTATCAAGAATAGTAGAGTCTACATACGTAAGGTTAATAAAAATACCATTCTTATTTTCTGTAATACATACATTATTGTCATTAAATATTCTAAGAATTTCTACTTGATGAAAAATATTGACAGATTCAATTTTATCTTTTAATGATTTTAAATTATTTACAAAAAATTTTATTTTATCTTGATTTGACTCGTTATTTTCCACTTGAATCATAATGACTAGTTTAACTATTTATAATACTTATTAATACTTAGTAATACTTAAACTAAAAAAATCTTTCTATATATTTTTTAACTAATATTATATTTTTATACCAGACCGGACTAGACTACATTACTCACTTGTAACTGAAAGAGTAGTATTAGTATTTGCAACAATTTCTTTTTTCGGTTTTTTAGGTGCTTTGGGTTCTTTGGGTTCTTTGTGTGCTTTGGGTTCTTTAGGTGTCTTAGGTGTCTTAGGTGTTTTGGATGATTTGGGTTCCTTGGGTAACTCAATATTTTCATCATAAGTAATTGTTATTACGTTGTTATCTGTATCATTTACAATATTAAGTGGATTTTTTGTTTTACGTGGTCCGCGTTTTGAAGTAGTAGTTTTTGTCTCTTTGGTTTCAATGGCACCTGCGCCTGCGCCTGTACCTGAACTACTTTTTAAAGTAGTTTTTGTTTCTGTTGCAGATGGTTGAACCACATGATTTGTTAATGATTTTTTGGAGTGAACTTGTGCAACTCGTTCTTTTTTTGACTGAACTAGAAATCCAATAATTTGTATATGTTTGTCATTCATCTCAAAACGTTTTCCAATAACTCTTACATTTATTTTATCACCTTCTTTGACTGAATTGTAATATGTTTTGTCAGATTCAATACCAAAGTCTCTAGTAATATATACAACAATAGGAGAATACTCATCATCGGAAACTGCACGAATACCAGCCTGTGTAATATTTTTTGCAACACATGTAATAATTGATTGTGGCTGAGGGTTGCATACAAGACACTCAATTACAATATTAAACTGCACATTTTTTGCAACAATTTTGCCACATTTAAAGTCAATAATACGTGTAGAATGGGGTTTGATAAATCCTTCTGTGATACATCTACCTTCAATGCAGCTAATAAGTGTAGTGTGTAACAACGCCATAATATTTTCTCTACTTGAAGCATGCATATTGATAAGAACAAATGGTATTAATATGTCATAGTTAATTTGCTGAGTGGTATAAAGTGGATTTGCTTCATCGCATAAACCTTGTGCAACTGAAGACGTAGATATAGATACAGATGCAGAACCTGTGGAGTTTGCATAACTTGAAGAAACAGGAAGTGTAAGTGACGAGTTTGTAAATTTTTTATCATAGTCACTATCTCCATCAGAGTCGGTATTGTATGAACTAACGCTGCTACTATCGTTATCGCTTTCATTATTGATGTCGTGATGCTTTCCATTTTCACTTTTATGTGTATAGGTTGTTGAGAATGTATTTTCAATATTACTACCATCATCACTAACGTGTTTAATATGTATATTAAATGTATTTACACTATCACTTATTTGAATTGATGGTGGTTCTTTTTCATCATTTGTTGTTGGCGTTATACTTACACCTTGAATAGGATTTAAAATTGGAGTAGATGCATTTTTTTTATTTGCACGTTTCACAGGTGCTCTTTTTTTTTCATTTGCATTTGTTTCTGGCACGGCGCTAGTAGCAATGTTATCAGAAGTGACATTGACATTCACAACCTCTACATCCGAAGAGTTTACAACTTTGGTGGACTTTCTAGGCATTTGATTTGAGGTGACTTGATTAAGTATTCTTAGAGTAAACTAAAGTTACAAGTGTGTATGATTTAATATATAATATTATATTTATAATGGTTTTCAATTTTATATTAATATTAATAGTAGTAATATAAAAATAATAAAAATAAAAAATAATATTTTTAACTAACTCGTGTTGGTTAAAACTTTAACTTAAATAAAAATGAGTTATTATTTTTACTTGTGTTAAATCTATGTGCATTCATACTATTGGTAGTTGAAGTAGAAGTATGTGTATCTGAAAATATATTTTTTATATTTAAATCTGTCAAGTCAAATAAATTCAAATAACTTGGACTATTAAAAAAATTTTTACACTCTCTATTAAATTTTCTACCAAACAAACTATCGCTATTTACTATTAGTTCTAGCTCTTCTTGACAAATCGTCTCGTAATTCTTTAAAATAGCTTTTTCTTTAGTTGTATTTTTTACTAAAAATTTATAGTTATTAACCATATCTGACCAATTTGTAAATGTAGTAGCACCAGTTGCTAAAAAATTTGTTACAATTATTTCATTTTGTAAATTATTTACAAATATATTTGTTATGTAACATACTTCATCCGGTGCGTGAACAATTTTATATACATTTAAATAGTATTCATTTTTCATAACCATAGTCATAAGTATACTATGTTTTCTATTTAAAATACACCATTGTGATGCTTTTTGTATATTTTGTTTTTTAATATATTTTGATAAATGTTTATAGTTTCCAATAAAGAATTTTTTAGACATTAAATTAAAGTATGACTTTTCAGGTGATAGTGTATCATAAATATATTGAAAATTTTTAAACGGAACACATGAATTTGAAACAAAAATAAAATGTTGATTATTTTCATCTTTTAATGCTTCAGATAATAATAAATTTTGAGCATATACTATTGATATGTCAGCATATTTTGTTTCGATACATTTTTTTAATTTATACGTTTCAAAATATTTTAACCGAACATTATTTTTATAGTGTATGTAAATAGTATATTTATCTTTATCAACATTGTTAAAAAATATATACCATAAATCCTCTAAGTTTATTATGTCATATATTAAAAAAAGAAATGCAATTTTTTTCATTTATAGTTTACATTAATATTTTTATTTAAGTATTTAACTTATATCATATTTATTTTTATTACTACTTTTATTTTTATTACTACTTTTATTTTTATTGTTCTTCTTGTTCTTGTTCTTGTTCTTCACCTTGTTTTTCTTCTTGTTCTTCACCTTGTTTTTCTTCTTGTTCTTCACCTTGTTCTTCATCTTGTTCTTCACCTTCATTTTCACTGCTTGAACTTGGAAATAAACTTTTCATGATTCCTTGACTTTCTTCTGCAATAACTGAGAGTGGACTTTTTGCAGGACCTGCTTGAGCTTCACTCTCTTCTTGTTTACTAGGGTTTTCTTCTTCTTTTTCTTCCTCTTTATTTTCTTCATTTTCTTCATTTTCTTCATTTTCTTCTTTTTCTTCTTCTCCTTTTTCTATCCTCTCCCCTCGCTCCCCTCGCTCCAGTTGTTCTTCAAGTTCTGCAATAATGAAAACTGCACTATCATTTAATTCAAAACGTTGTCCAATAACACGAATCATAACAACATCATCTACTTTAAGTTGGGAAAAATAAGGAATATTATAATGGTGGTCTCTTGCAATAAAAACATTTATAGGTGAAATATCAGAGTTATTTGCAACTGCCATAATTCCAGCATTTGTTATATTATTTACTACGCATGATATTCTCATCCCATTTGGTGGATTACAAACTAAATACTCAAATACTATTGTAAATAGTGCAACATTTCCATTGATGTTTCCACAAGAATACGTCACTATTTTTGAAGAACCTTTTTTGACGTATCCGTCAATGCAGCATTTCCCTTCAAAATCTTTTTTCAATATTTCTTCCAGAACTTGCTTAATATTTGCCCCTATATATTTTATAGGAACAGACAACTTTTTGGTAATAATATTTTTCATATAGAGCGACATATTGCCAGTTCCACTTTCTTTTCTTTTTGTTTTTTCTCTTGTAGTGCTTCGTCTTGAAGCAATAGCCATTTGCATTGAAGACATAATTAGATATAGGTATATATATTAAAATAGTGTATATTATTTTATATTATTATTATTTTAATATGTATTTTAATATGCGTTTTAATATGTATGTATTTATTAGACAATAACTAACAATAACTAACAATAACTAAATTGAGTTGAGTAAAACTTCAACAGGTGAAAAGAACCATCGTTTATCTTCTTCACGTTCTATGTCATAAAAACGTAAAAGAAATTCTTGTATTATACATAACTCTACTTCTGTTGTATTTCGGTTATTTTTAATACTAATTGGAAATGGAATAGTATCATAGTTTAATGTTTTTAACTTATATTGTCTAGCAAATTCTTCTTCAGGGTAGTTAATAATATTTAACATTGATTTAACAACTTTTGATGTAGTAATCTCTTTTTCTTTCTTTTTAGATTTTCCTTCAATTCCTACTCCTGCTGCGCTAGCTGGCATTTTTTTAGACTCATTTTCAACTTCAACTTTCATAATATGCGGTGTAACAAGTTTAATACGATTAATAAATAATTTTGCAATTCGTGTAAAGTCAGTATCAAATGATAATGTTTTCTTTTGAAACTTGTCTAAAAATGACTCATATGAATAACCTAAAATACTTAATAGTCTTTTAATTGCCGGAGAATTTTCTAGCTTTCCTTCTTTTCGCAATATTTCTTTAAACTCTTCTTCTAATTCATAGTCAATATATTCATTACTTTCTTCCGGTGTCATTCGTGACAATATTCTCTGCATTCTTTCTTCATTTAGTATTAGTAAAAGATTACTTACTATTTTTGCGCGACCTGCTTGGTCACACCTTGCAGCAATACTACTTCCCTTAACAACACTTGAGGATGCTCCTGAAGTAGAACCTAATATCTGTTTTGTTTTATAAACAAAAACACTATAGTCACCTGTAGAAATATTTGTAATAAATCCGATATAAGGTGCGAGTGTATTTCCAATTGTTTCTTTGCTAATAAAGAATTTTGATATAATACTGGAGTTAAAGTATTTAAAATCTGATTCATTTCCTAGTGTCCATCTTCCAGCATCTTCATTCCTAATATATAACTCTAACTCTCCTTTTTTTGATATAAGTAGCACAGCATTTTTTGTAAGTGTTGTTGACTCTAATACCATAGAAATGTAATACTCTTCCATTAATATGTCAAATTCATATTTAATGGGGTTGGCTGCTCGCATATCAAGAACGCGTTGTCTGTCTGGACTTAGACCATAGTTTAAAAGAGTAAGTATGTCATCAATGTTTAGTTCCTGTAGTATATGTGCTACTATGAATTGTTTTTGCATTCTTTCGGGAATAAAATTCATTTTATTTTTTAATACAAAACCAACATTATGATACCAGTCTGTTTTTCCTCGTTCTATTTTTTGTTCTTTTATCGCAATTTCATAATACTTTCGCAGTTTTTTAAGAAGTTTTGGTTCTCTACGAAATGACGATATCATTTCCATTAGATTCTCTTCATCTGTATCATATTCTTTTTCTTGCATTTCTCTTGTTTCTCTCGTTTCTCTCGTTTCTCCAATCTCTTCTAGCCCTCCCAATTCTTCTGCGGCACTTGCCCTTGCCGCCGCCATTGCGCTTACTTTCATACGAGACTCATATTTTTTACGTATATCTTCAACAGATTCTTCTTTTTTAGGTGGAGCAAAAATGATTTTCTCTCGTTTAAAGTCAACGGGTCGTTGTCGGTCACGTAATGGAATAATCGGATTATTTAGTTCAAGAGGTTGGAAAAAATAGTAGTTTCCAATATTTACTAACCTCCCATACCGCCCATATCTGTCAATAATGAATTCATTTTTATCTTCAATCAACTGCGTCAACGCAATGTCTATTGCTTCAATAGGATACTTTTTGTTATGGTTTATTGTTGCAATAAGGTCACTAGAAATATCATCTATTTTTTTACTTGTTGCAGTTCTTTTATAAAAATAACGTTCACGAAATATATCACGAATTCTTTGCACTATTTTGTCGGTATTCATTGTCAATATCGCATCTGTGAAAATATCTTTCTTGTATCCAATATTCTTTCGTGAAGTATTTGGTTTACACTCGTAAAGGCACTCCATATAGTCGCAAGTAGATGAGTAGTCTTTGTCACCAATACGATAAGGAATCTGAATACTTGACTTCGACGCCTCATCGTAAGATGAAAGAATCTGAATAATCTGATTGTCACCACCAACGCCTAATGCTTCGCTAAAGTTTTTATCGGTAAAGTTGGTTTGGTCAATATTTAACAAACAATCAACAGCGCTTTCTTTCAGGACACGACTCACTTCACCAATCTGTTTCGCCTTCCTTTCTGAAAGTCGATATAAATAAATATCAGCAGCTTCAATATTTGGTGTCAACGTTAAAACCGAACCATGTAAAAAGATTTGGACATTTCTCTTTTCAAACTCAAGATTTTTATGACTGCAATTACGGACGGCTCTTCCAATCGTTTGTTCTACAAGGTTGATATTATACCATGGTTCTAAAATATGTGTTTGACGTATATTTTTAAAGTCGATACCTTCTGTGCCTGATTTGGAAATAATAATTGCTTTAATAAATCGTCCATCATAGTTTGCGTCGTTAGTTACTGCCTTGACTTCACCAATATTATCAGGCGACAAATTTTTATCACCTGAAATGACTATATATTTTGAAGGAAAAAAGGTCTCGCCCTTTGCCATTTCATTGCGACGTTTTCCGGTGATTGCGTCTATAGGCGGTGCAGGTGGTTTACTAAAAAGGGAATGTCCGTGTGCTGCACCATATCGCGTAAAACCCATACTTTCTAATGCAAGAGCAATTGGAACAACACCGCCATCAATATAAAAACTATAGATGAGTGTTATACCTTCAGACTTATAAATATTGTCGCAAATACTTTTGATTTTTGAACTATAGTTGCCAATATTTTCGGGTGCAAAAACATGGGGAACATTTTCGCGATAGGAGTAGTTAGACTTTGTTTCATCATCAAAGTTCATGACACGACGCAACCCGTATTTGCCGACAAGTCCGCGAATATCATAGTTTTTAGTTTCGGCGACCGAGGGGTCAAAGTCATCTGCAGGATATGTAATATTGAGACATTCAAGGGGGCGTTGTAGTAACGTAATACCTGCAGTTTGCTCTGCTTGGTCATTTCGTTCCATATTTTTTATATCTTCTTTGTTGGATTTTTGAAGTTGTCGAATCACATATGAGTAAACACTTTGTTGATATGGTGACGCTTCTGTCAAGTAAATTTTATCTTGCATCATGTCTAGTCTTCTGTGAAAAGGTATAGTAGTTCCACTGATTTGAATTTCAGGAATTTGATATTTTGTTTTTCTTGCAGGTTCTCTTGCTTCTCCTGCTTCTCCCGCTTCTCTTGCTTCTCCCTCACCAGGATTCTCAACACCAGCAAACGTTTGCATCGGTGCAAACTCATCAGGGTAAATACGATAAGGAAATGTATAAGGATTTTCACCTCTAACATATGATACATAACCAGTTGAAAAACGTCGCAAGTTTTCACGTCCTGTTTCAGTCATTTTCCCATTTTCATCCATAGACTCCACAAAAATACCATCATCCGGATTATCATTGAAAATATCGCGGTATTGGATTGTAGCCCTCCCATCATTTAAACGCATAATGTTAAGTAGCCAAATAATTTCGCGATAACTATTATACATAGGCGTGCCGGATAGAAGTAGTAACCGCGTCAACAAAGAAGGGCCAAATTTTACTAGTTTCTGAAGTTCATTTGCTACTGCACGATTTGTAGAGTTATCACTTGTGTTGCGAATATTGTGAAACTCGTCGATAACAATAAGAGAGTTACCGAAAACAACCTTTAACTTTTGGTTGATAAGTTTATATCGTTGAACTTTGTCTTCAATGGAGTCGTCGATTGTTGATGTTTTTTGAATAAGAGATGCAAATTGGTCATACCCAAGAAACATATAAGAGTTTTTGATAATCTTTTTAATTTCTTTGACAACTTTTTCTTCATCCATACCTTTCATATTCATGGGATTAATTTCTTTTAAATATTTATTACCGGTGCACGAGCGAATATTCCACACACCATCAATTAGTTTTAGTTTTCGTGAATCAAATAACTGGAGTTTAAAATTTTGCTGGACGTTTGGACTGGCAACAATAATAATCTTTTTTGCAGATGACATACCAATATTGACAAGATAGTCGCGCATTTCTTCACAAATCGTAATTGCGGAACATGTTTTGCCTGTGCCGAGGCCGTGATATAATAACAGACTATTGTATGGTGTTTGAATAGAAAGAAAGTTGCGAACAAAAAGCTGGTGAGGAGATAATTCAAAATCGGCATTACACATTTTATTTGCATATTCTTTTATTTTTTGCATTGAGTCATAGACTTTGCCATCATATGTTGTATCTGCAAATTCACGTTTTGCAGCAATCTTGATATTGAATTCGGGGTCATCCAGAGTAGGATAAAGAAAACTTTCATCTTCAATAGCCTGCATAATTGTTTCTTCACCAGGTGTTGGAGGAGAAGGAGAAGGAGAAACAGAAGGCAATGGTGATGGAGCTGCTACAGGTGCTGGTATAACTTCAGGAGAAGATGGTGGTTCAGGTGATGGTTCAGATGACTCCTGTTTCTCTTGAACTTGTTGTATTGACTCGGGCGTTGACTCGGGTGTTACTTGCGGAGTTGCGGGTGGTATTTCTTCAAGAGTTGCTTGCGGCGTTGTTTGCGGCGTTTGTTTAGGTGTAGGCGTAACTGCTACAGGTGTTCCAAAAGAAGATTTAGAAGAAGTGGAAGAAGGTTCGGTTGCAGCAACAACAGCGACGGGAGCACCTGGCGGTGGTGGAGGTGGTGGGAATGTTTCAGCGGTTTGAGTTATATCCGGAAGTGTAGGTAAAACTGGTATATTTATATTTTGAGTAGTTTGTTGTTGTTGTTGTATAGGTGTTGAAGGTGTAGATGATACAGAAGTTTGAGAAGACTGAGAGGAAGGTATTGTAGGTGTTAAACTAAATATAGTTGAAGGTTGAGACAAAAGTCCGGTGTCACTTTTACTAGAATTACTACTTGCACTAGACGAAACACGAATAGGAACAAGAACAGAAGGTTTTTTAAATTTTTGTATTTCTGGTTGAACACGTAATGATGATACAGAACTTTGCGCAGATGGCGCTGCAGATGATGTAGATGATAAAGATGGAGACGGAGATGGTGAAGGCAACAAAGGTGAAAAAGAAATATCAGATGAAAGAGATTTTGAACTTACAGATTTATTTTTATTAGCTTCCGCTTCTGATGTATAAGACTTGGGTGTAGATAAATAAGAACGTTGACTTCCAGTCGCACTTGCGCTAGCACTTGGCGCAGAAGACACACTAGAAAAGTCAGATAATCTAAGTGGAGTTAATCTTTTTTTAGATGAAGATGAAGATGAAGATGCCGCTATAGACCCCATAGAACCTTTTGAAGAAGTGGAAGGTGCAGGTGATAAATCGGAAAAAACAGGCGGAGTAAGAGGAAATCCTGCGCTAGTTTCATCTTCGCGAATGATTGGCGATGGAGGAGATAACGATTCTAGTTGTTTAGATAATTCTTCTGGCGATAAAGATGTTTTACTCATTTTACTCATTTTAATATACTATGTTTACTATGTTTACTATATTTACTATGGTTTGTATGTTTTAGTTGACTATATTATAAATATGAGTATACTTCTTATATAATGTTAATATAATCTATATTCTTGCAAAACTTTATTTATTTTTTTGATAATATTTATTTTTTCTAAATTATAAGGACGTATAACATTTAAACATTCGTCAAATGACATCCATTTCATATTTCTAACTTCAGACTTTTGATATTTTTTTGTTTCCAAAGATACACTATTGTTTACCATATATGCAAGGTAGTATTTGTGTTTATAACTTTTAATGTTTGACCCAATAAATATCTCTTCATAAGGAATAATATTTTCAATAAGTTTAAAATCATTTATTCCATAACCTGTTTCTTCTATAAATTCGCGAACTCCACAATCAATATCTTTCTCTTGATAGTTTCTGCGCCCTTTAGGAAATCCCCATTCAGGTTCCAACCATGATGTATTTGAAGCATCAATAAGAGATTGAATACTAAAGTCATTATTTCTTATCTTGATTCCACGTTTTAGTAATTCAAATTTATCTTTCGATGATATTTCTTCGCTTCTATATTGATTATTTGAATATTCACCCCATAGTAAGCTCCATAGATTTTCAAAATCCATAGTTAATAGTTTTGTCTTCTCATCTATTGTCATTTCATTTATTAACGTTTGTATGTATTGAATATTGTATAAAGGATACTTGCCGCGAATAAATTCAACAAATCCAAAACTATTATTTCTTTGGATTAGAAGATACTCCATAGAATTTGTTACATTGTTGTATTTAAATGAAATGATTCCTATACTTGTGATTGGATTTTTACAATCATTCAATATATGACCACATTTCCCACAATTGTTGCAATAAGGGTTACTATTTCCATTATTACTTGTGTTTCCACTTCCACTTCCATGTCCGTTTGTATGTGTATTTGACATTTAAATTTGTATGTATGTATTTATTTATTGTAAATTAATAATTAATTTAATATATGTATTCTTCATTATCTTTTTATATAGTTTCAAATTAGTAATGGTATTAGATTCAAATGTATGGGGGCCACATTATTGGTTTGTTCTTTTAACAATAGCGATTTCATATCCCAAATATCCGAACGATGTTACTAAGAAAAAATATTACGAACTTATTCAAAATTTTCCATTATTTGTTCCAGTTTCATCAATGGGGAATTATTTTAGCAGTTTATTAGACAAGTATCCTGTTACACCTTATTTAGATAGTCGCGACTCGTTTATTAAATGGGTTCACTTCATACACAATCGTGTAAATGAAATGCAAGGTAAAGATGAAATGTCACTTACAGAAGCAATGCAAAAGTATTATGATAACTATAAACCAAAAGGCATGCTTATGAAAGAAGAACAAAAATATAAGCGTAAATTGGTTTTTTTTGTAATAGTTACACTAGGAATAAGTGCTGCATATTATATGTATAAAAAGTAACAATAAATATGACAATAAATATGCAACTTATAGGAATAAAGTATGCGTAATATTTTATATCATGATATATTAATACTATTCTAATAATATATCAAGTAATTCTATAAAATAAAATGAAACCAAAAATGAGAAGACAAAAAAATAGAAAAACAAGAATAAGTAGAAAAAATAAAAAAAATAAAAAGCGCCTTACGAAAAGAGTTCGAAAATATAGTAAGAAGAATACAAAAAAAATAGTAATTAACTATGGAGGAGCACCATTTGTTCAAGGAGGTTTTGGGTGTATTTTTCATCCAGCATTAAAGTGTAAAGAAATAGACAGGAATAGTAACAGCCACTATGACAATGGGAAAAAAGATAAATTTGTAAGCAAGTTAATAGAGACAAAATATGCAAAAAGAGAATATGATTATGTTATAAAGATTCAAAAAAAATTACAACATTTGCCATATGAAGTCAAAAAGTATTTATCTATAGATGATTTTACACTATGTGACCCTGCACCATTAAGTAGGAGTGATGCAAAAAATATTCACGGAGTGTGTGATAACATACTTTCATATGTGAGTGACACTAAAACAAAAATGCCAGTTACTGCGGAAAATATAAATAGTAATTTGGATAAGTTTAAAATTATTAATATGCCAAAGTTAGGTGTGTCAATACATTCTTATGTGAAAGACTCAAAACTAGGTATAAAAGAACTTACATTTTTAAATAATATTATAATTAAATTTGTGTCAGTAGTTATACCCAGTATGAATCGTGCTGGTGTAATCCACGGAGATTTAAAAAGTGCAAATATATTATTTTCGGATAATATGAATGTTCCCGTGTTGATTGATTGGGGGTTGTCTTATTTTGCGCCGAGTGATGAAAGTGTTCCGGAAGATTTATTTGGACTAGATATGCAATACCAACATCCATTTTCGACAATACTATTTTCAAAAAATGTGATACAAGATTATGAAGACTTTTTAGAGAACTTAAAAAAACAAAGGAAAGAAGTTGACAAAGAGTCTTTGCGAATTTTTGCAACCGCGCAGTATTCTAATTTTAAAAATACCTATAATAACATACATAAATATTTGGCAAGTGTATTTATTGATGCATACAAAGAGGACTTTCTACGTATGATAAAAGGGAATGCTATGTTTATAGATGATACAATCACAGAAGATATATATATAAACTATGTTACAAACTATATCGTAGATATATTATTTGAGTATACAAACTATCATACAAATAAATTAAATTTAGGTAAATATTTTAAAAATGTCTACATGCACAATGTGGATATATGGGGTATGTTGTCTATTTATTATGAGTTGATTAAAAAACCATTTGATAATTTTAAACTAAGCAGTAGAGAATATAAAACATATATTCAAATGTTAATGAATCTTCTTGTGAAAAATATTTTTGAGAATGGAACAAAAGTAATAAATATAGGAAAACTTGTTCATGATATTAAGAAAGTAAATTTATTCTTACATAAATTGAACCATCATGAAGAATATAAAAAAAATACCACTATTATTACACCATACAATAATATAGTAAGTGAAAATATACATCAAGTAGACAAAAATCAAGTAGACAAAAATCAAGTAGACAAAAATCAAGTAGACAAAAATCCAGTAGACAAAAATCAAGTAGACAAAAATCAAGTAGACAAAAATCAAGTAGACAAAAATCAAGTAGACAATATGAAAATAAATGATAGTATTGCAATTAGAAAACTACAACTTAACAGAAGTGTTAAAAAATCAAATAAACACGCATTAATTCGTCCAAGTATGATACCTAGAAGTAGATATAATAGAACACAACGAATAAATGTAATAAAAATATAAAATATATTTTAAATACATATTATATTATATAACGTATAACATAAAATATAACATAAAATATAACATAAAATATAATGAAAATAGAGCTTATCGTATTTATAATAACTGCATTACTAATTGCAAATACATATTATGATGGTAAAATAGTAAAGTTGTATACCAAAATAAAACACAGCAAATATTTAAAAATGGCAACATTTGCATTTGCAGGTCTTTCTATTTATTTATTTTTAAAAAAAAATCCAAATAATTCAAAAGAATTTTTAGGACAAGCAAATGAGATGATAAAAACATTACCGATGACGCGTGACTCTGCTTCGCTTATTAGTCCTTTTTTAAGTTTAACAAATTCAAAATCATTTAACGATACAAATTCTAGTATTTGGGGAGGTGGAGGTGGTGGTGGCGGAGGTGGCGGAGGTGATGCGAATGGTTCAGGAGGAGGAGGAAACACTTTTCAGTCACAAATTAATCGTATGATGCAGTCCGGTAAAGGAACAACAAAAAGAAGTGTTAGTGAAACAAAGAAAAAATATATAGCTGCAAGTCAGAATTGGTTATGTAAAGATTGTAACAAGCAGTTACCTGCATGGTTTGAGGTAGACCACGTTATAGCACTTCATAATGGAGGAACAAATGAAGTGCATAATTTAGTAGCATTGTGTCGTGATTGTCATGGAAAAAAAACTGCAATGGACAGGTTAAATAATTTGGATTAGGGCGTCAGATAGTATTATATTTTATATGTATATAATAAATTATAATAGGATAATATAATAGGACAATATAATAGGACAATATAATAGGACAATATAATAGGACAATACTTAACTAGACAAAGATAATATAGAATGCAATCATCTACGCCTGGACCAAACACAGGACAACAAGGAAGTACATTCAGCGTTACTATAATTTTGAAATTTTTTATATTTTTACTAGTCGGAATATCGTTATTTTTAATGACAACACTTGGTGGAACAATTACTGGATATACTATAACAATAATATTAGTTGTATCTATTTTAACACTATGTGGATTTAAAAACATTTCAAATTTAGGTGAAATATTCGACAATAAAAATTTTCTAACTTTTACATGGTGTTTTCCAACTATTTTACTTCTAGTTTTATCAAGAAATTCTATTCCTGACTCAACAAGGTATATTACTGACTATATTGCAGTTGGATTAGGTATTTTACTACTATTGAATTTTCTTTTTAATCCATTACTTGATGGATTTACATTTATTTTTAAAAAAATAGTTGAAAATATGAAAGAGTATATGAATGTAATTTTTGCATTTATTTTTTTTCTTGTATTGGGAGTTAGCATGATGTTTTGGGACAAAGTAAGCACTTTCGCAAAAATAGTTGGAGGCGTTTCAATATTTTTACTCATTATGTTCCTTATGAATGCAGAAAATATTATTGCATATGTTACAACAAATAAAATATCGCTTGCTATAAATGCAATAATTATTTCAGGAATAGGATTACTGAATTATATTTTATATAAATACACAGATAATGGGTTATGGGCAAATGTATTTCAAGTTTTGACAATACTATTTTTGCTGCGATGGTTTTATCTATATGCGGTTGACTTAATGGGATACTCTGGCGTTTCAACGTTTACGGGAACAACACAAGCAGGCTCATCTACATCACCATCGTTTTTGAATTACTTAAAAGATATGGATTTTTATTCAAATACGATAAGAGCATTTTTTAAAGGAACCATACGTTACTTTTCACTTGCAATTTTAATATTTTATATTGGGTTTATCTACTATATTTACTACAAAAATAGTTTCGAATTTTTAACTACATATAAGAATCTTTCATTGGTCGGATTTTTACTTATTGGAGTTCTTTTATTTATTTTGACACTATATTCATTAGCAGGAGTAAAGGGTGTTAAAAGTGCTGGGCCATATACAAGTATAATTACTAAAATTATATCATCGTTTGCAGCATTTATACTACTTCTAGGTATAATTGTGTTTATATTAATGCAAATTCTAAAACTGCAATCATTATCTGTTCAGCTTATAACTTTTATCAACTTTTTATTATTTATTGGATTAGTGGCTCTTGTTATGATTGTTTTTAATTTGAATATGAAAACATTAAATGTAGAATTTAGTAAAAGTTCCGAGGGTGGTATTGGATTTATATTTAGCTTCATAGCAAAGGTAATACTATATATTCCTTGTTTGGTTATTGATATGGTAAATGCAATTGCTGAACAATATAATATTGCAAAGAAACAATACGTAATTATGATTATACTAGCCATAGAGTTATTATTGATTGCAGCCAAATTTTTGATACCTGTTGCATTTGACAAAGTAGTAAACTATGATGGTGTAGTAATTACTGACAAAGTGTATCCAATGGAAATGAAAACACGTGTTGACCTACCACAAGTTCTTCTTTTTGATAAAAACAGAACAAACTATGGTGTATCTTGTTGGATATACATTCATCCTGTGCCTGATAACACGAATGAAGCATATATTGAAAATACGTCACTTGTGAACTTTGGAGGTGTTCCAAATATAATGTTTAATGCACAAAGAGCAACACTATCATTTGCAGTAGACGTTAATGACGTAGGTGGTGGTAAAAAAATATTTGTATTTCCAAATAAAGACAATATGCGCGAAGTTAAAGTAATATATTCAAGATGGAATCATGTATTTGTAAATTTCACTGATGGAAACATGGATATATTTGTAAATGGGGTTTTAGTAACATCTACTCCGGAAGTTATACCAATGAATAATCCAAAGTCAATACATATTGGTTCATATCCTGGAATATATGGAGAAGCATGTAGTTTAGTATATTATAAAAACCCTTTAATGGCTGAAAATATAAGAATTATATATGAGTCAATGAAAAATTTTAATCCACCTACTACAAATTAATAAATTATAATTAAATAAAAAACATTCTTTAGAAAATTTCTAGGTGTATATTATAAATGGATTTAAAATTAATAATAGGTGTTGTAATCGTTGTTATAATATTATATTTAATATGGTCATACTTTTTTACATCTGTAAAGGTATTGATGTCATTCCAGAATGCTAGCACCATGAACTGCATTTCAGGCAAAGATGTATCACAAAGTGGATTAAGTAACTATTCATTTTCCACATGGGTATATATTGGGGACTGGTCTGGAAACTATGGCTTACCAAAGAATATAATAACGATAAGAAAACCGGCTATAGTAGGAGGTACTCCAAACTTGTTTCGTTTATATTTAGACCCAACAAGAAATGATTTGCACATATATGTAAAGGATGTTGGAACTAGCAGAAGTTCTCAAGATAGTCAGTCTACATGCAGTGTTACCAACTTCCCTGTTCAGTCTTGGGTAAATATTTCTATTAGCGTCTATAACCGCGCAGTAGATGTTTATATTGATGGTAAGTTAGTTAAAACATGCCCACTTCCTAATGTTGCTGAAGCAATTGACGCTGGAAGCACAATTTATATTGGTGGAGGCAGTGGTGGAAGTGGCTGTTCCGGTGGAAGCGACTTAGTTGGATTTACGGGGTATATTGCTAGTGTTTTATATAACCCTGACATTATTAGTCCACAGGATGCATGGAATACATATGCAAGAGGATATAGCAACTCACCATTAGGACTGAATAACTTGTTCCAGAGATATAAGTTGGAGTTTGCTTTCTTGAAAGATAACAACGTAATAAAGAGCTTTAAAATTTAATAACTAATCTTGTAGTTGAGCAATTTAGCAATAAATAGATATAAAAAATATATAATTTTTTATATTCATTATATAAAATAATCTAATATATAAATAATATATAAATAATATAATAACAACACTTTAGATTATAATGGCAGATACATCAAATACAAATGCAAGTTCAGAATCTTCTGGTAATGCAGACGCTGGTGCAGGCGTGGGTGCCGGCGCCGATGCTGGTGCTGGAGCTGCTTCAACGGCATCATTTAGTGACTTTTCATCAAAAGATATGGTGAATGGTTCAAAAGATTTTCTTGAGTCAAATAGTTGGGTTGCAAAATTAGCATTTTTGTTAATGGTTGTGATTGGATTTGTTATTTTATTTAGGTTAATGATATCATTTGTTACATGGATATTTTCACCAAGTGGAAAAGTAGTGCTCATTAATGGTTTACAAAATGGTTCAGTGTCTAGCACAATATCACAAGACCCAGAAAATAAGTCATCAATAACAATTCTTCGTTCTGAAAATGAGAAAGATGGTATTGAGTTTACATGGTCTGTATGGCTTTACTTGAATGGATTCCAAGATGGAAGTTCTTACCATCATGTTTTTAATAAAGGTAATGTAGCTGCATCTGTTGCTACAGCTGAGTATCCAGGAACAAACACCCCTAATAATGCACCTGGACTTTATATTAATCCGAAATATGACGGGTTTCGTGTAATAATGAACTCTTTTGCTAATCCTTACCAAGAAGTGATAGAAGTAACAGATTTGCCAATGTCAAAGTGGGTAAATATAGTAATACGTGTTCAAGATAAGAACTGCGACATCTATGTGAATGGTAGGCTTGTAAAGCGTCGTATCATGTCAGAAGTTGTAAAGCAGAACTACGATGATGTTCATGTATCATTAAATGGTGGGTTTAGTGGATATTTATCTAACTTGACATACTATAATCGTTCAATTAGTATTACACAAATACAGGATATTATTTCTGTTGGACCTAACCTTAAACCAATATCAAAAGCACTTGACTTAACTGAGTCTAAGCCAAGATACTTATCTAATAGGTGGTATTTTGACCAAACATCGAGATAAGTTATTCATCGTGTTATGAAGTATTTGTATAGTAGCAAATACTTCATAGAAATAAAATTATGTATACTTTATTTTGAAAAGAAAACAGGCCATTTTGTTCCTCCAGATGCATATGTAATCGGTTTTTTGAAATTATTAAATGGTGCATTTTTAGAGAAACAAAGTGTTGTATTATTTCCTGGCACATTGGATGAACTTGCAGGGTTACATATTATCGTTGGTGGAGGTGTCCAACAAACCAAAGATGTCGGTGTTTGTCGTAATCCAACACCTGGTTGGTTATTAATATTAGTAGTATTCGGGTATGTGTATTCTTCAGACTGAGATGCCCATGTTTTTTTACGCGAAAGTTGATTTTTTGCAGCCATTGACCATAGTGTTGCTCTAGAGTATTGTAAATTTCCGACTCCAGGATATTGTAACACTTCTGCTTTACGAAGCATATTTCGTGTCAAAGTATCAAAAGATGTAATATTTCCTGCACAATTTATATTAAACCTTGGCCATAAACGTGTTGGTTCACTATTGTTGTAGCTTACTGCACTAGTAATATCTGTAGAGACACTTCTTGCTCCACATGAGTTTACTGCATAAACTCTAAATAAGTATGGAAGATTGTTTGCAATATTTGAAGAAGAACTTGCACCTATATTATTTAGCGTTGTAGTAGTTGTAGGATGCGGTATAGTTGCGGGATATGTTATCCATCCACCAAATTCACATATTTTGTATTCAATAACATAGTAAGAAATAGTTTGAGAACCTTCTTGACTTGAAGGTGACCATGACAAAACAATAGAGCCATTTGAACTGGTATTTGAAACAAGATTTGTAGAAACAAGATTTGTAGGACTAGTTGGAGGGTTATAAGATGAAGAAGAAATAATAGGTGATGAAAATACACTAGCGCCAGCAATATTTTGTGCTGCAACTTTAAAGTCATATGAAGTATTCGATGAAGGAAGTGGAACTATCGCGGTTGTAGCATTAGAGTTTGTATTATATGTATACCATGTTCCAACTGATGATGTTGTTCTATAGTATACAATATAATTTGTAATCGGGCTTCCGCCATTGTCTACAGGTGCAGTCCATGTAAGTATGACACTATCTGTATACCCTGAATTACAGCCGGAAATAGTTACATTTGTTGGAGCCGATGGAGGAATGCTTGATGTTGTAACATATAAAGTGGGGGCAGATATTGGACCAACACCCGAACAACTTATGGATGATATTTGAACACCATATAAAGTAGCATATGTTAAACCTGTTATAGTATATGTAGTCGCCGGAGGCGTGACACTAGAGGTGGTATCATATGAATTTATAGGAGGAACAATAGTTCCTGTTGATGATACCTGCGACCAGTAAATGTAATATCCAGTAACAGGGTTACCGCCAGTATTTGTAGGCGCAGTCCATGAAAGTGAAATACTACTAGACGTAATAGCAGTTGTAGTGATTGGTGATGGGGCTTGAGGTGTAATGGATGATATAGCAGTTGAACTTGGAGTTTGACTTGAATAGGGTCCTACCCCATTCATGTTTTCTGCTTGGACTTGAAAGTAGTATGGTATACCATTTGTTAAACCTGTAAATGTATAACTTGTTGTTGGTGCTGTAACTGAGCTTGGTGTAGGAGTCAACCATGATTCTCCTGTTGCACTTGTGCTATATTGCACATTATATGACAATATAGGTGCACCGCCTGTATCAACTGGCGGCGAAGTTGATGACCATGTAACTAAAACTTGACGATTGTCACAACTGGCTGAAGATGTAATAATAGCAGGACCAGGAGTAGTTGAAGGAGTAACACTTGTTTGTGTAGATGGTGGTCCTGTTCCAACTACATTTATTCCTGAAACACGAAAAAAATATAACGTCCCATTTGTTAATCCTATTGCTGTATATGATGGTGTAGTAGAACCTGTAGGTAATTGTGTCCATGGTCCTGAAGAACTTGTGCTACGTTCTACCAAGTATCCAGTTATAGGTGTTCCTCCATTATAACCAGGCGTCCATGTTAATATTACTTGCGCGTTTCCATGCTGACCACTTAAACCTGTAGGACTCTGTGGTGCACCAAATGTTACTCCTATAACAATATTACTATATGGACCTTGGCCTGGTATATTTACTGCAGCAACTTGGATATCATATGTTGTTCCATTTGCTAGTCCTGTAATAGTATAGTTTGTAGGTGTAGTTCCTATACTCGGTATTGTTGTCCAACCTCCAGTTCCAGATACTCTATATTGTAAAGTATATGAAGTAATTGGAGAACCTCCAGTATTGGGTTGACCCCATGATACAACTATATTACCTGGAAGTGGTCCTGAAGTAGTACTTACACCAGTAACTTGACTTGGAGTTGTTGCAGGAAAAGCACTGGCAGTTGTCGAAAAAAGACCGGAATCTGGTCCATACCCAGTTCCATTATTACAATACCCATTTACTGCAGCGACTTGAAAGTAGTATGTAGTTCCATTACTAAGATTTGGTACTGTATAACTTGTGCTAGAAGAACCTGTATACAATTCACTCCATGGAGCAGAACCAGTTGTATTATATTGAATCCTATAATTTGATATTGCACTACCACCATCATCAGTCGGCGCAGTCCATGACAATAAAACTTGACTATTTTGATAATTTACTCCACTTAAACCTGTAGGTGTGCCACATGGTTGAACAACAAACGTAGTTGATGTTTGAATACCACCATATATGTTATTACTACCTCCTGGAGGTGCGGGTATGACAAACTGATTTGGTAACTCTCGATTCCAAACGTAATCATTACTATATGTTTGGTTACTATAAAATAATATTATCAATGTCTGACCTATAAAATACCTTCCTGGGACACCTAAAACAATACCCATTGAATTTAAGCCACTTGCAGTGACAATCATAGTTCCTCCACCAGGGCCATATGAACCATAGATAGGAATAACGTTACTAACAGCTAGTCCTCCCCAAAAACATATAGAACTATATGCTATACCAGTTGATGGGTATGGATTAATTTGAGTATTTCCAGAAATAGTAACACTTGGTGTATTATTTGTTGAAGAATTTAAACTACAACCTATGTCACCCGAACCAAGACTACCATCGGTAAATGTAGATGCATTTAGTGTAAAAAATGACATACTTTTATGTGATACTTTAACCTGGTAGTTAGTAATAATACTATATTGTAATGATATAATATTATTATGAATACCACTTAAAAATATTGCAATATATTTATGTTAAGGTCGCAAGCGAGGATTTACGCATACTTCTCTAGTAGGAAATATTTCGCCTGACATGCATTTGGTGCTTTCGCCGACTTCGATGCAGGTTCTAAATCCGCGGTCTTCGCCAACATAGCAATATCCGGATTTTGGACCAGGAATTCTGTTTGGGTCTTCTGCTGGTTGTTTTTTTTGACTCTTTTCTGCATATTCTAAAGCTTGTTGTATTGACTTTTGTTTGGCTTGTTCGCGGCTTTCTTCTTCTTGGTATTTGGCTGGTTGTGTAGCAGGTGGTCTTGCAGAGTCGCCGACATTTTGAAGAGGCGTTTGTCGTTGGTCAGGCTGAATTGGAATTGGTTTTATATTATCAACTTGGTTAATTGGTTGTCCATATGAGTTGGTTGGAACTGGTGGCGGTTGCTGTGGTGTTGCTGTCGAGACAGGTGTAGTTCCAACATTTTGGTCAAGCTGAGCAATCGAATTTGTTCCAGTTGCAGATTGTTGACCATTTGTATTTCTATCGGTTGTTGGTGTAGACTGCATTAGTCCAATAGAAACAAGCAACGGGTTAATATATTGTCCCATTGTATTTGTATACCATGCAGTTAGTTTGTCTAAATATCCTGTAAAGTATAAAGCAAATGAAACGACTAGTAACAATACAACAACTACCCTAAATATAAACCATGCAGTAGAAGACGGGGTGTCTTTTGTTTCTGAAGTCCCAGAACTAGAGTCAGATGCTGCGGGAGTGTCTGCTTTTGATTTTGATGAAAAAGAAATAGGAAAAGATGCATCGCTGGTTTTATCTTCGCTGTTTGTAGCGTTGTAGTCTTCGCCTGGTTTTATTGAACTTGAACTTGAACGTGAACCTGGCAATGATGCTGAAAGTTTATTTAAAATACCGGAAAATGCGGATGTTTTTTCGGCAGCTGTTTCTGCTGGTTTTTCTTCTGTATTTTCACCTTCACCTCCATATAATGATTTTAAAAATGAAGAACGTTTAGGTTTCTTCGAACGTGAACCTTTTTTTGTCATATTACAATATAACTATAATATATTTTGCTATAAAATATTTTATAATACTAATTTATAACATATCTACGCCTACATCTAGAATTACAAATACACTCACATTTATGAACACATTTATAGTCTCGTCGGCATTACTAGTCGCAGTTGATGCGATATATTTATATTTTATAGGAAAACCAGTTTTTGAGAAAGCAGTTTATGCGATACAAAAATCAAAACTTGAGGCAAAAATGCCACCTGCAGTATTTACATATATATTAATGGCAGTTATTCTTAATTATTTTATTATATCTGTAAATAAGTCTCCATTTGATGCGTTTATTCTTGGTTTTTGCACATATGGTATTTTTGACTTTACTAATTTAGCAATATTTAAAAACTACACCTTTAAAACTGCAATTATCGATACACTATGGGGTGCAATATTATTTTTTGTAGTTACACTTCTTACGTATAAACTGAAGAAAATGTTATAATCCTAGCCCTCCCATAGTATAGCATAGCATCACGTCACGTCACAACCTAATCATCGTCAATAGTGCGCATTCCAAAGTCATATTTATTTAATAACTGCATTTTATCGATGGACTTTTCAATGCTTGACTTCTTAATGTCTGCCATTAGATAGTCAACTTTTGGTCCGATTTCATTTTTTTTAATTTGTTTATAGACTGCATTTATTTTTTTTACAACAATTTCAACACCTTCTTTATCTTTTATAATTTCTATTTTTTCATCATATTTTTCTGTCAAAATAGAAATAGCGTAGTAAATTAAATAACGCCTCCTTTTTTTTACACCAGGTGTATATTTTAAACAATATAGTTTTAAAATGCTTTGAATAATTTTTACTTTCATTTTGCTGTTTGATTTTTCGGCATAGTTTGTAATTATTTCCCAGAGAATCCAAATTGGGTCCATTTGGTGTTTATCGTCTACTGGAATATTACTTCTTCGTTCACATAAACACACTTCCTTTTTATTTGCACATATTTTTTGAAACTCCATAACCCACTCTAACCAAAAACAAGCCTGTAAACAATTTTTTGACTCTTGTGATACATGATATGCAAACTCATTAATTGCAATAAATAACTCTTTAGGGTCATCTTTGCGGTATACTACTTGTGCAAATGAAACCGACGGCGCCTTTAATTTATTTGTCATTTGGGTTATATCATATTCCTCTTGTTTATTTATTTTGATACCCTGGAAACTATGTTTTTTGTTACTAAAACATAGGATACAAATGACTTCGGCAAAAAGTGCTCTTATTTTGGGATTATTTCTAAGACGAAGTAGGTCATCTTGGTAACCAGAGGATAAAATCGTTTTAAAATTTTCATAACGCAAGTCAATATATGTTGCAAGACGTGGATTTGCTAAATGAATATGTTTCCCTAAAAATGTTAGAATAATATCCCATAGGTCGAGAAACTGACCTGCGCAAATAAGTTCTGCACTCCAGTTACATGCATGTTCTATTTTACTATTAAGTATACTATTTAGTAATTCTTTTCTTACATCTGTTTTTTTATATTTTGAAAATGATTCACCTTTAAACTCTGAAATACTTCGTATATCATTAATTTGATATTCACCTTCCATTATATTATTTTTTTTATAAAAAAATATAATAATAATACATATAAATATTATAAACACAAATATACAAATACACAAATATCTAAACTATGACTATTTTTGACACTATAATTAATAAAATAAATACAACATCTAACTGGATAATTATATCTATTTTTATTATTACACTAATAGCAATGGTATATATTTATCGTCTATTTTTTATAGAAGCGAATAAGATACCTGGAACAAAAATACCCGAATATAAAAAAGAAGGGTTTACAATAAATAAAAATATTGCTATTGCAGATGTAAACGATATAAGTAACGTAGATAGTCTAGATGACGATGGTGAGAATCAGTCATTCAATCAGTTGTATGCAACAATGTATAAAGATTTATTTTATCGCGACTTTGTAGACGACTATGAAGTCGGTGTTATTTTAAATAAAATACAACCTGTTCGCCAAACAGATGCACTTGTAATTGGTTCTAAAACAGGCAAACATGTAGATACACTTGCCAAAAAAGGTTATAATGCTTTTGGGATTGAAAGTTCAAAAGATATGATTATTTCTGCAATGAATCAATACCCTGGGAATAGGTATGTTTTAGGAAATGGATTAGACCAACTTATGTTTGAACCAGAGCAGTTTACGCTGATATCAATTATTGACTTTACAATCTATACTATAAAAGATAGACGAAGAGTATTTGAAAATGCATATCGCTGGTTGGTCCCGGGTGGATACCTTGCACTCCATTTAATAAATGTAGGAGGTTATTACGACTCACAAGTAATGACTGCAAAAGAAAGACGTTTTTCGCCGATTATTTCAAAATTTTTTGACAGAAAACCTCTTGCAAATATAATGGGTGTAAATGATGTATCGGTTGGTAACTATATATACAAGTCAAATATTCGCATGAATACATATGACCCTGATATGGTTGAAATGTATGAAGTATTTACTCATAAAAAATCAGGTAAAAAATGTAATAAAACAACAAATTTTTATACACCTGACCAAAGTATCATTCTTAGTGAGGCAAAAGATTGTGGATTCAATATGCTGTCACAATATAATTTAATGTCAAATAATAAACCATACCAGTTTATATATATATTGTATAAACCAGCGAACTAGAAATACAAGATACAATTGTTTAAAAATAAATATTTAAAATAACAATAATTTTTTATTATTGTTATTGTTAGACATAAAAATATACTATTGTTACCTAACATACTTATTTGATTTTGAAAATGAGTCAACAATAAATATAATGAATATACCTAAAAATGCATATAGTATTAAATCTTCTAAAATTGAATTTGTTTTATAGTCTTGTTGTTCTTCTAGAATATCAATAATATAGTTTAATTTTTCAATAAGTTCATTTTTAGGAACTGGTGATGCAAAAGATGAATCATAACCATTTTCCGAAGCAAACCCACTACCACTCCCATAACCTTTATTTACTGCAGAAACAAATTGGTTATAATACTGATTTGCATAGTTGCTTTTTAATGAGTCATACATTTTATTTGAAATTGGGTTACCATTTGTTGTTGGAATATCTTTTAAGTAAGTCGTATCATCCGTATTCTGGTTGTCACTTTGGTTACTACTTACACCTAAATAACTTGAAGATGGAGATTTGCTTATATTTCCCATCATACTTCCCATCATACTTCCCATTATATTACTTCCACTATCATTTTCACTACCCTTACTTTTATAATTATTGTTATCACTATCATCTTCGCTATCAGATGCTTCGTCCATTGACTTCAAAAGTGCTGAAAGTTTTGACTGATTCGGAACATTTTGTTTTTGTTTTATTGTTTTTCTATAATTATTTTTAGCTCTTGTATTGTTACTACTATCATTCGTATTTTTATTTATTTCTAAATTATTTCTACTCATATACAATGCTTTAGAATTTTGAATCGTTGTTCCACTTGCATCATCTTCATTATATGATGAAGCAGATAATGCTAAAGGTAATGTCATTCCTATAAAAAAATGAGATATTATTTTAAAAAAAAAACGGAAATTAATAATAAGTATTATTGTTTACAAAATAGTATTGGTTACAAAATATTATATTTTATCTTCCTGTCCAAACTTTTATGATTGGAAGATTTATTTTGTCTTTGTATTTAATATACTCATCATAAGTAATACCCCATCTGCAGTATTTTTCTATGTCTCCTAATAAAGACTGGTGTTTATTTTTATTTTTATAATAAAAACCACTCGTATAATTTTTGTATATTAGTAAAAATGAAACTATTCTTTCAAATGCACATCTTGCTACACGAGATGTTATATGCGGTATTAGTTTATCTATTTTAAATATGTTATTTACTTCGATTAAATAACTATGTCGAATAATTGACATTGCACCAAAACATCCATTAAATTTATCTAAATAGAAATATTTATACATATAAGATAAGTCTTGGTTATTAAGTGCTTTTATTTGTTCTATTTGTTTTCCAGAAGACTGCGTATCTTTCATCATATATGACTTAAAATGCCATAGCATTTTATATTCATCTACATAGAAATTCATAGGTCTTTGTATAAAAACAGAGTCATGCAAAATTACTGCAATATCGCAAAATTTATTTTTTAAATAGTAGTAATAAGGTAATAGTTCACCTCTTTTTGGGTATTCACTATAAATAGTAGTTGTATTCGTTAGTTCAAATGGGTTGTGGTCGTCTTCTTTTAAAAAAACTTTATTGCTGTTATCATCTATGATTAGAATTTTATTGAGTGGATAAAAATTTCTTATACACCTATAACATTCTTTCCAGTATTCATTTGTTTTAGCATTATTTACATGTCTTAATATTATAAAACCAATATCATTACTTGTTGCTGGTGTTTGTGTTTCTGTTGGTGTTGGTGTTGGTGTTTGTGTTGGTGTTTGTGTTGGTGCTGTATCCTGTTCAATTTTTAATAATGGTCTAGTTGAAGGTCTAGGTGAAAAAGATGACAAATTTTTATTATTGTAATTATTATTGTAAAAATAAAATTTATTCATAGTAAAATAATAACAAAAAAGAATACTAAGTATTAATTATATTTTTATTTCTAAATATATATTATTAAATGAGTGGTATATTTTTTTATTCTATTATAATATTTATTTTACTAAGTATTTTTGCTCCTTCAATTTATAACTATGCGTATAAGTGTTTTATTGGTAGGATAGTTTTAGTGTTACTAATAATATATTTTTCAAAACACAATATTATTCTTGGATTAATATTTGTAACAATTATTATATTTACATCTTATCCTTTATATGAAGGGTTGTCATCGTCATCTTCTTCTCCAGGTGATGACTACCAAGGAGAAGACATACTAGCAACTCAGTCACTAGTTACATCAAATTACTCTATTAAAGATAAAACAAACAAACAAGAAGTATTTAACTACTTTACAAAATATTATTGCGATAAAGACTCTAATGGAAATGTGCTTTATCCGCTAAGACCAAATAAAAAAAAATATAAGAGATGGTGGGATACATTTAAAAATCAGGCTAGCGATGATGATAGTAAAAATCTCACAATAAACAATCTTATGTTACAAGAAGCAATATGTAACCCAGACACATCACGATACTATAGTAACTATGGTGCCAATTTTCAATCAGCAGTTAATAAAGGTAATACAAACTTTTTAGACTTAAATGGGTGCAGCACTAGCGTTATAGATGAAAATATGTTTTGTGGATATTGGGCAGCAGTTGGAGAGTGTAATAGAAATCCAGGTTATATGTTAAATAGATGTAAAGCATCATGTAACAGAGTTAGTGGTTCACCTACAGATAAAGTTAATCAAGTTTATAATTTTCCAATATGTTTCCAAGATAATTTTAAAAGTCAGATTTGTAATAGTAAAATTATTCAAGACCTCATCCCTTCCGCTAGAAATACATCAAAAAATCCTGATGTTGACTCATACTTGAATCAAGATGGACAATGGATATTAAATATGTATCAACAGGTATGTGCTACATAAATTATTTTTTTAGTTGTTCGCTCATAAAATTTAAAAAAAAGTAATTTTATATAATTTTTATATAATTTTTATATAGTTAATAATTATAATTAATAGTTAATAATTATAGTTAATAATTATATAGTTAATATATAGTAATACATTTAAATCCTATATAATTCGCGTCAATCATGCTTGGAATATTAAATAGTAGTATCAACTCATTAAATTCAAGCACTTTTTTTGCTGGTATTATGATGATTTGTTTAAATATTGGTTCAAGATATATTCAAATTAATTTAGATGAGTCTACGGAGTCATACATTAAATATGCGCTTACGAAAGAAATTTTAGTATTTACAATTTCGTGGATGGCAACAAGAAATATTTATATGTCTCTTGGCTTAACTGCAGTTTTTATTGTTTTAGCTGATTTCATTTTAAACGAAAAGAGTAGGTATTGTTTGTTACCTAAGAAATTTATTCGAACGCGTAGAATGAATGAACTAGTAGATAGTAAAATTATTTCTGAAAAAGAAATTAGTGACGCATTAGAAGTATTAGAAAAAGCAAAAGCTCAGAAATTTAAAAAAAATCAGTTGAGCTATTTAGACTCATATGAATTAAACAAAATTTAAATAGTTAACGTATTAATAAATATTAAATAATTAATATATATAATATTATTCGTATAATATAATATATAATATCATATAGTCATAGGGTACATATAATAATAGTATAACATAAATATGTCGTCACAATATGATAATGATAACTATAGTGATAATGATAATGAAGATGTCGTAAAAGAAAATAAAAAACAAAATGAGGCTATTAATAAGTATATTATTGGAAATTTAAAAATTTATGTTACACCTGAAATATTTGTAAAAAATGTTTCAGGAAATACTAAAAAACGTAAAATGCCAAGTATATATTATACACGCGAAAACACAAAAACTATTAGTGAAATTCAAAAAATACAAAAAGAAATAAAAAATGAAGAAACTGAAAATAGTAAGTTGCCTAGTGGTGCTGCAGATGCTTCTGGTCTTGGTGTTGGTGTGTCAAATACTAGTGGAGTAGGAACAGGAACAGGTATAGGGCAGTCAGCACCACAACCACAACCACAACCACAACCACAACTGCGACCGCAACCGGGGCCACAGCCACAGCAAGCAATGCGACCACAACTACAGCAACCCATTATTCGCCAACCAGTTAAAGTAATGGGAGGAGGTGCTGAACCTGGCTATGGTTCTAGTGTTGGCTCTAGTATTGGTTTTGATATAAAACCAACAAGTATATCAACACGTGTAAATAGTCAATCCGAACCTTATATTGCGTCACTTATTAAATTTTCAGAAGTTGGATTTCCACCCTATTCTACAACAAAAAGCCAAGTTGATACTTTTTTTAACATTAAAGCGTTTAGAGCATTTTTAAAAAGACTAGGTAACCCAACTATAGTTAGAGATATAAATAATAAACCAATAGATGTTGAGAAAGCATTTGGTCCAAATAGTAAAAAAGGCATTGATGGAAAACAAATAAATGTTGATAAAACTCCTCAAGAAATTGAGTTTAAAAAAATTTTTGGAAATCCAAGTGGTGATAAATTATCGCATGCTACAACAAAAAAAGTGTATAAAAATGAAAATGTAAAAGGAGGAGAAATAAGTATTTGGTCTACGAGCGAAACTCCACAAAAAATAGGAAGAGCATTTATATTTTTATATACTATTCCATCCCCACAGGAATCGCGTCAACAGGCACAACTATCCGGATCAGGCAGAAACACAAATGCAAATAGACCTATGATGTTAATGGTAAAAGATGGAAATGACTATAGTTTAATTGGTGGCTATGTTGATAATACAATTAAAACTATAGTTGGAAATACACAAGTAAGCGGTGAAAGTGAAACACAAGTAACAAAGTCTGATGTTATTTTTAACACAATTAGAAAAGAGTTTTCTTTAAAAACGGGAATGTCAAACTTTCCTCCAAATCTTGCAACGAAATATTTATTGTATAAGCCGCCTCCTTTAGTTACTATACAAAATGTACAAGATAATTCAAAAAATAAAGAAACTTTACCTATTATTGTTTATTCAGTTCAAGTAAGTCAAAATACTATGCAGACTATTATTCAAAATTCAAAAAGTAGAACTACGCTTGCATCTGGTGAACTTGTTATGGTTCCTATAGTAACCATTTACAATGTATTAACCGGTAAACAAATTTCAGAAAATATAGCAATATCACCTTTTCAGAGCCAACTACTACAAATGACTATTGGTATTTTACAAAGTGAAAAAATATTATTGCAAATAGCAGATGCTAGACAAATCAAAGATGACTATTATGATTATGATGATAAGTTACGAAAAGAAAAACTAAAAGGCATTTTATCAGATGAGTCGATTGATGAAATCGATGAGATTATAAGACATAATATAAAATTTATGTTAGGTATATTTTTTTCAAGTAAAAACTCGTTCAGTTATTCAGGTATTGAATACATTGTAAACTCAGTAGATTGGAGTGACAAATTTAAACAACTTAAAATTACAGATAAGTTACTAAAACGCATGAATGCAAGTTATTACATAGAGTTAGTATTATTTCTTGAAAAGTTAGAGCAGGGAAAACTTCCAAGTGATAGAAAAGGCACTTTTCTTGAATCATGTGGTGTAAAAGGTGCACTTATACGCAATGAATGGAAAAGAAACTTTGAGACAAAAACACTTGACCAATGGAAAAAAGTGTTTGGTTTTGGTGAAAAATCTAAAGATGAACTTGAAGCCGAAGCTAAAGCCAAAGCTGAAGGTAAGGCTGAAGGTATTTTTGATAAACTACTTCCTTCTTTTGTAAAAAAAGCAATTAAATCAATACAAAATCCTTTGATGTCTCCTCTTGATGCAGGTGTATTACAATTATCACTTATTGAGTATTCACTGCTTCCTGAAGAAGAACTTCAACAATTTTATTCTCAAGTTGAAAACTCATTTTCTGGAGTTACATGGAAAAATGATAATGTATGGGAGAAAAGAAAGCAAAAACTATTTACTGCAATGGATGAAAGTATGGCAGATGTTTATTGTTTTCAAAATGTTCAGTGTTCACTAGATGTTTATAAAAAATGTATTGCAGATGCAAACTTAACTGAAGAACAAATTACAAAGTTACAAGATATAAATAATCCTATTACTTACAAAGAACGTCTTAGTATTTATTTAAGTAAAATACATGATGCATTGATTTCTACTCCTGACCCAAATGGAGCAAATTGTATTCGTGACATCTATGCAAAATATAAAGATTCATATGAATTTGTCTACTTTTTTGAACAAGTTTATTATTCTTCAACAGAATTTAGTAAAGACCCCATTCGAGTGAGTGGTTATACTCCAAATATGTTGCATCCTGAGTATGGTAAAAAAGTTGCACTTGGAAATTTAACTATGGTTAAAAAAAGTAAATTTGAAGTCGTAAAAAATTTGCGATATGATGTTCGAATGGGTGCAACTTTTTGTTCGGGAGTGAATAAAACAAAATTTAATAAATGTTTTCCTGAACTTTTACCAAAAAAACAACAAACTGGAGTTACTACGAGTTCACAAAGTATTTTTCAACCAAGTGATGACTTTAACTTTCGCGAACAATATGAGTCAATGTGTAAGAATAAATCTTTTGGAACTATGGTGTATATAAAATTTAGAAGTTCGGCACCGCCGGTAGTTTCAGAACCAGAACCAGAACCAGAACCAGAACTAACACAAGATTTAAAAGATGCAGTTTTACAAAAAGACCCTGTTGCTTTTGAAGAAGCAATGAATAAAAAAATGGAAGATGATGAAAAAAAAATGGAAAAAGATAATAAAGAAATAATTAATGGAAATGTAGATGAAAGTTCTAGTCCTGGTTCTGGTGCTAGTCCTCAAAAGGAACCAGATGAAACTAATATAGATACTACAAGTAATAATGACTTTTTGGAAAGTGATGATATTCCTAGTATTTATGCTGGTGGTGCACCATCATGGTATGATAAAGATACTACAGAAGCACAAGGATATGCAAAGACGCCTATATTTGGTAAAATAAGTTCAGCAGTTTCTAGTGCTCGACAAACTAAAGACAAACCAACGTCTACTGGTTGTTTTAATATGAAAGATTCAGTATTTATACCAACATCAGGCCAAGCAAGTAAACAATTATTTGGAATTTGTAATATGAAATTTGATACAAAAGATATTGTTATACCTAGTAAACAAGATCTTACTCCAGGAGCTGATACTTATTTACCTGAAGATGTTATGCAAGTCATTTTAATGGCAGTTTTTCTTAATAAGTTAAAAAATATTATGCAACAATTTTCAGGGTTAGGTGTTTTAACCAATTTTAATGAAAATCCATTTATTGTTTCGGGTTTTTTTAGAGATATGTTTAAAGACAATACACTTAGTTATGCATTAAAACTATTAACAACAACAAAAGAACAGCCATGGATAAACACAAGTTACGACTCATTTGGTAAAGGAAAAAATAATGTTATTGCTAAGTTTGTCCAAAGTATGGGTATGTTAACATCTTTACGTGTAGGAACTTTAAGGGTCGCCAGTTTTATCCCAAATAAAAAACTTAATAGTAACTTACTTGGTGATTTTTATCCGTTAAGAACAGGAAGTTCAACAAGTTCATCTGTGTCTGAGTTAATAATTTGTTGCGATAATTTAAAAATATGCGATGACAGCAAAATAATGCATAAAATGATACCTGCACGAAATACGAATCCAAATTTTCCTATATTTCCTAATAGTGTAAATCCGTCAAATAGTGTTGCAATTGGTGCAGTTTTTGATATAACTCCTCCATCAATTGTAAATCATGTTCAAAATACATTTAATGGAATAAAAGAACGTAAAAATGCTGCAAGTCAAGAAGCAATAAAAATACAAGTTGAAGCAGTTGAAAGAGAACGTGAAGAAGAAAGAATTGCTAGGTATAATAAATACTTTCCTCAGTCTTCTCAGTCTAATACTCCTAGTATTAGCGAACCATTGAAGTTTACCCCTTTTCCTGACTTATCAGATAAAAATGTAACGGAAGAACCTGTGTTGACTGACTCAATAAAACCGCCTGAGCCTCAGTTAGAACCTAAACCAGACAAACCACTTGGACCTGATGTTAGTAAAACTGCTGAAGAGGAAGCTGCTGCTAAAAAGGCAGCTGAAGATGCTGCTGCTAAAAAGGCAGCTGAAGATGCTGCTGCTAAAAAGGCAGCTGAAGATGCTGCTGCTAAAAAGGCAGCTGAAGATGCTGCTGCTGCTGCTAAAAAGGCAGCTTTTGCATCTCTTGCAACAAAATATATTTTTGCATTTGATATGGATGATACACTATTTAAAAACTATACGCTTGATGATTTACCTAAAGACACAGACACTGGTAGCATTCAACGTAGAAATGAAATTATTGCAAATATGAAAAGAGTTATTGATAGTCGTAATTATGTATGGATAGTAACTGCAAATGATAATCATAGTTATACTAAAGATAATTTTACTACAAATTTTTTTGGACCTGTGGATAAAGATTTTTTTGATAAGTCACCTTATTTTTTATTTATGAATCCTGATATTATGGCGGAGGTATACAAAAAAGCAAAAAATAATTCAAGTCTTCCAGCTGAGGATACAGCGAAACTTGACTATACTGATGGATGGAGTGGTTCTAGTGACATACATACAAAAGGACTCAAACCTTATGCCATATATGCACAAAGTTTACTTACACGGAATGAATATAATTCTAAACCAGAACTTACTCCAAAAATAGGTAAGTTTGATATTTATTTATTTGATGATAAATCGGGCGATGAAATTGCAAATAATAGTAAAAAATTTGGTATACATTTTATTCGAGTTACTGACTTTAATACTACTCCGCCACAACCTAATTTGCTTACAGAATTTAAAAAAGTGTTAGACGATGGAACATCAAAGATTGGTTCAGCAAACTCCAGTTCTACTCCTGCACCTGCATCTGCCAATACTTTAAAAGTAATGTCGTTTAATACGTGGTATAAACCATTTAGTCCCATTAAATCAAAACTGGTATATTGTAATGTCACCAAGGATGGAAAAACTATAAATGTATGTCAAGAAAATATTATGAAAGAAATTATGACACAAATAGAGAAGGGGTTTCAAGTTATATTTTTGCAAGAGTTTACAAGTCGAATACAAGAAGTTTTTGATAAATGCACATTTAGTGATACAAAAGTTCCAACAAAAGAAATTCCATTTACGATGACATATACTCCTCCTGGAGGTTCACCTCTTGAATATTTTGTATATAGTGTTACTGCGCAAGGTGAAACTATAACTACGCTATGTTCTAAAAAATTTTTCCCTACCCCTGCAAAACAATATTATATGGGCAACTTAACAGGTTATCCAAATAACCCATCATATGCAAGTCATGGTGATACTACTCAATTATGGGAAATATCCGGCGGAGGAAGACCTTATATAGTATTAGTATTTGATGATATAGAAATGATTTTAATTAATATACATGGACCACATGGTGGTTCTTTTAACCCTTACTTACAAAAAGTATCAACAAATTCTAGTGGAAAAAAAATATTCATTCCTATTGGTAAAGAAGATGGAAATGGACCTTATACACACGGAACAACTAAATATAAATATAATCCCGAGTTTGGTTCCTCAATTCCTCAAGATGAAATAAATAAAAAAATAGAAGAAGTAGAAAATTTAAATAAAGAATATAGAAATTTACAAGACTATTCATTCCGACAACTTGGAGATATGCTTAGAAAAAGAATTCCTCAGAAGTTAAAAGATTATAAAATCATATTTGCAGGTGATTTTAATATGAATCCTCTTGATGCAAAAACACATTTAGTAAAACTTAGTGAAAGACAATCAAACGGAACATATAACGAAGGACCCTTTTCAGATAGTTCAGGAAAATTTGATAAAACTCCTCAAAATAGTTTAAACCTTAAAGTTGGTGATACTAGTACTGATGCTACTGGAACTTGTTGTGTAGAGCATAAAGGTGGTTCTTATGGTTCAGGAATTTATGACCAGATTTATTCGAATAAGTTAAAGATTACAAAATATTGGACATACAATGGTAAAATAGAATACGATACAACAACAGGTGGAATTCTTTTCTCCGACCACTTACCTGTATATGCAGAAATAGAAATACCTGCATCTGGAACACCCGCGCCATCTAGTGGTGGTAGTAAACGATTTACTCTTCGGAATAATAATAATAATAACAATAACAATAATAATAACAATAAACCTATGTCTAGAAAGATAAAGAAGCATGCATCCACCTCCACCATGCCTACAACACGATTAACAAAAAAGAAACGTCATTCAATGCATAAACATAAAACAAAACGTCATAAGCATTAAAAATTTTATATAATATATAAAAATACATACATAACGCGAGATTATGTATGTATCCGTTCAAATACTGCACCATATGAGTTCTTCATTCGATAACTCAGCGCCAATCAAAATACTACGATTCAGCTCCGGATTCTCGCTGGAAAAGAAACTAGGACGTATTATACTCCAATCCGTCTTTTCATCGAGTAGTCCAACCTTTGTGTATATGAATGCTGCAAGAGCACTACACCAAAAGCGCGATATTTTTTGCGGGTCTGGGTCTTTTTTGCAGTATGCTTCAATCCAGTCTCGCACTACAATATCGTAAGGTTTATTATACACACAATCATGTATTTCCTTCATTCTGTCATGTGTAAATGGATTTTCTGTATGATAGTGGCGACGCTTGTGAGTTTCAAGCAAGTATTGACTTGATTCGATATCGTTATCTTTATCGTTATCATTTCGTGTATTACTTTTATAAAAAAAGTATTTTAGTATACTGAATCCTGAATAGATATAACCAAATGTGTTTATAAAAGTATTTTTAACTAGATTTCTATTTCTAGCTACTAATGCTGTACTACCAGTGCCAACACTAGCTCCAACACTAGCGCCAATATTCACTATAGTTGTATTGTTTTCAATACAATCTTCTGCCATGTGAACATGTAGTCTTCGCAAATATATTTTTCCTTTGTATGTAGTTATAAAATCAATAATAGGTGAAAGTTGGACCCCTATTTTTCTCTTACCATCTTCAGCGTCGGGAATTTCTGATGTTCCAGATTGCCACACATATACACCTTTCAATGGTTTATCTAAATATGTAAAATCAGGGTTTACAACAACCATACCAATATGTGAAAAGTCACTTTGCGAACCATATTTTATAAGCCATCCGAACAATCCAAGACCCTTTTGTTGAAGGTTGTCACATAGTAATAAGTCACCCGTTTTTAGTGTGTCAATACACTTTACTAGTTCTATAATCTGTTGGTTATTAATCATTTTGTAGTAGTTATTGTAATAGTTATTGTAATAGTTATTGTAATAGTAGAAAACAATATATATAAACTCTATATTTATTGTTTTATATAATTATTATTATAGATACTTTAGTTATTGTCTTTTTGTCCTAGTCGTTGTCTTCATCATCATCTTCTTCTTCTTCTTCGCTTTGATTATCAAATACATCATCAAAACTCCCACAAAATAAGTTTTTAAAAGCACACATCATTTGTTCAAAATATGTTTTATCTTTACATAAAGCATTACATACATTCTCTGAAATTGCAATAGCTAATTCAACTCTACAAAAGAATTTACCAAATGTAAGACCTTCTGTTTTTAATATTTTATTTATTTCATATATTTCTTCTGCCCCAAAAAATAGTTGTTTCACATTTAATGTATTGTAACATACATCATAAATACCTCTTATAACTTTATTATTAATGTCAAGTTTTTTATTTTTAATTAATTTAATGCTTTTCTCTCCTTTCTCTCCTTTCTCTAGTGGTTCAGAGATATGGTTAACAATATACTTTGCAAGTCGCTCATAATTTCGTGACACCAAAATTTTAAAAAAGTTGAAAAATATATTCTGTTCTTCTCTTGTAAGCTTCCCAATGATTCCATAGTCAATAACTCCAATTTTTAATATATATTCTTCACTTTGAGGGTCCTTTTCTTTTATAAAAATAACATTTCCTGAGTGTAAGTCAGCATGATATATTGAGTCATAAAAAACAGATTTTATATTAAATCTTGATAATATTTTTGAATATAAATCTTTATCTTCAGTGTGTATGTTTTCAAGTCTTTTTCCTTGAATATACTCCATAACAATAGCATTTGGATTATGTTCTGTGAAATAAGAATACACATATGGAATACGTATGTCTTTTACATCTTTGAATTTGTCATAAAATAATTTTATATTTTCGACTTCATTTGCAAAGTCAAGTTGTCCCAACATAATTTGACGATTCTCATCAAAAATATCATTTATGTTTAAGTTACATAAGTAAGGCATTTTTTTTGTTATGTTTACCAAAAGTTCCAATTCACTCATTGACTTTTCAAATTTCTCAGTAATATTTTGGCGACGATATTTGATAATTACTTGTTTCCCATTTAGTGTAGCTTTGTATACTACTGCAATAACACCTGATTTTATAGGTTCGCAGTCATTGGAAGTTAATTCTTTTCCTCCTATAAAAGTAGTTTTCCCATGAATAATAAGTTCATCTCCTTTTATTTTTGCTATACTTATCAACCCAAATAATCCTTTATAGTCTATTTCATTTTCATCATATTTTACATTATCGGTATAGTTGATAAAATAGTTAAATAAATCTTTGTTCATTAGTTTATTGTTTGGATTATTTGCAATACCTTGAAATATTTTTGTAAAAAATATATTTTTTTCTGATAGTTCCTTGGAAAGATTTATTATAACATTGTTATAATTTTCTGTAGTTTTTTTAGAACACTTATAAGTTACGTAATATTTTGTATATATTCCAATACAAGAAGTTATAAAATATGATTTTGACATTGCGGATATCATTGCTGGTTTTATTTTTATAAAAAATGAACTGATTTTATCTAATATATTTTTTGCCGCTTTAGGTATTAATGATTGTGATGTTTCTGAGTCAAGGTCGCATTTTTCAAGTAAAAATTGTAGCTCTTGTCTTTTAATATTATTGTTATTGTCATTATCATTGTTATTGTCATTATCATTATCATTTTCATTTTCATTGTCATCTCGATTTATGATGTTATCATTTTTTTTTGAATTATTTTTAGTGGAGTTATAAAAAATAGGACATTTATCTTTAATTCTTGCGAACATATATGTGTGTGTCAAATAATTTTACTTAATATAAAGTTATAAACTTTGAACAATAATTAATATACAATATCAACTATTATTTAAACTTGTTAATCATGAAAATATTATTTGGCGATAGTTATGTGTTAATGTATCAACTCAATAAATTGTTTCAAATTTAAAAATACTTTTTTCATAATAAGTCCCATTATATTTTCCATATACGTAGGTAATGAGTGACTTAAATCTAATTTGAAAATATAACTAATATTAATTTTGTTAAGTGATTCAAAGTTTACAACCATAGATGATATTGTATTTACAACTTTGTCATAACTTTTTAACTCTTCTACATTTGGATAGTCTATATCTACACAATTATATGTTTTTTTATTTGGCTCACATACTTCCGTAACTTTTACATACATATACTTTGGTTTTATACCTAAGTCAGATGCGAATGGTTTGAACAAAAAAAGAACATTCACTTCATTTATTACTTTATCATGTGATGACAATATTGTTGTTATTTGGTCTAAGTCAATTTTTTCAAAATTATCTTTATTTAGTGTAAACATAAGTTTATATATGTCTAAATTTATTATGTTATACAAGTTAACATTAGTATTTTCTGCTAAAAATTGCAACAAGTAAATATTATTATTTTTCTCACGTTTTAAATGCATTTTTTCTTTAAGACATACTGATTTAAAATTATAGTTTGCCACATCATTCATCTTAGTTTATCTATTTTTATTATGATTAAGTATTTATGTATATTCTATCAATTATAATTATTTATGTATTTAATCTTATTTTGATAAATACTTATTAGTAGGTTTACTAATAAGTTTACTAATAAGTTTACTAATATTTTTGTTGTTAGTTTATTATTCTTTCAACATTTTTAATAAGATTTACTTTATCTAAAACATTTTCTATGTCAATTTTGTGCTTTAACCTAAAATATTCAGGATTTTTTAATACACGCCCTATTGTAATGATATCCATGTTTATGTTGCCAGTTAGTTTTATAACATAGTTAGGAAAATACTCTTCTATTTTTGTGCATCCCCAATAAAGGGGTATTGTGTGATACATGAATGGGTTAACTATTTTTTCAGTAAAGTAATGTTCATGTGATGTATTTTCGATTGCGATTGTAAATATATAGTTGTCACACATTTCAGCCATAGATTTGAAGTCCCCATATATATTATTATTTTCAGGGAATCGTTGCTTATAAAATTTTGCACCATTTCCCCATATATCTATCGGTAATCTATTTTTTAAAATATAGTTTACAAGTGCATGTCGGTATTTGTGTCCTATAGTATACGACTTATGTGAAACCATAATTGACATTATTTTTGTTTTTTTACCTGGAAACATACTAATATTCGAAGGCATTTCATGAAAAAGAAATCCATGGTGTCCAATAAATGGTGGCGATGGTATTCCTATTACACTTCCAATAAGATACTTTCCTACACTTTTTTGTGCAAAGTCAATAAAGTTATTGTAATATAGATTTAAAAATGAATTATTCGGTGGTTCGTGTGCAAAACCAATAACACATTTTTTATCAACATGAATATTGGGAGGAATAGGGCAGTTTAATAGGAACACGTGTGTATATGTTTCAGTAGTTGTAATGTATATTCTTTTTGTTTTACCATACTCATCCGTTTTCTTATAAAGACACATTTGTTCATATTTTTTTTTACATACCTCTGATGAGCAAAAGTCGCTGAAAAATCGTATTCTTATATAATTTTTCTTAAATTCTGATATTATATTTTTAAAATATTCACTTTCATAACATGTTTTATAGTGATTGAACTGATATGGTGTTTTATGTGTTAGCGTAACTTGATTTATATTATATAAAACTGAATCGTATAGTGCTAACTCAAGCCATAATCGGTTAAAATAAAATTGTGTTATTTTGTCGGGGTCTATATCTTCTATCTGCGCCGGTTCTTGCATGTATCGTAACACGTCTCTTTTAAAAACAACACTACTATTTATAAATGGATTCACTTTAAAAAGATTATAGTTATACAAGCCATTGGTTGGTATGTCTAATATTTCATCTTCGTGTTCAGGTTCAGTTCCGGGTTTTGTATCACATTTACTTTTTGTTCCAACTACATCTATTCTTGGAAACTCTTTAAGTTTTGCAGCTTGGACTTCTAACTTATTTGGTTCCCATATATCGTTTACGTCTAATACTGCAATATAGTTATAAATTGTGTCATTATTTACTACATGTAATAAAGTTTGAATATATGTTTTAAAATCTTCTCCATAGTCTTTTATTTCAACTCTCTTGTCTTGAAAAGTATTAGCGAATATATTGTATACTTGAGTTGTATTATAAAAAATAACCTTTAATTCCCAATCTTGATAGGTTTGATTTATTACAGACTGAATTGATGACTTAATGGATGACACTAATGTATATGATAGTATATCTTTATTATAAACAATACATACAACTGATATCATATTTTTTGTTATATGTATGTGAAAATATATATGTAAAATATATATAATAAAAATATCATTTGATATCTTTATTATATTTTTTAAATTAAATATCTAAGCTAATCGTATTCTTTTCCGACTTAGGTTTACGTTTTGTCCTGCTTGGCATGTTATCATTTTGCAGGTCTTTCAATTCTGAAATACTAATTGTGCTCCCTTTTTCTTCTGCAGCATCACTTATGTTTCCATTTCCACTAGTCGGAATATTTATACTTTTAGTTTTAAGTCCAGAAAGAATATTACTAATATCACTAGGTCCTTTCATTTCAGGTCGAGGATTTTGTGGATTTGGTGGGGGTGGACCACGCATCGACTTGTTTGTAAATGCATTTACAAAATTATCTGTAAGGTTCACTCCATCATTCATACCTCCTCTACCAAAGTTCAAGTCAGGTCGATTCGAAATATCGCCTTCTCTGCGAGGTGGTGGAATTGAGTTTGGTCCCTTAGTTGCAACAGGTGGGGGTGGCGGACGCTGAGTATTAAAGTTGCTCGACATTGGTGGTGGTGCTGCCATACCTCCGCCACCTCCCATACCCCCCCCCATGCCTCCCATCATATCCCCCATAAAGTTACCAAAATTGGGTGATGATTGTGACATCGTATTCACAGCGGCTTGTGTGAATTGTTTCATAAGCTCCGGATTCTGTCGCATAATATCATCCATTCCAGGCATGGCAGATTTAAACATCGTGTTTGTCATATGAAGCATAATTGCGCTTCCACCTAACTGAAAAAGCAGTTTCAATTCAGGCGCCATCTTTGCTTTCGACTTATACTTTTCGTGTAGTTCCCCAAAAATCTCATCGTAGTCGTCAATATTCTCATTGATTTGTTCTGACCATCCATCCAACTTCAAGTCAAAAGGGTCAAATTTATTATTTAAAAATTCTAGACCAGTAATTGCAGTCATCAGCAATTTCTGTTGAAACTTGACACTATTCTTTTTCTCACGTTCTTCCAAGTGTGTTTCATATTCACCCTTCATTTCAAGAAGTGACGACTCCATTGTGTATTTCTTGCTAAGACGAACACCTTTTGACTCAAGTTCTTCCAATTTTTGCAACATTTTAAATTTCTCACGTAATAATTCTTCTTTTGACATCTGAGGTGTTGTGTCGACGTTTGCGTCAGGGTTTAGTGGAATGTTACTAAACTTCCCAAACCCATCCCACGTTTTATTATCATTGTCTGTATTTGCAGTAGATGCGCCAACATTGCTTCCGCTTATATTGTTATACTTTGGCTCTGAATATCCACCATCACTCGCATCATCATCGTTGTAACTATTTAGTTTTATACCACCGCTTCCGCTCCCACTTGCTCCTGCTGAACCAAAAAAATCCGACTTAAAATTTTTTGATACTTTCTTAACACCTCCACTTCCACCACTACCTCCTACTGCGTCAGATAAGTCATTCAGTTCATCTTCCAGCTCATTTAGGTCATCCAAGTCTATATTGTCACCTCCCCCGCCACTTTTACCACCGCTTTTCAGTTTATCATTCATAAGCAGTTCGAGGCCTCCGCCAAAGTTGACGGATTTGGCGCCACCTCCTCCACTACCACCTCCACTGCGACTACTTTTATTACTAAAGTTATTATCTAAATCAGATAAATTTCCAAGGTCAATGACTTCTTCCATAGTATTGTTTTATCAATAATAATAATCTATAATTTTAATTTTAAGTTTGTGCGCATTATAAATATATATTTTTCTGAAATTATATTCAAAATATATGAATAAAAATAGTAAAAATATATGAATGAAAATACTAAAAATAATAAGTAATTTAAAAATGAACAATCAAATAATACTTATCATATTTTTAATCGTAAGGTAATATATTCCTTGTAAGAAACAATCTGCAAGGTCATCTTTTTTTTTATTTTTATTCAGGTATCCTTTATAGTCTTTAAACTCTTCTTTTGTTTCTAAAAGTTCGGCAGTAATTTCAACACTTTCAGCTTTTCGTTCGGTGTATGTTGTTTTCTTTTTGGTCATAAACATTTTTAGTTTATTTGATGCCGATATGAATTCAATATGTGGGGTATGTTTCATTATAAAATATTGCGCAATCATTCCTTGTAATGTTTTCATCCGACTCGCAATCGTGCTAATTTGGTTTTCTATAATGGCGGTATCAATGTTTATTGTAATCCCTAGCCCTCCCATTCCCAGAACCTTATCAAGCTCTTGCATCATATTTTTACCAATTGTTACTAAATCAACATCCATTGCTTTGACATTTTCTATATGTTCTAAATAGTTTGTGTGTAATTCTTGTTTTATCATATTGATTAAATCATCTTTTGTGTTTGTGTTTGATTTTTTTGACTTTGTGTAGTTTGTATTTACTATTTTATTTTCATGTTTCTCTCCTTTCTCTCCTTTCTCATCTCCAATAATAGATGAAGAGTTATCACATCCAATATTATACTTGACAACTAGTTCTTTGATATCTACAAGTTTCATTTTTCTTATTTTTTTAATATTTAGTTCAGGTGTTGGAACTATATATTTTGATGTTTTTGCATGTTTGTTACAAAAGTATTCGATTTGGATTTCATTTTCACAATTATCTTCTTCATTTTCCGGGTTCTCTCCTTTCTCTCCTTTCTCTCCTTTCTCTCCCGTTTCATAACCTTCCTCGTCGTCGTCCCCATTGTCCTCGTCGTTGGTTGTGTGAAACGTCTTGCAATATTTTGCATCTTGTGTGCATCCTAAAGTGTTACACTTTCTTACTATCGGAGTGCAAAGATTAATAACATCCCATTGTAATATTTTTACTTTGGAATTCGTTTCATTCACTTGAAAAATACAATATGCTAAATTTTTCATCCCAACATCAAAGCTTATAATATTTTTTGTATTTTCCATAATTAGGGTAGTTATATAAAATACATAGTATGTTTTTATTATGTATTTTTGCCGAATATATTTTGTAAAGATATTATTGTTATGATTTGACAAATGAAGATTTGGGAACACGTCTTGTTCCATGGCCATTTCGTTTTACAGAACCTAGTGCCATCTTATATGCACGACTTGTTTTATGATTGCATCCTTTTTCAAGAATACTAAAATCAACTGCAGCACTTTTTCCACCAGTGATTGCACTTGCTAGACGTGCTCTTCCCCATGAGTGCGCAGTCTGGTTGGGTCTACTACCGGATGAAAAATACGCACCTTGACCTTTCTTCTCAATTTGGCGAAGTGCAGAAACACTGCATCCTGTCTTTTTGGCAAGTTGTGACGACGGAAGAATATCTTCCACGCCATATATTTTCCTCGCATGAAGAATATGTTTTGATACTTTGCCAGGATATGATGCAACAGCTTTACGTGTATAATATTTTTTCTGCTTATAAAGTTTACGAGACTTGTCAAGTTGCCTTTTTTCAATTAAAGTGTCGCGTCTTGATAAAATTTTTGGTAAATATTTTGAAGCGTAATATTTTAAGGTTTTATTTTTCATAGGTATTGATGAGGATGGATGTATAATATATATATAAATAATTAAATATATTATAGTTATTTTTTAAAAATGTTAATATGGGTTAGGTAGAAATGCTGGAGATGAAGAAAATTTACTACCTTCATCAATACGCGGCCATTGTTCATGGTCTACTACAGGAAATCCAAATCCAGGTGAATAAGGAACAGAAGGAATAGTGGAAAAAACAGGACCAGGCTGACCAAAGGAAGCAGGAACAAATATTGGTTGTGCTGGTTGTGGTGTAAATAATGAAATTTGTTCTCTTTTTAATCTTCTTTGATCTCTTTCTTGTTTTCTTTTCTCTTTTTCTCGTTCTATCATTTCATCAGATATCTCCATTCTTCCACTTGATTTTGGAGTTTTTGATTTTCCTGGAGTTTGTGCTCTTGATGGAGTTTTTGCTTTTCCTGGAGTTTGTGCTCTTGATGGAGTTTTGGACCTTGGCCTTGGCCTTGGTATTCTTGGTTCTACTTCTTCTGGAGTTGGTGGGCCTCTATCACCTAGCACTGATGTCGTATTTGAGTAAAATTCTTGTAACAAATTTTCTGTTTCTTCAGCACTTCTTTCAGAACGTCCAACGGGATATCCACTTACTGCATCACTCCAGCTTTTATAAAGAGGCTGTTTTAAACCACGTTCTGGACTAGTTGTAACTATAGGGCTACCAGGAGGTAAAGCAATGGATTCTAATGTTTTTATATCTAGTGATGACGCAATTCTATATTGTGGTTTTTTTGATGCATCTCCATCTTCACCAACAGGTTGAAATGTTCTACAATCTTTAGACTCTTTTACATCAATTCTTACTAAACACCCACGAGCAAGTATCGTAGTATTAAATGAATCTATCTTATCTTTTAGGGCGGTTAATAACTTACATCGTTCAGGAATGGTATATCTTCGATTTTCAAGTATGGCTTGTCCTTCTCTTGTAAAACCTTCTACAAAATGTAACAATTCATCTATTCCTTTTTGTGAATTATAATATCCTAAAATTATTCCTATATTATCTGTAATGCTATAAACATGACGATGTAGTCCTTTTATTGCAACTACTTTATTTTCTACTTTTACAGGACGATAACTTTCTACAACCATTTTAAATTTAACTCCTGTTCCTAGTCTTTTTAATACTACATCTTTTAAAGAATCTAATAAAGTAGCAGCTTTACCTGTTTCTACATAACCGGCAAAAGCGTCATCTTTTCGTTCTGACATTTGTTTAGTTTTTAAACTTAAAAAACAATTTTTATACACTTCTGGAACAGCCTCTCCTTGTGTAAATTGTACATGAACATCATATTTTTCATCACCTTTTGTGTTAACAAATCTAGTATATAGTTCACCAACAAGATGCAACTCTTTGCGAGCAAAAATATATTCAAAAAGTTTACCGAATAATGATAATTTTGTAGGGCGAACAACAACCGCAAGTCCTCGTTCTTGTCTCTCTTCATTTACATCTTCAATAATACCATCTAGCATATCTTGTGAACTTTTTCCTTGGGGAACTAAATCACTTGTATCTAAAAAACTCTCAACTTCTTCACGAGTCCTATCATCCATTGGGTCATTTATACCTTTAGCGCCTCCTATATGGTATAAATATCCGATTTTATGTGTTAGTTTTTTCATTCTTCTTTTTTTATTTTTTCTTTCACTAATTTTTTTACTTTTACTTCTATAAGTTTGTTTATGTTTATATCTATTTAATTTTGCATTAGGACGACGACGATGTGTATATTTTATTTTTCTACGTCTTGTTGCCATTTTAATTTTTATTTTATTTTTTAAAGTTACTATATATTATTACTAGATATTATGTTATTTTACTTCCAAAAGAAATAAGATAACATATGATACAAATAAACTAAAAATACTTTACCCCTTCCCTCCAGTATATTCTTAGTTCGAACGCGCTAAACCTTTCATAAGCAACTGCTCTTGAGATATATGTGGTGCGCTCATACGGCTCTGTAGTTCGTTACGTGAAAGATACATATTTTTCAGGTCGCTTGTTTCATAACCAAAGGGCTGACTATTATCTAAAGGCGACTCAAAAACAAATGGCACATTTGATTGTGAAATCGGGTTTTGGCTTCCAATATAAACAGGTGGACATGCTCCACAATTGTTGCATGCTGCAATAGAATTTGTCTGCATTATTTTGACCGCATTATTTTGCAAAAATGTTCGGTAATCCCAGTTGGACTTAATATTATTATTTTCGCGTATTTTTTCATTTATGACTGCACCTGGTTGCCAGGTCGCATAGTTCCTGCCGTCTGCCATAATAGGTGGAAAATTGAAGTGGATATTATTTGAACCCGCGTAACAAGTTCCCCAAGACATGTTGTTAAACTACTATATATACTTTATTATATACTTTATTTTAATATATATAATAAAATACTTTTCTAAATCTAAATAATATTTGCTAATTAAGTAATTCACTAATTTACGACTCTACACACTACTTTTGCTACTACTGGGTCAAGTGTTTGATGAGTTCTTTTTTATTAAGTTTATTAATAGCAGTCTCGTTATACTGCATTCCTTCAGCTGATAATTTTGTTTTCAAATGTTGCTTAAGTGCTTGAACGTTCATTGAGTTGTAGTCTGTGTGTTGTTGTTGTTGCTGCTTGTCGTCTTTAAAAATAGTTTTAATTTCGGTAGCATCAATCGAAGAAGTTTCTAAATGTTGTTCTTGTTGTTTTTGTTGCAAAGGTAAAGATGCATGGCTAGGGAGTTCTTCTATTTTTACTTCAGTATCATCACTGGTTTCATCTTCATTATCATCATTATCGTCACCATCGCTTACATCATCATCACTTGCATCTTGCCCATCATCGCCGTCATCATCACTTACATGATTTGTATTGTTATTGTGTTTGGAACTAGAACCAACGGGATACAAAGGCTCAGTCAGTTCAATCACTTTAATGTCATCACCAGTTAAATGTTCAGTCGTTTGCGACTCTAAATGTCCTCCATTATTAAATATTATTTTTTTTGTAGTATTATCATTTGTATCTTCATTCTCATCGCCAGATGATGAGTCAGATTCATCTCCAGAGTCTGAAGAAGACTCAGATTCTGAACTTGTGTCATCGTCATCGTCATCATCATCATCGTCGGATACATCAATCAAATCATTTGCATGACTATGTTGGTTAGGATGATTGGAACCACCATTTTTTTGCATTTCCATCTGCATCTGCATTTGCATTTGCATTTGTGCATGTTTCATAATTTGCTCATCATTTTGCATATTTTTTTGATGTGCTCCATTTCTCATATTCATTACTAAAGATTGTAAAACCTTTGCTTGTTCTGTTTGCGAAATCTCTAAAACTCGCAACTTAAACCGAAAAAACATAAACATTGCTGAACATATGATTAAAGTAATAAGTATATTGAAAATAGTTTGTGAATTAAATAGTGACATCTTTTATTTTTATACATAAATAAAAATAAAATATTTAACGCTTTATTAATTATGTTTATTAATTATGTTTATTAACTACGCTTTATCAGACACACACACACATACACACACGCATACACACCAACTACATTGACATTAAAAGTTGTTTTGTGTTATCTATAATAGTTTTTGGATATTCTAAATCGTGTAACACTTTGATTCCCCCTTTGATTTTAGATATGCCTTTTTCTAACTTGTATAAATATTTCACGTTATAGTCTTCTTCAACTTTCACTTTCATTTTATAATTTTTAATTTTCTTATTTGTCTTCAAGTTGTTGCATAATGAAATATAGTGCGTTGTAAGCATTAGGTCAACATTCTTCATACATGACAAGTAGTCAATATATCCGTATGCACTTGCAACTGCTTCATATGGATTTGTTCCTGAATACAATTCATCAAAAATACAAAAGTGACGTTTATCATTTTCTTTTTCTAAACTATCAAGAATTTCTTTACAACGTCTTGACTCGGCTTGGAATAAACTATCACGTCCCGAAGTGTCTGGAATATTTAAATAGCTATGCAAATAGTGATAAGGTTTAATATTTGCACTATCATAAAATCCATATCCGATTTGTTGTGATAAAATAATATTCATAAGTGTTGATTTAATAATTGTTGTTTTACCTGCTGCATTTGGACCAGTAATTATAATTTTTTTATTTATAACTACATCATTCTTAATAGGTGTTTCATGGTGTGGATAGTATACTTGTTTAAACGATGTATGTTTTTTGGTGACAGAAGATGATGTAGAAGATTTACTTTTTGTTGATTTTTCTGATTTTTCTGATTTATTGGATAACACTGATGTAGATGATACATTCTTTTTGGATTTCTTATTTTTCTCTCCTTTCTCTCCTTTCTCTTCTTCTCGCAGTTCATCTTTCTTAACATCTATGGTATCATCTTCATTTTCATGTTCATCATTAACACCATCAATAAATACACATGAGTTGATTCGAGAACTATCAATCATTTGTTTGATGTGGTCAATATTTTCATAAAATCCGTTAAAACCAAAGCTATAGTCGATACAAGACTTTATATCATGGTCAACAAATATTTCATAATTTAATTTCATAAGTTTTCCAATTTCAATAAACTTACTGAAACTAATCTTGAATGGTTTAATTTTACTAAATACACCACATAACTTTTCAAGATATTCCACTTTTGCTTTAAGTTCATTTGTAAACTGGCGATATGTTACAAGATTATGTGACATTTCAATAACATGTTTCATGTTACGAATTGTATAGCGGAAATAGTCATTCAAAATAAATATATTTTTGTGAATAAGAATCATATTTTTATAAAATCGATGACATGACATGATATTTTGGTAAACCTGAACAAAGTAAAAGAAAACAGACATAATAATATATACACGTTTATCCCATGACATACTTCCAAAGTCAAGGAGTGAAAATACTTTACCAATTGGGTGACTAGAAAGAATTATTTTCAATGATGATATATAAGCCGACATAGTAACTTGCGACTTTTGAATTTTAAGTAAAAAAAATGGAATAAATAATAAAATAAGAGGTGAAAGCAGTGAAATTACAGGAGATGTCAAGTTATAAATGCTCATAAGTTGCATAAATGCAGGTGATTTATTTAACTTATCAAGCAACGGGAAATCAATATAGCTAAAACGTTGTTTAAAATTCTTATCTCCAGCAATATCAATCCATAATTTGTCAATTGTATTATAAACTTCATGTGGAAAAATAACTGCTCTTATATTTTTGTTAGGCTTTTCAGTATTATCGTCGCCTTGTTTGTATGGTTTATAGTCGTAACTACTATCACTGCCACTATCACCTAAAATCATTTGTAAAGGTTCGCTTAACTTGCAACCATACTGGTTGATATAAGATTTATAAAATATTTGAGACTCTTTTAAAAATTCTGTATTTGTTGTGTAGTAACGACTCCATAACGCAATATGTCGTTTACTAAAAATACACTCTGGTTTAAATATTGCTTCATACATTGGAATACAATCTTCATTTTTTGCATCCAATAATTCTAAATCATTTAAAATATTATTATTAATTTCATGTTTATCTTTATCTTCTAAATAACAAATAGGAAGCTTAAAAGATGTTTCACACACAATAGGATTTTTTTTATTCTTATTTTTATTGTTATTGTTACTACTTTTGTTGGTGTTGGTGTTGGCGTTGGTGTTGGTGTTGGTGTTGGTGTTGTTATTTGTTTTACTATTATTGATATTTTTATTCGTTTCTTCTTTATTTACTTCATATTCTTGTTTTTCTTCTTTGTCAGTTTCGGAGCTACTTCCAGGAAAATTTTTTAAATACTTACTTACTTCAGTTGTTAACTTTGTAGCAAAGTCACTTCCAACAGACTTTCCAGTTGGGTCTCTTTTAAGTTGTTCTTCTTTAATTTTATTATTTATTTCTTCTAGTTTTTTTAACTGCGCATCTTTAATATCTATCAAAATTTTATTAACGTCAAACATAGTATTTGTATCCTATTTGTATCGTATTTATATCTAAAAATATTAATAATAAAATAAATATACGAATTTATTTTATTATTCTATTAATTTTATGTTAGTCAGTTAGTGAGTTAGTGATTAAGCTAATCAATCAATCGCAATGTTTGAAGGCAGCTCGTCAATAATTGTGTGATAGTGTCTTTCAATCTCTTTCATCATTTTCATATCCCAGCGAGTAACAAAGTTGATAGCAGTTCCTTTACGTCCCCATCGCCCAGAACGTCCAATTCGATGTAAGTATTTGAATACACATTTTGGCAAGTCAAAGTTTAATACTGTTCTAACCTGTTGCACGTCGATACCACGCGATGTAACATCTGAAGAAATGAGGACGCGGTGTTTACCAGCTTTAAACACGCTATAGGCTTCATCGCGCTTCGACTTCTCCATGTTACTATGAATGCAACATACCGGAAATCCATCATTCTGCATCGCTTCCGTCAAATCCATGACACGTTTAATGCTATTGCAATAAATAATACATTGTGACATTGAAATAATATTAAAAATATCCTTAAGTGTTGCATATTTTTGAGAATCGTCATTGAGAGCTACATAGTATTGTTTAATGCCTTCAAGGGTTAGTAGTTCCGACTTCACCAAAATGCGCACCGGGTTCCGCATAAACTTATCTGTAAGTAGTTGTAACTCTGGAGGCAACGTTGCGCTAAACAATCCCACTTGCACATTATTATTCAAATACTGAAAAATATTATAAACTTGTTCTTTAAATCCACTTGACAACATTTCATCCGCTTCATCCAATACAAGAATAGAAATATCTTTTGCAACAATATTATTACGTCGCATCATATCATAAACACGCCCAGGACAACCTACAATAATATGTGGTGTATTGTTTTTCAACTCAAATGCATCATCGTCGGTAGATGTTCCACCAATAAGTAAATGATATTTGATGCTTTTATTTAGTGAACCAATACTTGTAATGACCTCGTATATTTGTTTTGCAAGTTCGCGTGTAGGTGCCATAATAAGACCCTGTGTTTTATTCAATTCGGGGTTTATATTTTGCAAAACACCAATCGTAAAAACACCCGTTTTACCAGTTCCTGATTGAGCTTGGGCAATAATATCTCTTCTATCAAACATCGTTAAAAGCGCCTTGCGTTGAATCAAACTAGGAGTGTCAAAACCATAGGAATAAATACCACGCATAATATCTTCACTCAGGATATTACCAAGGTCTTCCCATTTGTCAAATTCCTTAGGAGGTGCAGATGTATCAATTTCATCATGAGGAGGAACAGCAGGAACAGGAACAGAACCAGAAGTAGAAACATCGTGCTTAGATGAATTCACAGAACCATCCGCATCAGTAGGAACAGGCTCTGAAAGATTAGACTTATAACTTCTTTGAATATTTAATCCATCATTACGACCATTTCTCTCATCTCTCTCGTTTCTCTCGTTTTGATAGTTGAAATGACTTCGGTTCCCGCGATTTGCCCGATTGTTTTGTCTACCTTCAAATCTCGGTTCATTTGACGAATCATTTCTATAGCGGCCTTGACCACTACCACCACCACCACTGCCACTGCCACCATTATAACCAGAGTAACTTGAACGATAGTTACCGCCGCTGTTACCTGCACCATTACTTCCACCATTACTAGTATCATTATTCAATCCATTAAACTTACTACCCTGGTTATGGTTAGAGTTATTCTGGTTATTCTGGTTATTATACCTATAATTTTTATTATTACGTTGAGGAGGATACTTTTCTGACATCTTATACTATATAGTGTATTATATTATATATTTTTATACATTTAAGTATTTATAGTTTAAAATATTTATATTTGTATGTGAATAAGACAAAATAAAATAATAATTATATTAAAATCAATATAAATATGTTATAATATATAAGTATAGGAATATATGACACAAGCAGTTGAAAAAATGATACAATATGACATGAATGATTATGAAGAAATAACAAACGCTGGGTTCATATGTAACTTAACACAAGAGACTTTGGATATGATTTCAAAGTTATCAGAGCAAGTTGGTGCACCAACATATATTAAAACACCCATCTTTCTTAAAAAGGAAAGTCGTGTGGCAGGACTGGCAATGGGTTTGGGTTCAGCGATAAGTGCTATAGCAAACTCGGGGAATGGTTTTAAAAAAAATAAAAACAAGGTGTCTGAAATTACGGATGAAGATTGGGAGACGATTCGTCAGTTTCAGACAACGACAAAGCATATTAGCGAGGGAATACAGAAGAATATGGAAAATATTCGCGGGTATTTGAATAAGATGTCAGAGGCGACATTTGATAAAATGGTGAATGAAATAAAGGCGGAAATATCACAGCTTATAGAACATGACACTACTGAGGAGAATATGATGAAGATTGGTCATTCTATTTTTAGTATTGCAAGTTCAAATAGTTTCTACTCTGAACTATACGCAAAATTATTTAAAATTTTAATGGATGAACATGAAATATTTAAGAAAATATTCGAAGATAACTATAAAGTTTTTATGAATTTATTTGACAATATTGAATATGTTGACCCCAAAAAGAACTATGATAAATTTTGTGAATACACAAAAATGAATGATAATCGTCGTGCAATGAGTTTATTTTTAGTGAACTTGATGAAAAATAATGTAATTGAAAAAGAAGAAATATTAGAAATTATTAGAAACTTGCAGAAACTTATTACAAAATATATTGGAAAACCCGACAAGACAAATGAAGTAGAAGAGTTAAATGAAAATTTGTATATTATTATAACAAATTCTTCTCAAAAAATAAAATTTGGTGTAGATGAAGGGACTGAAAATATTGTAAAAGATATCGAGTTTATTACTTTATTAAAACCGAAAATGAAAGAGTATCCTAGTATAACAAATAAGACAATCTTCAAACATATGGATATAATTTCAGAGTTAAAGTAAGTTTCAGAATTAAAGTAAGTTAATATATACATTAAAACATAATAATAAAGATATTTGATGGTATTATTATTATTATGTCTAATTTAATTCATGAGATAGACTTACAACAAGAGTCGCAAAAAGATAAAAATATTAAAGAGTGGAATCGTATTAACAACATATGGTTGGATATAAAGAATAAAAACAAAATTGAGAATCCAAGTTTATATAGCACAGATTCAGAAAATTCTTCTGAAAACTTATTAGAAAATGTATCATCGCATAGTAACAATATTTTAAAAAAGTCTAATAGTTTTTGTAGTTATGATGATGAAATTAGTAATAGTGTTATGGACGCACCATGTTATGAAGACGAAGATGTGGATGAGTATACACTTCATTCTGTTATAACTCCAAGTAGTATTAAGTATAAGTATTCGATTGAAAATGCAGCATCTCTTGAACTCGATTATTCAATAAACTACAATATGAAAATACTGACACATATTGGAACCTATTATGAAATATTAAAAAGTAAAAATAAAAGTGCGACTACAAACAATATAAACGCAAAAGGAACAAAAACGAGAAGTAATACAATAAAAATGTGTAAACCTGAACTTATAAAAAGCATAGTTTCATTTGAAACAAATGATGAAAACCATCACATTGTTTATAAATGTAAAAAAATGCTTGAGTATATAGAATTAATTAAAAATGACAAATACTTTGCATCATTTGTATTATTTCCATAGAAATATATTAAAACAATGACTAATAATATTATTTATATATAAATATAAAAATAATATACAAACAATATACATAAAGGAAACATACAGAAAACATACAGAAAACATACAAATATGTCTGCTCATATTTCTACAAATACGTATAAAAATGAAGATGTGTCATTGTCCCTATATACACAAACATTATCACCTCCTCTAACTCCGGTTACTATTACTCATAGTTTAACAGAAATACCAGAGTATGAACAAAAACATATGTATATAAGTATACCTAATTTATCAGAAAAAATGAATAATTCATATTTTCCATCTAGTATAAGTGATATAAAATATTGTTTATATATTAACCTTGAAAGCAGGAAAGATAGAAGAGAACATATTGAACAAGAGTTAAAAAATATGGGAATTCATGGGATTCGTTTTAATGCAGTTAAGTTGGAAAACGGACGTATTGGTTGTAGCATGAGTCATTTGAAATGTTTGCAAATTGCCAAAAAAAATAACTGGCCATACGTAATGATATGTGAAGATGATATTTTGTTCCTAGATAAAGAAGTAGCAAAAAAACAAATGAATGATTTTTTTAAACTACACTCAAGTAAAAGCGACATTTGCAATGTTATGCTTTTGGCAGGAAATAATGTTCCACCATATAAAGTAATAGACAATACATGCATTCGCGTTTCACATTGTCAGACAACCACAGGATATATTGTAAAAAATGCATATTATGATACACTAATTCATAATATAAAAACAGGTATCGAAAAATTAATGAAAAATCCAACAAATGCATTCTCATATGCAATTGATAAATACTGGATTCAACTTCAAAAAATAGATACATGGTATCTACTTGCACCGATTGTTGCAGTTCAGCGCGAAGATTATAGCGACATAGAACAGAGAAAAACAAACTATGAGTATATTATGAGGGACTTAGATAAACCGCATTTGGTAAGAAATATGCAAAGTATGAGTTACAACAATAGAAACTAGTATGAAAATGATTCACCATTTTATTTTTATCCATGATGGAGGGCATAAGTCATTTGTATTATGTGTAGGTAGTCCTACGCCAAACCACCTATCAGGATAGCAAATTATTTTTTTGGGATTCATATTTAAGTATGCAGACCACCAACTAAATGTGCTGTTTGCAATAACGTTATAGTTACAACAACTCATAAGCAACATTGACTGCCAGTCTTCTATGTTATTTGGTGCTCTTTCAAAATATACATAAGGAAAGTAAATACGCAATGAATCTATACTTGCTTCCACATCTATCAAGTCATTATCTTCGCAAAAGTATAACACAACGTAGTCTGATAGTGTTGGTAGCGTTGATAGCATTGATAGTGTATTTTCGGATGATGACGTTGATGAATTCAATATATATTCTAGACTATTTTTGTAATATTCAATACTAAGAGCTGTATAATGATGCGTCAAAGACTTATAGTCACCTAGTCGAAAATGTAAAGATATAACTTGTTTATCTTTGTATTTTATGTTAAGTAAATTTTTCATACTTTGTTTTTTTTCATTTATTTTCATATATTTTATAATTTGAATAGCTTCTCTATCAAAGTATTTATAACTCTGAAAATAACCAAACAAGACAATACCATTTAATGAATTTGTTATAGATGGATGTTTTTCCATATCAGGGTTATAATGAAATGTAGTTTCTTTATACATAGGTAGTCGCAATTTATGTAAAGAAGTATCAATTGTGTTACTTTTTAGTTCTGTTAAAAGTGTATCCCAATAAATATCTTGACGTTTATCTCCTTTTAATTTTTTACTTGGAAAAAAGAAATGGCGTTTGAGTTTTATTGACAAAGCCATTATTGTAAAAATTTGGAAGAGCTGGTTGCCTAGCCCTCCCATAATTACGCACGATATCTTATTTTTAAACATTTGATTTTAGTTTTGATTTTGATTTTGATTTTGATTTTAATTTTAGTTTTGATTTTGATTTTGGATTTTAATTTAGACTTAGATTGATATATGTATGAAATATAAATAAATATATTTAATATTATATAATAACTATAATATAATAACTATAATATTATATAATAACTATAAGATATATACAAGTATACATACATAGAAGAGTATAAATTTTAAAATATGGTTCGCTCGAGACTTGACCCAAGTATAAACTATGCAGAAATAAAAGCATTAGACCCATCTGATACAAAAGAAACACAATATAAAGCCCCGTTATATGAAGCAGAAGTTTTAGGTATTCATACGATTATTAGTATTGGTCAAATAAAAAATACATTTATTGACAAAGGCGTTGTATATTTTCCGCTTTATTTAATAAAAGATGATAAAGTTTTATCTCAAATTGGTGTTGTAGAAGCGATGCAAGATAGTATTTCATCTCTTTTGGATGAAGAAAATGATATTAGTCTAGAAAAAGCAGAACCGGCGCTTTTATATTCATTTGTAAAAGAAAGCCTGATTCGAAAAGCAGTATATATAGCTGGTAGAGCAGAAGCACCGGTATCAAAACCAAAGTTGAAGTCAAAACTTTCGCTTGCTCCATTATCTTTGTCTGCATCAGAGAAGGAAAGAAAAGAAGCGCTTAAAAAAAGTGAACGATTAAGCAAAGAACTAGGACTTGGAGAAGGAACGGAAGCAGTAGAAGGTCTAGAAGGCGAAGAAGCTGATTTACAAAAAGCAATTCGCGCATCTTTATTGGAAGGTTCACAGATTCCCGATTTGCCATTAAAACATGCGAGTATTCCTGTTCAAACCCTTGACCAATTTGAGGCAGAGAAAAAGAGATATCGTCATATGAAAGATGAGTCTTGGATGGAGACATATTATGAAAATAATAACTTTAAAGTGATTCAAAATGCAGGAGGTGGTGATTGTTTTTTCATGATTATTTGCCAAGCATATAAAACAATTGATCCTGATACAACTATGAATGTTATAAAATTAAGGCGTCTTTTATCTTATGCGCTTACGGAGCGGCAGTTCACCGAGTATAAAACATTGTATGATGATTATTCACGAGAGGAGAAAAAATTAGTAAAAGAAAATCAAGATATTGCTACAAGAAACAAGGAAATCAAAGAACGATTTCAAAATAGTCAGAGTAAACAAGAAAAACTAGAACTAAAAGCCGAGTCAGAAAAACTGATTGAAGCAAATAAACGAGTCATGCAAGAACTAGATGTTCTAAAAGAAAACAAAAAAGAAGTGAAGTTTATGAAAGGTGTCAAGACAATTCAGCAACTACGCGATGTAATGCAGAAAGGTGAAATGACAAGTGAATACTGGGCAGATGCATGGGCAATTTCTGCTCTTGAAGTAATTTTAAATATTAAATTTATCATTCTCTCTTATAACGACTACAACCAAAACCAACGAAAATCATTCCAAGAAATCAACGTCATAAATTGTGGCGGGGATTTGTCGAAAAGTTTAATACAGGAAATCCGTAAAAATATTGCAGAAGTTAGTAAGTCGGAGGGGTCAGCAGAAATGCCAGGGATAGGGACGGCGGCAACTAGTGTGTCTGGGGTTGGGGCATCTGGGGCTGGGGCATCAGGAGCATCAGAAGAGTATGAGTTTAATCCAGACTACTATATTATGGTGTCACATTCCGCCGAACACTATGAACTAATTACATACTATGGGAATGCAATGTTGACATTTCCGGAGATACCCTATTGTGTCAAACTGCAAATTGTTACAAGATGTTTGCAGGGTAAGTTCTTTAATGGTGCATATAGTCATATACCGCAGTTTAAGTTGTTTATTCAGGAATTGGGTATTGCGAAAAAAGTGGAAAGTCGAATGGTGGATGAAAGCGTGGATGCATTATCTACAGCTGCTGCAAATCCGCATTTTAGTGAGAATATTCAACTTGTGCATCATAAGAGTGCAGCGGACGCAATGCCTGGAAGAGCCCAAGGTGACTATGTGGCACAGAGTGACAGACCAGGATTTATGGAACTTGGTGGAGGTGGTCAAGAACAACGTGGAAATAACAACTGGCGCAGAAAGATATCGAATGAGTGGAATGCGCCATTTACACTGGATGGACATCGATGGTTATCTGTGGAACACTACTACCAGGCGAATAAATTTTTCAAGAAGAATCCTGAGTTTTATTTATTATTCACGATGGATGCAAATAAGAAGAGCAAATATTATGAACCATCATCGATATTGTCGCGTATAGCACATGATGTAGAGTTGGCAACATATGCTGGAAGAAAACAAGGGACAACAAAAATAGATGGCAAAAAAGTGGTGCTTCGACCGGAAGAAGTTGTCATTGACCCGGACTTTTTCAATGGAAGACATGCTAAAGTTTTAGAAGATGCAACATTTGCAAAATTTACTCAAAATGATGACCTTGCAACTATTTTGTTATTGACAAACAATGCCAAGTTGATAAACTATCATCATACAAAAGAGCCATCTGTTTCTGTGCACTTGATGCGTGTTCGCTCAAAGCTTAGGACAAAACGTGGAGGTGTGAATGATTATGAAGCATTGTGAAAAGATTTGACTAACTTATAATGTAAAATACCATATTTTTAATATAAAAATATAGTATATATCCACGCTCATGAACTATACACTAAGCACATCTGACCATAACCTCTTTCACTTATTCAAGTGTGATAATAAAAATAACTATAAAAAATTAATACAAATGAATAAAAAACAACTAACAGGGAATGCAAAAAATCGTCGCCAATATGAAATAAACGATGTGTTGTTATCTTTTTATGATATAATTGATAAAGAGTTTCATTATTTTAAAGAAGCTAGTAACAACAACAATAATAGTCACTTTAATAGTATTTTTAAACACAAACTTGAAAATATTCACACAACAAGTGACAAATCTCTCACGTCAAAACTAATATCTATATTAGAAAATATTCCTTATATTCCGAGTAGTATAGTAACATATATAAAAGAAAAGTTCACATATGTGTTAACATATTCATTTCGCATTGATGAATCACGCACTGCAAAAGTAAACTTTATTATTTTTGAAGAAAGTGTATATGAGATAAACAACATAAAAAAAAAGAGTGCGTCATATTTTAAGAACGCAGTATTAAAAATATATCTATGGTTAAAAGTTGCTTCAAAGTATGCTGACAAAAAATGCGCCCCCGTATTGGAATGTTTTATTTACCTTACTCCTTTTAAACGAAGTCACCCTGTATTTAGCAAACAAGCAGATATGACACCGACACCGACACCGACACCGACAACAAAAGAAACCACGTATGAAGACTATGAAGAGTATGAAGACCTCTACCATCATATGAATATGCCGCGGATAAGTAGTGTATTGAAAATGATACACATTAATGGTGGTGTATCAGATTTATGCCAACCAAGTGGGCGTATTATTGTATATCGTAAAGAGGAATGGTTTAAAGTATTTATTCATGAAACGATGCATAACTATGGGCTTGATTTTTCTGAAATGGATATTAATGGCGCCAATGCACTTCTACATAAAATGTTCACAATTCAAAAAAATGTAAAATTATACGAGTCATATTGTGAAATATGGGCAAGAATTATGAATATTATTTTTGAGACTTATTTTGATATAAACTCACGTGCAAAATTTTCGTCTAGAACAACAAGAAAGAATTTTATAGATAACTTGAAACTAAATGAAAATAAAGGTGGTGAATATGGTGCTAGCAGTAGCGAACTAAATGAAGTAAGTATAAAAAATGCACAAAATCGTAGAAAATTTATAAGGCACTTTTACAATTATTTGCAATACGAATCACTATTTTCACTTTTTCAAAACATAAAAATATTGAACTATATGGGACTAGACTATAACATTATAACAAACTGCACGGATTCTAACTATATTGTTGCAAAAAAATTATACAAAGAAGAGACAAATGCATTTGCATATTACGTGATAGTTTCTATTTTACTTTCAAATTTCAATAATTTTATACTATGGTGTATCGATAACAATACAAATATAATTCAGTTTAATAAAAATAAAAATAATATTACCAGTTTTGTTCAGTTTATTTATAAAAATTATAAAAGAAGTGAACTTATGAATATAATTATGGACTTGGAAATTCGACTTGAAAGCATGGATACAAATTTAACTTCAGAAGCACAGAATATGTATGACAATGATACTAATAATGATACTAATAATGGTACTAGTAAAGATAATGAAATGTTGAAAACTATGCGAATGACAATTGTAGGAGGATATTCATGAATAATATTTATTTATATAAGATTTATTTATATAAGTATATAACTAAAGTGGCAGTTTTCATGTTTTACTTTATTTTTGCGCCATTCTTTTGACGCATCTTCAAAGTCTATGTTTGCATGATTTTTTTTTGGTTGACTTTTTCTTTTATTAACTTGGTTTTGTTGCTGTTGCTGGATTTTTGACTGCTGACGTGTTACTGGTGGCATGTTGCGTTTTTATACGTTTTATGCATAGTATATATTATTTTATATTTACATCAATTTAATATATAAAAAATTGATGAATAATTAATATATTATACGTAATAAGTAAAAGAAGTAAAAAGTAAGTATAATACCAATTTTGATATTAACACATTTAACGTAGTGAAAATCATGGGGATTCGTGCATTGAACAAGTTCCTTCAAGTAAAATGCAAATCATCTATCAAGTCAATACGTTTGTCTGAACTTTCGGGTAAGAAAATAGCAGTGGATATAAGCATCTACCTCTACAAATACATTAGTGAAAATGCATTACTTGAAAATTTATACCTAATGATATCATTATTTCGCGAGAATAATATAATACCAATATTTATATTTGATGGAAAACCGCCGACTGAAAAAAATGATACAATTGCAACAAGGAAAAAAAATAAGTCCGACGCACGTGAAGAATATTATCGGTTAAAGTTATTGATTGAAAATATGAAAACAGAAACAGAAGTGGGTGAAGAGTCCGAAACAGATGTAGTAGCAGATGCAGATGCAGATGCAGAATCAAAGAGACGAAAAGAAAAGGAAAAAGAAATTGAAATCAATGATATTTCCCAAACTATGGAACAACTAAAGAAAAAATTTATTAGTATCAAATATGACGATATTCAAAATGTGAAAACGTTGCTTCAAGCTTATGGGGTTACTTACTTCGAAGCACCAGGTGAAGCAGACATACTATGTGCAAAGTTAGTTATAAATAATATAGTATATGCATGTTTAAGTGAAGATACGGATATGTTTGTCTATGGTTGTGGTCGTGTTTTAAGGTATCTTAGTTTAACACTATCAAATGCTATTATTTATGATATGGACAATATTCTAAAAACATTAAATATAAGTATAAGTGAATTTAAGAAAATATGTATTCTGTATGGTTGTGACTATAATGACGAATCAGATGTAGGCGATGATAACAATATTTGTAAATATGAACTAAAAATGAAGGGACAGAATATATTTCATGCATTTCAACTATTTAAAAGATATAGTGAGTTTGTTGTGACTAGTCAGGAAACAACACCATGCGATTTTTATGAATGGCTTATTAAAGAAAATATTCATCCGTCAGACTACATTGACAAAGTAAATAAAAATATGAAATTGTTCGAAATTGATGAAACAAAAAACTTAGAACTATATGACCATATCAAAATAATAAATGGTCCAGTCAACAAAAAATTACTAATTGAAACTATGAAGAAAGAAAACTTTATATTCATTGAAAAATAGAGTAATATGTTGTTTATTTTTTTGTATATTATTTATGTATAATTTTAAAAATGACATATGGTTTATATGTCATTTTTATTTGGTTTTGTTTTTGTTTTTGTTTTTGTTTTTGTTTTTGGTTTTGTTTTTGTTTTTGTTTTTGGTTTTGTTTTTGTTTTTGTTTTTGTTTTTGTTTTTATTACTCTACACAAAAATTAGGATAGGATAGGATAGGATAGGAAGATTAAGTTAACATACAAGTTACAACACGTTAAGAAGAGGCAGCAGCGACAGGAGCAGAACCAGCAGCCTTAGCAAAGTGGCGAGACATGTATTGCTGCAGGTTGAAGTAGGTCAACTCCTCACCCTTCTTGACCTGAAGCAAAGACTTCAACTTGGTATCGGGGTTAATCTTGCGACCATTCTCCTTATCCTGAAGGTTGTGAGTGCGAATGTAAGCGTTAATCTCACGAGTCACCTCAGTGCGAGCAAGCTCAGTGCCAACGGGCTTTCCGAGAAACTCGGCCAACTCCTTGGAAATCAGAGTAGGCTTAACGAAACCGGAAGGAGCGCGGTTACCAGTCTTGCGCTTACGCTTAGAAGCCTTCTGGGCAGCACGCATCTCGCGAGCAACATTGCGCTCAAGGGTGCGGAAGTCGCTGCGAAGAGAAGAAAGGCCGGAGCTAAGAGTGTGAAGCTTGGAGCCAAACTCGGAAAAGAGGGAACTCAAGGAAGTCTCAAGAGCGGGGCCATCAGTGTGAGCATCGCTGGCGGGAGCAGGAGTAGCTACGACAGCAGGAGCAGGAGTAGGAGCATCGGCCTTGGAAGTCTTAGGGGTCTTAGGAGCCTTCTCAGACTTGGAAGAAGATGCGGGAGCAGAAACGGGAGCAGGAGCGGGTGCTGAATCAGCGGAGGAAGAGGGAGCTTTCTTTGCCATTGTGGTCTTTGTATACATTACTATGTGAGGTCTTTTTAAGTATTTTTAGACATTATATATTATAATTTATTTTCAACATGCAATAAAATGACGCATATTATGGTCATAAAATATTTTATTCATGCGTTCAAAATTACAAAACGTATTTTCTTAAGGATTTTATATACTTTAGGAAAAATATTGATACGAACAAAATATAACTAACACTACCCAATTTTTTTTATATTATCAAACACTATTTCCCAATTAAAGTTATTATTTTCCCAGTTTAAAAATAAATTTTCATTTTCTGTTTTTTTATTTTTTAAATTAAAAGTTACACTTTTAGCATCATATTGATTATAGTCTGAATCGGTTAAGTAATAAACATAAACTCTATCTCGTTTTAATCTATTTAAATCGATATTATTAAACTTTGGAGGAATTACGATATGTAAAAAATATCTAATATTTGGATTTATATCATGTAAATATTTATCAAATTTGTCTAAATCATCACTAGTGACTATATAAGGTTTAGTGATTTTATGGTCTAGACAATGAACCATATGTATATTTTTATCACTATATAACATACTCTTAAACCTGTCAATTCTTCTACTATATTTTTGTATAAATTTTTCCATATATTCCATATAATTTTTGTCCATTGGAAATTCATGAACACTTATCATTTTAAACTTAACATGTTCTATTTTATTACAATCTGTCCATGTTCCTTTTCTGAATACATCATTGTTTGTAAAATTTGAACTAGTTATCATTTCTTTGTCATTTATATTTTTTAATACATATAATACGCTTTGAAAATCTGTAACTATCCAGTCAAAAAACATAGTTTTTTGAGGATATATTAACTTATTAATATGATACTTTACTTGACATGCAAAACCTAATGATACTACTAATAGTTTATCATTTTCATTTTCATTTTCTTTTAAACTTGAATTTTTGGTTATATTTTGACTCATATTCTCACTTATCCGTAATGGATTATATATATTTGATAACAAAAACTGATTACTAATTGATGTTAATCGTTTATATCTAGGAACAACGTTGATAACTTTCATAATTACTTTATACTTATATTGAATATGTAGTATATATAAAATAATTATAGTATATAATTATAGTATATAATTATTTTATATATATCATTTCTCTCGTTTCTCTCGTTTCTCACATCCCTTGATGCCCATTATAAACACCAGCCTCATACAACCACGGCATCGCATTCCTTGCTGGTTCACTGACTAACGTAAGTGCAGTCAAAACATAAAAAGAACCCAACGTTTTGTTATCAACATCTATTGCTGATTTTATAAGATTTTCTATAATTTGAACATTAAAACGTATAAGAACGTCTATTCCCATATTAACAAGCGTTGTATTTGTAGCAGCATTTGTAAAATATGGCGTCCCTAAAAATGGACTTCCGTGTGGTGGGCATATTTCATATTTTTTAAGATTGCTAAGTTGTGCACGATAATTCCATATATCATACAACTCCCTAGCAAATCGGACATGACCAATATGATTTAACTCTAAAAACCACTCCGAATTTGCATAATTTCCATACGAGTTCATTGTCTGAAACAATTCAAGTATTTTCATTTCCATCCGCTTTCTTGGGTCCATTATTTCTTGTTTTATTACTATATCAAGTGGCATTTTTAGCAATGCAGATAGTTTTACAATTTGTCGAATATCTTGTTTTACACTTGTCGAAATACTATTTCTATTATATGGATTCTTTGTGCCTTCACCTTCCTTTGATATAAGGTTATGCAATGATAATATATTAAACCCATATATGAATCCATCCATATCTTTATAACTATAGAACTGCTCATATGGAATTTCATGCATCTCATCCATCGTAAAAAAATCTGTTTCATTTGTGCATATGTTTCGTTTTTTAAATGCTGGACCACGTAGTTTTATCAACTTACGATGCAGATATCCTCTTACAACCTTCTGTATTTTTAACGGCATAATAGAATTCTTGCAATATTCATACAAACGTTTTGTAACATCATCTTTATTTCCAGCTCGAGATACTTTATACTGCATACAAAGTTTACGCAACTCATCCATTTTATATTTTTCTGTTTTAAGTTGCTCATACGTGTAAATCGTTAACTTCTTTTTAACCGGTAGTTTAACCACTGCAGAACACTTACACTTTCGGTCATCATCTAAACAAGTGTCAACGCCTTGGTCGTTATCTTCACTACATGTGTTTTTTAACTTTTTTAATGATGCTTTTGTAACAGGTTTCGTCTTTAATTTTTTATTTTTATCATTTTCTCGTTTATTTCGAATATTTGCTTTTATACTAGTTATATTTGTTGGGCTATCTGTTTGCTCAACTTCATCATCAGATGATATAACAAGGATAGAAGGAGGTAATCTTCTTCTTGCTCTTGTTTGAACCATATTTACTTGTTGATTTTCTTGGTTCTCTTGGTTCTCTTGGTTCTCCTGGTTCTCTTGTAAAATAAGATTCACATCAGGCATTATCCCAATATTTACGTTTACAACATTCAAATTAAAACTTACATTCGTATGAACCATTGTATTTTCACTCGTATTTATAGCTTCATTCAAACTATTTACATTCATCATTATTATATTTGGAGACGTTAATGATGTCATATTTTAATAGTAGTTTATAATTTATAGTATTTGCTTATTATTCTTTAATATAATACTCTTCTATATATTATAAACATTTTTTTAATATATTATGCAAATCAATTTATTCATCCACATTACATGCTATACGCATTGGTAAAAATATAATAAAAAAATAAATAATACTAGAATTTAGTATATAAAATATATTAATATATTATTTACATAGTCTATACTTACTTACATGTTATACGATTGTATATGCTACATAAAAGTAACACTTGTAGATAAAGTTCTATAAGTATTTATTTATACTTTTTTTGTCTATTCTATTTTGTATTTTATTTTGTATTTTCAATTATCTTAGTCATTTTTCTTGCCAGAAAATTGATTCAGCTTAGGAAGATAAATATGTATAGCATGAACACACAAGTAGTCAAAACAGCAAACCAACAAGCCAACAACAATACGATGTCCGCTTCTACCGCCTCCGCTTCCACTAAGTCGTCCTCCGCTCCCAAGGAGATTCTGTCTGGTGAATCTTTCAATCCTGCCAAGGATCTCAAATATTCCAAGCCCAAAGCGAATAGCTCTGGTGGTAAGAGCGTCGGAATTCTGAATGCTTCAACCAACAGCGCAACGTTTATTTCAACGCCTCTCATGATGACATGGGGTGTGTCAACCTTCGAAGACAAAAAGACTGGTGAGAAAACATACAGCATGTCTCTGCAGTTCCCTGGTGAAGAATACAACACTCCTGCAATCGCCAAGTTCCGCGCGAATCTTGCCAAGTTTGAAGAAAAAGTCAAGGCTGATGCTCTCGTAAACCAGAAAGACTGGTTTGGCAAGACAACACTCACTGCGCAGCATATCGACTTCCAGTGGACGCCTATGTTGAAGTATGCCAAGGGTGAGAACGGCGAGCCTGACCACAACAAGAACCCGACTCTCAGTGTCAAGATTCCCATCTGGGAAGGTGTCTGGAATGTTGAGCTCTTTGACCCATCTACTCGCAAAATCTTCCCTGACCCTTGCAATGAGCATGTTACACCAGTCGATTTGATTGCCAAGGGTTCGCATGTTGCAGTCGTTCTGCAATGCGGTGGTGTTTGGTTCGCTGGTGGTAAGTTCGGCGTTACCTGGAAGTTGTTCCAGGCAGTCGTCAAGCCGAAGACCACGCTGCGCGGCAAGTGCCATATCAATCTGTCGCAGGATGACAAGAAGTTGGTCGAAACTCAGGAGATTGACACTATCAGCGATGACGACATTCCTCGTGCATCAAATGAAGTTCAAGACTCTGACGGAGAAGAAGACCAAGAAGAAGATACTCATGTAGTTACAAGAGTTGCATCTGCTCCCGCTCCCGCTCCCGCACCTGCTCCTGCTCCTGCGCCCGCAGCGGTTGCTGAATCAGCTGCTGATGCCGATTCAAGTGCTTCCAGTGGAACAAAGAAGGTCGTAAAGAAGATTGTCAAGAAGCCATAAAGCAGTCATTCAATATACAAATATGAAAATAAAAGACTGAAAATAGCAGAACCTATCAAGGCAAAATGTTAACACAGGTAAGAAAATAAATTATAATAACATATCAATCATTATAATATATGATACTAACACCTATTTCACAGGTAATATATTTTTTTTACTTTATCCATTTTACATCATAACATCATATCAAGTTATTTTATACTTTTCTAAAGCATATTTTTTATATTTTTCACCGAAAATATTTCCTAACATATCAAAGTATTGATTTATAATTGTTCGATAACTAGATACGGAAGTAACACCTGAAATTTTTGTAACATTTTGTAGTAATATTTTAAATCCTTGTAGCAGTAATTCTAAAGTATTGCCACTACTATGAAGCGTGCTAAGTATTTCAATTATGCTTTTAAAAAATATAATATAGTCATGGTTTGAATCTTCATAATTTTTATACTTTCTTAATTCTCCTTCTCCAAAGTCAATTACTTTTAGCGCATATGGGGTTGACAAAGATAAAGGTTCCGCCAAATAAATACTATCAGCTTTGAGAGTTTTATGAAGTAAATTTGATTTTATCATTTTATAGATTCCAACAACAATATTTGCAATAAGTGTAAATAGAACTGCAAGTTTTGTTTCATCACTACTTTTAATAGTATTTTTTAAATAAGACTCAAGAGTTGTATCGCCGCAATATTTTATGTTAAACACAAAAAACTCATTAACTTTATAGTCAGGTTTTGACAAAGAACATTTATGAAAGTCGTCAGGAATATTATTATCTGTTAACTCAAAAGCATTACTAAGAAGTGAATGAAACTTACCGGATGGGTCGATTGTTTTCATCTTTTTAAGAATCTTATACTCATGACGAAACTCGTTAAATATATTATTTCGTAATACAATTTTTGAAACAATACTACTAGAACTTGTAACTATATCTGGTCGAAATACACACCCGTAGTTACCTTGTCCGATAAGTGTTCCACCTCTTAAATAATTACGAGGATGTTTATATTTACGAGTATATTTTTGTTTATTTTTTATTCTTTTTATTGTTTTTGTTCTTATTTTTGTTTTTATTTTTGTTTTTATTTTTGTTCTTGTTTTTGTTCTTGTTTTTGTTCTTATTTTCATAATCACGTCTATATTGTAGATATATATACATGTGATTATTTTTTACATTAAAAAAAACAAAGTAATAAACTAACTATTTTTATCTATTACTATTTCTTTTTCAATATTTTTTATGATTTTACGTTCATATTTTTCATAATTTTCAATCGGTTCGCATATTGAACGCACCATAGTAAGATATTCAATTTGTTTTTGTTCTGTTTCTATCCAGTCTGGGTTATCATTTGCCCATTTATATAAAGCAGTTCTCTCTTTGTCTGCAATTTTTACGATTGTATTTTTCATTTTATCATGGTTATCATCTTTGTGCCACTTATCCTCATCTTTTATATACATGGTGTCACGCTTAATATCTGTGCAATGAATTGGACGCTTATATATATCCAATTCTTTGAGACCTTTTATCATAACATCCGTTATACCACGTGAAATTCCATTCTTTTTTGAAAAATGTAGGTCATCCAGTGTTATTTTTAGCGAGTCAATAAAGTCGGATATGTTAATAGCATCTTTGCACTTCTCGTTTAGAAAAACATTCAAGTTGAAATTATTTGTAGTATTATTGGTAGTATTATTTGTTGTGTTATTTGTTATATTACATACTTTTGGTATTATACTATTTATCTGCTCTTGTTGCCCTTTGATTATCTTCATCATCTCACTATTGTCTTTAATCAGTTTAAGAACAAGTTCATCTTTATTAACATTTTTTATACTTAATTCCATATCTCCGCAGTCTTCTGACGATAACTCGTGTGGTTCAGATATATAGTCACAAGTTTTAATATGCTTCCATAGTCCCGAGCGAGTATTATATTTTTTTTTACATTTATCACACATATTATGCTGTGCTACTTTTTGCTCCTTTTTTGTTTCCAATGTTTCCAACGAGACCATAAGCTCGTGTTTTCTAGTAGTGACATGTTTATCAAAATTACATTTCTTACTCGTAGAATAGTCACAACATTTACATGAAAAAATCGGCTCCTTTTTTAGCTTCTTTTTTGTTTCCATTTGTTTCCTAAAGTATATGGACATTTTTTTTTAAGTAAGTTTGCAAAATTTCTTAAAAAATTATCGTAACAAATTTTTCAACTTAAAAAAGCGAATGAGACCATTATGGTCTGAGTGAGATTTTCAATGTTTTTTTCAAATCTAAACCTGGAAAATCAAAAATGGACATTTATAAATGTCCTTTTTTCAAAATCCAGAAAAACTTTTGAAAAAACATTACATCATTCATTCTTTGGCGTCCGCCGGCGCCATTTTCGCGGGGTTACTTTTATGCTTTGTAGTGCATGGGAGGGCGTTGCATGGTTGTGAGCATTATGCTGTGGTTTGTAAAGTGGCAGCCAAGGTCGCAAGAATGGTCGGAAAGTTGGGGAAGTCATTTTGGGCAATTCTTGTATGGATGTTTTTCGGGGATGTTTTGAAAAAGTTGGTGGATATGGATAGTAATTATTTTGAATATATAAATGTATATAAACATATATATTCAACTATGTATAAGTATGCGTAGATATAAGAATGGATTTTGCAATCGATTTTTATTTTGGAAATAATAACTCCAATGATATAGTTATGCCTCCAGGTTTTATATACGATGACTATAGATTTTTCTCAAAAATGTATGTATTTTTAAAACTAGTAGGACTAACAACATATACAACTACGCTAATATCGTGTCATCGTAGTGATTTATATATTGTTATGATTGTATTTATGTATATAGCTGCCATGAATAGTTTGCGTTATGAATATGAACACTCCAGACGATATGGAACTATATTTTCATCCGTTGAAGAATTTCAAGAATGGAAAATAAAACTATGGCCTAAGTCAAGAATCACGTTTTCTATGATAGAATTAGTAATAAAAATTGTATTTTTTATTAAGTATTTTCCACCCGAATTTAAATTTAACAACCTATGTGAAGTATGTGATAGTATTTTTAAAATACACATTTTAGTATTGTTGTCGATATATGTAGTTTCTGGTATTTTATGCGCATGTCTTTTGTCAACAACTTATTGTTATACTTCTTCAAGACCAGCGGTGGTTATACAAAATATAAATGTTTCTTCAGCTGTTCATATTACTATCCCTATTCCTATATTACTAACCGATAACAATAATGACGAATGTTGTATTTGTTTAGATACTAGTAGTAGTGAGTCATGGTCAATGCTACCATGTGGTCATAAATTTCATAGTTCATGTGTTTCATCATGGTTACTTTGTCAACAAAGATGCCCTGTGTGTAGACACGCCATGATAAGTGTTTCATAGAATATAGCCCGGAAAATTGATTTATTATTACTAACATACTCAAGTGACATACTTAAGTGACATACTCAGTTAAAAATCAAAGATGAATATAGTATTATTTTCAAGATTTTATATAAGTTATTTACTACTTAATGTAGGAGGATGGGTGTACTTTGGATACTTGATATACTATACGAATAACATGACGAATGAAACTTGTAATAGTTATACAAAAGAATTAGTTGATGTTATTAAAATATTTGTAGGAATTTCTGTCACATTAACAACAATGAATGTGTGTGTTGCAACGAATAGTATTTTGAACATAAGTAGCAACGGAGATAATAATATATTAAATGTTGAAAGTTTATACTGCATTTTCATAATGACTTTTATGTTTCTGACAATATCAGGTATATGTAGTTTAGCTCTCTTTGGTATCACATCAGGTATGACAGATATTCAATGTTCAAATAGTAACGCGGAATTTGGATTAAAGTTATCTATTTATGGTGTTATTTGGATTGCATTTATTGAGATACTCTTGGTGGTTACATCAATAATATTATTCCTTTATAATATTATTGTTGATGCAAAGTTACACCTTTTGTGCATACCCTGTTTCAATATGATTAAAAAATACAATGAAAGAAGAATTGGGGTTGAACCTTCGGTATCGGTATCAGTATCAATGCCAAAGTATAACACAAATCACATATCAATACCAATGCCTGTTGCCGAATTTAAAGAAGAACCGAAGGCAGTGTTATGTTCGGTTTGTTATGACAGCGATATCACATTACTACTTGAACCATGCAATCACATTTGTATATGCCAATTATGCTACAATTCATTGGTTACTAAAGAGTGTCCTATATGTAAGACAAAAATATCAACAACAAGAAAAATTTATTTTGCAAATCCCGGACACTAACATAAATGAATAGTTACGTTCATTCATTCATTTTTTATTTTTTTCTTTTTTATCCGCCAAATAACGGAGTAATATTACGAAAGAATTGATAAAAATGATTTAAATTAAGTTAATATATACTTATAATTTAATATATACTTATAATTTAATATATACTTATAATTTAATATATACTTATAACTTAATATACATAAACATTATAGAATGTCATTTTTTTTTGATGAAAACAAACCAACATCCTTGTGTGAAATTATGGGAAGAAATAAAAGTGATAAAGGTGATTTAAATATTACAGAGTCCCATCATAATTATACTACTTTTTACTATAGTATATTTAAAGATATAGCAGACAAAGAACTGCGAATATTTGAACTAGGTCTTGGAACAAATGATATAACTATAAATTCAAATATGGGTGTAAATGGAAGACCAGGTGCATCATTATATGGATGGAGTGAATTTTTTAAAAATTCTCAAATCTTTGGTGCAGATATTGATAAAAAAATATTATTCAATACAGACAGAATACATACTTTTTATTGTGACCAAACAAATCCGGATGTGATTAAGAATATGTGGGATAATGAAGAACTACTACAAGATAAGTTTGATATTATTATAGAAGATGGTTTGCATGAAGTTAATGCAAATGTTTGCTTTTTTGAAAATAGTATACATAAGTTAAAAACTGGAGGGTATTATATTATCGAAGACATAATTACATGTAGAAAAAATATATACGAAAATATTATAAAAAATTGGGAAGTAAAATTTCCAAATAACTTGTATGAACTTTTGACTATTCCTTCTCAAAAAAATAAATTTGATAATAACTTAATAGTTGTTTATAAGAAGGGTGACTAGTGGAAAAAACAAGAGAAATGAGAGAAATGAGAGAAAAAATAAATTAATTATACAATAACTAATTTATTTAGGTATAATACCGAGATGACATGACTATGAATAGTTCAAATATTTTCTATGAACGCGATTTGTTGCATTTGTTCTAACAACCAATTCATCTGTAATTGTTTTTGATACTTTTGCAACATCGTATGCAGTTTGTTTTGCGCCTTTATGTGGTGCACCAAATAACAATACTTCATCGCCAACTTTGTCAACCGGTTTTGACTCGATTACTATCTGGTCCATACTTATATTTCCTAAAACTTTGCGTTTCGTTCCATTGATATAGACATATAACTTGCCTGAAGATGAACGAGGAATAATATCTGCATACCCTATAGGTGCAATACATATTTCCATACCTTTCTTTGCAATATATTTGTTATCATACCCTACTACTGCACCTTTTGATATATGTTTTTTCTGTATTATACGCGATGTAATTGTCATAGCAGGTTGTAAGTTTTTATTATATTTTCCACTTGGATCTAAACCATAGATTGCTAAGCCTGGGCGCGCTAGTGTAAAATCAGATACATCATAGTTTAAACACCCACCTGAATTTGCAATATGAGTATACTTGAAATGTATATTATGCTTTTTGGACAATATATCAATAAGTTCTCTAAATAGTCGCAGTTGTTTTTTTGTAGTTGCATCATTTTTGAACTCCGATTGTATAAAATGACTCATTAATCCAACTAATTCTATATGCGGATTAGACGAAAGTTCTATTGCTGCATGAATAACTTCACTATAAGGAACAGCAGCTCTATCAATTCCAGTATCTGCAAATATATGTATTCGAACTTTTTTACCAGAATCAGCAGCAAGCTTGCATATCGTTGGTATATGCTTTTGGTCAATCACAGAAATGTCTATATTTTTTTGAATTGCATCCTTTAATTCTTTGCTATTTATATCATATAACCAGGCAACTATATGTCCTGTGTCGCCATGTTTGCGCAACATAAGCGCTTCACCAATTGTTGCAACACCAATCATTTTTACATTATGACTACGAAGTATTCTTGAAACAGGCACAATTCCATGTCCATACGCGTTCGATTTCAAAACAGGCATTACGTCCGTTTTTGATACTTTTCGTAAATAGTCTATGTTATGTCGTATAGCATTCGCATCTATAGTCGCAGTAATATTTTTATACTCAGGTAAAATATACTCTTCATCTTGGGGTATAATATCATATGTCCTACTATAGTGCTTTCTTGTATATTTATTTTTTCTTGTATGTTTATTTCTTTTTGTATATTTCATCTAGATATATAACTATATATTATAGAGATAATATAGTTATATGTTTTGATTTTTAAAAAATCTAAAGTATAATAAGTATTTAAATATATTAAATATATTAAATATTTATAAATTTGGAATACTATAACAACTCAATATTCACAAAAATAGACGACTTTTCACTTGTATCATACATATTTTTTGAATTTATAACCGGTATTCCTTGTCCCTTTAAGACGTGTGTTTGGTTGTCTTTTATATACAATACACTGGCAGGAATTGAGAATTGTTTACTACCAATATGAAACAAAACCTGTTTTTTTTCTAATAACTCTATAATTTTCATACGCAGGTCAATATAAATATCATTATTTGTATCAATATAAATATGAGATGGAGTTGACGGCATACATCGAACAATTAAATCAATTGGCGTGTTATCTTTTTGACCTATTTTATAATACAACTCGGTATGCCAAAGCGGAATATAATACTTTTTTTCATCGTGCTCTAATATATATATATTATTTTCACCAAATAGGTCATCAAGAGATACAGAAATAATAACAAGATTATCCAACTCCATTTTTTTTCGTATGATTCTTTCAAATAAAATAAGCTTTTCACTATTAATATGGAAAACGGCATGATACTTGTTTATAATTTCATAAATAGTAAATGCTGTTTCCTTATCCATGTCTTCAAACATTTTTAATGATAACTCATGACAATCTTCTACTATAATTTTTATAATCATGTCCATAGTTACCTTCGCATTTTCTTGGGAAATATTTGTATACATTTTTTGCAATAAAGATTGTGTAAATATTCTAAAAATAGACATATAACTTTCTGCTCCAGCATCACTAGATGCTTCAGCTTCAGAGTCATCGGTTGAATCCATGTGAGAAGGATGAGAACCGAGAGAAACCGATAAATCATATAAATATAAATATGCATTATTTATCTCTTTGAACTTTTCGCATGATTCTTCGCTATTGTTATTTTTATCAGGATGATGTTTCATTGCATGTATCCTGTAACTTTTTTTCAATTCATCCATTGTATAGTTTGATTTTAACTTTAATACTTCAAGTGCATGTTTTATATCCATTTATGGTTGTTATTAGATTATACATGTAATTTTCTAAGTGGTAAATTGGTCTATAGTTATTATTATAATATTGGAAAAAAATAAATGTTTTTAATAAAATATCAGTAGTATTATCTTTATTTAATACTTCGGTTTTAATCAAACATGATAATATATACCATATACACTCATTTATATCCAAATCATATATTAATATTTCATATAAAATATCGCGAAACTTTAAATAATTTATTGTATCAGGATTTTTTATTGACTCTATAATATTATTGCATATACATTCATGTGGACTTGTTAACTCATTTGTGTTTACAATTACATTTTTAATATTTGACAAAGATGTTAAATTTTTATAACTTTCAGATACTGAAATAACCTCACGTGCGTCAGCTTTATGATGAGTATTTATAATATTTATACTATTTTTATTAGTTTTTTTTTGTTTCATAGAAGGAGGATGAGGATGAGAGTAATGGTTACTTGCGGATACACATGCATCATCATCGCTACTATTTTCATCTAACGTATTCATATTTTGTTCTTGTATTATTTCATTTACTAAGTTTGTTACATTTGCATATACATGGATATTTTTATTTGGATGTATTGAATTGATGCACTTATTATAACTTCCTAGCGATGGACGTGGAATAGAAATAATTTGTGAATTATTCAAAATATTATCAGGTATAAAACTAATATGTTCTGTAATAATTATAAAAAAAAGTTTTATTTTGTTAAATGAATGACAATGCATGTAACTATAAAAAATATCTAGTAATTCGCTATGAATTTTATGAAAATATTTGCATAAAATAATTCCAGTTGTATCTGAACGCATTGAAACAACATCTGTAATCTGGTTATATATATCATTCCATAGCACCTTCGAGTTGCAACCTAATAAAGACATGTCTACTTCAAAGTGAATATCACTTATTTTTATAATAAAGTTTTCCTTGTTGGAGTTAATAGTAAGACGTTTCTCATATTTTAACTCACTATTACTATATTTTTTAATAGTTTGTAAAGCTTGTGTATACTTACCTACACCTTTTGGTCCATAAAAAATTATATTTTTTAGATTTTCTACTTTTTCAGGTAGAGACTTTTTTAATACTTTTTCTACTTTTGGATGAAGTGGTTCATTATGATTTGACACCAAGTAATCTTCAAAATGTGTTTCAAGAAATTTCATTATATTTTTGCTACCTATATATTGTTATAGTTATCGTTATGTTAATTAATATAATTAGAATCAATAGATTTAAATTATATTTTAGTTTAATATTATAGATTTTGTTATGAAATACTTAAACATATAGCAACTATTAAAGTAGTATAAGTAGTATAAGTATAAATATTTAGCATTTCACAATAAAATAATGAAACTTGTAACAATTCAGCCAGAAAATATTACAAAAGAATATATTTATTTTAATGAACCCATTCAAAATAATATTATAAATGAAAGTCGATATATTAGAATATTATATTCTACTCCTAATATTGTTTTTAATGGAATTCATGTGCTTATCAGTTTAACTATTGATAACATAGAAAGACAATATAATAAGAATATTTTGTATTATAACATAGAAAAAAATACCCAAACAATAAATGATATTAAAAAAATAGAAAAAATAATTTTAAAAAAATATGACTCATTAAAAAGTCCATCATATAACTTATCTCAACTTATTGAAGGTGGTGTTATACGATTGTTTACTGACTTGACTGAAAAAAAGAAAGTAATGAATATTATATTAAAAATATCTGGACTATGGGAAGACGATGAAACGTATGGAGTTACGTATAAATTTTTTTCGGTTTAAATATGTTTAAAATACTTTATTAATATATTCTTAACTAACAAAGCAAAAAAAATAATTAAAATAAGGAATGAGAAATATATTAATAACAGGTGGATGTGGATTTATTGGGTCAAATTTTATTAACTATATACTAAAAAAGAAAAAGTATGACGATATTACTATTATTAATATAGATGCTATGTATTATTGTGCATCAGAGTTTAATATTGATAAAGACATTCGAGAGTCCATCTTGTATAAAAATAGATACAAGTTAATTAAGGGCAACCTTTGTTCGTATGATTTAGTAAATCATATTATAAACGATTACAATATTGAATATATTATACACTTTGCAGCACAAAGTCATGTTCAAAATTCATTTGAAGATGCATTACAATATACAAAAGACAACATAGTTGGAACACATAATTTACTTGAAGCGGTGAGAAAATATGGAAAACTTAAAAAATTTATTCATGTATCAACGGATGAAGTATATGGTGAATCAATGATTGAAAAAGGTGAAAATAAAAAAACGGAAGAAAGTATTTTGTGTCCAACTAACCCATATGCCGCTACAAAAGCAAGTGCTGAATTAATTGCGCAGTCTTACTATCACTCGTTTAACTTACCTATTATTATTACACGCGGCAACAACGTATACGGACCGAACCAATATCCCGAAAAAATAATACCCCATTTTATAAAACTTTTGAAAGAAAATAAAAAAGTAACAATTCAGGGCGATGGTTCAAATGTTCGTGCTTTTATTCATGTTCGAGATGTAGTAAAGGCATTTGATATTATACTGGAGAAGGGTATTATTGGCGAAATATATAATATTGGTTCAGATGACAATGAGGAATATTCAGTATACCAAGTTGCAAAGTTACTAATACAGAAAATAAAACAAACAAAGGCATATGATGACTATATTGAATATATTGAAGACAGACCTTTTAATGACAAAAGATACTACATAAGTAACTCTAAAATAAAAAATCTAGGATGGACTATTGAAGAAAGTTTTGATAAAGGAATTGATGAACTTATTCGCACAGAGTAAATACAATACAATACAATAAAGTCAAGGTTAAAACAATATAAAAATAAAAATAAAAGTGTAAGTATACACAAGACAATAAATACAATAAGTTAAAAACAATGAAAGTGTTACTATATGGTAAATATGGCTGGATCGGTGAAAAAGTCTATAGTATTCTTATCCAAAAAGGTCATGATGTAATTATTGGAAATGCAAGAGCAGAAAATAGTGAAAGTCTAGAAGAGGAAATAGTTGCAATACAACCTACAAATATTATTTCTACAATTGGTAGAACACATGGTAAAATAGGTGACAAAGAGTATACGACAATTGATTATCTTGAACAACCCGGCAAAATAAAAGAAAATGTTCGCGATAACCTTTATTCACCTGTTATGACTGCACTTATAGCACGGAAGTATAACATTCACTATACATACTTAGGAACAGGGTGCATTTTTACATATGATAGCGAACACCCTTTCGCTGAAGAATTAAATGGATTTACAACCGAATCAAAACCAAATTTTTTTGGTTCTTCCTATTCGATTGTGAAAGGATACACAGACATGTTAATGAAAATGTTTCACAATGTTCTTAATGTGAGAATTCGAATGCCAATAACGGATGAAATACACCCGCGTAACTTCATAACGAAAATTACGCGATATGAAAAAATATGTTCGATACATAACTCAATGTCGGTATTACCTGAATTGTTGCCAATAATGATTGACATGTGCGAAAAAGGAATAACAGGAACAATAAACTTGACAAATCCTGGATTAATCAGTCATAATGAAATTTTAGAAATGTATGGAGAAATAGTAGACCCGAACTTTACATGGAAGAATTTTGATATAGAAGAACAACGCAAAATATTAGAAAGTGAACGTTCTAATAATTTTTTAGACACTTCAAGACTGGAGTCTATGTATAAGGTGAAAAATATCAAAGATGCAGTGAGGGATGTATTATACTCAATGAAATTAAAAAAATAAAAAAATAAAAAAATAAAAAAATAAGATACACTTAAAAACAAGTAGAAAATAGTCGAAGAATAACTTCCATAATACCTACACATAAACCATTTAATATAAATAGTGTAATACTTAAGTATAAAGTTCCAACAGAAGGCTCAATAATAGGGTTACTGACAGATGTCATACATCCCATATTTGAACGCAAGTAGTTAAATATTAAAATAATCTGGAAAATAATCAAAACACTTGAGTATCCCGAAAATTTATAATACTCTGGGTCAACTTTTCTATCATTTATCATAGTAGAATATGCAAGAGACTGACGTATAATTACAAAGAATATGATTAAAAGTGCAATAATTTGGAAAAACGATGGGTATAAGTTAAAACATCTACCCTCTGTCTTTAAATAATAAGAAATTACTGCTACCAAAAGTGTAAACAATGAAATAAATGAAACCATGTAACCAACTGCAGTAGCAAATCCTGGACCTTGTTCATTACCAATCTTAAGTGAACTAAATGCTATTTTTATAAATACACCTACAAATGCTAAAAGAACTGAAATATTAAAAATATAAAATGTAGTTTTAAACCTGACATCAATATTATCTAGAGCTGAAACAGAATTCATATTATATTATACTATAATTATACTATATTATATTATACTATATTTTATACAATAAAGTAAATACTATAGAATATATATTTATTTTTTATTATTTTATTATTTTATTTGATATTTTTGATATTTTAATTTAGTATTATAAATCAAAATATATTATAAGTAAATTATAAGTAAGTATATAAAACAATACATATAATGAGTGGTATGCAAAATAGAAATGTTTATACAGAACACCCTTTAATAGAAAGACAACAAACGTATGTGTTAGAAAGAAAACTTGTAACTATACACTCAGAAGATAGAGATGTATGCGCATGGCCAAATTCATCACTTTTTGAAATTACTTTACCACAGCAATTATCAAATGTGCAGTCGATTCGTCTTATTGAATCAAATTTTCCATCGATTAACAATGTCTTTACAAATGCAAACCAAAATACAAAAATGTCATTTTATCTTAACACTACAGGGGAAACATATACAATAACCATAGATGAGGGATTTTATTCACCAAATCAACTTGCAAATGAGTTGACAAATAAAATGAACCAAGCAGTTGGGGGAAGCTATAATGAATTTTCTGTTATATATCATGAAGTAAATCAAAAAATATGGTTTGGAAACAAAAGCGAAACATTTACACTTATTTTTAATGCTAACCAGGACTATTCCACGGGAACAGGAACATATGAAAATTGTAAAGTATTGCCACCGAATGAATTATCAACGTGTATGACCACTAAATGGGGACTTCCATATTATTTAGGATTTAATCGCGAAGAGTATAATAACCCTACTTTTACGAACGATGATTTAAATTATGAATATAAGAAAGCAACAGATTCTGACTATACATGGCTTCAAGTATCCGGTTCTGGTGGTTACTACATCGTTGCTCCTAATGTAATTAGCATATTTGGTGAAACAGCTTTTTATATGGATTTATTTAAATACAACGACATGGATGAGTTAATGCCTTACCCACGCAGAACAAACGCTGCTATAGATAATAGCTATGGAGGAAGAGTCAATAACGCATTTGCAAAGATTCCAATATTAGGAATTCCTGTTTCGCAATATTTTGATTCACGTAATAGTATGTTGCAAAATATGTCGCAATTTTTTCCGCCTCTCGAACGACTTTCTAAAATAAAAATACGCCTTCGTTATCATGATGGTCGACTGGTTGACTTTAGCAATTCGGACTTTAACTTCACACTTGAGTTTGACTTATACCGCGATGAAATGGCACGTGACTTACGCTTGCGTGTTCCTGCACAATATCGGATGTAGTATAGCGAATAAGAATAAAATTAAAATGATATGAATCTATTTAATCATTTTCATATCATTAAATGTTACTATATATGTTACTATATAGGTTAAGTAAAGTTAACTAAATGCTTGTATCCGTAGTAGTTCCATTTCCACCTGCAGTTATTTCATTATTTTTATTTTTATTTTTGCGTGTTCTTTTACCTTTTGTAGAATCACCACTACTTTTTGAAATAGTGGTTCGCTTTCCTTTAGCTCGCGGTTTACGTTTTTTTCCACCTTCAAATTGTCTTTCATCTAGACCAGGTGTTAGACCAGGTGGTGTAGCATCACCAGCACCAGGCATTGGTAATGGGGATGATGAATCTGTAGCTGCAGGCGCAACAACAGGAGCATTATCTGATATTTCTTTAGGAGCAACAGCAGGAGCAACAGCAGGAGCAACAGCAGGAGCAATAGCAGGAGCAGGAGCAGGAGCAGCGGCAAGAGGAGGAACCTTATTTTTTTCTTCTTGTTCTTTCTTTTTTCTTTCTTCTTCCTCTTTTTTCTTTTTATCCTCTTCTGAAGAGTTTGTATTTGTCACTTCTTTTGGTTTTTCAGGTTGTTGTGCAGGCGGTGGTGGAGGCAAATTTTTAAGTTTTTGTTTAAGTTCTTTTACACTATTTACTTTTTGATTTAGCTCTTCTACACCCTTAGCAATAGACTCATATATATCATTTATTTTTTTATTTATTTCTTGTTGTTCAGTGCTTTCTTTCATGCCTGAAACTTTATTAAAAAGGTTTGTAAAAAATGACATTTTATTTTTTATATATTATGATATACGATATACGATATGATACACTATATATATTAAAATATAAAAAAATATAAATAACACTATACTATTACCCCTTCAAATATATACTAAAATCTAATATCATAAGTAGTTTGAATCCATTCCGTCAGTATATCTAATGAACATGTTTTATAATCTTCTTTAAATCCCTTAATTTTTAAAAATGTCGGATTTTTCATTTCATCAGTTTTATAAAATATATAGTCTCCATATCTACCATTTCGAATACTAATATCTTTTGTTATAAAACGAACCATTCCCTTAGTTAAAATCATTTCGCGAACTTTTGTAGTAGGCGTAGAATTTTCATCCTGATTTTGATTTTGAGTTGTTTCAACCAACGATGTCTCAATTATTTTTACTATTTCATCATATCGTATGGTATCCGGATTTTTACTTTTTGGAAAAATTCCCGATAATGATTTTTTATGTTCACCCCATACAAAATATAATCCAAATTTTCCCTTTTTAATAACTATATCCTCGCCATCATATACACCTAAATGTATTCCTCCTGTTTCAATACTACCCTTTTCATTCACTATTTCTTCAAGTGTATACTCTCCTCTTTTTAGTCGTTCAATGTCAATATTCATATCTTTTTTAACGCTTTTATATGATGTAACCTTTTTTCCATTTTCATCTTGAGTTATACATTTAATCGCGGGTCCTCTACTTGTAACTACATATGTGTGAATATCATCGATAGCTACACTATCTTTTTGAATATTTTTATCTTTTAGTTCACGTGTCAACTCTGTAACTTGACTCATACAATATGTGCAAATGTCTTTATATGTCAGTTCACCTTTTGCAACTTTGTCTAAATCGTCTTCCATTCGTTTTGTAAAATCATACTCAAATAGAGTATTAAAATGCGTAACAAGAAAATCAATCACTATCTTTCCAATAGGCTGCAATACCAACTTATTCTTTTCACCCCCAAATTCGCGTTCTGTTTGTAGTTCTTGCAGTTCATCCGGTAACAAATCAAAGTCTACGCATTTCATTTTTTTACCCTTGACATCTTCTTTCATAACATAACCGCGTTTCTGTATTTTCTCAATAAGCGATGAGAATGTAGATGGACGACCAATACCACGTTCTTCGAGTAATTTAATAAGTCCCGCTTCTGTATAATGTGACTTCAGTTCAATCATAGTTGACGTCGCTTTTATTTTATTATACTGCAAAATACTATTCTTTTTAATGTTTTGCAAATACTGGTAATGCGGATTTTCTTTTTCATAGCCTTCTACTATTTTCCAGCCAGGAAATTCTACGAGTTCAGTTGTAAACCTGTATTCATTTTCCTTTGTTTCTTTTGCATCGGTTATTGTCGGTGCAGTAATTGTTGCAGTCAAAGAAGAACATGTTGCATTTGACATGCAACTTTCCATTGCATTTGTCCATATCAATTTATATAACTTTTGTTCGCGCGCAGTAAATGAGTCAGGAATTGCAGACACTTCAATTTTTGTAGGACGGATTGCTTCATGTGCTTCTTGTGCTTTGACGGGAGGGGGATGAGGCACTGCCCCCGCTTTTTTCGATACTTTTGTCTTTGACGTAGTCGTAGTCGTAGTTGCCCCAATCACAAGTCGGTCTATATCCGGATGCACATATTTCTCATCCCATGTCGAACTAATATGTTTCTTCATTTTATCCACAAACTCCGCGCTATACGTCTTCGAATCCGTTCTCATATAGGTTATATACGAATTCTCATATAGTTTCTGACAAATTGACATCGTTTCAGCCGGCGAGTAATGCATTTCACTACTGGCTTTCTGTTGTAAAAGACTAGTCGTAAAAGGGGTCGGTGGTGTTTTCGTAACTTTTTTCGGCGGTAGTAAATTAAACTGATGTTCATGATTTGCACTTTCTTCGAGGAATGCTTCTGTAACTTGTTTCGAATCAAACTGACGCGTAAGCGTAAACTGCAAATTCATTTTTGTAAAATAACCAACTATATTGTATACCATTTTGCCTGGTGATGCATCGATTTCACGCTGGTTGTCATACACAAGTCGAAGTGCTGGCGACTGACACCTGCCTGCAGATAAACTATTTTTAACACTAGATGCAATATGTTTCCATAGCATAGGTGAAATATTATATCCTACAAGCAAATCAAGAGCTTGGCGCGCAAATTGCGCTTGAACCAAGTCCATATTTAGTATACCCGGATTTTGTATTGCTTTTTCAATTGCTGGTTTTGTTATTTCATGAAACACAATACGCGGTGTCGTGTCAACAGGAAGCTTAAACATGTCGCAAACATGCCAACCAATCGCTTCGCCTTCGCGGTCATCATCTGTTGCAATAATTACGCCACCAGTGCATGTCGCTATTTCTGCACGAATACGTTGTATCTGTTTTGTTTTTTCATCCATAGGAACAAAACGAAGTGCAAAGTCCTTTTTGGTATCAATAGAGGTGAGACCATCAAGTGAACGGAAATGACCAAATGTAGCGATGCATTTATAACCAGGACCAAGATACGACTCTATTTTAGCACACTTGGCTGGAGACTCAACAAGAACAAGCTTTGCGCCTGGGAAAGAACCTTGTTTTGGTTTTTTAACGATGCTCATTGATATGGTTGATAGCAATATAAATATGTAAACTATTATACGTAAGTGCGTATTATTTATGTCGTTTGTATAATATAAATAATACCGCGAATATCATTTCAATTTATTTTATTACTTATTCTCAGTTTTGGTGGCATCGTGACTTGCAACATGAGCATGTGTTTTTTTAAATTCAGCCCATGAAATTTTTTTAGGCGGCAAAACGGGAGCAGACCTTGCACTCTTATCTTTTTCCTTACTTTTGTCGGCGTTTTCACGTGCACTATTAATATGGTCTGCTTTCTTAAGTGCACTATCGATATAAATAGTTTTGAGAAGTTTTCCAACTTCAAAAGAACCGGTATGCTGGTCAAGTTTTCCGTCTTCAATAAGTTTAAGGATATGCAACAACTGAAAAAGAATATTTAAATCAATCTCATCTTTTTTGACTTTATTGAAAATATCTGTGTAGTTGTCAAACAGAAAAGAACATCTTGAAACACATATCATATCAAACTGCGCAGGATTGCTTTTAGCAAGTCTTTGATATTCGCGTTTCAACTTAAGAAGAGTCATGATGTCTTCTTTTAAAGGTTGACTATGCTTCAACTCACGAATTGAATTTGTATTATCGGCAACATCATTTGCACGAATAAGTTTGTCTAGCTGCAAACGTTCTTGAGGATTCATTTGTATACTATATTTACTATATATTGTTTATATTATATTTTGTGGAATATTATATTTTGTGGAGTAAAAAAATCTATTATTAAATATATACAATATATACAGAAAAATGGCAAAACGAACCATTCGAAGAAGAATGCGTAAAAGTAGAACAATTCGTAAAGTAATGAGAGGGTGCAATCGTCGTGGTCGAGGAAAAGTAGGAGGAGCACCAGTACAAGCATTTCAAGCTGCCAATGGATCGCCTCAGGGAAATCAAGTTCTTGCTGCAGTGCAAGTAGAAAAACAGCAAGCTGACGTATATGCGGCAAATACTCCTAGTGATAGTCCTACACCAATAGGCTCAAATATGGCTGGTGGAAAAGTTACAACAGAAGCGCCAGTTAAAGAACCTTTCGGTGTTGGTGGTAATATTTCTAGCACTTATGCTCAAGTTGGAGGAGGTTACCGACGTGGTCGCGCAAGAACACGACACCAAAAACGAAAACTAAGGTATAAAAAAAGTGTAGCACGTAAAAGCAGACGTTCATAAGCATAACAAGTTACAACTGGATACAACTCAATATAACTCAATACAACTTAACACGAGGTAAAATATAGATTTTTAATTTATTTTAAATAAAATATACTATAATAATATATTCACAATATAAAGCAAAATAGAACAAAATATAAAACAAAATAATATTATTATAGTGTAATATGAAGTTATCCGATTTATTATTAACAATAATTATCATAGCAATATTTGTTACATTATATGTCGCAAATGTTTTAGCAATTGGTAAGAAAAATATTCAGGATAACTGGGCATTATATCGCTGCAGTCCTATGGTAATGCCGATTGCAAATATGTTTGGACATGACACTATGAAAAATTTCGCATATTGTATACAAAATATGCAAACCAACTTTATGGGACCTATGCTCACGCCATCGAACTACTCAAATGCAGTAGCTGCTGCAAATATTAGTGCACTCAACAAGAGTAACAGCAACTCAACTGGTATGTTTGGTAGCATGAGAGGCATGATGGGTAATAATATTATGGGAATGTTTAACGTATTTGGTAACATATCTCTTCTTATGGGTATTATGGTAAGTAAGATAAAGGATATGATGAATAAACTTGGAGGTATATTCTTTACAACATTTTCACTTATGCAGGGTGCAGCATACACTACTCAGTCAACATGGAATGCAGTGCCTGGTAGATTGGTAAATATGTTTGTGAATGTTAAATAAATAAAATAAATAAAATAAATAAAATAAACAGATAATAAGGAATACGTCAATAAATATATTTTATATTTAATACAAATTTATTGATTTATTATATACATTAATATCAGTATCCTGTATATAATATTTTATTATAATTTATGACTGAACCACAAACTGAAAATAAAACTGAATCACCACCGCCTCCTCCATCTCAAGACTTTTCAGAATATAAAAATATTTTTACTTATGACGAAGTAAATAAATACTTATCAAATATTCCTCTTACAAGTGCATTAAATAAGTTGTATGAAAAAACATCATATTTAGACAGGTATGGTGGCTCTGTTGTTATTGCAGTATTCACAATTATAGGCATATTTATGTTTTTTACCTATTCTTATTTAAAAAATCACTCTGATGTAATCAAAAATAATTGGCAAAAAAATAGATGCAATCCGCTTTATATTCCATTTGCAGGAATCATTATTGACCCCAAAAATATGACAAAAGAAGAATATGCTACAAGTAATTTTTTCCATTGTTTTGGAGTTTTACTGAAAGATATTGTTGAAGCAGCTTTAGCGCCGATACAAGCTGCTACTATACTTATAACTGCAACTGCTTCAGTTATGATGCAAACTATGAATAGTTTAATGGGTGCTATTTTATATTTAAGAGACGCACTTACAAGTGGTTTTGGATTATTAGGAAATCGTTCTTTGAATGCTTTAACGCTTATTACAAAGTTGTCACACCTTGTTAAAAACTCACTGAATCAAGGACAGGGTATTCTTGTTACCATCATGTTTATTTTCTTTACCGCATATGACATGTTAGCATCTTTCTTTTTAATTCTAATTATTGCTGCTCTTTACTTTTTAGCAGCTGCGCTGGCAGCTATGATAGTTGCGTGGATAATTTACTATGGGTTAGTTCAAATCGTTATCGCTTTCCCTTGGGTTTTTCCTTGGATTTTTTACTTGATTGTTTTAATGTATAATGTTGCAATTGGACTAACATTAACATATGTAATTATTTTAATTATGGTTATTGTAGTTATTGTGTTTACTGTATCAGTAATGCAGAAAACATCTCGGTAACTATATAACGCATAAAAGTATAAAATAATAAATATAAAAATATATAAATAGAAAAATACACTTATATTATTTAGGAATTGTTATATGAATTATTAAAGATGAAATTATTATGTATTTACTAATATTTTTATCTAAGTTTTATGTATAAGAAATAAATAAAAAATAAAATGAAGAGTTGTTCATTAACTATAGTATGCGTTATAGTTTTTGTTTTTATATTAGTTATGATGTTTTCAGGATCCAAAAATAATATGTATGGATTGATTGAAGGAATGGAAGCTACGGATAAAACAAAAGATGATAAAAAAGATGATAAAAAAGATGATAAAAAAGATAAAAATATTATGACGAGAGCAGCTGCGCCTATAAAGGGCATTCTGCCTGGTGTTTTTACAAACAAATCAAATGACAAAGATTCTGACAAAAAAGAATCAGATGACACAGGTTCTGACAAAAAAGAATCATTTCAAGTTAGAAAACCTGTAGGATATGCCGAACTAGTTGAGTCAAAGAGTGACACTTGGAATCTTAGTAAATGGGTTAAAGATGCATTAAGGTATTCTAAGGGTATGGGAAATGAAAATAAACTTGATAGTTACAAGTATCATACAGGTCCTAAAATACCACTTCCGGAAGGTGAATTGTTTTTCTTTAACAACACAAAATTTGATACTGAATGCTGTCCTTCAACATATACTAGCAGTCGTGGGTGTGCTTGTTTATCACTACCGCAATATAATTACCTCATGATGCGTGGTGGTAATAACACGCCTCCTAAAAACACAAATACCGCATACTTTAATGAGTATTAATTTTAATTCAAGTAAAGTAAAATAAAGTAAAACTTAGCGTTTAATATATTATTTATAATATAAATAGTAGTATAAATAATAATATAAAATGACACCATTCAAAAATAGCTTTGATGAAATACTTCAAAGCATTAAAAATAAAAATGTAGACTTTTTAAATAAAACTGCACTAGTTATAGACCATGACTTTGATAGTATTATTGGTAAGGATAACATATTAAATAAGATAAAAATAGAAAATACAATATTAGTAAGTGTTAATAAAACAAGCTACTTACATAAAAGTGAAATACATATAGTTATTCCTGAAAAAGATAGTAGCTATGATAACTATAGTTATGTTTATGATAATAGTAACTATATTTTTGATGACTATAAACGTCCAATTATAATTTCAAATGATAGTAACTATTATAATAAATATCATAGTGTAAAAAGTGATGTAGTTATAGAAACAATGTCTCAGTATAATAATAATAGTAAAAATAATAACAATATAGAAATAGTAGAACAAATATTAACTAAAATTGGTTGTAAAAATATAATAATTCTTGACAACCGGTATGATATAGATGAAAATAGAAAAAAAAAGTATTACTTGGAAGAAAATGTTCATATTTTTACATTAAAAAATATTGATATAAACCAAACTATAAATATAATAAACTCCAAAGTATTAGTTGTATTAAATAATGTAAATAAAAATTATGATGTTGGTTCACTTGTAAGATATATGATAAAGATGTATTATGACTATGATATTTCACTTTTATTTTTAAAAAACGGAATTAAAATAGTTAACTGCGATAACATAATGAATAATAACTATATACTAGTTAGTAACATGTTCCAAGATAAAATGTATGATGCGAATGTTACAAATACAAGTAATAGTAGTGATACTCTTTATGATGAAGTAATGTTTGATGAAAAAATAAAAACATTTACCATGCATGTAGATAAAGTAGAAAAATTTAAAAATGCTATTTATTTTATAATACACTCATTTGTTCGAGTATCATCACAACTTTTAGATGATAAACAAATTAAAAAAATACTTTGGTTAAATGATTTACATGCATTTGCAAATAATGTTCAAGAAAGAATAGATAAAAATATAGAAGTTCAAAATTATGACAACCCTTATGATATACCAATATTAGACAAAATAAATTATCTTATTACACCATCTATGCAATATTTTAAAAATTTAAAAATAAATAAATATGATAACAAAGTAAAATATTTATTCTATATTTTAGACCATAAAAAGTTTCAACAAATAGAGTATAACAACTATGATAAAAGAAAAAATAAAATAATACTATCGGGTGATATTCATGCTAGTGGGTATAAAACAAGAGCTCAGTTAAATGAATACAGATGTAATGATAAAAATTTTAATACATATGTTGATTTATTGCCACACCCTGGTTATAAAAATAATGAACATATAACAGATATGAATTATTATAAAAAACTATGCGAATATAAAGGTGCGTTTGTAGGTAATTATGTTTATCCTATCAATTTTTTACTAGCAAAACATATTGAAATTCTTATGTGCGGATGTTTGGGATTTTTTGAACGTAATATTTTATTACGACAACAACTAGGGTTAATTGAATATGTTCATTACATACCATCAACAGATATACATGGAAATACGATTTCAAATATTAACTATTATATTTATTGGTTAGAAAGTGAACATGGAAAAAAAATAGCAAAAACTGGTGCAGAATATGTAAGAGAAAAATACGGAATAAAATATATACAAGAATATATTAATTTTTATAATAGTCTATAATTTTAACAGATTTATTTATACTATAGTCTAATCAATGATACCTCTTTTGAACAAGGTTCATATTTGTAAATTATTTGTGGATTATACTTTTTAAGAGGATAAAACTTTGCAGATAATGGTCTATGCATGCCTGTTATTATATCTGTGTCATCTTTTACTTGTTTACCACTATTTACAAGTAAAATATATTTAGCTTTTTTACTTCTTGTTATATAGTCCATAAATATATATATTTTTTTTAAGCTCCAGTGCATTAAAATATCTTTTAAAATAATTAAATCATACCCTGATTGTATCTCTTCTTTTTTATTAAAAATATCCAAGTGAATAAATTTATATTTATCGGGGGTATTTTTATTGTAACTTATATTATTAAAATTATGATAGTCGACTATATTTTTATAAATTTCATAACCTGTATATTTTATATTTAAGTCATCATATATTAATCTTCCACATTTAAAATTTCCACACCCTAAGTCGCAAATTGTATTTATATTATTTTGGTTAATAAAATTTTTTAAAAATGGAATATATGTATTTACTTGTTCTTCTAACGTAGAACCATCTCCACTTGAACCACTATAAAAATTACTTTCACTTTTACCCCACACTTCATTTTCATATACTGCGCTAAAAACCTTTTCATGAGATTCAATATCTTCCTTATAAATTATTTTATTATCCCAATAATATGCCCAGTGTATTTTTTGTTCATTTCTATAATTTTTATTTAATATTAAAATAGGTAAACCATTATATGTTATAAAAACTATTTTGTTATTTTCTGTACCAGTTAGTTGTAATCTTAATTTTAATTTTAAAATTTCTTCACTTGTAAAAAATTTTTTCATCATTAGTGGTCCTGTAGGTTCAAGTGAAAAATTCCCATAAAATTTATTTTTTACATTTTCTACAACTTTATTTATACACTTTAATATAATAGGATTATTAGGTTTAACTATAATTAATGCATTATAAATACCACCACCCCATGCATCTAAATCTTTACAAAAATATTCTTCAGTTACTAAGTAAATAAACTTAAAATTATAAATACAACTATACTTTGAATCTAAATATACTCCACCCCTTTTATAAAGAATACAATACCTCCATAAGTCTGCTTTTAATGCATATGGAACTAAATTATCGTATGTTTCTAGTATTTCTTCACTATAGTTATCTTTTATATAGTTTCTACATAGTTCTTCATTATACAAGTTATACTTAAATTCGGGATTATTGTTTTTAATATTTTCTGTTGAATTTTTTACAGAATCAGGTAAGTCATCATTATGCCATGTCTGATATATTTCAAGTGGAATAACTATATTTTTAGGATTTGGATATACATGTAAGGTTTTAGCTACAGAGTTAAAATATTCATTTTGTTGTTTTGCTTGGGTTACGTTATACGCTATTTTGTTATTACTTTTATTTGAAAAGTGTAAAGAAAAATTCATTTTATATTTTATTATTTTATATTACAAAATAATATAAATATTTATTACTTTCCGAATAGTAAATAGTTTTACAAATACCAAATAGTTTTACAAATACATATTAATTGCACTCTTGCTCATTCCGCTCTCGTCTTTTTTGATTAGATTATTGACTACATCTGTTGTAACATGAAACGGGAATTCTACCACTAGTGTATTCTCCTTTTCAAATAGCGTTGTTCCGGGTTTGACAAGACGATATAAGTTTAGTTTCTTATAAATGATTTCAATGCATCGTTTCAGATTTCTTACACCACATTCCTTATCTGTATAATTTTCAATGATATAGTTCAACGTTGTGTCCGGAATAACTATATCACCTTCTTTGAAGTTCACTTCATATCGAATCTTCGGAATCAAATACTGGTTCGCTATAACAATCTTCTCTTTTCCAGAGTAGCTCGATGTCTTAATTTTATACATTCTATCCATCAAAATCGGATTCACCTTCATCGGGTCATTGTAACTAAATATGAACAAACACTTGCTCAAATCAAAGTCAATCTCTGCGAAATACTTGTCATGGAACTGCGAATTTTGTGACGTATCCGTCAAGTGCGTCAAGATTCCAATAATCTCTTCACCCTTTGGTGTCTCACTAATCTTGTCTAACTCATCAAAGTAAATCACCGGATTCATCGACTTGGAACGTATCAAAATATCTACAATTTTGCCCCATGTGCTTCCCTCATATGTATACGAATGTCCCTCTAAATAACTACTATCTGTCGCACCACCAAGAGGAATAAATGCAAACTCACGATTCAAAATCTTGCTAATTCCATCTTTCACAAGACTAGTTTTGCCTGTGCCCATGGGTCCGTTAATTGCAATCGCAGTGCCCATTGCTGACGGGTTTGAAATCCACTGACCAAGCATTTGCATGATTTGCATTTTTGCGTCGTTAAGACCATACACTGCTCCGTCCAGTTTTGACTTGGCATCTTCCATGAATTCGTGACACTTCTCAATTCCATCTGAAATCGTAAGCGGCAAATTCGAAATTTTTCCAAATGGAATCTGCATAAATGTATCGACCCAGTTCTTGATTTTATAATATTCACCAGCTCCTGGCTCCATACGTCGCAAGTTTGTAATCTTTTTCAACGCAATTGCTTTAAATTCTTGTGGAATATTTGACTGCAATAGTGCGAGGCGATATGGCTTGTCTGTAATCGTCAACTTGTTCAGGCATTGCAGTTCACTCAACACTGCGGTCTGCTCATCCATCGACAAATGTTCCTTGAAATACTTGAGGTCATTTGTCGAGTTCTTCTGACGAAGCAGTTTCTTGAAATTTTTGACATGCTTCTTCTTATGACTGCGTAACTTCCGCTCTTCACGCTCTTTGAACTCTTTCTCTTTGCGAATCATACTTTGCAATGTTTCGCGCGCAATGCTGTCATGTTTGTTGATTTTCAAAATATCTTCCATCTGTTGCTTGATTCGCAATATCGTCTCAAGTGAATCGCTGCTGTTCCCAATGCTACTAGTAGTATCATCTTTCTTCTTATTTTTTTCACTGCGACTATCTTTGTCTTTGGAGTAATGCTTGTGTCCATGTCTATGTCCATGTTCGTGTCCGCGCTTGGGGTCATATACATCTGTCTCTTCACTTGTTTCACTTGGTTCATAGTCTAAATCTGACTCGCGGTCGTTATCCGAGTCACTTTCATCGTCTTCATATTCGTCATATTCCGAGTCATATTCTGAGTCATCGTCTTCATCATCATATTCAGAATCATAGTCTTCCTCATCATCCTCATTTTCAGAATCAGAATCGGAATGACGTCTCTTGTCGTCGACCAAGTTAATTACAATATTGAACTTGCCATTCTTTAATTGGTCTTTTGCAAACTCATTGAACCCTGGCTCATATGTTTCGTCACCGCTATCATCTGAACACGTTGTGCTTGTCGAAGTTGATGAACCAGAACCAGATGCAGTTCGCCACGTTTGATTATCTGAACCTGAACCATCTTCTTCGTCATCTGTTGATGGAAGGGGTGGTTCCGGATTATTTGAACCACGTTTCTTCGCTTTACTTCTTGTGTTGTATTTATTTTTGTTGTTACCACTTGTTTTGTTATTCTCTTTTTCCTTTTCTTTATCCGACTTGCCACGTTTTTTATCTGTAGTTTTGTTTCTTTTTTCATCCGAACCAGTATTCTTACCTTTTTTATTTTCGTTATTTTTAGATACTCTAGAGTCGCATTCGTCAAAATGTTTTTCTTGTGTTTCAATATTCAAATCTTTGCAAATTGAGTCTACTGCACGTTCTTTACTATTTTCAATATTTTCAACTCTTTTTGTCATATATTTTGAAGGAAACATATCAGCAAGCATTTTTCTATATTCTTGCATATCAAATTGTTGTTCATCGCTTTGTGCACCTGCACCATTACCTCCGTTTACCTTTTTCCCTGATTTTGATTTGTTGATAGTCTTTTTCTTGCTCTTGTCTCCTTTCTTCTGGTCACGCACGCTTGACTCCGAATCGCTTTTGTAGTTGTCGTCATCAGCGCTATTTTCTCCATCCGAGTTATTGGATTTTTTATATTTGCGCTTATCATTCTCCTTTTTAGACGTCTTTGATTTTTCAAAGACACTCATATTCACATTTTGAGAGTTTGATGAAGAAGGCATTGTTGATGATGATTTTGATTTTGAACTATATTGAAACTTGCTACAATAGTGGTGTGTTGAATTTAATATAGTATATAATTATGTTTTTATATCCTTCAATTTAAAAGTATAAAAATGCCGGAAAATAATAAATAAGAAATAATACACAATAAGATAAATATTCAAATAAGTTATCACTAACACAGCAGTTTACATTACATAGTAGTCATACATATAAGTAAATGTTGCATATTTTAGTAAACAATCGTTTAACTTATGTTTATTTTTGTTATTCGTTTAAATATTTATTTAATCTTTTATTTATTATATTTGTTAATTAAGAAAATTGATAAACAATCTAAATATTATTCTATTAATATAAGAAGGAAAAGAATGTTCTCACAAAAGGGCCAATCAAAAGTAGCAGTTCAAAATGTTTCACCAATTATTGGAATTCAGTTTAGTATCATGTCACCGGATGAGATAAGAAAATCGTCGGTAGCTCACATTACCGACAGAAATACATATGACAATAATCGTCCAGTGGTTGGCGGACCATTTGATGCTCGTATGGGTGTTCTTGAACCGGGTCTTATTTGTCCCACGGATGGTTTAGACTATATGCAGACGCCCGGATACTTTGGACACATCGAGTTGGCGCGACCTGTATTTTATATTCAATACTTAACTACGATTCGAAAAATATTGAGTTGTGTTTGTATCAAGTGCAGCAAACTTCTTATTGACAAAGAGTCTAATCGTCGCTTCATGAATATGAAACCCGAACAAAGGTGGAATAGTGTGTTTCAGTATTGCAGCAAAATTAAGCGATGTGGTGACGACACGCACGATGGTTGTGGATGTTTGCAGCCAAAAAGAATTAAGAAACAAGACATTGCAACAATTATTGCCGAATGGGAAAGCAATGAGACGGAAGAAGGTGGCGCAGAAGGTGGGGCTAGTGCGAAGAAAAACATCACGATGCATTTGACACCTGAAGTTGTTTTGAAAATATTCCGGCGTATCTCCGACGAAGATGTGTCATTCATGGGATTTAGTCCACAATTCTCGCGTCCGGATTGGATGATTTGTCAAGTGTTGGCCGTTCCACCACCTGCAGTTCGCCCCTCAATTAAAATGGATGGTCAACAACGAAGTGAAGACGATATCAGTCATATTCTGGTAAATATTATTAAACACAATAAAACGTTGCAGGAAAAAATAAACGAAAAAGCCGCGCAAAAGGTTATCGACGGATGGCACGATGTTCTGCAGTATTATATTGCCACACAAATCAATAACAATATTCCTGGTGTCGGACAAGTTGCGCAACGTTCTGGGCGTCCGTTGAAATCAATTATGGACAGACTGAATGGAAAGGGTGGGCGCGTCAGAGGCAACTTGATGGGAAAACGTGTTGACTTTTCTGCGCGTTCCGTTATTACACCCGACCCAAATTTGTCGATTCGTGAACTCGGAATTCCGTTGAAGATTGCGAAGAATATTACGAAACCGATTTCGGTAAATGATATGAATAAGAACTTCTTGCTGAAACTGGTGCGCAATGGTCCGGATGAATACCCTGGTGCTAAAATACTGGAAAAGCGGAATGGCGAGAATATTTCACTGCGATATGCTGACCGCGAGAATATCCGGATTGAGAATGGTGACATCGTTCATCGTCACATTATGGATGGCGATGGTGTCTTGTTCAATCGTCAGCCTACACTTCACAGGATGAGTATGATGTGTCATATTGCCAGGATTATGTATCAGGGTGATACATTTCGAATGAATGTCGGTGATACCAAACCTTATAATGCGGATTTCGATGGAGATGAAATGAACTTACACATGCCACAAGATGAGGAATCCGAGGCAGAGTTGAAGAATTTGGCAGCAGTTCCTTTTCAGATTATCAGTCCTGCAAACAATCAGTCGATTATTGGTATCTTTCAGGATTCACTACTTGGGTCGTATCAGTTTACGCGCGTCGGAGTGAAATTTGACAACCGCGCTGCAATGAATTTGCTTATGGCATTACAAACCATCAATGAAAATCTGTTTACAAATACTGCAGATGGTGTGATTTCCAACTTTGAAATCCTTTCGCAAATCATGCCACCGATTACACTAAAATACAAAACGAAGCAGTTCAAAGATGGAGACGACTACAATACATCAAATAATGTGCTCGAAATAAGGGATGGAAAATATACTCGTGGACAACTGGACAAGGCGGTGCTTGGTTCAGGCACAAATGGATTGATTCACCGAACATGCAACGATTTTAACAACATGACATCCGCAAAATTTATTGACGACTTGCAGAATATTATTACAGAATACATGAAAGTGAGCGCGTATAGCGTTGGAATCAGCGACTTGATTGCAAATGCAGAGACAAATAACAAAATTGCACAAGTTATTACATCGAAGAAAACGGATGTGAAGAGTTTGATTGACCAGCTGCATATTGGTGTGTTTGATAACAAAACAGGTAAGACAAATGATGTTGAATTCGAGAATCAGGTGTCAAATATTCTTAACAAAGCAATTAACGATGCTGGTAAAATTGGTCTTGAGTCTTTGAGCAAAGATAATCGTTTCGTTACAATGGTAACCGCGGGTTCAAAAGGTTCCGAAATTAATATTTCACAGATGACGTCATGTTTGGGACAACAAGCGATTGATGGCAAACGTATTCCATACGGATTTGATAGCAGGACGTTGCCGCATTTTACCAAATACGATGACTCGCCAGATGCACGCGGATTTGTAGAGAGCTCGTTTATTAGTGGTCTGCGACCGGAGGAGTTGTTCTTTCATGCTATGGCTGGGCGTATTGGTCTCATTGATACGGCCGTCAAAACGTCCACCACAGGGTATATCCAGCGCCGTTTAATCAAAGGTTTGGAGGATTTGAAAATCGGTTATGACATGTCTGTAAGAAACAACAAGGAAAGAATCGTTCAATTCTCATACGGCGATGATGGTATCGACACCATAAAAGTTGAAAACCAAGTGATTCCGATTGTTGCCATGTCGCTTGAGGAAATATATGCACACTACTATGTTTCGACACAAGAAGATAAAGATGGTGTGCTGATGTCGGTGTTTACAAAGACTGCAGTTACTCGTATGAAGAAACATGTGAGAGACTTGGAAATGAAGACAAAGTATTATACGGACATGATGATTAAATATCGCGACGATATTGTGAAAAATGTGTTCAAAATGCGTGACAATAAGGGTGTGCATATGCCGGTTTGCTTCACGCATATCATCAATAACGTGCAAGGAATGCAAAATATTACAAAGAACTCCATGGTTGATATTACACCGATTGACGTGTATGATATGATTGAAGACAAGTATAAAGAATTGGAAAGCTTGCATTATGCGCCACCAACAGAGTTGTTCAAGGCGATGTATTACTATTATTTGTCACCGAAAGAGTTGCTTGTTGTGAAACGTTTTAACAAGAAGGCGCTTACTATATTATTGGATACAATAGTGTTGATGTATAAACGTGCAATCGTTGCACCGGGTGAGATGGTTGGTATGATTGCAGCGCAAAGTATTGGAGAACCTACTACACAACTTACGCTGAATACATTTCATAGTGCTGGTGTTGCATCCAAGTCAAATGTTACTCGTGGTGTGCCACGTATTGAAGAAATCCTGTCACTATCTGAAAACACGAAGAATCCGTCGTTGACGATTTATATGAAGAAAGACGAAGAAACAGACAAGGATATGGTGCGCGATAAAATTCCCAGTATTGAAATCACGATTTTGGGCGAAATTGTTGAAATGGTTGAGATTTGCTTTGACCCGGATGACATGAACACCCTTATCGAACAAGACAAAGAAGTAATGACGCAGTATTTTGAGTTTGAAAAAATGGTAGATGAATGCATGACGACAATTGGACCCGTTGAAAGCGAAGAAGGTAAGACTGGCGAAGGAGAAGAACTTATTGAAGAGTTGGTATCTGGAACTGCAGCAATGTCATTGAACAAGCCTAGTAGCGGTGCTACGGGTGCAGGCGCTGCAGTAGAGGCACAGCAACAGCAACAACAGGCACCAAATGAAAAATCAAAATGGATTATTCGCATGACAATGAATAAGGAAGAAATGCTTGACAGGAAAATTACCATGGATGATGTGCACTTTGCACTTAAAAATACATATGGTAATGAAGTGACATGTATGTATGCGGACTATAATGCGGATAATCTAATTTTCCGGATTCGTTTGAACAATATTATTACAAATTCCAAGAAGAAAAATAACAATCCGCTTTCGCTGGACCAGTCTGACCAGATTTATATCCTGAAGAACTTTCAGGACAATATGTTGAATAATATTGTGTTGCGAGGTGTTAAGGGTTTGTCAAATGTATTGTTGCGAAAGATTACAGACTCGGTTGTAAAGGTGGATGGTGCGTATACGAAGAAAGAGACATGGGTTCTTGATACAACAGGAACAAATCTGCTTGCTGCATTGGCACTTGACTATATTGACGTAACAAGAACGATTAGCAATGATATTCAAGAGATTTATAATGTGCTGGGAATTGAAGCGGCGCGTGTAGCTATATTTACAGAGCTTTCAGAAGTTTTGGAGTTTGATAATACATATATTAACTACCATCACTTGATTATGTTAGCAGACAGAATGACTGCTAGTGCAAATATGGTGTCTATCTTTCGACATGGAATTAACAATGATGACATTGGACCGATTGCAAAAGCATCGTTTGAGGAGACACCAGAAATGTTTTTGAAAGCGGCAAGACACGCTGAGCTAGATGAGATGCGCGGTGTATCTGCAAATGTAATGTGTGGGCAAGAAGGATACTTTGGCACAAGTAGTTTTCAGGTGCTACTTGACATGAACAAAATGATGAAGTTTACGGGTGAGTCGAAATATAATGTGATGGATGCTAACGACGAAATTGAAGCGGCATTTGAAATGGAAAATCCTGATGATGCATGTTCGATTCACAACCTGTCAATGAATGCAACAATTTCAAATATCAAGAAAGAGAATCTTGGTAACGTAATGATGAGTTATGATGCAGGATTTTAATATAAAAGTTGTCAACAATACATATGAATTTGTATAATTATAATCATTTATAAAATTATAATTATAATTTATTTTTTTTTATATTTTTTATACTTTATTCTTCTTGTTGTTGTTGTTCAGATTGAGGTTGAATAGATGGCATTGATGGCATTGATGTCGGTTCAACGCTTGAACCAACAACTGAAATAGGTTTTATTTTTTTAGAACTACTTTTACCTTGGAAAGTTGGCAACTTTAATAATGGAGCGGGGGCTTGAGGTTGTGACGATGCTGGTGGGGGTGTTTCTTCTTCAACAGGGTTGAGGTTCAGTTTAGGAATAGCAATGCCTTTTACTCTTGGTTTTTTAGGTTTTTCTGATGCTTTTGATGCAGTTGAGGTCTCTACTGATACTGGTGTTAACTTTTTAGAAACTTTTGGTTGTTTTTCTTTTTCTTTTTCTTTATCTTTTTCCACCTTGGCTAGTGAAGGTGGCATAACATGTTTAGATGATTTTGAAGATGGTAGTTTTTTTTGTCCTAGTCCTAGCCCTAATCCTAGTCCGGGTTCTAACTGAACGAATGGAGGAGATTTCTCTGGCGTTTGTATTTGACTTTCACCTTCACCTTGTCCTAAGTCTACTTCTAATAATTCTGGTGGTGATACTTGTGATTGTGATTGTGATTGTGACTCTGCTGAAAAAACGGACATAGCGTGTTCTCTCTCTTTCAGCATTATATATAAATTAAAGTTTCTAACAAAAGATACTATATATTCTTTATTTTCTGTAAATTCATCTTTTTTCAGTTCACGTTCAAAAACATTGTCAAGGTCATCCATACTAAGCCCGGTTCCTCTTCCGCTTGATGATACATAATGTTTCGACATTTCTTCTAATATTCTATCTTGAACTTGAGGGCGTATTTCTGACAAAGGTAACAAATATTGATTATTTTTGCTTATTATGCTATATGTTGGAACTTCAGCACCTTCACTTTTAATTCTTGGGACTGCGATAAAATAATATTCTTGTGTATATTTTTTAGAAACTGGAGCTGCCATGCCCATAACAGGGATGTCTTCTTCGGAACTCGAGTCGCGGTGATGTTCGGCATCGGCTTCTAGTAACTCTACAACTTCCGATGTATCATAGAAGTAAGTAGATAGTGTACAAAATGACTGCTGTGTTTCAATTAGTGTCATATTTGGGTAGTATAGTAAAATAATAGGCAACTTAAAGTAATTTGCAATAATCCATATGTCAAGACGTGTCAACCAGTATGACTCTAAAAATGGAATTGTCTCAATAAAGTCTTCATCTTCACCTGTTTTAATTTTTTCTTTATATTCTTCTCCTATATCTTTCATACCATAGTATTTAAAAATATCTGCAATATTGTTTTTCATATTTACTTCGTTGTTTGAATTTTCAATACACTCGATATAAAATTGCAGAATTATAAGTTTAAGACGATTGGTTGTTATATTTTCTAGTTTTTTATTACCTGTTCTTGCAGCTTCATTTCTTAAAATAAATAGGAGTATTTCGAATGTGCATATTGGTGCAGATGGAGCAAACCTCAACATGTTTATACTTTGCAAAGGTGGGTTGAAATATTTTTTATATTCAGTTGTAAGTGGTTTTGCTTCTGTTACACATGTTTGTCGTTCTTCTTGGTGACTATCATATATACTTTCATATAGTTCTGTTAATATTGGGTCAGCAGTGTCATGTGTATTAAAATTTGCATATTTATTTTCAATCATGGGTTTTAAGTTGTTAAAATAACCACTGATAAGCATAGTTTGTGATAAAATAATTTCATCTTGTCTAAGGTTGTATGCAACATTCATAAATGGGAATATTTTCCTGTCAAACATAAAAACGCGAATACGATTGTATCGAATAATTTCATCTGCAAGACGAGCTATATACATGACTTCGTTGTTATGCATTGGATTTAATAAATTTTTTTTTGGTATTACCATTTTGCATCTGCCCTCATCATCTGTTTCTTTTATGCAGTATTTTGTTTCGCTGCATTTCTCAGGGTTTTTATTTAGACTTGTTAAACAACTTGTAGTTACCTCGCCTATACTTTCTAAAACTTCATCTGTGTAGTGAATATTATCAAATGTTACATATTTTGCAATAAGACTTTTAATTTCTGCTTGAACATTTGAAAGTTTTAGAGGGTATGGCATTTCTGCATCTGTTTGTTTGATAAGCGCTAGTAAGTTTTCTTTGATTTGGTTATTTTCATATTTATTTATAAGTATTCTTACTATATTTCGAAAGACATTATAAAAATTATTTTCCAAGTAGATATATTTTACATATTTTTCACGTTGTGGGTCAACTTTTAAGTGTGTATTAATTTCAGAATCAGCAATATTGTAGTCACTTGCATTTATAACAGGTATGTCGAATATACCTTCAGTTTGCACACTTTCTTCATCTGTTATTTTGATAGATATAAACTGGTCAGTTTCGGTTATAACACCAGCAACCTTCCCATCATCAATTACTTTAAAGCGAGGTCTACATGGAATCTTTATTTTTTCGTATACATGGTTCAGAAAAATAATTGTTTCATCATATGTTTTCCATAGTGACTCATCATCGATGTAGTTAATTTGCTGAATAGATGAGTCGATGGCAGATGGTTCACACATAATAGTGCCCGACATTTGTTGTTGTTCTCCTTCTCCTTGTCCTTGTTCTTCGATAAATAATCCAATTACTTTCCCGTCGAAGTTTAGAATTTGATTTAATATATTAAAGTTTCCACGTGCAAGACGAGGTTTGAGTTCTTCTAGTGTAAGATTTCTATCAAACTCATATAACTTTACAAATTTTTTGGATGCATTTGGTGTTCCTTCGCGTGGAATACTATTATATGGTTTACACTGACTATCGTATGCATTTTTAATCTTTGTAAGAATTTTTCGAATGGTTGCCGGTATTTGTGATAGTCTTGTTTCACCAGCAGTTGGTTTCATAGTAAATAAGTTATTAAATATGCGTGGTTTTACATTGAGAATTTCATATATCGGTTCAAAAAAGATATTATTTTTAACTTCACGTTTTACTAAAATAGCAGTTTTCTTATTATCATCAAACCAGTCTTTTGTATAATGGTTTGTTGGACATAATACTTCAATATTATTAGTAATATCGCGGTTTGATATTTGTAAAATAATAAGATTTAATCCATCGGCAAAAAGTTTGGGATTTGGACGACTAATGATGTCCCATAGAAACTCATAGTCAATATATGCTTTCTTGCTCTTGATGTAACGAATAAAATTCTCATATGAACATACTAATTTTTTAAAGAATACATACTGAGGGTCATCCACGCTATAGCTTTTATCTTTGATACTCCTAAAAATAACTGAGTCTTTATACTTAAACTTTGAACTTTTAATCAATGACTTGAATAGTGTATCGTCAACAATACAACTATTTTCTTGAATTGGTTGTTGTTGTAGTCGTAGTTGTGACCGAATCGACAATGCTTCGGATGGACGTGGAGATGGTAATGGCGATGGAACAAGTGAAGGATTTACTGGTAGTTTTGGAGATTGTATTGGAGAGCTTTGGGGTTGAGGTTGAGGTTGAGGTTGAGGTTGAGGATTAGTTATACCAGAGCTGGGTGCAGAGCTAGTGGCAGATGCAGAACTAGATATAGACTCAATACCTGTAATATCTTGAATTTCCGGTGACTCATTTTCGCTTTCCGGTTCTTTTTCAGACTCGGATGCAGTAGCACTCGCTGTTGCTGCTGTTGCTGCTGTTGCTGCTTGTCCACCCGGATTAAAAAAACTTGCCAAGTCTAAGTCTTCACTTCCTTCTCCTTCTGTATCGCTTCCTTCACCACCTTCTAATCCTTGTTCTTGTTCTAAATCAAATGCATCAGATACATTTGACCTAGGTGTTATATCACCCATCATACCAGGTTCATTCATAAGTGACTCTGTGTCACTTTTTGTATCATAGTCATCTATACCTTCACTTTCTACATCAGCATCTGGATTCTGGTATTTTTTCAAACTAAATGTGTCGATAAGTGAACCATTTTGGTATGTCATAAAAGAGTCAATATCAACTGCGTCAACTATAATTTGTTTCATTTTAGAAATTGAAATTTTTTTAGAAGGCATTGCAACCGCACCAACCATCGCAGTCCTTTGCAACTCAATATATTTTTTGTAAATATCTGCAATTGCTCCTATAAAACTTTGATTTTTATTATAATAGATAAATTCTCTTTTTTTAATCGTATATCCTTTTTTATTTACTGATTTATATGTTCTTATATTTTTAACTTCGCCAGGTTGAACACCTTTTTGTATTAAACATGATGCATTTGGTTTTAGTATGGTGCTTCTGTCATTGATAGTGCATGTTTTAAAACTATGTGTAAAAAATAACTGGAGTTGGGGCAATAAGTAACCATATGAATTGTCGCTTAACTCTGTGTTACGTTCAGGTCCCATTACAACAAACTCTTTTTCAAGAATTTTTTCACGTTCGCGAGTTGCAGTGCTTTCTAAATCAGACATATCACTTTCACTGAATATAGACCTAGGAGTAGAAACAGGTGTTAGTTGTTTTAGTTCTTCTTCTCCTTCTCCTTCTCCTTCTTCTCCTCGAATAACAGATATATCTTCGCCTAACTTTGTTGCTTTTTCAAGTTCTTCTTTACGTTGTAAAGATGTTAATTTTTTAATCGAAGTAAGAGGTCGAAGTAAAGATGGTTTACCAAGTTTTGCTTCTGCTTGTTCTTGTGCTATTTGTTCAGCTTCTTCACCTTCTACTTCTTTATATTCTGGTTCTGAAACTTGAAGTGGTTTTAAACTACCAAATTTGCCTCTCATACGTGGGACGGGTCCAGCCAAAAATGCTTTTTCTTTTCCCTGGCATTCAAAGTTAAATGAATTTGGATTTTGTGCATTGTGTGCAGTAATACTTGGACAACCACATGCTTGACGTTGTAAATTTTGTTTATCTTTTATAAAATTTTCTGAACTAAAACAACAAGGTATACAATATTCGCTACCTGCACTTTCTTTGCTGTCGATAAACCCAGGGGATAAATTTCTATATTCACCAGTAGATGGGTCAATATGATATTTGTCTTTAAATTCGAAAACGTATTTACCAGGTGGAACGCTTTTTGCACCGGGCGGAATAATAATATCTCCGTCACGTTGTTTTAGTTTTTCTACTTCTTCATTTGTTAAACTTACATTTCTTCGCAAGTCCCAGTATCGTGGACATATATACCAGAAGTTTTTGCTCTTCGATGACCCATATTTCATTGCGCGATTGTATGAACCAGGATGATGTTTATCAATATGTTCTTTTTCTTCATTTGTTAAAATAACGGGTTGACGTTTCACTGTCCAAGGGCATGATCGAGAATACTCTTTTACACCAGGTCGTTTACTAAACAAAACAGGGTCATATGCTTCTAGTCGTTTAAAAAAAGGATTAGGGTTTGACAAACTTGCACCGGTTATGTCTTGTTGAACACGTCCTCGTTCTGATGCTGCCGGTCTTGAACCAGACTCGGGCTCTACATCTGAATCTGAATCTGAACTTGAACTGCTCCCAGTTTCTGCCTGTGAAACAGGCATGCGAAGAGATGCCATCCCTAATTTACCAAGTTTTGGTTTAGTTGCAGCAGGTTTTGAGGCTTTGCTTCCAATACTTAGTTTTCCTAATGTTTTTAACTTCTTAGGAGGTGCGGCGGCGGACGCTGCTTCTTCTGGCGATGAAATATCACTACTACCAATTGGTTTAATTTCTTCAATTTCAGGAAGACCTTCTTCACCTTCACTTTCACCTTCACTTTCGGTGTCACTTGCGCCTCCACTATGTTCGCTTCCACTTCCACTTCCATTTTCACTATCAATATCAGATAACCCTTCAATGATATCAATATCAAAACCTGATTCACTACCTTTTTCACTACTTTTTTTGCTACCTTGGCTACCTTGGCTACCTTGGCTACCTTCACTTTCAGAACCACTTAATCCTTGTATATTTTCAATATTAAACTCAGGAGATGCTGGAGATGGTGTTTTTTCTTTTTCACTTGATGCTGATGATGCTACCTCTTCAACTTGTTGTATTTCAGGTGTTGCAGGTTCTTCTTTCTCTTTTTCACTTTGTTCACCTTCGCTTTGTTCACCTTCGCTTTCATCTGACAAGTTACCAAGCAATAAACTTTGAAAATCAAGTTCACCAATAGGGTTACTTTCTTCTTGTGCTTGTTGTAAGTTCTCAAAGTCAAATATTATTTCATCTGCATCATTTTCGCCAGATACAGCTACATCTGTAAGCACGGACTTATCTCCATGCACAACAAACTCTTTCACTTCTTTTATTTCTTTTTTACCTTTCATCCCACTAAGTCCTGCGCTAACGTGACATAACTTTTCAACTTCTTCATATGGAATATTTGTAGTAGGTTCTGATTTTTTATTTTGCAACACTCGCAAAAGAGAGTCAATCATCTTTTCAACATGGTCCAAATAGTATATGTTATCAATGTTCTCCACTTCAATTTTTAAGTTACCAGCGGTGCTTATTTGTAAAAGTGTTATTGTTGTTAAAAAACCAGGATGAGTATTTATTTTTATCCGCATTCTTTTATTTAAATCTGAAAGTTGCATTCTGTCTAATAAGTCTGTAACATCTTTTAGTGCTTGTTCATATGATATTTTAAAATTTTCCATTAACCCGCGTATGACATCTTCTTGATAACTGGATTTTAAAAATAGTTCGACAATAAATGCTTCACGTCCTTCTAGTTCGTTGTAGTTTGAAACGCGTTTGTATCTCATAATGATGCGTCGTTTTTCATCATAGTTTATAATATTAAAAATGCTCGATATACAACCTATATTTTTTGCAATGTTTAATTTGAAGCTCGGAGGTAAATTTAAAACAGACTTATATTTTATTTCACGAATTACTATATTTTTATGATATAAGTCTTCAAATAAATTCATTGTATACCCATTTTGACTCAAAAATATAGCAACTTCGTTAATAACAGGATTTACACTTTCTTTTATTATATTTTCTGCTTCTTTGTCATTAATAGGTTGTTCAACTTGAAATGAAATAAATATACTTCCACGTGTATCAAATTCACAACGTATTGGAATAATATAGTCTTTTATTATTTCTCCATTTTCATTTTGAATTGAATAAATACAATGAATAATAACTGCCAAACGTCTTTCTGTTGTTGCTTCTTTTATTATCTTGTTGATAACGCTTATTTTCAAATATGGAATTCTTTTGCCATTTTCTGCAATACGATTTGCGTATAAACGATACATCTTTTCTTCGAATCTTCCTTTTGTTAGTTTAATTAATGGTTTTTCGTCGTTGGCATGTATGATTTTAAATAACATATCGATTGGAACACTAAAAACATTGTCTGGTTTTATTTCAAAATCAAGCGAATATATACCATTTGTCATATATGGCATGTCGGTAGTTTTTTGATAATATGCCTCATAAAAAAGGTTTACATTATCAACCATATCTCTGTAGTTTTTGTCTTGTATTAGTTCTCTAGTCGATGATAACAACTCTTGTGTATGAGTTTGCAGGTCACTTATTGTAAATATTTCTTTTTCTGCCAAATATGGATAATATATTTGAATCATATCATTCGGTGAAAGCGTTGTGTCTGCTTGTATTTCTTTTTGCTCATCTATATATTCTAAAACATCTCCTGCTAAACATAAAAATATATTTTGGCATACTATTGGCTCATAGTCAAGTAGAATTTGTTTATTTGTTGTTGAAATTATGTTTTTACCTTGTTCTATAATAAATGGGTCAATTTCAGTTACACTAAAAGGGTTAACATTATAAACTACCTCTTCACGATGGTATACAAATTTTTGCCCTACAGAAATATCTTCAATGATTGGTAACTCTTGCAACATCAACTCCTCTTCGTCTTCATCTTCATCTTCATCTGCTTCACCTTCACCTGCTTCACTTTGACCTTCGCTTTCTTTTCTTTCGATATCAGGTGTAATTGTTTTTTCTATATCAGAAAGTTTATATTTATAAAAAAGTTCTAGAATGTCGTCATAACTATACGTATCTTTTAATTCTTCTCTATCTGTATGTAAAATAAGTTCACATTCTTGTTTAAGGTTATATCGATGCGAGTTTGTAAGAAAGTCAATAAGCGTCTTTTTGGTAACAAGTTTTGTATCATTGTTGGATAATTTATTATATAGTTGTGTCGGTGTATACATGATTCCCTGTTTCAAAAATAAATATATTTCATCAAACGATATTGGATTTTCAAATTGAATATTTGAAATAATCTTTTTTTTTATTGTTTCGATAGTGTCATCACCATACAAACATTCGAATGAAAAAATAATATCTATGTTATACTTTTTAATATTTTCTATTTCTTTATAACTAAATATTTTTTGAAAAAGAATTAAATTTTGTATAACTTCTTCTTGACTTTCTAATGTTTCTGGTTCAACATTTTCTAATTTTTCTATTTCTTTTTGTAGTTCTTCACTTTGTAAAAACTCTACCAGTTTATCTGACTCCATACTTATAAATCCAATAAAACGTTGTTTTAACTCATCTTCGCTAATTTCCCACGTTTTTTTTGTCAACGGATTTGTTTTTCCATAAAATATAACTATTTTTACAGGGACTTGATTATTTGTTTCATCTCTTTTATTATTTATATAAGCTATTTTAAATATATCTTTTTTTATTCTATCCCTCATTATGATTATTATATATAATATAATATAATATAAGATATATAATGTTTATATAAAGTCTTTAATATATTAAAAGTATAAACCTATATTTAATATATTCTCTTATATAGTTGTCTTGTTGTTGTATATAACGAAATAAGCTTATAATGTGTGTAAAGCTAATTGTTGCAATGTGTAAAAATAATGGTATTGGAAATAATAATAAAATTCCTTGGCATATATCTGAGGATATGAATTATTTTTCTAAAAAAACATCAGGCGCTTATGGAATGTTCATGAGAAACAAAAATATTAAACAAAATCATATAGAAGACCTAGATAAATGTGAAAATATTAAAAAAAATGTAGTAGTTATGGGTAGAAATACTTGGGAGTCCTTACCTAAAAAATATAAACCTTTACCTTATCGTTACAATATTATTCTTAGTAGAAATTCATATACTCATGAGTTGCGTAATAATTTGAACAACGATGTTATATTTTCATCATCGGTTGATGATGTTGTGGACTTATACGATGGGGGACATAAGTGCGCTGATATGTTTGAAAAAGGAGAGAAACAAGAGAAACGAGAGAAACGAGAGAAACGAGAGAAACGAGAGAAACGAGAGAAAGGAGAGAAAAAAGAAAAATCATTGCTATGTAAGTATAATGACATTTGGATTATAGGTGGTTCATCTATTTATCGAGAGTTTATAAGCCGCGATAATTCTATGATGAGTAATATTAAAATATCAAAATATTATATTACTTATATAGATAAGCAATATGAATGTGATACATATTTTCCTTTATTAGAAAATATGAATAAATATTATCTTACACGATTTGAAAAACATAAGTGTGTAGATAACAATACACCTAATGAAATGCCTCTAAATATTTACTACATTGTGTTTAAAAAAATAGAACATACAGATGAAACAACAATAGAACAATTATTTACTGCACATAAAAGTAAAAATGAAAGTAAGTCCAGTCTTACCCTTTATGTAAACGATAAAATTAAAAGAGGTGACAAAAATAATAATGAACATAGCGTTGATAATGATTTTGAAATACTATTTTCATTGTTTTGTTCATAGTGGTCTATTATTGTGTAACTAAATTAGTTATTCGAATCCGCGCAATGGAACACATCCTCCGCAGTCGATATTTTCATTATCAACAGAACACATTTTTAAGTTATTTGATAAAATATCTTGTTTAAACATTAAATTCGCATTCATTTGTTTATTAAATTCTGGAATATTACACCTCCAAGGACACTCTAAAATTACTCCGTTTTCACTAATATTTTGTTTACATTTTTGTTCATTTCTATTTGAATTATCTGGACTCATACATCCCGGTAAACATTTTGAACCAAAAAGTTTTTTAATAAGGTCTGTCAAGTCCATGGTTAATAAACCGGATAAGTCCATTGAGTTTTTATCTTTGCCTTTAGTGCTTTGTTCAATTTTTTGTGAAATTTGTTGCATTTCACTAGCGGTATAACTTTCTATAAGTTTTGTATGATTATTAACAAGAGAAGTATAGTATAGTAATATTATTACACCAAAAATAAATATAATAATAAATAATGCATATTTATCTTTACAAAACTTTTCAATAAAGTTACTTTTATTTATAAAAAACTTCGACATGGTGTTATATAAAATGTTAAATACTAACTAATAAATATATACTATTAAATACTAACTAATAAATATATACTATTAAATACTAACTAATAAATATATACTATAAATATATTTTTAATCTCTATATAACGGACTTTCATCTATTTTCATACCACAATATGAAACTGGTTTTTTTGAATAGTCAACTGCTTTATAAATATGAATACGCACTGCATTCTCAAGTAAAAATTTAAAGTTCTTCCAAAACTCTTCCTTGTGTCCGATTGATTCGGACATAGTGTGTGATAGTTCATGAATAGAAACAAATGTAAGTGTATTTTTATCAATAAGTGTATCGCCATTTTTTGTTGTATTTAAACAAAATGCAAGTTTTTCTCCTTTATTTTCACTATATGCTGTATGCTCACTATCGATTTTTGTTTCCATAATAGTTTGTGGGTTAAAATTTTTAACAAGTCTTTGCACGTTCTCATACGTAGGATATGTCTTTTGCATATATGACACCAACGTCTTCATGTTTTTTGTAACATTTGCTAGTAAGTCTGCAGCCATTTCTTGTTTAAGTCTTTCGCGAACACAATATTTATTTCCGTCTACATTTGACCTTATACAATTTAACCCATTCATTTCATTATCAAAGTAATATTTTATACATACGATTAAAATACCTGTCGCTACTATGTAACTTAATATATTCATTTACAAAAATAATAACGTATATGATAAATGATATTGATAAATGATAGTGATAAGTAATAATAATAAATTAATAATTATATATATTGACTATATAATTATTCACATAGCGTTCTAATAAGATACTAAATTTATTGCTTACCGCAACCAATTTCAAGAGGTCTACGGAAAGGATCAGGTTCAATAGTAGTATTCAACCAGGGGCTTACTACAAGCTGAGGGTTTGGTTCCTCTGAACGAACTTGCAGGTTGGCGTTACGAAGACTGCTTCCTACAGTATCAATGCCTGTTAAGTATCCTGCGTTCAAAAAGTTTACACCTAAATAATCACCACTTCCCATCGGCTGAAGACCCCAAGAGCTGTTACCATCTTTGGGTAGAAGGTCAGAAGGATTATTAGTATTATTGCCACTGCAGTTAGAAGGCATTCCTGACAAGTTAGAGTCACTTGCATTAATAGGTGCAGAGTCGACTGCAAATGTTCCTTCATTTGCACCAGCAGGAGTCATCGAAGAAGGAGAGTATGAATTTTGATTACCTGAAGCACGTCTATTATTTGAAGAATAGTTTTCGGGCATGAAATTCTTGTTTGAAGAATAGTTCATAATCACGTAAATAAGAACAACTCCTCCTAAAAGTAAAAGAACGTGATGTGCCTTAAATGTTTTCTGTAAGTCTTTGAGCATCATTATATAAAATAAATGATAAAATATTTTTATAATTTTAAAATTAATTATCAAATAAGAAATAAGAATTATAAATATAAGACCCAGAAAAACTATAAATGAAGATATGAATAAACTTCCTTAATACGATAAATATTAATAATTCATAGTGTTAATATTTATAGAGTATAACTTATTTTACTTTACTTTAATTGTCATTATATGAACCTGTTTCAGAATCAGATTCCGAACCAGAACCAGAACCAGAACCGGAATCAGTTCCGGAACTAGATTCAGAATCTGAGTCTGAATTAAAGTCGGTATCAGAGTCTGAGTCATCAAGCATATAAGTGTTCTTAATCTTTTTAACTTCTAAATATGCATCGAATGCTAACTTTCTTGCAGTTCTTGCTTTTTCTTTTGCAGCTTTATATATTTCGTAGTAAATATCATTTGGTTTTTTTATTTTTATCTTTTCATCATCTTTTATTTCTAAATCTACTTCTGTAATTTCTGTAATTTCAGAAACTTCTTTTGATTTTTCATTTTTACTCTTTTTGTCATTTTTATCTATATTGTCTCCTTTCTCTCCTTTCTCTTCTTTATTATATTCATCAGAAAAGGTTTTATCTTTTTCTTTGTTCATCATGGATGATGCGAGTAATGATAATGTAGTTGATACGGGTTTAGGTTCGGTAACATTTATAGTATATGAAGTTGCTAAAGAATCTTCACTATTTGCATGGTGTTCTTCATGTTCTTCTGATACGTGTCTTTGTGATTGTGATTGTGATTGTGATTGTGATTGTGGATGTAGTTGTGAACTTGTATCTATTTCTGAATGCGCTTCTGTATGTGTATTCATATCTATGTTAGTAACTGATGTAGCAACAACTGGTTTTTTTATTAAACATGATTGAAATACTGGCTTATCTGCCATAATAAGAACCTGACGTAATATGATTTCAAATTGAAAACTTCTTTGAGTAAATTTTATACCTTGTATTTCTAAAACAGATATTACATCATTTTCCGGTTTTATATCATCAGTTGTCAATTGTTTTTCATTTTCATCAAATACAAAACATGTAGGAACTTTCATGAGATTTTTTGATGGTGCTATATTTGCTCGCATTGAATAATACTTACCACCTTTAAATGGTCTTAATGCAGATGTAAAAGCATTTTCAATTTCTGACTGGTCTATTTCGTTTGTAAACCATGAATTTTTTTTTTCGTATATTTTTTCAACACATGATTTTTCTAAATTTTCCATGAACTCAATAAAAGATGTATCTTCATTTGAAAACATTAAGTCAATGTATGCCTTTTTACCAGCAGTTGTAATTACTCCTTGTTTGGTAACACATTTAGGCGTTTGTATGTATAAAACTTGACTTGTATTTTGAGTTGGGTTGGTGTTTCCATTTCCTATACCAATTTTAGTAAAAAATGTTCCACTTCCTCCATGTAATGACTCAGGATGCATTAAAAAAACTTTGCTAAAATCATAATTTGTATATGTTGTGCAAACACTTGCATTAGAGGATGAATGAATATCCATTTAATGCATACAGAGAAAATATAGATTATAATAACACGCAAAATAATAAATACTACTATTTACGTTATATTCTATAATGTATTTTAACTCGTAAATACATACTATGGTTGATACAAAAGATTGCAAAGAAGATACAAAAGATTGCAAAGAAAATAAAAAAGACCGCAAAGAAGATAAAAAAGACTGCAAAGAAGATAATAAAGAAAATAACTTTAAAGAAAAAATATATGACTATTGTTTAGATTTTATTAAAAAGGATGAAGTTAAAAGAGAGCTTAAGAATCTATTTAAACCTATTATTAGTTTAATTTTGGAAGAAATTTATCCTTATGTTTATTTATCATTGTTATTGGTTATAATTAGTTTCTTTTTAGTTTTAGGCATATTTATTATGTTAGTAAAAAGTTACAAATTATAATTTGTAAATTATAAATTAAGTCACTATATAAAAAAAAATTTATTTTTCTAACTAAATAGTATAATAGAATAAAATGGCAAAAAAATATAAATCAAGAACAAAGCGACGTTCCCGTTCAAGGAAGGGTGGTCGAAATGCTCTTTTAGGACATGCTAAATTTCCCGATAGCGACATTGGTGGTTCATGGACAACAGCGGCTCCTCCTGGAAGTGTAGCAGCTCAAGCTTCAGCATATAAAACATTTTTAAGTGGTTTTTCGCAAGGAACTCCTGAACAAAATGCTGGAGCATTAAATAGTTTTGCTTTACAAGGTAATGGACAAAGAGGTGGTGGTCGTTCTAAAAAACGCATGGGCAAAAGTGGTGCAAAAATGATGTCTAAAAAAATAGCTCCCAAGTCTTTTGATGATAGTAACAAGGGTGAACAACAAATGGCTCAAGGGTTGACTCAAGCACAAGCACAAGCACAAGCTGCTGCTATGCAGCAAGCACAAGCGCAACAACAGACCGGTGGTATGTTTGCTTCTTTTGGTTCTCTTCTTAAAGAAGCTCTTGTTCCTCTTGGTTTACTGGCTGCTCAGCAAGTTTATGCAAAAGGTTATGGAAGAAAGACACGAAAGAATCGTAGGTAAATTAAAGATAAGTGCAGTTATTTGTATTTGTATTTAATAATATGTAAAACAAATTTAGATATTATTTTATAGTATAGTATAACGTATTTACATACACATACATATAAAATGCAGTCTAATATGGGTGGTAACAGCAGTAATGCAAATTTAGAAAAATCAATTCAAAGATGGGTAGAATTAGACAATGAACTGAAACTTTTAAATGAACAAGTAAAAGAATTGCGAACACGTAAAAATGATATGGAGGATAAAATAATCGATTATGTAAGTGAACATGATATGAATAATAATGTTGTAACTATTTCTGATGGGAAACTTAAATTTTGTGAAACAAAACAGACGATGCCTATTACTTTAGGGTTTTTAGAGAAGTGTCTAAGTGATATTATTTCAAATCAAAATCAAGTGAAACAAATTATGGAATATATCAAGGGAAAACGTGAACATAAAGTTGTTCCTGAAATTAAGCGCTACTATAACTAACGACTACTTAACTATGAATGTTTAATACATAAAATAATCGTTATCTTATGCAATATTATTTATATGTATATAATAGGTATATACATATAAAACAAAAATATATAACACACAAATACTACGATGTTACATCAGAATGACCTTATTTTTTGTAAAACAGAATCCGGAGTAACAAGCTGTGGTTATAATATTAGCAACATGCTTCTTAAAAATACACTACACATGCCAAACTCTCAGTATAGTAAAACGACTAATACAGGAAAAGATGATATACGGATTGCAAAACTTATGGAGGATTTAGTTGTTCCTTCGGGTTTATACTATTGTCACCCAATGACTAAACATAAAGTATTTAACTATAAGCCTCCACAATCTTCGCAAACTACAACAACACAAGAGAAAGGAGATAAAGGAGAGAAAGGAGAGAAAGGCAAGGACGAAATAAATATAACAAATGGAATATTAGATGACTCTGTATATGATAAACTTCTCAGTCTCGTATCAACAGAAAAACGTAAATTTTTTGACAGAAAAACGAGAAAAAATAAAACAACATTTCAAAAAATTAAGGATAGTTCTATGGATAAGGAACTAGACATAGGTGTAGATAAAAGTTTAGATTCTTTACCTTTGCCCTCTCATGTAGTAGTTCCGAAACGAGAGAAAGGAGAGAAAAAAAATAAAATAAACAAAACAAAGTCACTTAAAATAAAAATAAATACCCAAAAGTTTTCAGAAAAACAACAAGAAAAACAAAATCAAAGAAAAACAAAAAAGGTAAGGTTTGCAGATGAATATTAATATAATATTATACTAGTGTGTTAACCATTTTTTAGTTAATGTTTGTTCAACACTTTCAAGTGCGCCTTCTACCCACCCTTGGTGCAAACTAATTACTTCACCAACAATTAAAACATTTGGCTCAGGATGTTGCGCTTTTTTAATAAATTGTTGTCGGGTTTCAAATTCATCCGTAAGGGGTGTATAATAATGTGTGCCATTTTTCCAGTAAAAGTCTTTAATATTTTCAATGTGTAGTTTTCCTTTTAAATTAAGAGCTTCTTCCATCATTGTATTTAGGGTGTTTCTATTTTTTTGACTATTTTTAAAATATTTTTTGAAGAAGTCTGCGTCTGCATTGTCACTATAGATTATCATATAAATACCATGGTCAGGGTCCATAGGAATGACTTTTTGCATTGGCCCTGGAATAATAGTTACACCTTGTATCACTTCTTTAAGGAAAGGAATAGATTCACGTGAAAACTTGGCATATAGTCGTAGAAAAGGTTGCCCTTTGATTTGGTAATAAAGTTCAGGTGTTGATGATATATTATGAATCAAGTCAGTTATTCCATCTATATCAGTTGCAATGACAACTTTTTCACAATAGTATTTCTTTTTTGATTGTATATGGTCACGAGGTTGATATGGATGCTTTGTTGTAATCTCAAAAAAATTGTCATGTTTTAATATACGCGTAACTTCTGTATTGTTGATAATATGGTGACCAGATTCCAGTGAGTCAACTATTTTATCAACGAGTGTCTTCCATGGAACAGAAAATCCTACCCACCGGCTATAGTTATCATCAAAGTTATAATGGTATAATACATCGTATACATCTTCATTCTCATAGTCAGAATAACCCGCACACATCACAAATTTTTCATATTCTTTTTTTCCTAAAATATCTGTTGCAAAGTTTTTAAATGTTGCATGAGAGTGTGTCTTATCATTTTTATATTTTTTATTATATTGGTGTTTCAACTCCATAAATGTTGTTCTAACATGGCATATAGGTTCTAATGCTGCAACAAAGTCATGCCCAGTCTCAAATTTGTGAACTGGTATTTTAAACTTTCGCATTAGGTTAAGTAGTAGTTTATCTTTATGAAGACGACCAATACCTGCACCTGTTACAACTGAAGTATTTTCAAAATCCTCATTATAAGACTTGCCACCATATGTGTCATATTTTTCAACCACTAAAAATGACAATTGTGGGGCAAGTTTTTTTACTTGTAGGGCAGCATATAGTCCTGCCATACCTGAACCAATAATGATAACATCATAATATGAAGAAGACATTACTATTATGTCTGCGTATATATGTGTGAATATATAATATAAAATTATAATTAATTACTAACGTGTTATTTATAATTAATTATAAAAATAAATTTGATATTTTATCCCAATATACTCCAACTATTCTTATTAAATGGTGAAAGTAATATGTCAGGCACCTTCTTCTTCCAGTATTCCAGTTTACGTTGTAACTCTTTGTCTTTCATGCTAACAGGATAAATTGGCGTATTCAACATTGCATCCTGTTCGGCCGGTGTAATAATTGGTTTATTACCAAAGCAATTGACACCAAAACGTGCTTGTGGGTTGTCAATGCGTCCACCATTTACACCTGGGCGTCCGCAATCATTTTCATGACCTTCTATGGTTTGCAACTTGTCCCATGTTTTTTTCTGCGTGGGAAATAGTGCCATCTGGTCATCGGACCAACCATAGTTGCACCACTCTGCTCCTTTGTTGTATGCATTTTCTATTTGTTTGTATGTTGCTAAACTTCCTCCATAAGCTTGGCAAATTGCTTTTGCATCATCGTATGTATACTTATTGTCGGGAATATTATACACTTCTTTTACAAGTTTCATTTCCGGAACTACGCTTTCATTTGGTTGCTGCTGAATCGTTAAGTCAACTTTTGGTTTATCCGTGAATATATCTTTAATACCCGCAGTTATATTTACATTGAAAAAGTATTGAAACCCATTTATAATAAGAAGAATTATAAAAACACTCCATAGTATAACTTCAAGCGTTCTTTTGCTAGATGTCTCGCCTCCGATTCCACTTCCTGCGCCAACATCTCCTGCACCTTTATTTCCTAAAGAAGAAAACAAAAAATAATACAATAGTAAAATTACAACAAATGTAACGATTATAATAATGCGTGTAGTTACAGATGTTGAATCTAGTTCTCTTTTACCAGTTGTTGCAATTTGACTTATATATTGTAATGGGTCACCTTGTAAACCTGTTAATGAATTATAACTTATGCTCATTTTATATATAAAATACTATATAAAATACTATATATAAAACTAGATATAAATTTTATTTTACTGAAATATATTTCATGATTAGATTTTATTTGCTGATACTTTTTTTACGATAAAAAAGACAATATGGAGTATTTCCACTAATCATATCTGCATTTATAGTTATTTCTTTTACCATAGTATCGTTAAAGTTATACCATTTTCCATTTGCATTCTTAATTGTTGCGCTATAGTGTCCACCTTCAACCTGACCATGGTGATTACAAATTGCATACAAGTCATATATATATCCTTCCTTTCCATATCCTTCTACATATTGTGAAAAGTCGACATTATGGATTGGAATATCAATATATATTTGATTTTTTTTAGTTCTTCCTGTTGCATATGAAGTTATAAATCTCTTAATATCAAGTATCATTACATTTGGAAGACTCCAGAATAAAATTCTTTTATTGACCGCTTCTTTCTTATTTGTCGCCTCATTAAACCACATGTTGTCGCCATCTAAAGCTTCTTTTTCACAATGTTTATTAAAACAATCAAAAAGTGTGATATTTTTATCCGTTTTTTCAATATGCAACTCTTCTTTTGTAGGAATTGGTAGGTGAATAATCATAAATGGTTCTGGCGTTATGCTTAAATATGTTGTATCCGCATTTCGACTTGAACCGATTGGTGTTAGAACAGATACATGAATACCAAAAAATATGTTCAATATTTCTGAGTAGTCTTTTGTATATTTTTGTTTCATCATTTCATAACATCTTTTACCCATTTCATCTTTTTTTGTTCGAATGTTTCCTTTAATGTCCATAATAACTTCGCGCGTAAGTGCATTATGAAACGATTCCAATACAAAAAGCAAAAATTCAGGCAAATCATTTTGTGACCATCCTGAAAATAACTCATGGTTCGTTGCTTTTGAAATACGTTGCACTGAATTTATAAACCTACCAGGAGAAATAATACAATTCTGACTCCACATCAGTTTACGAAGGTCATCCCATTCTACAAGTAACACTGACTCCGGTTTATTATTTAAAATTTTCCTATAACTTCCATCCCCTTTTGATAAAAAATCGTTGAACTCATATGTATGCGATAGACATTGAATGCACGAATTAATAAAACATGTATTTCCCAAATTTGTAAGACCTGTTATACCCCGATTTGCATATGCTACAAATTTATCCATTGTTGTATTAGCAGATGCCATACTTAGGGATGTTTCTAGTTTCTAGTTGTATTATAAATAACTTGCAGTTATTATAATATACAAATTAATATTTAAACATTTTTAATATATCAATATATATCAATATATCATATCAAATGAATAATAATAATAGTAATAATACTAACCCATTGGGTAATAACCCAGCAAATATTGTGCCTCATGATAGCAGTATGAGGGGCTACAGCGTTGAAAACTCTTTTTATGATAGTCCTTATAATATGGATTTCGAGTATGGTTACTTGAACCTAATGTTTAACATAACTGCTTTTGCTGCAAGAACTCAAGATATGTTTCAAAGTCTTGAAAATAATCTATCTGGTATTATAGAGTTGCAAAATGAAAGGAGACGACTAGACTATGAGACTCGCCAAATGAGAGAAACGAGAGAAACGAGAGAAACTAACCAAAATTCAAATATAAGACAACCTATGTCACAATCTTCAAATGAGTCAAGAACAACTACGCAAGCAACTCCAACAACTCCAATCCCAATTACAAACAGAGGACTAACAGATAATATAAACTATCTTCTTGGGAGAAGAAATATATTTGATTCTTCGAATAATGTATTATTTTCTTTTTTACCTCGAAATGTATTACTAAATCCTACTACACTATCTGAAAATATGGGAGGAAGAAATACTAGAAGAAATATAAATGGACTTACCATTCAAGAGATTGAGGATAATACCGAAATTATTACATATAGTTCAATTAATACAAGTCAACGACTAAATACAGAGTGTCCTATTAGTAGAGACTCATTTAACGAAAATTCTGTTGTGCTTCGAGTCAAAGAGTGTCGGCATTGCTTTGTTCCATTCCGAATGATGACGTGGCTTGAGTCACATTCAACATGTCCGTTGTGTCGTGAAAATGTAGTGCCGGCTGCACCTACTGCTGCTGCTCCTGCACCTGCTGCTGCACCTACTGCTGCTCCTGCTCCTGCTACTGCTCCTGCTCCTGCATCCACAAGCACATTTTCAAATATTATAAATAATATAAGAAATAGCACTAACTTAAATAACTTATCCATCGATAATATGAATGATGATTCTATTATGTTTTCTTTTGACTTACCACGCACTCAAAATGACATTTACGACAGAGAATTCACAAATACATACCTTTCAAGTTTATCTGAAATATTTTCAAACTTAAGTAGAAATACTCCTGCTGCTGCTACTTCTACTGCTACTTCTGCTACCGCTGCTACAACAGATGCTTCAGCCAACCCTACTCAACCTAACTCTGAACCAAGTGAGTATGAAGAAGTAGACTAATCATTCCAAAAAATTGAAGGGAAAATTGGTTATAATATAGAATACAGCAAAAACAAATACTTTCATCTGCTATCAAAAATGCCGCGCAGTTCATTCTTCATGTATCCCATAAACAACATCGATGACCCCAACAATGAAAACGCAGTCTTTGCACCTTGGACTTTCAATATATTCGACAATATGTTTGTGAATTTTCTAGGATGGACATGGAGACAACTCAAACGTCTAGGACCTGTTTTGTCTTGGTTATATTCTGCATGCGGATACTATATTATGTGGATACTGCTCCACTATGCAGCAATACACTTATACCCTGAATTTTGCGCACCTTATACTATTTTAGGATTCATTCTGTCGCCATTCATGGTTTCGGCACCCCATTGCATCGCCATGCGATGGATCATTAGTGAAGGTTCAAATATTATCATAGCAATGTGGATTGCTGTTGCAGGTGTTTTAGTCAACAAAATACTACAAAGGGCATCATGATTTAACTCGATGCGAAACAAATATAAAAAATAATATGTATTTTATATATACTATTTTTTTACATAATGACGTCCTGGTTTCGTGCAAGTGACATACTACCACATTTTAAGTCACCTGCATATAAAATAATACCATTACATGATTTACACGGATATGTTCTTCCACATGCATCTACACAATATACTGGGCGTGTTATAGCACATACACTGCGATTTAAACCTACAAAACAATTTTCACAAGTTTATATTTTATTCTATCCTGCAAACCCAGCCGATAACGCAGTAACCGCACACGAATATGAAGTGCCATATAAATCATGTTTAGCTGTATTTAAAAATATTTGGGGTATTGACACCCAGGGTATAAAATTTATTCCCTATAATATTGCAACTGAATCGTTGACACAGCTTACACAAAGTGAGTATAAAAAATCGCTCATCATTGTTTCCGCTGATTTTTCTCACTTCTTGGATTTACAAACTGCATATAAAACTGAAAACTGCGCTGCAAATACGCTAATTCATAATGCTAGCCCTCCCCCAAAATGCATCGATATAGTAGACCATCGCGCATCATTTGAGCGTCTTTATTCTTTTTTACCAAACTCGGAATCTGCACGACCTGTTCTTCAGTGGGTAGGGCGCACACGTAGTCCTGGTGCGAAGGGTGTTGGTTATCTTTCCTTTTTATTGCGTGATGAACACGTTGTTGGCGAAATACTACCTGATGGTATTTTTGTAACTTGTTATGATGAGAATATGACTGCGCGCGAATGTCTTGGTAAATGGTTTGATACGCAAACAATATCTGGTAGTAGAACAAACATGAAATGGACACGACGTGGAGAAGATGAACTTGTTGTAGATGTTGTTAAAAAAGGTCACGAAACTAGTCGACTCACAAGTGGGCGCGAATCCGACAAAAATGTTCCAATCCGATACTGCACGATTACGTATCTTTATCGCGACACAAAAACACGTCCTGAGGACTTTATACGCGGTTGGCATGGTCTACTTGCAAGTGCATTTTATTTACCCGAAGTATTTTTAGAACATACCTTTGATAATGGTGTGTGGATTGATGAAAGTGACACTACATGGCCACAAGACTATAACTTTAAACTAGATGAAACGCTGGATAGTTTAGATAAAAAAGCAGGCGTTCCTCTAGGCACCAGCAGCCGTGGTGAAAAAAAATTATACACAAGTGCGATTCGATATATAAATGTATGAACAATAACAAATAACTCCTATTTTTCTCCTATTTCTTCTTAAAGAAGTTCATAATGCTCTGATTCTTCTTACTTGCATTATCAATTTCAACCAAATACTCGTCAAACAGAATCTTCTTCACTTCTTTATTCCGCAAATCTGTTATCTTCTTTTTTATCTTTTCTTCATCTTCCCCATCCAGCAATTTGTCATTCCACGACTCAATCGAACGCCGCAATGCAGGAACATGTCGCTTATAGCTCGGAATATTCTCCAACACCAGTGCAAACACTTGTTGTAACGGCTTCATAATCTGATTCGTAATATAGAAAGCATAATTCGGTTTTATTTTATTCGCCAGGATGTAGTCAGGGTGTTCTATTTTATCGCCTTGAAGCGCCTTCTTGTCTGGATTCTGAATGTAAACAAACGGAATTCTATCGCCGACACTTGGCTTATTTCCTGGGTCACGTTTGCCCATTCTATCCGCCAAGACTTTATGTGCAATTTGCGCCGGGTTTTTATATCCACTTCGAAGCGACTTTGAAATAATCAGTTTGTCCATCGGCACCTTTTCATCTACCAAATTTTGTAGCGATGATTTTAGAAACTGAATCGCTGTTTCAACATTTTGTTCCTTCATTAGGATATCAATAACGCCACCATAGATATCTTTTACGATAGGTGCATTGTCGCGACGTTTCAGAACGATACCCATACTTTTGCGCTTCGGTTTCTCCGGCTTGTCTTCATACAACATGCCAATGTATCGCTTCTTTGATAGGAGACAGAATGGCATAAGCGTTTTTTCATAGACCCATGCATGCGGCTGCTTGAGAAATCGTGTCGCAAGATGTCCGACCTCTTTTGCAAATTCAATCGTAATCTCGAGCGCATCCTTTCCGCGAATCGGTGTGCCATCCGGTGTTGCAAGATTAAATGTAAAGAATACAGAGTCCGTGTCCCCGTATATATACTCAGCTTTCGTATTCACAAAACCGAATTTCTTCGACTCCACCTTCGCATCTCCATAGACTTCCTCAACGATACGCTTTCCATATGTCAGCAGTTTGCGCCCCGTCGCGGTAGTAGACGCCGCAATATCCACATCATAAAATGTGCTTGTTTTCGCACCACATTGTCCATATAGTGAGTTCGCAGTTACTTTATAACCGAGTTGCCGTTTGTCTAAAATATTTGCCATAAAGGGGTCTTCGGTTGCTTCCGCCAACTTGCGCGTAGCTTTTCTTGCTGCAAGCAACTCTTCAAGCACATCTGGCATAATTGCTTTCACTCCGTCTTTTGGTTGTGCAAATCTGCATATCTTTTTACCATTCAATGTTTTCACTGCTTTGCCTCTGCTATTTGGAACCCACTTATACGTGTCATATGTCACATCCACATATTCATATCCAGACAAGTTATCGTAGATGTAGTTTCCTGATATATCTTTCACGCCAGTTTCGCGAACAAGTTGTCCAGCCAGGTCAAATTCCTTTGTCCATACTTTGCTATCATGTGACAAATTCTCGCTAATCATTGATGACGGATATAGCGACGAATAATCTAAACACGCAACCGGATTGTCCAAATATAAATTGCATTTCGGTGGGAGACAGATTGCACCCTCATAGCTCTCATTTCCGAATGAACGCTCAATCACTGGCATCAGCGTCCGCTTCTCACGACATTTCTTCGCAATAAAACTCGTCAGTTTAATACTCTGTCCGCGCAACACAAGGAAACTAATCGGCACACTGCAAATCTTTGACATTTCAATATAGCCAGTCATCACATCAATTTTGTTCATAAGATGGTGCACTAGGTTACAATCCTGAATACAATATTTCGCAATAACTGCGCGCTCTTTTGGTCCTTCATTTGTCATGCGAAAGATATCTTGAGGTGTTACGTCGTCTTTCGCTAAACCCCAGCGAACAGATTTTGTCATATCTGGCATCTCGCGTCCTTCAATCTCAAAACTGCGTTCTTCCAGGTTCACGTTGAGCACCTTGAATTTTTCACCTTCTTTATACATATCTGTGGAGTGACTGGATTCTTCGAAATGAATATAGTTGCCATTCTCAAGACCCATGAGATTCGAGCTTGTGACTTTGGTATTTCCACTAGGCAAATGTTCGATTTTTTTCACACCATCGCCAATAAAGTAACCAGCACAATAATCCAGTTTATACGAAGTAAGATTGAAATCGCGGCGGAAATAATTATACAAATCCACTTGCAAACGCCCTGTCATATCGATATATCGCAGGTCATGTTGACCACTTGCAATAACAATACTGCTTTCTTTAATACCGATTTTGCCAGTTTTATAGTCACGTGTCCCACAAAACTCGCCCTTGTTGCGCGAAAGTGCAAGAAACTCATTCTCACACGAGTTCTCCAGCGAACGCCGAAACATAAACTCATAATCAAAACCGAAAATATTGTAGCCAATAATAATATCCGGATTCTCGCGCTGAATAAGCTGTGTCCATGCAAGCAGTAATTCGCGCTCGGTTTTGCATGTCTGTATTTCTGAATTTGCAACCTCGTCCTTCAGAGTGTCGCATGTGTCGAGAACAATACAATGATTCAGGTAGGGGCGTTTGTTGCCGTAAGTAAGAAACGTCGAACCAATGAATGTTACTTTGTCACCTTCGACGGGTGGGAATATTTCTTGCAACGATACATTCAACATATTGATTTTAGTTTCGCGGTCCATTTTGTCAGAGGTAGACAACAGGAGATGAACTGGCGTTTCTTTGGGCGTTTCTTTGGGTAGTTCTTTGGATTTTTTGGTCGTCGTAGTTTTTGAGGTAGATTTCTTTGTTGGTGCTGCTGGGCTGTTGCCATTGCCTGCATATGCGCGCATAAGTTTATCTGCTTCGTCGTCGCCTCCCTGGTTTTCTATATCTTCTGTATCTTCCATATTTTCGAACTCTTCAACATCGCCTATTTCTTCATATTCATTGCCTACACCGGCGTCAGCTTCGCATTCATCTCCGTCGCCTCCGTCATCGCCATCGCCATCGCCATCGTCACCTCCGTCGCCCTGATTTGCATTCTCCGACATTTTTTCAAACATTTTTTCAATCGTATTTAAATCTTGTAACTTTGCACTAGACTGAATGTCGGGAATATGATAGGTAATCCAAACACTAAACAACGTCGCAAGCCGTGATTCACCAACTTTGACTTTTGTGTAGATGCGGTCAACATCTGGATGCGGGTCTTTCTCATGGTTAAATGCAGTATAAACAATTCTTTTAAGAAGTTTTTCAATTGTTTCATAACGAATTGCCTCTGTGTCCACATCTGCATTCATTTTTTGCAAAACTGCACCACAAACGTCTACCATATTTGTCGCAAGTTTTTTATAGGTTTTAACAGGAATAGGAAAATCTCCATGACTACTACTAGCCTCAATATCAAAACTGCATATTTTATAAGGCACAATAGTCTCCTTAGTGTTGAGAGGAACAATATGTTTTGACTCGATTTCGTATTCATATGTGCAGGTTGTAGTCTTTGAACTCCCGCGAACTTGTTTGACACGCTTCGAATGAAACCCAATCCAACCCGAAGGACTAATATCGTGAATATGAAAGAAGCGCAAAATGGGTGGAATATTGGCTTCATATATTTCCGTTTTTGTATTCGAATAATAATAACCATCGCGGCGAAGTGTTTGTTTTCCCCTTTTCATCTGAAACCACATACTTTTCACCTTATTCATTGTTGCAATATTTTTGAACTTGATTAATACGAACTTGTGCTCTTTCCCAGCATCAAATCCGTATAACTTTTTGCGCTTAATAAGCTTTGACTCGAAGTCCAGAACAGAATCCTGGTAGTATTTTCCAAGTTTGTCTTTTAAGTGTGAAACAAATGCAGACTTTTGTGGAATTGTCCATTCATCGCCAACCTTGATATAGAAGAATGGACTATAATCACGAACAAATATTGCACAAGTTTCTCCCTTTTCATTTAAACCAAACATTTGAATCGTTGTAAACTTGTCATCTTTTTTGTATTTTTTTTCTCCTCTTGTTTCTCCATCGTCACTGCCATTTCCAGTGCCGTTATCACCATTACCATTATTGTCGTTGTTTTCTTCACGTTTTTCATCAAAGATATTGAAGTCGAATAGACGGAACGATGTATCTACTTCATGCTGTTTGTCACTCATATTAGGTTGTCTTAACCTTGATTGTTTCACGAATGTTGATGTAGTTAATAGTATATATGAATTAGTATTTATTATCTTTATCAATTTTTATGTTATAATAAATACTAATAATAGTAGTTAAACACTAGTTAAATAATAGACTACTAGTTATTTACTTGATATACTTATCTATTATTCTACACGCGCTTATTTTATTTTGATAAAATACTAATACTATCAAAAATGATACAATAACGTCAATAGTATAGTGTGACCTTGACGCTACTATTAATGTTCCCATTATTATTGATGATAACGCAAACACAAACATATTGACATATTTTTTTTTGTATAAAAATAAGAGACATGTGAAAAAAACAGCAAAGTGACCGCTATATACTTTATCATAACATCCTCCAACATAAGGAGATGATTGTTTGACTATATCACATTTTTTATCTTTTGGTAGTATTGTTATGTTAATTACAAATAGTCGAACTATAAATATGGGTATTAACATTCCTAAAACAGCATAAAATAAATTAACATCAATAAAAAGTATATAAAAAAGTAAAATAAATGGAATACTATCAACTATAATTTTTAAATTTCTTGCTGATGGTATATTATTATGAATAATGTCGTATATTTTTATTTTTTGTTTTGACTTTACATTATTAAAAAACACTTCACTTTTATTTTCTAAGCGTTCATATGTGTATTTACTTACAATACAAAATATGGCAATACTAATAGAAATTAATAAAAATTTTTTTAGTAATACATTATTCATATCGTATAATATAGACACACAAATATTGTATCGTGTTATATGTAGTTATATATAAATTGAATAAAAAATAAATATATTTTTATTCAGTTATAAGTTATTATTCTATTTTTATTTTCTATTTAACACCGACAAGTATGTCCGCGAGACTTACACTTTCTTGTGCAACATGGTTTAGAACGTCCGCGATAACAAGGGCATGTGCTTGGTTTGCATCCGCCAGGACATCTACACGCACGAAGTTTTCCATGTTTACTTCGCCTTGTTTTATTTTTACGTGAACGCGTATTTCTTCGTCGTCTTGAACCACCAGATTGTGTCATTTTAGGTGAACAACTAGTCATTTTATGTGTTTATATAATATGTCTATATAGTATGTCTATATAATATAAATATTTTGCTAAACTTTAAGTAAAATATTTATATAGAATTTTAAGTATATTATCAATGACGACGACTACGGCGATGTCTACGCGTTTGTTTTCGGCTAGGTTTCTGTTTCTTTGAATATTTTCGTCTACGAGTGTTACGTCTGGATTTTTTACCTCCTTTACGGATAACCGGTTCAATACTAGTAGAAGGAACATGTGGACGACTGGATTTTGGTGGGTGACTGGATTTTGGTGGGTGACTGGATTTTGGTGGACGACTGGAGTTTAGTGGGTGACTGGATTTTGGTGGACGACTGGGATGCGACAGAGTATATTCACTCTGTTTGTTTTCCAAAAAAGAAACAACTGAATCTTTAAATTTACTCAATCCATCATTTTTTACAATTGCACTACTATTATATATTTTATTTGCGTCAAGTTTAAGATCAGTGTAACCTACTAATAAACTTTTAATATAATTTACTTTTTTTTTTACATCTGGGTCAACACTTTCAACACTTACTCTACTAAACATATCACTTAAGGCACCTATATCAGGATTATCACCATCGTCTTGCATTATTGAAGTATATAATATATATATAATATTATATAATTTATTTGTACCTAAATTATATAATGATGAAGCTAAAAGACTTTGGAATATTAATTCGAACAATTGGTTTTGTTTACCTTTTTATACTACTTGTTATCGGTTCCGTAAAGATTCCTATTTCAATAGTTATATTACTTACAATTGGATACTTATGTTCTGCAGTATCATGCACCGAAAAATTATTCGCAGTTTCTATACAACATCACAAGCTTGTTAACTACTTTATTGGATTTCTTGGTATCATTGTTATTACTAAACATTTTATGTATCTGCGCAACATGTAGTTACACATCCGTATTTTTATAGCATTCAAGAAGTCGCGCAGAAGGGTCTTTCTCTTCGCAAAATGGATGTCGCCAAAAGTAAGGAATCGTTTCCTCGCAATCTGAAAATAAGTTAACAAAAATATTCCTATAGAAAAGACTTTCCGCATCATAAGGTTTATTATGTATTTTTGCATCCACTCCCATAGCAGTAATATATCGATTATAATTATAGTATTCATCTTCACCTGCTCTGCCTTCAATATGTTCGCGGATAATTTGGAACCAACTTCGCCCATGTCCGCTCACACCATCACTAAAAGCCTCTTTCCTACGCCATAAAATATCATCCGGCAATAATCCCTGAAATGCTTTGCGAAAAATATATTTCTCAATTCGCGTATCATCAAACCTCTTATACCGCGCAGGAATACTCATCACGTATTGCAAAAATTTCTTATCTGCAAATGGAACGCGTGCTTCTAAACCTGCGCCACTAATGCTCTTGTCAGAGCGTAGCAAGTCGAAGTAACAAACATCGCGAACCATCCGCACATTTTCGGCGTGAAATTCTTCGTCCGTTTTTGCCTTCATAAATCCACGATATGACCCAAAAATTTCATCCGACATGTCACCGCAGTAAATAACGCAGTCATCGCTGTTATTGAAAATATACTTGCTTATCAAATAATTCGGCACAGATGCGCGCACAGATGTCGTGTCATAGCTCTCAATTTGGTAAATTGTTTCTTTAATCGCGCTCAAAAACTCTTCTTCGCTAAGACAAACTTCGTGATGATTTGTTCCTAAGTAGTCGGCAACTTTTCGCGCCCACATCAAGTCAGTTGAACCCTTAAGGCCGATACTATAAGTGTTCAAATCTTTTGCCGGCATGTGGCGACACATCATTGCCACGACTGCCGAACTATCCAGCCCTCCCGAAAGAAGCGCACCTACTTTGCGGTCACTCATGAGACGTTTTACAACTGCCTCTTCAAACAATCGCGCAATATTTGCACAAATATTCTCCTCTGTGTCTTCTATAATATTATAATGGTATGAACGAAGAATAGAAATAGAGTTTTTCGAACTAGTTGCGGACCTGTAGAAAAAATTCTGGTTAATTGTCAGATTCTCATAGTATGCATTAAAATAAATACCAGGTTTATACAAATCAATCGGTGAGTTACCATCTTTATAAAATGCATAACAACCAGGTGGAAACTGCATAATATTATGATAGTCGTCGGAAATCGCCTTCATTTCACTTGTAACTATGATACCAGTATCATATGAATTTTTATCACATGAAGCAATATAAAGCGACCTTACGCCTACAGGGTCGCGTGCAATAAATGTGCACTTATTTTCATAGTCATGCAACACGAGTGCAAATACTCCATCTAGTTTTCTGAGCGTCTCGGCCATTCCAATTTTTCGATAGAGGTGAATAATAATTTCACAATCCGATTGGCTCTTATACTCCGCTTCAAGACCATACTCTTTGATAAGAGCGCGGAAGTTGTATATCTCACCATTGCAGATAAGACGACAATTCTTGATAAAAAAAGGTTGGTTACTTTCGGGTGTTTGTCCGTTGATAGAAAGACGATGGAAACCCCAAAGCATATGGTATGGTAGTTTAGACATAGGAGGTTCTTTGTTGGAAGAATATGTAATAGTGTATCCAGGGTTTTGTGTCATTGTTGTTGTTGTTGTTTTTGTAATCATACTTGTGTCGTTAATGAACACACTATTGTCAGGTCCACGATGTGCTATTTTACTGAAGTGTATCTCATTCTTTTTTAACTCTTTTAGTAAACTTTTTTTATAGATTACTAAATCTTTGGGTTTAGATGGTATGAATTTCTGGTAAAAATAAATACCGCACATGGTGTTAATACTATTTATTAATAATGAATGAACTATTTATTAATAATGAATGAACTATTTATTATTGTCATAATGTCTTTAACTTATTTTTAAAAACATTATGTATTACAAGAAAATATAATATAATAATATAGTAATAATAGTAGTATTCATAGTAATAGTCATAGTTATAAATGTCATCAGCAGTATCATTCGATGGTAACTATAGTAATAATAGTATCAGTAATATCAATGCCCCTAGTCAAATGTATGGTGTAGTGAATAAATTATTTCTTTGTCAAAACGAAAGAACCGACGAGTTAAACCAACGCATATCATCTAGAAATGTTCCATCGGCCCCTTTGCAACCTTTTTATTACCAGGTTCCTGTTTCAACAAAATACGGGTATATGCAAATAATGGACCAACATAAAGGTTCATCGGTGCCTTTGAATAACTACCCAATATATAGCCCACATACAACTTTTAATCCAGGTAATAATATGGCACCATGGCATGGGTATGCAAATAACGTGAATGTGGAATCGACATTGAGAAACCAGTTTTTTGGACTGCAACATTGTGAAAAAGCTTACTATGTTCCTTCTTCTAAAAGTGATTTGTATAATGTAAATGTGCCACCTCCTGCTCAACCTGTGAACCAACAATTCCCTGGGTTGTTTCAAAGAGAAGTGTTTGACCATTTTAATCCAGATACTAATAATTTAGGAAGTAGTTTTTTTAACAATAGCACAAGAACTGAAATTAAAAGTGTGCCGATTGATAGGGAAAGTTCGTATTGTTCGTCGTAATCACATAGACGATACGTTTTATAATAGTTAATATTTTACTATTATAAAATAACAATGGATTCTGGTAAGCAAGAACAAGAACCGACTCATACCCTTCATGTAGACACTCTGACTCTTGAAAACATAGAGAAAGGAGAGAAAGGAGAGAAAACACAAAATGAAATACAAAATCTTCAACTTGATATAAACTCATTTGATGTAGTCAACTATATCACACTTGAAACAATGTCAAACAATGATTCTTATAATAAGTATTTAAAACGTAATAAGATGGACCATGATGCAGTTTTAAAAAGAGAAAAGAAATTTTACAGAAAACGAATTATTGCATTAACAAAGGATATTTTATTCAATAACGTCAATAACGTGCCAAATCCGACTCCAAATGCATCAGGTGAGTTAGCAAATCCACCATTACAAGTAGAAACCCCAAAGATAGATGATATTATTATATCCGCATTCAATACTTATGCGCGGTTATGTATTTCTCATTTTAAATTTAAAGACACTATGGATACGATTCAAGGCGAATATAAAGATATGAATATTGAAAATAAAGATAATGTAAGCGAAGATGGTAACCAAGAGGAATCTATGTCAAATAATATTAACGAAGCAAATAAACTATGTATGAAACAAAATGATAAAAAAATATTGACACTAGATAACTTTGTTATAAAAACAAGTGCACCAAAAAAAGAAATGATACTTCCGAAAACTAAAAATGTAAACTTGAAAGACCCTAAGTTTAAGAAAAAAGATATTAAGGTATCTATGTCTACGCCATCTTCTACTTCTACTACTACTACTATTATACCAACAACTACAAAATTGAATTAAATTAAATTAAATATATATTTTATATATACGCGTTATATTATATTGTATCGCATCGTATTATACTATATTTTAAAAATACATTTGTAAATTGTAAAATGAAATCAAGAAGAATACGCTCTATGTTAAAATTTGCCGATGGTGTAACTATTACAGGTAAAAAAAATAAAGTAAATAATAAGAATAACAAAAATAAAAAAAATAATAAAACAAGTAAGGTTAAAAAAACGAGAAGAACTACTAAAGAAAACAATCGAATAGAAAAAAAGTCAACTACAGAAAATGGTATTCAGGATACTGAAAAAAATAAAGATAAAGATATAGAAAAGCACCCGGATGGATTTGTAAAGTTACAATGTAGTCCAAAACACCAAGACAATGACTTCACATGTTACAGCAATGAGTCGTTGTTTAAGTTGAAATCTTTATGGAATGCCCGTCATCCTGATGTAATGATTACATCGAATGAACCCCGTGAAATATGGGAGTCTTTAAAACAACGTTTAAAAAATGTATGCAATAAAGAGTCATGTTGGTTAAAACAGAATTTTGCTTCTTCAGGTCTTGACAAAGAAATGCTGATGTATACATTCGCACCAAAGAGCCCTGATGACTGGAAGAAAAATCCAAATGAATGGTTGAATAGCATTGATATTGAAAATGTCATGAAACAATACGAAAAAGAGTATCCATATTTTGATTTCATAGGTGCCGCACCAATTGATTTTGATTCGCCCAAAATGTATGGCGAATGTGTATGGGAAGAGTTATGTCATTTTGATTTACGCGTTTTGGTGCGAAATGGAAAGAATAAAATTGGGTTCGTTTTTAATACTGACCCGCACTATTTATCCGGTTCACATTGGATTTCTATGTTTGTCAGTTTGAAACAGAATAATCGGTATATATTTTTCTTTGATAGCACAGGAACACCTCCACCAAAAGAAGTGAAACGTTTGATTGAAAAAATAAAACAACAGGGGAAAACTTTAGGTATGACGTTTAAATATATTGAAAATAAAAAACATCACCAGAAGAAACCGACTGAATGCGGAATGTATTCACTATTCATGATTGTTAACCTTTTGCGCGAAACGATGAAACCAGAAGATTTCATTGAAGATACTTTTCCTGATGAACAAATGGAGAAGTTTCGCAAATTATATTTCAATCAAGATTTGTAGTTTGGCCAGGAATAGGGAAACGGATAGAGAGACTAAAATGAAAAGTCTATAACATTTGTGCAATTTTCAATAACACGCATTTTGGATGACCATTTATAAAAATGATACATTTTCAAGTTAATAATAGTTTTAAGTTTATGAAAATAAGCATCATCGGATATCTGATGCACGCCCATTGTTTTTATAGATGAAACTTTATATATGTTTTTACTTCTTTCGCAATATGGATTATGTTGACTTTCAGCAACTGCTAAAATTTTCTTAGGTATAATTTGAGTGTGTGGATACTGGTATTGACTTGTATCTGCCCATATGTTGCAAAATCCGAAAATATCGATACCAGGATTCTCTTTTATATAGTTACCCAATATCTTGTAAGAGTGGTGTGTATATTGGTATGATGGACATGGTATATGCAAGTATTCATCAAAGTCGCAAAATATCATGTATTCGGATATATCTTTTCCGTATCGATAAAGTGCATGATGCATTTGACCCATTTGTGCATGGTGAAAATATTTAAATTCTCGAGGATTCCAGTAGTGAAAATTCCATTCGACAAGTGTTACATTTTTGTATCGTGGTTGGTTAAATAATTTGTATATTTCAGGGGTGATGGTGCCATTGTAATATAAAAAAAAGTGAGAAACGCCTTGTTTCATATAGTAGTTATAAAAAAATGGGAAGAGATGATAGTCGTGTTTAAATAGTGTAGTTAAGGTTAAAAAATGCTTTTGAGTATTGGTGGTGTCTATATGGTGTAGTTTGTATGTTCTTTTAGTCGTTTTATATTCTATGTGTATTGTTATAAAGTCATTTATGTTACTTGCACTTGCGTCTGCGTTGTCAATAATATCATATACAAATATAGAAATCGGTTCATATGAATTTTTGATATATTTTTCTGATGGTGTTAGATTTTTTTCGTTATATATGACTGCAAAGTCATCTATTGTATATGGTTGATTGTATATTGGCATAATTAAGTATACTTTATTATTTTTATAAAAAATATCAAAAAAAAGTAGATACATATCCGTATCATTTATGTAAAAAGGTTTAACATCTCTTGTTATATTATTCACAAAATTTACAACAGGTATAGCGTTAGATTTTTTACTTGACAGGTTTCTATTTTTTAGATGTGTTAAGTTGAACATGTTATATAATATTATATAAAAAATAAATATTAAATATTTATTTGTTATTATAATTATTGTATAACTATTCTATTTATAATGTCATTTGCAGAGTTCACAAACAATAAAAATAAGGGAGTCCTTTGGGGACTACTACAGGAAGGTGGTGTGTTTAATAATATTCCTTCAACGATGTTTCAAAATGTAAAAAATATTTTTGAAATGTCGATACTATCTATGAAGCCAGAATTTGATTTATTTTTTGATAAAAACGATGAAGGTGATGATGACTATGATAAAAAAGCAGCCGAAATGATAGTAAATAGTAACAAGTCAGTTATTAAAAAGGTGATTTATGAAGTAAATAAAATAAAGGCGCAGAATGAAAATAATATCAAACAAATGCAACTGCAGAACCAGATGAGAGCACAACCACAAGCACAAGCGTCTATTTCACAAAATCAGTTACCAATACCAATGCCAATACATTTGAAACCATCTCCACCGCTAATTACACCTATACCTGCGCCTACAAAAAAGCCAAAAATAGAAGAAATCTATCGCGCGGATGATATTAAAAAAACGCGAATGAGTGAGCTTGAGATACGTTTAAAAGAGAAGCAGACTGAAATGGATACTATGCTGAATAATAAGAAACCTGAACAAATTGACTTTTCAGATAAGGCACTAGGTATAAATAAAGAGTCAGATTTATATGATAAAAAGTTGGCGAGCGATGAGATGGATAGGTTGTTAGCAGAAACATTAGCATCGCGTGAGCGCGAACTGGAGAAGTTGAATATAGATAGTGGTAGTTATAATAAAAATGCAGGCAACGATAGTGGAGATATCCCTGTAAATAAAATAATTACAAAACGCCCACGTGAGTCAAAAAGTGTAACATTTAATGATGCAGACAATACAAAAGTTGAGTATGAAAAACAAGAAAATGGAAATGGGAATGGAAATGGGGATCGGAATGGGAATAGGAATAGGAATGTTAACGAAGAATTAGAAAATAACGATGACAACACAATGTCATTTTTTTCAAAACTAAAGCTTAAAACGGAGGTTTCTACACCTTTAGATGATATTATGAATAGTAGAAGTGGGGATGATGGCGAGGATGGCGATGGATATGATGAAGAAGAAAAAGAAATAATGCAACTGCAAATCCAAGAGATGGCTAGCTTTAATAGGAATGCGCCATGGAGAGAAACGAGAGAAACGAGAGAAATAATAGACACAAGAGAAATGCAACAAATGAGAGAAATGCAAAGGTATATTATTTTAGAACAAAAGATTCAAGAAGTTCAAAATAATATGAATGAAATCAAGAAAAATCAAGAACTTATTTTAAGTATATTAGAAAAGAAATTGCAGTAATATTTTTCACACTATATATTAATATAATACCATATCAATGAATAAAGTAAAGACAAGGCATACAAGGCGTGCAATGCGTGCAAAACGACGTGGTAAACATACAACATGTAAAGGGTATGCTAAGTATAAAAAACATTATACGCGAAAAAATGTGAAACGAATTCAAGGAAAAGGAAAAGGACGACTTCAAAGACAAAGACAAACAAGAAGAAAAGTTGGTGGGTTTTCTTTATTTAAATCAAAACCTACAAAGTCAACAGAATTTAATTTTGTTTTGCCTAATGAAAAAAATTTTGAAATAAAAGCGAAAGGCTTGGCGTATGTAACAAAACTAGGAAGTTTTTTAAGTCAAAGTGGTAGACTTGAGCAAATAATCATATATCAGAATATAGATGAAACAGGAAAACTAGATGGGAATTATTTTATTGCAAGATGTGTTTCTAGTGATTGTAGTAATAGGAAAAATATGGAATCAAAAATATTAGAAACAACACAATTTGAAGAGGTATTTAGAGGCAAATCGGGTTATGGAGAGTATGAGTATGATTTTACTACCACTACAGATGATAAATATAGTATTCAACCAGTAGAAAATTTTTTTAATCCACAGGATGAAAATAAAAATGACAATACAAAACTATCAAAATTTTTACATATTAATAGTGTTAACCTACTATCAAAAGATAATCGTATAAAAGAAGAAGCGGAGGCGCAAAGAGCAGCATTGAAGGCACAAAAAGAAGTATTGGATGAACAAGCTAGAACTGAATTTAATAATTTTAGAGACAAGGAAGTTTTGAATGCACAAAGAGCAGCGGAGGCGAAAGCAGCAGCGGAGGCGAAAGCTGCAGCGGAAGCGAAAGCAGCAGCGGAGGCGAAAGCAGCAGCGGATGCACAAGCAGCGGCGGAGGCACAAGCAGCGGCGGAGGCACAAGCAGCAGCGGAGGCACAAGCAGCAGCGGAAGCAAATACGACACCGGAAGCAAATACGACAGCGGATGCACAAACAGCAGCGGAGGCGAAAGCAGCAGCGGATGCACAAGCAGCGGCGGAGGCACAAACAGCAGCGGAGGCGAAAGCAGCAGCGGATGCACAAGCAGCGGCGGAGGCGAAAGCAGCAGCGGAGGCGAAAGCAGCAGCGGATGCACAAGCAGCGGCGGAAGAAGCGGAAGCACCAGCACAACAACCACAACAACCACAACAACCACAACAACCACAACAAGCACAAGCAGCACAAGAAGCAGCGGAAGCACAAGCAGCAGCGGAGGCGAAAGCAGCAGCAGATGCAAAAGCAGCAGCGGACGCAAAAAGAGAAAATGAATTGTTTATTGAAAATAGTAGAAAATATCAAGAATTATTAGATTCAATTAATTATTTAACACCTGGATTACGTGATATTAGAGAAATGTTAAAACTGATTCAACCAGTTCTTACAAAATGTTTATTTTTATGTATGCCTGATGAATGTGACGAAGGAGTATTAGAAAAATTAAGACAAAAATATATTGAAAAAATAAAAGGTACAGATATTAAAAGTCTAGATGATGCAGGGGAAATATTATTCAATCTAGTTGATAATAATTTATTTCTTGTGTTAGAAAATTTGTGTATTCAGTCAAAAAAACTTAGCGATGATGATTTTAAAAAATTAGTAAATGATTGTATCGGTTCCCTTTCAGGTATAGATGTGAAATTTAATATAACTGGTTTGTATAAAAATTTATATAAAATTATATTCATACTATATAAAAATTTTAAAGAGTCATTCCGTGTTTACGATGACACATCAAAAGATATAAGTCTTCGAGATATATCGAAGAAAAAATTTAAAAATAATCTTGAAAATATGAAAAAACTATTAGATTTATTAAATTCTATGACTCCTGAAAATATGAAAAAACTATTAGATTTATTAAATTCTATGACTCCTGAAAATATGAAAAAATTATTAGATTTATTAAATTCTATGACTCCTGAAAATATGCAAAAATTATTAGATTTATTAAATTCTATGACTCGTGAAAATATGCAAAAATTATTACAATTATTAAATTCTATGACTCCTGAAAATATGGAACTTATATTATTGGCATTAAATAATCAAAATATTATTAGGAAAGATAATATAGTTATAAATCAAACAAGCAGAATAGGTGAACTACTAGATGCTCATTTAAAATTAGATAAAGAAAGTATGAGTAAACTTTTAGATTTTTATAGTTTCATAGAGATTAAGAAAATGGAAAATTCTAATAATAGATACCAACTTATTTTTCATAAATATAAAGATGGTAAAATACCATTTTTTAAAAAAATATCAGTTGGATTTGGTAATGAAGAGAAACCTACTTGTAGTGCAATAAGTGTACTAGGTAAAGGATTAGAACTACTTGCAGAATCTTTTAGATTGGCATTTTTAGAACAAAAAAAAAATTTATTGGAAAATGCATCGGATACTCAATTGGAACATCCATGGGATACTAAATTATTAGAGTCAAAAACTAAATGTGAAACTCAAGATAAAACTCAAGATAAAACTCAACGTCTTATTACTGGTGGTGGAAGAAAAAGAAGAACTTTAAAAAAGAAACGAGGAGGTAAGAGTAAATAAAAATAATAGTAATATTATCAAAAATATTATACTTTTTGATATAATATTTTTTTACAGCATGTGCATGTTCTATATATGAATTATTTGTTGTTTTCTCTCGTTTCTCTCGTCTCTCATGGTTTTTCACTCGGTCGTTTGCTTGATGATGATGCTGCTGCCAGTGCAGCTGATTGTGATGCAGTTGGAAGTTTCGAGCTTGTGGGCTTTGATGTCGCCGGAACAGGCACCGCTCCCGTTTCTTTTTCAACTTCGCTCAACGGCACCATCTTTGCCTTCCCTTCTTTATTTATTTCCATCTTTCCAATACATAGTGGTTCACCTCCTACTTCTTGTGAAACAATATAGCTACTATGGTCATATACCAGTTTTGTAGATTTATCATATGCATACTTCACCGGTTTTCCATTCACACTTGCAGTGATTTCAACCAACTTCAGTGTTGTCTGTTTCACGTTTCTAGATGCGGAAGTATCCGACTCCTCATTATCCACCGACGGCGGGTATGCAAACTTATTCGACATCACGCTACCAAATGTGAAGCACTTCAATTTTTCCTTCGAGTTCTTGTCGCGATGGATGGCGCAGTCTATCGACGCTTCTTTTATTGCCATAAGTAACTGCTGATTGATTTCCTCTTTAATCGTCGATATTTCAAATAATGCTTGGTCAGTCGTTATCGGTTTTTGCGCATTCAGTTTGCTCACATCGTTAAGTCGCAACTCAAGAGACGCATCATCCGTCATTTGCTCCGGTGTAAACCGCATAACATATATCATAACATAAACACTTCGCAGCTTTTCATCTTTCAGGTCGTTGTGACTGCATATACGCCTAGCCCTCCCAATCACTTGCTCGATTCTTACAGGTTGCCAATAAGGTTCCATAACATGGACATAACGGACGTTGCGCAAGTTAATACCTTCTGCACCGGATGCAGTAATCATAAGGACCTTAACAATCTCACCCATAAAGTTATTCGCGGACTTTGGCACCAGTTGTTGTTTTAATGTGACCGGAATATAGTCCCATGTACTATTGAATACATTTCTTATTATTTCACGCTCTTCTTCGTCTTCAGTTCCAGTATATAAAGCATACATTGGTTTGCCTTGGTCTGCTTCACTAATATCAAGCACCCATTCACTCGAGGCATTTTTATTTATTTTAAAACGTGCAAATCCGTTTGCCTCAAGCACCATCGCAAAAAGACCAATACCTTCAACTTTTCTAAACTGACTATACACCAAATGAAGACCAGAATGCTGAGGTTCTGTAATATTTTCTAACATTGCTAAAAATTTAGGACTATACGTTTGTAGTTCGCCTTGGGGTGCTTTTGTAAGGTAGCGCGCCATTCCGCTGCGAATACGCATAAGAGCCGCTGCAATACGTTTCTCATACGATGAGTCAGTTTTTTCTTCGATTTCTTTGACTATTTCTTCGACATCGTCGCCAGCGTGTTCACCATTCATATTGTCTACTCGTTCAGCAGCAGTGAGTGCATCAACATCTTCTTCATTTACCCCTTCTTTAACAGCGCCTTCAACATTGGTGCCTTCTTTTGGGAGTGGACGTGTGATTTCGGTAGGGAATACAAAATTGCAAAAAAGACGAGAAAAAATACGATAAGATGACACTGCATCTTCGTATATATCGTCACCCCCGACACCTCCAGCACCTGCGCCAGGTCTTGATTTTGCAGCTGCACCGGCACCAAGACGTTTTTTGGTTCGCGCATTTTTTTCCAAGTTGCGTTCTGCTTTGCGTGCTTCTTCGTATGCAGCAAACTGATGTGTGCTCATTGGTATTTCAATGACGCGAAAATGGGTTGCTTTATCATATGCAGGCATAAGTTGCTCTTGTGCGCTGCGAAAATAGGATGCCAAACCAAGAATACGACGTTGAAACATGCGAATATTTTTGACATTTCCAGATTGTGCGTCAATAAAATAAGAACGAAAAGAGTCAAGACTATCAGGCAATGCTTTATATGTTTCAATTGTAATACTGCCGGGAACAACACTTATACCACGACCTTTCAATGTTGTCAGCACCATACGTTCAAACTCAGTATCACTCAGCTGTGGCATATCACCAGATATAGATAATGCAGATGCAGCACCATCAAGTTGGGCGACGCCCTTATACTCGCCGCGCTCGTTTACATTTACAAATCCAAAAGGGTTACGTGTAATTGTCAGCACATGAGACGTGTCATTGTAGTCCATATAGTCCAAGATTTCAAGACCCGAAAATAATTGGTCAAGCACTTTCTTATCAACTTTTGCTTGCGGTCTAGATGCAGATGCTTCGCCGACTTGCAGAGGAATTTTCCAAACCTTAATATATCCGCGCAGTATGTTAAAAATGATTGCAACTTCATTGGGGTAGTTGATTACAGGTGTTCCACTAAGAAGAATAATTTTGACATTTTGCGCAGTCATCAGTAAGTCATATAGTCGCATGGAAAGTGAAGTAGGGCGTCGTAGTTTATTCACAATTCTACTTATAAAGTTGTGTGCCTCGTCAATAATAACAACATGGTCGTTAAACGGATTTTCACTAAAGTTGGAGGTAAGTGTATTGAGGTGACTCATACGCATACCATTATAGTTGATGAATTGATATTTTGCACTAATCATTTTGTTAAGTTGTGTGTCAAGGCTTTCACGTTCAGTGGCATTAAGTGATGTGTAGTTAGATGATTTTTTAATATTTACAAGCCATGCGCCATTTTGTTGAGTAATAAATTGTTTAGGTAGTGATAAAATAGCAGACAATGTTTCAATAATTGGGTCATCTTTGCTTTTAATTGCTATAAATTCCCAGTATTGATTTTTTTTATAAATATCATCACCGCATTTTTTCAACTCTTCAATGTAGTTTCTTTGTAGTGACGCAGGAGTCATAACGATAACTTTTTTATGTGTCTTCAAGCCTTCTGCAATCGCAATCGAGGAACACGTCTTACCACTTCCGAGACCATGATAGAGCAATAAGCCGCGGTAAGGTGTATAAATATTCAAATAGTCGCGAACAATTTTTTGATGTGTGAGTAGAGAGAAATCATTATTTTTTGCAGGGTCACATGAAATCGTCTCTTTTTGTTCGGCAACTTCGGTATGATACGTCATAAAAAGCTGGTTAATAAAGTTGACAAATTTTTCGCGGTTGTTCATGTAGTATGCAGATGCACGAATACCAAGAGGTGGAAGACGTGGCAACCTTTCGCGCACAATTTGGTCACCAATTCTTAGGTCTTGCATTTCTTGTGTCATAATACCAAATTCTGGTTTTTCAAAGACACGACCTTTTCTACTAGCGGTGACACGAGCAGGTGTAGCGGTGGCGGCGGCTGCGGCGGCTCCTGATTCGCCGGATTCACCTAACTCAAGTAAAAGTGACGCATCTTCTTCTAAATAAATATGTTTGGGCATTTTTTTAATAACAATAACAGAGCGAATAAGTGCAACAGGTTGTTGAGGGGTTGATTTTGCACCAAGCCCAATCGTCAAAGGAGCAAGTTTTGGTTTTGTTTTTGATTCTTTTGGTGTTTCAAATGGTTCAGAAACACAAATAGGAAGGTCACAATGTAGATTTTTGACAATGTTATCGCGACTTACTAGTTTTTGTTTTCGCTGGTCTTCGACTACAACTGCAGGTGCAGCAGCGGCTGCGCCTTCACCTTGTTCTTCGGCAGGCGCAGGTGCAGGTTTTGCAAGTCTTCCTTTAAACACAACACGAACTTTATGTGGTGCAGGCGGTTTAGCAGCTGAAGTGGCAGGTAAAGCAGCAACAGGATTTTGTAGGTTTTCAATTATAGATTTCGGTGCCATATTTGTCTGAAGTGCACTAATCATTCTTAATGCAGCGTAGTCAGTGCCTGGTTTTTCGCTAGGAAGAATATATGGGCCAATATTTGGAGCACCTTCAATGACAGGTATAGGTATTTGTTCTGACCCTGGAGGTAGAGTTGCATTTGAAGGTGCACTGAGAGGTTGCTCAGAAAAAATATCTTCACTTTGTTGTTCTTCGTGAACGGGAACGGGTGTAGGCACAGGCACAGGCACAGGCGCAGGTGCAGGCACAGACGAAGATGCGCTACCGCTACTACTTCCGAAACCTTTTCCTATATTTATATCTGGAAGCGATGTTCTAATACTATCAAAACCGGATGAAAGAAGTGATGCTACATGTTGTATAGGTGACCTAGGTGAACCAACGGCACCGGCGGTTCCGCTACTAGCAATAGATTCTCTGATTGTTGATTTTCTTTGTTCTAGTTCAGCAATACTTCTTTTAAGTTGTAAATTTTCTTCCAAGTCAGATTTTGATGGTGAGCCGGATTCTGATACCTCAGATAATAACCGATTTGATTCTAATAATTTTGATTTTAAATTTTCTATTTTTGATTCAAGTTCTGGTATATCCATTTTAGTCTATAGTTTTAATCTATACTATCAATAGATATATTTATTGATATATTTATTGATATATTTTATTTAAAAAAATAACACACTAGAATAAACTATATTATGTGCACTACATGCACTACATGCACTGAATTGCCAACTCACAAGCCATTTGTTCTGCCTTCTTTTTTATTTTGTGGGTTCCCGATGCAAAATGCACTAAAATATGCCCCCGTTCCTCATAGATTTCGCGTATTTTAGCAAATGACTTGAGTTCACTATAGTTGACTGCGCTCTTAGAATCAGAGTGGTATATTTCTTTACCTAAACATAAGAAGACACCCATCGTATACCCTGTTTCAGCATCATGTTGTATTTCTAAATAATCAGGCGTCGTTTTAAATTCTTTTTGTATTTTCACTTGCAAAATATTCTTGTAGTTGTCGTCATTTTTGATAAGCGAAATCCAGTCAATATGTCGCTCAAATACTGCCTCAATAAATCGTTGGGCCATTTGAAATCCTGGTCCTGTCACAAATATATTTTCAAACCATTTGTCGTCATCGTGAACAGATATTTTGTTAAAGTCAAGAAATAATGCTCCAATAAATGCTTCAAACAAACATCCGAGTTTTTTTAGATTTGTTCTCGTCTTCTTTTCCTCTGCATGTTTCGAAATAATAAACCACTTATGCAGTCCCATTTCAAGTGCCAGTTTGCCAATCGATTCATTTTTAACAATCGCAATTTTTTTTTCGGTCATGAAGCCTTCATTTTCTTTAGGAAACCTGCGATATAAGTAGTATTTTGTAACACATTCTAAAACTCCATCACCTAAGAATTCGAGTCGTTCATTAGATTTTGTTCGCAAGGCCATGCAATTTGCAGGCTGTGGTGTTATTTTTATATTTTCACGTGCATTTTCAAGCTGTGGACGTTTTGTATATGACGCGTGAATAAATGCGCGACGATATAACTCAAAGTTGTAAAGTTTAGATGGAACACCATATGTTGAAAGAATAGATTGAACATCATTCAATGTAATCTCTCTATTGTCCGGGTTATAAGGGTTGAATATGTATCCATGACCATCTTCAGCAAGAACTATATCGGCATCATTTAGAATATTTTTGCCGAGACTTGCACCAGGGTTGGTAGGTGAACGTGTTTCTTGTGTTGTCGCCATGTTGTAATGTAGATTTGTGTGTATACCTAGTTACTATATTTTATCTTTAAATGATTTCAATTTATTTTCTTTATAAATATGAAAAAAATAAAATATAGTATAGTATTTTCACATATTTTTTATATTTAGCATATATATAATAAAATAGAATGGTTTTAAGTGGTCCTAAACGGGTTTCGAATATAAGTTCTCTTACTAACAGAGGGTGCATCTTTGGAAGTATGGCTGGATTGGCGCCTACTGTAGGTTTGAACCCCAATCTGTTGAACGTGTATCGCGCAAACACAAACTATTGTCAGAACAAGTGCATTCCTACTGGATGCAAGGATGGTTTTGAATACATGAAACAGCGCGGTCTCATTGCATGCAACAAGGGTGCTGGTGGTATCGGTCGTTCTCACTGGTCTCCAGGTATCGGTATTCTTTTTGGTGGTGGTTGCCAGAAAGGATGGTCGTATTAATATTACAATCGCAGTTTACGATAATACTATGTTGATTGTCATAAATTAATTTTATAATATAGCAAAAGACTATGTTATAAAGTAAAAAAAAAGAACAAAATAACGAACAAAAAATAAAATAATATTACCAGATTATATATTCAAATCGAATAACAGAATAGTATAAGTAGTAAAAATGCCCCAAAGAAATGGACAAAGAAGTAGAAATGGCCGGTCAGCAATGGCTCGTCGTGTATTATTTAGCGGACCTGGTTCAGCCGATGGACTATATGCGAATACCCAAAATGGTGGAGGTATGAAGAAAGGCGGAGCTCAACCATCTGGAACCGGTTTTATGATTCCTTTTGCGCAACGTTCACAAATTGCCGTTCCTGCATTGAATAAGGACTTTTTATTTAACTTTAGGCAGTATTACAATGCTCCTCGTCACGCAGGACCCAAGTTGTAAATATTATAGTCTCAGTTTTATTCAAATTATCATAACAACATTTTCATTATAACATATTTTGCCAACACATAGTTATAATGAAATACATTTAAGTAGGTCTCTCACATAAACACATTATAAAACTATATACTAAAACTATTTAGAAATGTTTACTTGTAGTTATATTATAGTATAGTCTGTTTACAAAGTAAAAATAAGTAACATGATAATCAAAATTGACAACCGCGAAACAACACTTATACCACTTATAGAAAAACGTTTTGAAATATTCATGTGTTCAAATATAGACACCCAAGATATTCACGAAGGGGTCGACGATGGAATTGAAGAAGAAGTAGGAGGATTGAGTAACAAGAAATCGGTTTTAAAAAATAAGAAAACAAAAGAAACCAAGTCTACTGCGAATGATAGCATGAAACCAAGTAGTGGGTGTCTTGTTCCATTGCATGTCTTTAGCGAAGTAGAAATTGACGTAACGCAACAGGCATCCGCATCCGCATCTTCCAAACACTCTATCAAAAAAGAACAACTTGCAATAGGTGACATTATTTTTGAAGATGATAAAGGAGAGGTTGTTATTATTTTTGAAAGAAAAACACTATATGACTTGGCTGCAAGTATCCGAGATGGTAGATACAACGAGCAGTCGTTTCGCCTAGATAAAGAAAATATTCATAACCATAATATAGTATACATTATTGAAGGAGACATAGAAAGGTATATTGAGAAGAAGGGTCGTGTATCAAAAAAAACACTGGTTAGTTGTATGTTTTCACTTTTATACTATAAGGGATTTTCGGTGTTTAGAACAAATTCGATATGTGAAACTGCGGACATTATTGTATTTTTTGCGGATAAATATTACAAGACAACTTTGAACGACAAGACGCGTGTGTCTTATTATGCGGGGACAGGAATAGAAACAAAGAAACATAATGAATTGGATACATCGTCACCTTCTTCTGCAAAAGGAAAGGCAAAAAGTGAAGGGGATGATAGTGACGAGAATGAGAAATACTGCGCGGCATTGAAGTCACATAAAGAAAAGAATGAATATATTACACCGGATAATATTAATATTATTATGTTAACATGTGTGCCTGGAATAAGCTCTAAAGTAGCGACCCAACTTATGCGTGAATATAAGACAATACAAAATCTTTTATATCAACTTGAAAAGACACCAGATATGTTAAATACATTTATGATAAAAACAGAGACTAGTGGCACAAGCCCTAAGACTACATTTCGAAAAATAAACAAAACATCTGTGGAAAACATTAAAAAGTTTCTTATGACAGACAAATCTCTAGTTGATTCAGGTCATGTTTAACTACCTACTGCAACAGATACCTCATTATCTTTGTAATAACCTGAGTCAACCAGTGCTTGTGTAAAGTCAGCACCACCCCAGTTTGTATCCATTGGATTTGGACTTAAGCCTGTTGACTGCTGAATATAGTCAAGCATCATATCAGGAGTAAACTCTCCTTGGTCCATGTTTGACGCATCATAACCGGGGTAGGAGTTTACATTATAAGGTGGATCATCGCGTGATGCATCTAGTAGTTTAGTAATATGTTTTCTAGGCGGTGGTAGTGCGTTTGGATTTGTTACCGGTGGTAGTCCGCCTTGCAAGTCGGTTGGACTTGGGCGTATTTTATAAACGGACTCACCTTGTGTGTCTTCTGTATGTTGTAAGAATAAAACTGGACACATAAATCCTACGGAACGTTGCCACTTTGTAAACTGAACATATTCCTCTAAATTATTAAAAGTTACTGGATTTACACCAGGCACCATTTGTTTGCTTGAGTTATATAAATAAATTTTAGAGCCTTTTTGAATTAAAATGTTGGGGCAGTTTTTATTACTAATTTTACTTTTAGGCATGGTAAGTGCCTCTTTGAAATCTTTTGATGAATAATTTAACACAAAATATGCACCCATTAAAAATAAAAATATTATGATAATAGACTTATAATACATGGTTGATATGTTATGCGATGGTATGTATTATATATAAATATGATATATAATTATGCTATATAATTATGCTATATTATATATAATATATGATAAATTAGTGCCTTAAAATATTTTAAATATTCTAAATATGGAAATATTAATATATAAATAAAATATATAAGGCAAAATATAAGGCAACGAAAATAATAAATGTTTGGATTTTTAAATAGAAATACAAACAATGACAACATGGTTATGTTGACGGAAGCCGATGTAAAAAAACTGAAACATAATCATGGTGTTGTGTTATTTTTTATGAACGGATGTGGTCATTGTGTTGACATGAAAGATGATTGGAATGCAGCAGTAGACGAATGTAGAAATAATGGTATTGGTAGTGATAGAGACAATTTTGTATTAGGTGCGGTTGAAAGTGGAAATACAGATATGTTTCAAAAAAATGGGATTACTACGAATGTAAGTGGATATCCTACTATTTTATATATTACTGCGGAAAGTATTAAAAATGGTAACACAAATCATGAAAAATACGAAAACCCTAGAGAGAAAAAGAAATTTATAGAATGGATTACAGAAAAGAAAAATAGAAAGAAAAGTAAGGCTGGTTTAAATAAAGTTGGAATTGATACATCAGGTATGGTTAAATTAGTTATGAATGATAATAACAATAATATCAATAATAACAAAAATAATAATAACAAAAATAAAAATAAAAAAAATCAAACAGGCGGAGGAAGGAAAGGTAGTAGACGTCGAACAAACCGACGCAAGTATACTCGCAAAACTAAGTCACGCACGAAGCGTCGTATGCGGTATCGCCACAACCACATGACAGGTGGTGATGGTGATTGTGGATGCGGTGGTGGAGGTATAACTGCATTATTTGGTAAGTAAATAAAACTACTTATTTTTTTTTGTCTTATAGTTTTTATTTTTATACCTTCTAGAACCACCTTTGGGTGCATTTGTATTCACAGGCGCAGGAGCAGTAGGTGCTACATAGTTTGACGTATTAGGTGCGAGAGCAGTTCCGCATGCAACGCATATAATAAATTCTCGCATTTCTGTCAGGGAAACATTTATTCCTGAAATGGCAGTTGCTGATGGATACTTATTTGTTGTGTATTTAATCAACGCTTGTATTGCTTCATCATAAGTATCATCGATTTTTTTATTTATTGCAGTGTTTATGCCACCGAATATTCCAGTTACGTTCCCAACAAAGTCGCGTAAAATAGATACTGAATGAACCATTGTTCCTCTTACAAATCCTAAAGGTTTATATGCTTTTTCATCATAGTTGTGTGTTGTAAAAAGCTGAAGTGACATTTATCTATGTTCAGCTAGTTTTAGCTATATTGTTTATATATTTCTTATATATTTCTTATATATTTTATATTTTTCGTATCAAAAAATTGAAACGAAAAGTATCATTAAAATGGTATATATTGAAACTAAGTCAAACCAAATCAAACAAAACAAATTCAAACCACACTTCATTATCAATGTCTACTCTTAGCGACGCGTATAGCAACGACATCAACGTCATCAATAACAATATTAGAAAAGAGTTACAAGACTCACAGAAAGACAAAGACAAAAACAAAGACAAAAACAAAGACATACGAAACAAACTAGTTACAAAACTTGGAAAACTAAATGTGTCAAAAATAAATCTTGATAGAACAGACCATGAAAACAACCAAAACAACCAAAACAACCAAAACGAACAACAAGAGTCTTTGCGCGACAAGTCTACCGAATACTACTACAAACATCGTGAAGAAAAGTTGGAATACCAAAAGAACTATAACCGCCAGAAAGGCGATGCAATCAAAGACTACAACAAAAACTACTACATGAAACGTAGAGAAGAAATTCTTGAAAAAGCTAGAACCAAAGTGACTTGCGAGTGTGGTTGTGTAGTTCAGTTATTTAACATGAACTCGCACAAAAAAACAAAAAAACATGTTCGATACCTTGAAATGCGCGAAGCTATGAGCAAAGCAGTTGAAGTTACAACTAACACCACAGAATAAAGATAAATAGTTACATATACGTATAAAATTAAATTTTTTTCATTGTTCGGTTTTTACGAGCTTGTTTTTTTTTAAATGATTTTGACTTTATATTTTTTTTAGTAGTTGTATCAACGTTTATGTTATCATGGTGATGGTGATGGTGAGTGTCATCTTTATCTTCTTTAAAAAATGTTTTCATATGTTCAAGCATTTTTTTACTTATAATTACATCCATTTCTTGTTCATCAGGGTCTTTTTCTGTAATATTATAATTTAAACGACTCATCATAAACTCAGTAAATTTTTCTTTCTCAGCATTATTATTTTTCATATCTTTTGCTAAATTTGAATTTATAAAACGTTTTATAATAACAGATGAGGGCAAGTAGTGTTTGTATCCTTTTACATGAATATAATAAACACTATCATCTTCCATTTTGGGGTGAAATAAATCATCTACAAAACATATTTCAACATCTTTCGGCAACTTAGTGCATCGAAAAAAATCATCAATTGTTTTATCATGTGTTGTTCGATTTACTTCCACAATTTTGCCATCTACCTTAAATGCGGATATAATTTGTTCAAATATTTTTGACTTTAGCTTTGTTTCAAAATAAGTTTTAATATGTTCAACCCATGCGCGTTCACCTTGGTTATTTGTATAAATCATTACCGCCTTGCATTTTTCATCTTTCTTTTTTTGCAAAAGGTATCGTAAAACATTCAAAATATAGGGACGTGGATATTCCGGATACAAGTCCAATAACTCGTTAAACATATTATACGCTTTATTATCATCGTTGTAATAATCGTCTAGTAACATACAAAAAGAACCAAACTGCCCAAAACTACCCAATGTTTCATCTAAATCAAATACAACAACTTTTTTATTTTTTGGTTTTGATTGTTCGTTAATTTTTGATTCAGAATCAGAATCATATAAGGGTTTTATATTTAATAATTTATTTAAAAATTTAGGCATATAATAAATATATAAATATTATAATAAAATATAATTTTATCTTATTTTAATATAGCTTAGTATATTAATATTATCATTAGTATATTTATTGTTATAGTTATTCGTATAGTTATTAGTATTAAATAAGTCTATATTGCATGGGAATTTTAAAACAAAATGACTATATAAAAATATTAAATTATTATGATATACCTATTTCTCCAAAAGATTCATCTAAAACTATAAAACATAAAGCCGAAAATATACTTGCTGAAAAATTATGCAAATGTATTAAAAAAGTTAAAAAAGATGACGAATATAGTGGAAATAATGCAAGCGATGATAACACTTCTTCTGCATCTGAAAGTGAGTCAAAAGCAATCGCAATATGTTCAAATTCAATTTTTGAAAAAAAAGGTCTTGAACGAGGAATATTCGATTGTAAGAAAAAACCACGACTAATCAACCTACAGGGTAAAAAATACGCTCTTACAAAAAGAAAAAAAACGTTGATGATATCAAACAAGTTAAAACTACTTCGTAAACTTCAAACAAGACGTAGAAAAGTGAAAGCTTAATTGAAATACATATACTACAATGTTTTTACTTTGTAAATATAAATCTAAGTGTAAATTGAATTAATTTGTTATATGTGTCCTAACAAATTAATTATAAGTATTTTATTTTTACAAATAGTGTTTGTGTTATGTTGTATTAACTTGAAGGTTTACTTTGCTTGGGTTTACGCGCAGATGCCGTTTTAGGTGTAGCAGGGACTTCAGTTGAATTGGTGGGAGCAGGCGAAGGCGTTGATGCGACTGCAGGACTCGGCTCTGGTGCAGCTTTGGGTCCAGAGTGTTCAACAGAAGACTCTTGTTGTTGTTGTTGTTGTTGTTGTTGTTGTTGTTGTTGTTGTTGTCGCTCACCACTAGGACGACTTGAGTATACACGACCACCTCCTCTACCACCACTTCCGCTTCTATACTCTGATGTATCTTTACGCACCAACATCCACTCACCGCGGCCACCTCGACCACCGCCACGACCGCCGCGGCCACCTCCACCGCGCGTTGTTTGTCTTCCGCGCACAGGTCTATCTCCACTTCTTACTTGTGATGAAGTTGCACCCGCACCTGCATTTGTTGAAGCAGATGCCGAACGTTGCTCATGACGCGTCTCACAAAACAACTTTCCACCCTTTACGCCACGAACATCCGCGGCTTGAAACTTATGATCTCCTGAAGCAGTACTTGAAACAGAAAACTCTACATACTCTCCCTCTACCAAATAGCGGTATTGCTCCTGACTTACCTTAATTGCTGAATGATGTGCAAAAATTTCACTTGCATCTCTGAATTGCTCATTTCCTCCTACGATGGTGATAAACCCAAAACCAGTTTTATTGTTGAACCACTTCACGCGACCGGTAAGACGAACAGAAGCCGATGTATCCGAAGAACTCATAACAAAGAAACACTACGATAATATACGATAGTATACTTTACTATTGTAAATGGCTTTAAGTATATTTTAATGAATATAATATTTTTAGCGAGGAGTAATATTTTTTAGAAGGTATATATATATACTTACATATACTTACAAAATGCAAATTATTTTACTTTTAATGCAACTTATAACCATACTCCTTTTTATTTTTATTATACTTTCAAAGTTTAGTATTTTTCATAAAATACTTCTGATTGGTGGTATTTATGGAATATCATACTTGAATGGTGAATTCAATGACTACTTACAGCTTACAATTAAACATGAGCTAAAAAATAAGAAACTAGTTGAAGAAAAAAAGAAAAAAGGTGAGAAAAATATCTATGGTATGCCATCAGGACATGCGCAGTATATTTCATTTTACATGGTATTAGTATACTTGTTTTACGCAAATAGCAGTAAAGATAGTAGACTTTTTAAAGGTAAGTATAACTACATTTATTACTTACTACTATTCATTGTTATTTTGTATATAATCGAGTTCATTATTTGTATGGTTAACAACTACCATACCCCATTAGAATATGTAGTTGGTTCTGTTGTTGGTGGTATTGTATCCTATCTTACATTTATTATTTTATTTTTAATTATAGGTAAAAAAAATTAAATCAAGCACCATCAACATAACGAGTGTTATGTGTATTGCATACTACATACTACATACTACACGCTACACACTACCTAGCTCTTTTTTACAAAGTCGTTTCAAGTAAATGTAATCTGGTTTTTCATCGAACTCTATTTTATATGCATATGTAAGCATTCGTTCGAATATTGCCGGTAACCCATTGCACAACATCGGTATAGGGGTTATTTTTTTCATCTCATAAACGATTTCGGCTTTTGTTCTTTTATCTCCTGCACTTGTTTTTAGTCCACACCATGGTAGTCTTCCCTTCAGTAGATATATTATAACATACAATATTGATATAATATCATCACGTCTTGAGTATACGTTTCCTTCGTGAATATAAGTGCTTATATAACGCATAGTTCCAACTATGGATGAATTTGGTTTGTTTGGAATATGTGCACCATCTTTTATGTAGATGCGCGACAACCCAAAGTCAATAATATGCAACTTTTTAACTGGGTTATGGTCATGTAGTTGTGCTTGTGCTTGTGCTATCATAAAGTTTTCAGGTTTAATATCACGATGAATCACACCTTTTTCATGTATTTTTTCTATGATTTCAACTATCGATATCATATATTTCAAAACATCATTGATGTAATACCTATAGTATATGTTTTCATATTGGTGTTGTGCATCACTCATTTCATCGCTGTAACTTCTTTCATGTTCAGAGTCAGATATACAACACTCACTTCCATTACCGCTATTGCTACTACTACCGGCACTACTATTATTATCACTATTTTCATTACCGATTTTTGCTTCTTTTTTTAACATCGCAACTTCTTCTGCAAGTGTATGTGAAAATAAATCCATAACTATTATATTTTTATTTGATTCTGTTCCAAAGTATCGTAGCTTAACAACACCAGGTATTCCTGATAAATGGTTCAAGATTTTTGACTCCCATAGTAGCGTAGGTTGAGCACATGTTGTTGCCTCGTATTTGATGGCAACTTTTTCCTGTGTAATAATATTTAGTCCTCGGTATATACACCCAAACGAACCTTTTCCTATTTTTTTTTCGAAAACATACTTTGAAGCAATAATATTTCGATGGTTGTATTTTGATATGTCATATGTTTTTTCTGGTATATTTGTAGCTTCTTCTTCATGTTGATATTGTTCCATTTTGTCTATATATACATAGCTATAAATACTTATAAATCAATTTTATAATTGATTTAGAAACAAATAAAAATATACTATTAAGTATATAAATAACGCGACACATCGTAATAACTAGTATAGACATAATATAATGAATATACAACCACTACTATACATTGGTTTACTTATATTGATACATCCATTTGGACAATCTTCAAATATAGTAGCATCAGTTCCTGTTGAACTTGTAAATAAAGGTAATGTAAACACTATCAAATATCCAATACATGTTGCATGTGAATGTGAAGATTATCAAATATATGTCGATGGTAAGTTTGTTGAAAAGGCAGGTGTGATAAAAGATGAAACCTATCTTGAAACTGAGTGGAATGCTACAACAATTTTTACTCCTTTTATAAATAATGAAACTCCAAAAATAATTGGTTTTCATGGAAGCGGGGGACAATTTTCTGGATTTATGAACGGCTTTGTTATGGATATGAATAATGGTGCTGACTATACAAAATATCAAGAATGGAAGTGTAAACAATTTTCTCCACCGGCAGTTCCTGCTGACTGGTATATGTATGACTATGATGATAGTTTATGGGAAATATCAAAATCTTATGGAATGAATTACCAAAATAATAGTTATCAAATTTTTGATCATGAACGTTTTGGTATACACTTGAATGCTGAGTGGTTATGGACACAAAACAACGCAAATACAAATATTTTTTGTAGAAAAAAGAATAAACATGTAGAAACGATTCCTATGCCACCACCAACAACAACTGCTGCTCCACGTGTGACTACGAGTGTATTACAAACAATACACCACATTCCTGCAATAACGGCTGTGCCAAAGGTTGAACCAAAGGTTGCAACAACGTCTGCTGCTCCACGGGTGACTACGAGTGTATTACAAACAATACACCACACTCCTGCAACAACGTCTGCACCAAAGGTTGAACCGAAAGTTGAGCCAAAAGTTGCAACAACAACTGCTGCTCCACGTGTGACTACAAGTGTATTACAAACAATACACCACATTCCTGCAACAACGGCTGTGCCAAAAGTTGAGCCAAAAGTTGAGCCAAAGGTTGCAACAACGTCTGCACCAAAGGTTGAACCGAAAGTTGAGCCAAAAGTTGCAACAACAACTGCTGCTCCACGTGTGACTACAAGTGTATTACAAACAATACACCACATTCCTGCAACAACGGCTGTG